TTATCCAAAATATTTTTCCAATTTTGATTTATCATGGTCAGATAAAGAATCCCACCATTCATCAACTTCAATTTCACTTAAATGCATATTATCATCAAGTGTGATTCCAGAATCCACACAAATTTCTGTACCAACACTTTCTAAATCGATGGTATCATAACAATCATTATAATCATCATAATTATTATACCCAAATTCAATAAAATATGGACTTGAAAGATACTCTGAATCATTTTGTAACATCCGTCTAATTGATCCGGGATAATCGTATCTACCGTACCCCCAACCGTTAAAATCATAGTTTCTTAAAGTCAAAGGAATATCTTCAACGGTTTTGACTATAAGTATATCTTCATCTAAACCAATAATTTTAAATGTTAAATCAATACCATATTTGTTCTTAACACTTTCACGAGTAAGAGTGTTAAATAATTTTTCAAGAGTATTAATATTAAAATCCATATTAATTAAATTTAAATCTTTTTTTCTTTTTAATATTATATGCAAAACGTGTATACCCAAAAGAAACCTCAGAATCCTTAGAATCATCGTAGTTGTAGTCAATACAATCACATTTTACACCCAAATAATCATATACATAATCAACCATAACTTCAGAAAATATTTTACGTCTAAAGTGGGGAATATATTTTATTAAATCTTCAACAAAATCACTGCTCAATGACAAATCATTTTTACAACCAGGACTTTTACCTGATTTTTTTCCATAAAAAATTGTCATTATATCACTCCCATTAGAATCATTAATGTCAACCCATTGCTTATTATTACGATCAGACTCACCAAATGAAAGTTTACCACCTGTGATGGTATCAAGTAAAGTATAAACAAGAAGTTTATATTGTTTTTTTGTGATAATGATTTTCATATAAGATAAATATTACCCCTATAAATAAATTTCACCGTATTTGCGATACATTCCTGAATCTTTATACATTGAAATTTTTTCTGAATATAAATCAGGAAATAGATTAATAAGTCCTTTTATTAAATCAATATTATAGACGTTATATAATGCATACGCATCTTCACCAAATCTATGTTTAAGATAATCATCAAACACAACTGCACCGACAAACCCTGATTTTCTAATAAGTGTTAAACCACGATCCATTAAAAGAATATCACCACCCCTTCTTTCTAAATGTAAATCATCATAATGACTAATAAGATATGAAACTATATTTTCTTTATTATTTCCGATGATATCAAGCAAGTTTCCAACCCCACCAACAAGTTCGGCGGTTTCATTCCACCCATCTTGTTCAATTCTATCAAGAAGTGTGTTATCTAAAGTTTCTTCCTTTAATATTTTTTTAATTAAATTTTTCATATAGTCTACTTTAATAAATATATCAAAATAAAAAACCCCACTTGATAGGGTGGGGGATGTATAATTTAAATTTTAGAATCAATTTGTTGAATAACGTCTTTTAGTTTACGAACAAGTCTTCGAATGTTATCCACCTCGTCACCCATTTTTTTATAATCTCCTTTTCTTTGTAATGCACCATAGTCATCCATAGATGCTGTTAATCTTCGTGTCACACTTCTTAGTTCATCTTTAACACCTTCTAAAGACGGGGTATTCTCATTTAACACTTTTTTTACAATTCTTGTAACGTCGTTTTCTGTTATTCTAGTTCTCATAGTTTATAAATATACGTTTATATATAAATTTTACCAATAGAGTTTATTTCAATCCCGTGACGATCAAACAACCAATCTTTAATTACATTTCTTGCTCCGTCCTTATCAAGTTTAAATCCAAAACGTAAAAAATCTGAAAGTTCACTATTAACCTCAACTATTTCAATATCTCGTGTAAATTGCAAAAACAATTTATTCTCATGATTACCAAAATAGTCACCATATTTTCCATTAACCCTTTTTGTCACCAATAAATCCATAAATTGTATGGGATCATTATCAAATGCCAATTGTGCCAAGGTTTCAGGATCACCAACCAAAGGGTACGTACTTTCCCAACCATCCAAATTAACCATACGTTTTAAATCAGATTTAATATTTTCTTCTTTTAATATTTTTTTAATTATATGTTTCATTTTTTACTTGGTACACCAAGGTCTGTTTTTTATGTTTAAAGGTTTACCGGTTCTATCCATACCTTTTCTAAAATATTCACATCTTATATCAGTGTAGTAATCTTGGATTTGATTTTTATTAATACCAATTTGATCATACTCACCAAAAAAATCTTTAAAAGGACCATTTACAATTTCATCCTTAACTGAATTAATAGAATCAACTTGATTATTCTCCTCGTCGGATCCAACCAAAATACTTTCGATTTTTGTTTTATAGTAAGGACCCAACTTTTTAACGGTTTCAGGGCTAATCTCCTTATTTAATTCCTTATCGATAACTTTACCATCTATAATTGTATAGTAATCCAATACCTTTTCAATTTGATTTTTAATGTCAGTTATTTTTTGTATCCCCTTTATTTCCGTATCTTCAGCAATGATACGTTTAACAACACGGATTAATTCTGATTCTGTTAATCTTATAATTTTTTTCATATACAATAAATACCCACAAATAAAAAAGAGGGTGGCTGGAGAAGATTAAGTGTAAAAAAAATTAGAAATAATGATTTAACAAAGAATCGATTTTCCATTGTCATCCTTTGCGAGAAAATCATTTGTAAAATACATGTATGTATTATCAAATAAAAGAGGGTTATTTACAAGCTCTCTTGTAAAGGGTACCATTAAATCAAACTGATAATCCTGAAAACTATCGTTATAAAAAAGTTCACAAATAGCTGCAACATATTTGTCACTAAAGTCCTCCAATTCTTCACCTTTATAAACCACGTTAGACATTATACAATCATACCCAATGTATATATCTTCGCCACCTGAGGTGTCTATAGTAAAATCCACGAAATCAATATCGCAGTGAAATTGTTTATAGTTTATTTCAGAAATATTAAATAATATATCATCTAATTTTTTTCTATCATTACCATTAATGTACATCCCCCATTTTGGGAATATATCTGTTTGCAATTTACAAAGTCTTTTCCAATTGTGCCTATATAAATTGTATTCACTGTTACTAACAAGTGTTGAGAATTCATTGATAATGTCGTGAATGTAATCAACAACAATAGTTTCGTTACAGGATATGTTTTTTTTATTTTCTAATTCCCAAAATATTTCATAACCATTTCTACCATCATATAAAACAGGTTTTAAAGTTAACCCATTAAAATCATAGGACTTCTCCAAAAATTGATTATAACAAATTTTTATGATTTTATTTATTTCATTGTCATTCATATAGATAAATATAACATAATAAAAACCCCCAATCTTATTAGGAATGGGGTAACTTATAGTTTTAATTATTTTTACTAATTCATTTGTTGCAATTTTTCAACAATATAATTAAAAACTTCTTCACCACTTTTCCCATCTTGTACATGTAATTTTGATTGTACAAAAACTCCATTGGCTAACCCCCTGTCACCCTCAAATGAATATACCTCACCAAATCCATTATCATCATCACTAATATATAATTCAAAAATTCCATTCATGGTTTCTTTAACACTAATAAAAACACCGTTCTCATTTGTCTTTTTGTGAAATAGTTCTTCTTGTTCTTTAATAACACGTTTAAAAATTTCCATTTCATTTAATTTGTTATATTCTGTATTTTCTAATTCTAACATAGATTCTTCATAACAATCAGAAATTTTTTCATAATCATCTGATGATATTAATTTTTTTCTCAAGTATCTACTTGCGGTATTCATGTAATCATCCAGTATTTGAATAATTTTTTCTTTGGTTATCATTCCACTTGGAAAATCGGCATGTACAAGGTATTCCATATTTCTACACAAATCATAAGGTATCAACTCATTTTCCGAATCAAATTCTTCGTCATCAGAAAATCTCATCTCACTAATGGTTCGTTTAACAATACGAGTTAAATCAGATTCTGTAAGTCTTATTATTCTTTTCATAATTATTTTTATTTATAAATATGATGACACACCAAAAAGGAAGGGGGCGGGGGGATGGTTCGGTGTAAAAAAAATTTTTTATTTTACATCATCATTTACACCCAAATCACTAAATGAATCGGGATTAATAAATTCAGATTCCAAATGTGAAATAACATCCCGCATTGCCTTTGCCTGAAGTTCAGGTGTCTTCTCCCCACGTATGGATAATGCAACACCCCCAACAAGAATAGAACGAATATCTTCCATATACAATCCCTTATCTGCCATTATATCAAAATAGAATCTCCCGTCTTTAACAGTCACGGAAACTCCAACAAACATTTTATCACCCATATGATTAAGAATAAATTTTAGAGATAACTTCCTTACATAATTCAAACCCCTTATAGAAGTCCTTATCCTTTTCTGATACATCGCTAACATATCTGGCAGAGTGGGTAAACCCAAGGGTGTATTTAGAAAGAAGGTGGTTAAACGATCCGTCAGAGTTCATTACCTCCACAGTAAGTCCTGAAGACCCGTTTCTACATTCATACAAAATCTTAAATTTCTTTTCAAACATGGATATAATCTTTGTTCCAAAGTAATCGCTACTGTTAACGTGTTTTGATTCAAATAATATTTTACATTTCATATAATAAATTTTTTAAGATGTTAACTATTTCAATTTTTGACTAAATCCCCTACTTGTAAAGTAAATAAAAAGTATTATACAGGACATTCCAATGTTTGTTGAGATATGAACAAACTTTCCGTTGGTATAATAACAAATTACATTACACAATAAAAGAAAAAGTAATGAGAAGAATAAATCGAATTGATACCGTGTCATAATAGTTGATATTTAATGTTGAATACAAAGATAATATAATAGTTGGGATTTACCAAAAATTTTATGGAAATTTTTTTTGAGATTTGGGGGTATAAAAGATGTGAAAAGTTTTTAGGGGGAAATAATATTATACAGGGTTTACATCTAATGTCCAAACAGCAGTATACGTATAATCTTTCATTGGAAAAAACATATCCATTATAAAATCAATCTCTCCTACTAATTCTGAAAAATCACTTGTTGTTACAATATCATCTTCATCAGAAATATAAATTGTAATTTTAATTTCTGGAGTTGGGATTAAATTTGAATTAAACCAAGTACCCATTTCAAAATCAACGTCTTTAAACCAATCTACATCAGAAAAGTATTCTATAATAAAGTTCTTTAATACTTTAATTACTTTACGAAACTCTGTCTCGGTTTCTTCTTTGAGTATACGTTTAATAAGATGTTTCATATAAGAATAAATATAAGGGGAAATAAAAAACCCCTCTGTTGGGAGGGGGGGTTAAACTATCAATTGTTTTTTATATTTTTTTCCATCCATATAAAGACCGTTTCAGTCAATGCGGAGGATAAATCACTAACATCAATATTTCTTCCATCAAGACTCAAAAAGGAATCAATATGTTCATTGTAAATTGATGCATCCATGTTAATGTATTTTCCGTATTTTTGAATAAACTCATTTTGATAATCTGAAATCATTTTTGGTAAATTCATGTTTTTAATACAATTAGCAAACTCATTTTCAATATCCAAATTCAAGTCCCAATATAAATCATTAGCATACTCATCGGCCTCAACATAAGACTCAATAAATGATTCCTCATCTTCAAATCCAAAACCTTCCCAATGGTTTTCATTTTCTTTAACCACCCGTTTAACAATACGTGTTAAATCTGATTCTGTAAGTTTTATAGTTCTTTTCATAATATAATGTTTTATACATAAATACCCCGATTTTTCATAAAATTTTTCCAGAATTTTTTTTAATATCATAGGGACTTTTTTCTTATGAATACTTTGCAAAGGGGACTGTCCCCCCTTTTTACCCCTGACAATGTGTCATATCGGAGGGGGGATACGGGGGAGGGGGCCCCAAATATATAGGGGGGTGGGGTATGCCAAAGTATAGAGGGGGGTATATAGTCCCCGTCATTTATTAACAGTCAATGTGTCATGTTAATAACTCTCTAAAAATATATGGGGGAATGTTTTGTAGTCTCATATATAATCCGTACCTTTATGATTGTCAGTGGTTCAGTCCGAGACGGGTCAGGGAAACAAGTTCTTCTCTAAGAGGGTGGACTCCAACCTGCCTTATAGTTTACAAAAGTTGGGACGTGTTGGAGTCTACTCGGTCCCCATCGTTAGTGACAGTTACAGAGCTAAGGTACGAAAAAGATTTGACATATACAAACTTGACTGATAAGATATTTATCATTATTAATTATCATTGTATGAAAGAGGATGTTGTTACTTTATTTATGTGTATGTTATCCCTATTCATATCTTACTTAATAGTTTACATATCTAACCATGATGACAATCGTTAATTATCTTCTTATCTCTCTTGGGATTATCTTCTCCCTCTTTTGGGTTGTGATGTTGTACTGTGTGTTCATAGTTGAATACATGAAAGGATCCAAACAATACTATTGGATTATAAAACATATCCTTACAGACGAGGACTTAGAACCTCTTGATTAATCTTCCCCTCCGAAGAACTTATCTATATGTGACATTGCCATATCGATGATTACTTTTCTAACCGTTGGGAAGTCATCCTCAGATAGATTGTAGTATGTGTTTAGAAATGTTAACACGTCAGTCATATCTGCATCCACTATAACAAACTGTTTTTTATTCATGATGGGTTTCTTACTCCATGACTTCTTAGCAAACTCAAAAAATACAACCCCATCTTCCACTAAGTTGTTCTTATGTTTGAATAAACATTTGATTCCCTGTTTATCTTCTACTACCTTGGGGATGAATTCTTCCTTTAAAAACTTCTCTACTCCTTCCATATTCCTTAATGTTGTAACGGTTTACCATTAATTATATTAATGTTTTGTTGATAAATAAATACTAAATTGGTGTCTGACAGTATGTCAGGGGGAATGTTGATAACTTTTTTTTAAAAAAATATGTCATTTTATTTGTTTTTGTCAAAATGTCAGTCGAGCTTCACACAGGGGACAATCCTTTTTACCACTTTTCCCCACCATATTATTCCACTATTTACCACCATAATCCTTGCTGGTTATAGCTGTACCCTAAAAAATCCCCTCTGTAGGTATCTGTAGACGTATTTTTTTTACTATATACATTTTCCAGCTAATTAATGTATTAACTATGTAGTTAGCGCGGAGACGAAGTCCTTAAGTATTTCCAACGAATGGAACATGTAAATGTGACATATAATATACCCCAACGTATAAAGGATCACTTAGATAAGATATTATAATAGTGGGAAAACGTGGGACAATTTAAAGGAATATGGTACATATAAAATAAACGTGTCCCTTTCTGTCCCACGTTATATGGTTCGTTTATATAATACTTTATTGTTCACCATACACTATTGTTCAGTTACACTGAACATCCCCTTTTAGTGAACACCTCATCAGTATAGTATAAGAAACATACATATACATCTTATATAGATTATCCATATAGATAATGGGGGACAGTTTATTAAACCCACTGAATGGGGGGAATTTGTTTACAATAGATAGTTTACTGTAAACTTATTAATGTGTATTATATTTTAGTGTTGTATGATTATTATATTTTAATGCTAAATGTAAATACTTTTTACAATTGTAAGGTATTTTGTTAATAGTATATTACATTATGATTTAAGATATGTCCTAAGAATTACCACATAACCTTTATAGAAATGTAAGAGTATAGGATTAAGTTATGAAACGAATGTCGTAGTGAATGAAATGAACGGTAGAGATGAGTGAGTAAATTAAATCTATACTCTACACATTAATGATAAACCACTCACCATTAAAATCTTCTACTAAACAAGTGGAGTTCTCACAAAAGTCTCCTGAGTTCATATAATCTTTATCTAACTTAGGGTGATGAATATGTCCACATACCGCAACATCATATCCCTTCTGTATTGTTAGTTGTTTTGCGTTTGTTTCAAAATCAGATACAAAGTTAATTGCTCCCTTTACTGATTGTTTAATTGTGTTTGCTAATGAATGATATGGTAGATTAAACTTTCTTCTTATGTAGTTGTATATTGTATTTAATCTTATAACAAAATCATAACTCCATCCACCTATTACCGCTAACCATCTTACTTTCATTATAACAAAGTCTAATACATCCCCGTGAAAACAAAAATACTTTCTTCCGTCTAATCCTTTGTGTACATACTTTCTTACAATCTCTATGTTATTCATCTTAAACGGGACGAATGGTTTTAAAAAATCGTCGTGATTTCCTCTTATGTATATTACCTTTGTTCCCTGTTCACTTCTTTTCATAAACCTTCTAAATATCTTTGAACAATCCTTACTCCATTTACCTTTTGATTTCATTGCCCAACCATCTATTATGTCACCATTTAGAATTAATATATCTGATTCATTCTTCTCTAAGAATTGTAGTATCTTAGTTGTTTGTGATTGTCTTGCTCCTAAGTGTAAATCACTCATTATAATTGTTCTCCACTTTTTCATTTCCAATATGTGTTATCGTCTGAAAAGAATTGTTTATTGTTTCTATTCAAAAATGATTTAATCATTAACCTCATCATATACATTACCCCCTTGTTATCAAATCTTCTTGGTGGCGTGAATACTGTGGTGTTTATTATTTTAAATCTATTTGGTTTAATTTGTTTTGATAGTAGGTAATCCTCTGCAACCTTCGCTTCTTCGTCAAATCCCCCTAATTCGTTAAATGTGTTCATTTTAAATAACATAAACCCACCTAAACAAAATGGTGATATGAACTTGGATATCTTCTGTATAAAATCAAACGTTCTAAACACATAGTTATATTTCCCGTTTGTTGTTCTTATCTTCGTTGTAAGTAAATCAATTCCTCCATATAACATCATTCTTGTTACTGTATTTAAAAGTGTCGGATCAAGTAAATACATATCCGAATCAATAAATAAAACGTATGGTGTTTTTACGTATCTTGCTCCGTTGTTTCTTGCCTTTGCTGGTAGTCCCCCTTCTATTATTTTTAAATCAAACTTATCGTTTGTTCTTGATTCCAATTGATATGTGGTTTCATCGGTGGATGAATCTGAAATAATAACTTTTACGTTATCTATGTTATCTTGGAAATTTAATAGGGATAGTGTGGAGTCTATTGTTTTTGATTCGTTTTTACACGGAATGACTATTGTTAAAAATTTAGATAGTTCCATATAATATAACTATCTTTGTAATTGGGTATTTGGTATTAACAAATCGTTAATAAATTATTTAGTCTTATACTCTTTTATTACATCTCATTTTTGATATAATAATTAATAACCATATTAAATATATCCTTTAACACACGACTTGTTAATATGTCATAATTTATATATGCCTCATCTGCCGATTCTTCATCATATCCATAATAATAAAATACAGCAACATCATGTGGGTATAACATTTCTATTTGTGTTAATAGATCATCTTCATCCGTTAAAACTAATGGGTTTTCATTCATCTCTATAAAAGTTAGATACTCTTCTTCTGTAGTAAGTACGATCTCTTTAATTAATTTAATCTTAATGTCATCTGTAAAATATTCTTTACCTAAAAGATAAATTAGTTCTTTTAACCCCCCGACTAATCTGGATGTATCTAATATACCATTATCTTTAATTTGATTAATTAAAAATTGGTTTAGGTTTTCCTCCCTTAATACTTTTCTGATATGTTCTTGTAGGTTCATTTAAGTTAATTTTGTTATAATTTCATCAACAAGTTCTTCTGTTGTTTTTCTTTGTCCGTTTTCAGTGAAAGGATTTATATTTTGTTTACCCATATAAAATTCCCTTACACTGTTAATTGATTGTTGTATATCATCATCTTTGATTCCATCCTCTAAATTAGGTTGTCCCATCTTTTCCGCTCTGTCTTTTCTAGTTTGTTTTAGGAATTGGATGTATGGTTTATCGTTTTCAGGTGAAAAAGGTAAACCAAAAACAAATAAGTTTGGTAGAGTATCTAATAGATCAGAATTTTTTATACTATCCCCACCAATATCCAAAACTACTTTGGTGTCACCATATTTTTGTAACAATTTAGTAAGAACACATCTCTTGTATTCATCATTTGTTGACCCATAATTATGTCCGTCTTCAGTTCTTGTAATATTAACTTCTACACCAGGTTCTCCCTTACATAATTCTTCATATTCTATACTACCTTCCATTTCATCAACATCTATATGAGGTATTCCCAATTTTTCAGCAACCGCTTTAGCAGTTGTTGATTTACCAGCACCTGCCGTTCCAACAAATACAATAGGTTTGCTTTCGTAAACCCTTTGTTCTTCCTCAATGATTAACCCCATCATTGATTTCATTCTTGATATGTGCTCTTGTAGGTTCATACTCTATAAATCTTTAACGTACCCATCAATACCATTTTCGTTTATAAACTCTTTAAAATAAATTTGTTTTGTACTACCTATTCCTTTAGTGACAAATTCACCTTCATCATACATCTCACCGAACTTATCATTAACCCATTTTAATACAACATCTATAAGTCTTTTCTCATCATCTTTAAAATTATTTAAATTATACCATCTAAATAATAAACCTTCATTCTCATACGAGTCTTTTATATTTTGATCGGTAGTTGTATCAACATAATTTTTAATAAATTTACTAATTGGAAGTATGTGTCCCGCCGTAGAGAAAAATATATTTCTATCACTATTTAATAAGTTATATTCGGTGGCTAAAATACAAATATTCACACCTTGAGTTGTATAACCAACCATAGTATATTTATTTAACAAGGTTGCCTTTTCTTCATCCTCGTCATCCCCTCTCATTCTTCTCATAGTCTTAAATAACTTAAGAAATTCAGGTGATCTTTCTATTTGTTTGGATCCTCGGACATAATATGAATTTTTAAAAAGCTCATTTAAATAGTTATATATTAATTTATTTAATAAACTTTCATAATCAATTTCTCCCGATTCTTCTTTTGCCACTTCAGGTTCATAATTAAAATCTTGTTCATTTCCTCCTGAATTTAAATGGGTGTTATATGCATCCATTTTATCTTTATCTTCTTTAGATAATTCTTCTCCTCGTCCAATCTTATCTAAGATATCGTCAATGTTTTCATTAACTAATCCCATCATTGATTGTATTCTATTTATTTGTTCTTGTAAATTCATTTTGTTATATCTATATACCAAACTTTTATTGGTTCTATCCCCATCTGTAATGCTGTTGATGTTCTTTTGAATCCACCAATTAAAACATAATCATTACCTTCTTTTTGTGTGAAGTATTTTACAACAAATGCTGGTGGTAGTTTTCTTTCTTCACCCCTTCTTGCGTAATCTCTATAATCATCTATGTTTTTTGCCAATCTTCTTGGGTCTTCTTCATCTGAATCTTTTAGTCGTTGTGATACTCTTGACGATACGCCTTTTTCTGGTGATTTATTCCATAAGAAATCTGTTATTTTTCCCATATAATCTGTGTTGTCCACATTGTCAACATATTCACCGGTTTCTGGATCTATCCCTTTCCATACTTTCATTTCACCAAGACCAAAGAATTTATACCCTTCTTCTATACATTGTTGGTCATTCATCAATATATCTTTTAATTCATTCCATCTTTTTTCTTCTTTTAAAAGAGATATCATATTTTGATTTAAAAGTATGTCCTTAATTTCACCTTCACTTTCTACTTCTTCACCTTTGGCAAATTCAGCAATTGTTTTAAATGTGTGTGGCATAATACGATAAACAGTATCGTAGTTGTCGGGATTAAAAAACTCTTGTTCTGTAAACCTACCAGGGTTTCCTAGTAACTCACTTAATTCTTGTGTAAAATATTCCTTTGTTGGGTATTCCCATTCAACTTTGTATGGGTTTGATACTTCATTTAATCCCATCATTGACTGTATTCTTGATATTTGTTCTTGTAAGTTCATATTATTTAGACTCAGGTAATTTCATATCCTTTATAAATTTATCGTGAGACTTTTTATAAGATTTCTGTGACTCATCATTTGAATCTTTAGTGTATTGCCAATTCCAATAAAGTTTGTTGTTAGGTTTGAACCCATAATACTCATGACTTTCTTTTTGTGTTTCAGTAACATTCTCACCATTCCAATTTTGTCCAACACAAATAAATCCTGATTCAATATCTTTAATTAAATTAGACTCACCTAAGGTTGAGTGTCTATTTTGAATCCATGTAAGTCTTTCCATTAAGTTTTGGTAATACATATTTGCTTGTCCCCATCTTACAGATGAAAAGAATACCACCGCATCTGATTCAAATAATTCTTTACTAACCTTCCATAGTTCATCTGATGGTTCATTAATATTTACCCAACATCTATGATGTCCTGTGGGGTTCTTTTTCTTGTCTTTAAGAGCCGCTTTTAATAATCCACAAGAGTTTCCATCAGCTCTTGATACATTACCCTCACATGGTAATATTTTAAGTTCTGTGATATCCATATAAGTTGCCTTGTTACCCAATTCTTCTTTAATGTGTAATGCCAACAATCTTGATTTAGGAATGTCCATATTATTCTCATCCCAATTATATCTATTGGAACAACTTAGTAATAAAACTTTCTTTTTATTTTTAAGTATTTTAATTGTTTCTTCTAATACTTTCCATCCGTCAGATTGTACCATCTCTTCGGATAACATTATTGATTTCATTCTTGATATTTGTTCTTGTAGATTCATTATTTTTTCTTTTTAACACAATTAGGGTATTGTTTACCAAACATTGTTTTCATTCCTTTTTGAGTATATCCTTTCCAACACTTTTCTGTTAACTCACCTTCTTTCATTTCAATTTCAGAAGAATCTGTATCAAAAATTATATCACCTATTACATCTAATGTTTTTTTGTTTGTGGCGTTTTTAATTACCTTCGGGGCTTTTCCTTCATCGTATGCTTCTTTCCATCTTTTTGCACATAAACACCATCTATCTCCGCTTTTTAACATAGATAAATCATTTCCTTTTGATTTTGTAAACTCAAGGAATTCATCATCCACTTCACTACAAACCGTGTGTGTACCTCCATCTGTACTATCTGTCTTGCAATAACCATCCCTGAAATAACCTGTAATTGGATTTTTCCCGCATATTTGTAATGGTTTATCTAATATATTCATATCAGATATATCCATCATTGATTTCATTCTTGATAATTGTTCTTGTAGGTTCATAGTAATAAATACTATAAAAATAAAAAACCCCACCTATAATGGATGGGGACTTTTATTATTTTTTAATGAAGAACTTTTCGTTATCCCACCTTACTTTCTTTAGTGACGCAAGATAATCATTTTCACCATCTCTATATCCTAATGGTAGAAGTGCTACTGACATTAAACCTAATTCTTGTAATCCTAAGATTCTATCTACCGCAGCAGGATTGAATCCTTCCATTGGTGTTGAATCCACTTCCTCTGTTGCTGCCGCCACTAAAGCAAATCCTAAACCAATATATGCTTGTCTTTGTGCCCATGTAACTTTTTGTTCATGTTCCATATTAGATAGTGAACCCTTAACCATATCACCTAATCCATTTAACGATTCTACAGGGATTTCTCTTTGTCTTGCAATCTCATTCATATAAATGTCTACCGCATCGTCTGATACGTCGTCCCATGTAGCAAACACAAGTACTGCCGATGAGTCTGCTAATTGTGATTGTCCGTAAGCGGCTCCTTGTAGTTCTTCTTTTAATTTCTGATCCTCTACAACAATAACATTGTATGGTGTAAGTCCGTATGAGCTCGGTGCAAGTCTTGTGACTTCTAAGATTCTTTCTAATTTATCCTGTGGGATTTTCTCCCCATTCATTTTCTTGGTGGCATATCTCCACTCTAATGATTTTAATAGTTCCATAATTATTTTTGTTTTACTCTCAATTATAGAACTTTTAAATTTTATTGTAAACAAAAAATAGGGTTATTTACCCCCATCGATATTTGTTTTTGTATATTCATATTATATAATTATTAAATCCCAAGCTTTACACCCATACTTATCGTTTATTAAATTTAAAAGACTTTCTTTCCAATTCATTTGTGGACCAAAGTAGTTTTCAATATCTTCGGCAAAGTCCTGATAAAATACAATTACATTAAAACGTGGATCTTTAACATCAGGGAAATCATAACAAGGTTCAGGTAATTCATCTCTTAATTCTTTAGGGTAATCCCCATCATCATCGTATTTAGTATCATCAACCAATTTAAATATATAATCTTCATAATGATGTGTCGGTAAAACAAACCCGATAGCATATGGATCACAACATACCCCCATACCACAGTTATAGTTTGCCCAATCGTAGTACATATCATCAAACCCATCAAACAACATATTAAGTAGGTTGTGTAGTACGGGTTTAATGTTTGTTTCTTCCCTTAATACTTTTTTTATGTGTTCTTTTTTACTTCTCATCACAATTTGTGTTTGTTATAATAGCAAATAAGGATACAGGTATATATGCTTTTAAAGAAACTTCCAATTTTTCATTTAAATAATTACCTGAATCCCCATTATATAGTACAAGTATTATATATGTATTTTCCACATACACAGCAACTACATCACATACATTTTCCTCACCAAGATAACTTATTGTGAGTTCCTCCAAAAGATCAGAAAATTTACCTTTATTTACAGTTTCTTTTTTAAACTTCTTTATGGTTTCTTCCCTTAATACTTTTATTATGTGTTCTTGTAGGTTCATTGCTGTAATTGGTTTTTAACCGTATTATAAAAATATTCACTAACTTTTTTTGGTGAGTCAATATTTTTTCCTTTCATGTCTCTTTTATAATGACTAATCATCATTGATATTTGTTGTAATGAAATATTTTTGTACATTTGTGGTGGTGTAAATGAACCAATTAGTCCCATCTTTTGAAGTTGTCTGATTTTCCTTGCCGCGAATTCATCTGCAACTTCCTCTGTATTTTTCATAAACTCAGCGGCATGTCTTTCTGAAACATCACCCAAATAACAACGATACATAAGTTCTTCACCATACTTTTTAAATTGATATTGGTGCGCAACTTCGTGAAGTATAACAAACAACAAAAATGGTAATGGTCTATTAAGTACTGTTGAATTAATTAAAACCCCAGTTTCTAATGCGATACCTAATGCTGGTACACTAAAACTTGAGAAGTTTATTCTTTTACAGTTTGATTCTTCAATAAACTTTTTTACGAATTCTTTTAGTTCATCTGACATATCATGTGTATTTGATAATTCATCTAAGAATACATCAATACCTTCTGTCTCTTCCTTTAATATTCTTCTTATATGTTCTTGTAAATTCATATTAATATGTAACGTGTTCTGCTTCTGTATCAAACTCACTATTAAACCAATCTATAACATACGTTGCTGCGTCTTCACCTAAATAATTTTCAAGCGTTTTATATATTTCTGGATTCATATGTAGTTCTCTTTTTGTAGGGGTATACGACGCATATATATGATCGGTTTTATTATCAAAACATTCATATAAAAAACTATCCCAAAACAATGGTCGTCTTTCTTTTAAGTGTGCACCATCTTTATTAAAGTTTGGATAAAGTGCCTTTAATATTGAATCAACGGCACTAATGTTTTTAATTATTTGGTTACTGTAGTCTTCCTGTGGAAACTCCTCGATTAATACTTTTCTTATATGTTCTTGTAGATTCATATTATAGATAAATATATCCCTAACACAATTATGTTGTTGTGTAGGTTATATTATATGACAACCGTTAGCCCAATTACTTACTTCACTTGTTATGGGTATACCAACATTATTAAATGAAGAACTTCTATGTATATTAACATATGTATCCGCATTGTTTGCCATATCTATACCACCATATAAATCTTTATAGTAATCTGATGATTTTATCACAATAGTCTTTGGTTCTGGTAAATTAATTACTTCCATATAGATTTTAAACATCTTTTCAGGTAAGTAAGTTTTTAATTTTGATTCAATTGTTATTTTATTTCTTAGTTTAACTAAATGAAAGAGACTACTAAGTGTGTCTGATTTTTTTGCATCAAAAAGTTTTGTGATATGATATACATCATCTTTTACTTCTACCTTAATATTATCGGCGTCTAATATGTCTATTATATATTTTATTATATGATCCATTATACAAATATAAAAAAAATCCCTCATTTATACAAATGAAGGATTAACTATTTTTATATATACCTAGCTGTTGTCGTTATTAACCATTAAATTCGTCTTGCATTATATGGTAAATTAAAGTTACCTTTGTGTCATTGTTTAAGTTCCAATTACAACCAATAAATAACATTTGAAGGTATCTATCATTTGTTTTAACTAATGTCCCATTTGTTTTAAATTCATAATCTTTAATTATGTTATACAGTTCAGTATCGCATCTATCAATTTCGTGTGTAAACTGCCCCATATCCGGATCTTCACATTGTGTTGATACTTCAAAATAACATTCAAACTGCTGCCATCTATCGTCATACCTAACCTCACGAACTGAAATTTCTTTTATAATTTTTGAATTTGATTCAACAATATAACTCAAAGTCTGAAACGACTTTGTTGCATTTTCTATTAATTTTTCTACACTATATTCCATAATTATTGTCCTCTTACTCTTTTCATTTCTTCTGAACGAAGTTTATCTACATATAATTTATCAATATACCCAGGAGTTTCTTTTTCTTTTTTAATTAAATCGTTTGCTTTCCATAAAGTATTTTTAACAATAAAATCAATCATTTCATCATTTGTAACTCCTTCAGGTTTTGAAACAGGAGGAACGCAAATTTGAGTTTTTTCTGGATGTACAGAAAATTCATCTACTGTTATATCATTTCTTCCCATTTTATTTTGGATTGTTTCTAAAAATGTGTCTTCAAACCAATCTTGAATAACATATTTTAAATAGTTTTTTCTTACGGGAATGTCTGAATTTAATTCATCAAATATATCTTTAGGTATTTGTAATTCACCACTTTCAAAATCTCTTTCTTCCGTTTTTCTTTTATCATCAAAAACATTTTCATCATGGAAGAATAATATAACACTCATTATTTCTTTTCCGTCGTTACACCATTCAAAATCATGTCTTGTTTCCCAAGATTTGTCATGATACATTTGCGCACCATCAACATAGTCGTTTAACCACCTATAGATAAGTTTATCCACACTTGGTGTTGGCTTTGAGTATTTTTTATTTACCTCCTGTAATAATATTTTTTTAATTAAGTTTTTCATATTAGTTAATTATACATTGGTTTCCACCCACAATTAGGTTTACCATAACTTCCGACATTTAAATTATCGATTGGTAAATAACTTTTTATTGCTTCTTTAACTACCGTTATTTTTTTCCTAATGTAATGGTATTTCCCATCATGTGTAAATTTATCATTTAATTCTTCTGTTCCAAAAACTAAATAAACAGAATACATATCATCTTCGTCGTCATACCACATATCAATATCACAAACACCCTCATCATTTTTGAATGGTTCGACAATATCTTTTAATAATTCTATATAGTTAGTTTTTTCTTTTTGTTCTCTTAGATAAATGTTTTCTTTTCCACAGTCTTTAACGTATTTTGAATATATTTCAAGTGAAATCCCTGTATAATCCCAAACCGTTTCCCATATATCGTCTAATACGTCGTCATACATTTTTTGAACCGCCTGTGTTTGTGGCCACATTTTTGTACCATAACCTCCAATAAATGTTACAGTAACTCCTGGGTAATTAATAACATTATCTAAAGATTTATCGTCAACATTTTTTAATTCAAATCCACATATAACGTGTTCATATTGTGGTAAAACTAAAGTATTTAAAACTGTGGTAATAAGTTCGTTTGTTGATTTCTCTTTGGATTCATTTATATCTCTATCGAAATGTATATAGTATTTGAAGTCCATAGGAAATACTTCCAAGTCTTCCATGACTTGTTTCCCAACTCTTTTAATGACAGAGTTAATTCCTCCACCCAATCTAATCGAGTCTTCAACATTAAAGAATATATTAACAATAACATCATCGTGTGTGTCATCATAATACACAGTAAATTTTTTAACACTTGGGTATTCGTTTGTGTTTAAATAATCTTCTATTTTTTGAATCAATTTATTAAACTTTCTTTCTTGTTTAGATTCGTCAGATTCATTCATGAACTCAACCTCATCCTCACAATTTTTTACATACCACGGGGTATAGATATATACCCTTATACCCATAGAACTTAGTGTATTTTCTAAAGATTCTAATTCTTGTTCTATGTCATTATCACCAAAATAAGATGCTGTAGTTTTTGATCTTATTTCATATTCCTCATCTTCAGGATTGTATTCTACCCATATATCACAAAGTCCGTCCCAACTGACTAAAGATAATAATGTGTTTATAACTTTTAGATTCTTTTCTATTTCTGTATCTTTGTTTTCTTTAATTGTTTCCTTACATCTTGTACTATCATATGAAACAAACGCCATTTCTATTATTGGTAAATATGTTTCTAGTGTATTTTTCATTTCTGTTCGTTTCTCACTGAATACATCATATCCAGGATATCTTCCTTTTTTGTAATATAAAACAATTTGTAAAGCATCTTCACCTGCATTTAAAAAAAACTCCGTTCTATATCCGCACAAGTCATCTTCATTTACTATACCATAAACAATACTGTCTATAACATCTTGGTACTGTTTAAACTCCTCTTCTTTTGGGTGCGGTTTTATTCCTTCTACAATATATTCATCACCTTTTCCTGAACCTTCATAAATCAATTTTATTGCGTCTCTTGGTATGTTTTCAAACGTTACAATGTGTTTTGACCTCGATTCAAAATGTCTATCTTTATACCACTTAACATTTGGTATTTTTGTTGTATCAATTTCCCATACATCATCGTCATATGTTGAATCGAACCAAGCTCTTTTGTTTGATGAGTTGGTTGCAAATATCGCGGGTTTACATTTTGTTCCATATCCAACATATATTCTATAACATTCTCCATCTTTAACCTTTAATCCTTGTTCTTCAATTTTATTTCTAAACATAGGATTTGATTGATGAAATACTTTTTCATTTGGAATTATTTCTTTTCCTGCCGGTGAATAAGTTTCTTCTCTTAATATATGTCTAATTAGTTCTTTCATTTAATAAAAAGATTATACTGTTGTAGTGGTTGGTTTAGCACAGAATGGTATTTCAAATGGTCCTTTTGGATCACCAATAACATCATAAATTGTTTCACCTTTTGAATTTTTAACTAAGACTCTTACGGATTCTTCATGCGCTTTAGGATGACTAGGAGTGCTTTCTAAAATCAAAAATTTATCATTATTTGCAACTGCCTTATCATATATCGCTTTAGCCTTCTCATCATCAATTGTAAAGACATTATATCTATAATTCCCTGCAGGAAAACAAGCGGTATTTCTGTCTTTACTTGTTTTAAGTGTTTGGGCGTTTTTAGTAGTTTCACAACATTCGTGTGTCCTATTCCATTTAAGACTTGTTAACTGTTCTTTATCAGGTAAAACTTGTATATCCATAGTACCAATTTTTCCAGGGGCATTTTTATCTTGAACTGAGTTACCTTTGGCATCTTTTACAGTTAAATAAAAATCATTACCCGTATTGTCGTTTTCTTGCCCCGCACTAGCATTGTTAACACTTGCGTACAATTTACCATCATCTCTGACTATTGGCTCACCATTTAATGTTAATTTAAATCTACCTCTATTACAACAGTGAGCGGCTTTTGGTGTTGCTTCAACAACTTCGTCATAGTTAAACTCAACCGTTAATCCTTTAATACAAGCCAAATCAGGATTTCTTTCTCCTTTATACTCACATATTGTCCCGTTGAATAGGACTATTTGTCCTGGATTAGGATAACTTGCGGTATCTCTATTTTCGTCTATCCTTCCACCCGTATCAACTATATGAGACTCTATTACTGGCGTATCTATAAACACAATTCTGTTTTTTGTTAAAAGGGGTTTCATTGATTTCCATAAGTTATTTGCTCTGTCTGCAGCATATTTAAGATCATCATCAAAAAATACTTGGTATTCTGGATAATTTAAATCATTTATTCCCGCACCTGATAACACGGTATTATAGGAAGTTTTATCGTATGTTTTTACCACATAATTATTATCCATAGTAGGTAAAACTGCTCTACCACCAGTAGATGAATATTGTACATATTTATTATTTCTATCACTTCTCACCCTATTTGATGCACACCCAATTAATGTTACTTTACTAATACCTAAAAATGTTCCTAATTGCCATTTACTATATAAATCAGGTAAATTTGTATTAACATATTCTAAAATACCATTTATAAATTCTTGAGCTCTTTCATTAGTGGCTGCCTGAGCGGCACTAAACTCTTTTGAGTAATCTTTAAGATTTAAACACGTTCCCTCAACTGTTGATGTTGCGTCTTTTTCCTCACTAAGAATAATTCTCTTAATGTTCATTAAATCTTGGATTCTAAATATTTCTTCTTTTAATAAATTTTTCATCTAACAAACATATAATAATTTATATTTATGTCTTTTTCATGAACATTTATTTTACCAAAGATATCTTGTCTTTCTTCTTTCATTTTATATTCATTAGGAATCAATTCATACATTTCTTCAAAAAGTGTTTTAATTTTTTTACTTTCAATATATGGGTCATCATCTAATAAACTAAAATCTAATAAACTAAATGGATAAGCAAAACTTTCTTTTCGCTCAATTTGTTCATCTATTACGTCAGGATATTTTAAATAATAATCTTTAAATGGTAAGTCGTAATATTCTTTAACTTTATCAACATTAACCTTTAAATCAATGTATAAATAATACTTACTTTCATCATAATCTCCATTTTTTTCCCAACCGACAATAAAAGGAAATGTTTTATTTACTACCTTAACTACAATATCAATACCTTTATCGATCATATTATAATCGTTTTCAACTTCTTCTTTTAATATTCTTCTAATTAGTTGTTTCATTTTGATTCTAATTTATCTATAATTCTTTGTACATTATCTTTTTCCATTCTTCCGTAAAAGGCGGATGAGTCTTCTATACTTACACCATTGATTTCCGCTAAGGTAAGAAAGTTATCGGATCTTTTTTTTTCTAATTCAGGACAATCAAAATGAGCAATCTCAAAAGAACCTTCCTGTTCAAAACTATCTATTATATATGCATTGAAGAAGTCTATTTCCTCTTCTGTTAGTTTAGACTCGTCGTATTTAACATTTATATCTGCCCAACTATTGGTTCTCCATTTATTCCAATGTTCGTCTACAATATCAAAATCTAAAGTTATACAAGGGCAGTGTGCAAGATCATAATTAATATTAACCTTACCATTTGCCCCCCCAATTCTTTTTAAAATATTTGGGTTATCCCTGAATATACTTTTTAAGTTATCAACCCCACCAACATATCTTACTACAGAAAAAATACCTTCTCTGTTAATCATATCTAATAAATCATTAGACATGTTAGTTTCTTTTAATATTTTTCTAATCAGTTGTTTCATAATTAAAAATTAACCCAAGCCTGTGCCTTGAATTCTAAGTCTATTGGACAACCATATAACAAAGTGTCAAAGTCAAAATAATTTTTGAAAATATTTAAAACATCTAACTTTATTGGACTTTTTGGTCTTATTTCTTCTTTCTTTAAATCTTTAAATTTTAATGTCACAACTAATACCTCCACTCTAGGGTTTTCCATACCTAACCTTATAGATCCTAAAAGAACATTTTTTTTTCTGTATTCAACATCAACAAGGTTTGGGTGTTCTGATTTAATGTAATCAATAATTGTATCTTTACTTCTTTCAAACCTTTCAAGTTCATTGTAGTAATTATCAATAAACTCTTGTCCTTGAAGTTCCTCTTTTAATATATTTTTAATTAGTTTTTTCATTATCTCATATTTATAGGTTTCCTTAAACCGTCTTTTATAAATAATAAATATTACTTTAAATGTATTTATGTTAAAAATAAAGTAAAATGGCAAAGGCAAAAAAAGAAGGTAAAAAAGGTAAGTCAAGAAAAAGTATTTTAAAAACTATTAGACTAATCGAGAACAATAACAAGTTAATTAAAAAGTACTATGAAGAATTAGAAAAATAGACTGTTTTTTTGTATCTTTACGATATGAAAGAACTACTAAAATATCTTATTATTCGTTGCACAACTCGTCACGCAAAAACGGCAATTGAGGTTTATAACACCTTATACCCAAAACAAAAAGAAATTGTTTACATTGAGAAGCCTATTATCACGCAGGTTGAAAACAATCTATCCGTAACCTCAGTACCAAAAACAAAGTCAAAAAGAGATGAGATTATGGAATCACTATCTTATCTTAGAAGTAAAAAAGTAAAAACCAAACAAGATAAGGAATCAATCTACTCTTTAGAAATGGTTTTAAATAATATGAAATAAAAAAGGGAGTTTTTTAACTCCCTTTCTTTTTAAATCATCTCTTCAGCAAGTTCCCAAAGTTTTGTGTTTACTTGGTTTACCGCCATTATGTTTTGTAGTCCTCTGAGTTTAGTTCTTCGTCCGTTTGGTGATGAATACTCCATCCCTCCTCTGACAAACTTCTCCTGTACTACATTGAATACTTTCCACATATCGTCACCTTCATCCTCAAAACGGTTTGGTGTCAATAGTCCGACGATTTCTAAGTCGTTCAAGACTTTTTCTTTACTGAAACGAATCTCAGCCGACTTACGAACAAAATCAATCTTCTCGTCCGTTGTCATCTCACGTTCCATCATTCGGTTAACAGATCCTTCAATCTTTGGTAGTTTACCTGCGAATGACTCTGTAAGTCGTTTTACGTCATCCAAATCAAATCGTTGGTGTCTTACATTAAATGACTCAGCAAGTGCCGTAGGAACTGTAAGTCCGTTTGAACATACAAGTCGGTGAAGTCCCGCACTTACTCCAAGTGTAGTCATACCGTTGTGTGAGTTACGGATGATTGCTTCAACCAATGTGTCACCCACTTTTGGTAGTTCCCCATTACGTAAACGTATCTCGTGTACTCCGTGTAATCCACGTCCTGTTTGTTTTGCGGATGCTATTTCCCATCCTTCTCTTTCAAAATTTTCAAGAATGTCCATAGTTGGAACAAATACATACTTGTCAGACATCTTTGGAGATGCTGAAGTTGCGAATACTGAAGGTGTTGCCGATTTAAGTTGTTCAAGTGTCATCATGTGTATATCGTTTTAATTGTTTTACAAAGATATGTAAATTATTATAAACTTCCAAATTTTTTTTAATATATTTATCATTATGGACAAAAAAATTAAAAAACTAATAGATCAAAACGTTTTCAATAGTGACTTATTAGATTATGACATTGAAATAGAAGACGAATATTTTGATGAAGAACTCGTAACACTTAAATTAACAATATATGTAGATTCATATAAGTTATATAAAAGTTCAGGATATTTTAATGAAGAGTATTATAATCTTATTACTGATTTAGCGGAGGGTAATTTTGATGAAGAACTTTTTGATTTTTTACCTATGGTTGGTTATAGTTTTTCATCTCTTGAGTTATTTTATGATAAATCTAACTTAGGGGGTTATAAACAAATATTTTACGCTCTTGATGAATTGTCATATCGATATGAGATGATTGATCGTTATCATTCAAGTCCATGGTTATACATTAAATACAATATCAGTGATAGTAAATTTACTACCGATTTGTATAAAATGATTAATGATGAATTTGATATTGACGTAGACGACATTGTCCTTATACCATCTCAGTTCTAATTATTGTTTGATGTTATTTAAAAAACAAAAACCACCTCAAGGGTGGTTTTTTATTTTAAGCCGTTTGTGCTCCTGATGGTGGTGGTGTTGGTGCTCCTGATAAAGGTGCTGGTTGTGTTGGCGCCGCTGCGGGTGCAGGTGTTGTGGCACATGAAGTTAATCCAGCGGCTTTCATTTGATCTGCAGGTATTACTTCACAACAAGGTTTACCATTAAGAGTGTCTTGGTATTGTTTTAATTGTTCAGGTTTCATTGTTGCCTTGAACTTAGTTAAATTTTTAAACCAAGTGTTACATTGTTGTTCTTGTTCTTTAGTTGCTCTTTTTTGTTGTCTTGCGTCTTGTCTATCGTCTCTTTTTTGTTGTCTATCCGCCTTGTTATCGGCTCTTTGTTGTTGTCTTGCGGCTTGGTTAGCATCTTGTCTTTGTTGTCTTAAATCTTGTCTTGATGCTAATTGTGGTGTTGTTGAACCTGATGCTAGTCCTTGTAATTGTGTTGCTCCTGATGATGTTGTACTCAAACTACTTGCAACTTCAGTAGCGGATTTAGGTTTTAATTCTAAATTTGGTTGTGTTACTTGTGTAGATTTATCAGGTTGAGCAACATTCAATATTTTATCTTGAATTGCTTTTACACCATCAGGTTTAGTTTGTTCAATCCATTTAGGTTGTCCGCCATTAGATGTGTCGCCTTTTTTAGCATAAAAAACTTTACCACCTTCACCTTTATATTGGTAAGGATCACCTGCGGCTCCTTGAACTACTTGTCCGTTTAATGCTTCTTCATGTATGAAATTTTTTTGTATTTCAAACATTGTTTTATGCATATTTAATATCCTACTTTTTTCTGATTCCGTAATTAAAAGATTTCTTCTATTCATAATATTTTTTATTATAAATATATATTAAAAAGAAAAAATCAATCAACACTTAATTTAGATGATGATATTTTTTTCACTAAAAGGTTTGGGTAAGTTTTATTAAAGTATTTCTTAATTGCTATTTTTTTATGTTTAGCAATACTCCTTGAGAACGTATTATTAATTTCTTTTTCAATTGAGTTCTTATCAAAGAATAGTTCGTATCTTTTTTTATCGTAATACATGATACCTTTATTGTTGGCACCTATCATAACCATGTATTCTTCCTGATCTGAGACTTCATCGACGGATTCTAAAATAAAATCCGTCATGTTGTCTATCACTTTTTCAATTTCTTTTAAATTAACCATTCTTTTCTATATTTGCCTGTCCGTAAGCATCGCAATTTGTTTTTGTTGACTTACAAGAGACAAAAATAGTCAAAATAATTAATAAAACAATAATTTTTTTCATTTTAATTCAGTAATAGATTAGTAACTAATTCTTTGATACTTTGTTCAGCAATCACACCAACTTTAGTTTCTTTAACTTCTTTACCATCAAATACTTTAATTGTAGGAATACTTCTTACACCATATTTCATCGCAATTTCTTTATTTTCATCAATGTTTAATGTGTACATTTGAACGTCAGTTTCGTTGTTTTGTGCAACTCTTTCAAAAACAGGTTTTAACATTCTACATGGTCCACACCAAGGCGCCCACATTTCTACAATAACCTTTTCACCATTTTGGATTTTTTCTTCTAAATCTTTTGCATTAATTTCCATTACTTTTGTTTTAACATGTTTTTTAAATAATCGTGGATTTTATATGTTTGTTGGTAGTATCCACCATTAAATGATTTATTTACTTCACGATCATAATAACCTTTCATATAGGAATTATTAACCATGTGTTCTTCGTCTTTTTCTTTACTTTTTATATACTTTTGAACCTCCTCTAAAACATTTTTAACTTCATCATTTGTATGTGAATTTTTTTTATCTTCTAACCAAGTGTGTAAGTTTTGTCGGAATGTTTTCATAGTGAATAAAATATAATTTATTAATTTATTAATGTCAAATAATTATTATTTGGTTTACATGTACTTACTTCTATAATAATGAATCAATTTTTGTATTGGTTCGAACAGTAATTTAGGATATTCATTATTTAAAAAGTTAATTAGTTCTGAAATAGATTTAAATTTTTTTGGTGTGTGACTTGTTGTAATTCCTTGGTTGTCATAATCGTCATAACTATCTTTAGATTCCATGTCTTCAAAATATGAACCGTCAACAGGTGTTCTGCAATTACCGTCCCAATAAGGTGTTGCAAAACCAACTAATTTAGAATCAATATCTTCATATTCAAAAATAAGATAACCACCAAAACCGTCCCATTGTAGTTCTAAACTAACTGTGTCATCTTCAAAACTATACTTTTTATTTACTAAATCAGTGTGACTAAAAAGCATAGATACAAGTTGATAAGCAAATCCACAATCAATATGTATTTCTTTATCTTTTAAAAGAAAAAGTATTTGTTCTAAATCTAACCCAGTATATTCTGAAATATCATAAAAATTCATCCCATCATTCCACATTTTATAAATGAGTTTAGAATTCTTTTCAAAAAGATTATTATATTGTGATTCTGTTATTATTATTTTCATGCATCAATTGTTTTGATATCGTAGTTAAAATTATCTTTAAACCATTTTTTAAATACAGGTTTCCATAATTCACCAAATTGATTTAATAACTCAATTTTATTGTAGTCTTCAATAAACAACACAGGACTTTCCATTAAAATATAATCATCCATTTTTTCATAACTTTGTTGGTATAAAATAAATTCCATTGTCCCGTGACTAAAGTCCCCACTATAAAAATAAATATCGTCTGATATAACATACTCACGGTTATCAAAATCATATATTTCCTGTTCACCATAAGATATGTCACTAACATCGTACAAATCATTTATATAATCATAAATGTGTTGTTCCATTTCATTAAGTTGGTTCTCTGTAATTATTATTTTCATTACCAATTGAAGTCTTTTCTTTTATTAATTATTTCTCCTATTTCTAAAGTAACGAATCCACCCCCAATAATGTTTCTTGCCTCCACCTGCAGTTCATAAATAAAGTTATCTAAATTGTTATATTCGTGTATTGAATCAACATAACAATTAACTTTTATGTGTATAACATCCATTTTATTTTTTTCAAAATAATCCATAGATGTTACTTTTGATACGTCTACTACTTTAATTTCTTCAATCATATCTACAGGGTCACAAATAAGATTTTGATGTGATCTAATATAATATCCACCTTCACAATTTTCTTTTACCTGATCAAAAGCCATGTCAATAAGACTTTGCATGGAATCTGTATTTGACTCCAACAACATTTTATACTGACTTTCTGTTAATATTATTTTCATTCTTTTATCCAACATAAATTTGTGTCAACCATTATTCCTGTTTTTTTAGTTACTTCTTGATATAATATATCTTCAATTATTCCCCTAATTTCACTATCAATTTCCCACCACAAGTCTTCATTTTCTTCTAAATCTTTTAAATAGTGGGTTTCGCCATCAGTCATTATTAAAGTTACTTTACCGTCACTTTCAATTGGTCCATTAACAAATATCAAATTATCTTCTTCATAGTCACTATGAAACTGCGGTTTAAACTTAAAATTATATCCACCCCTAAAATCATAATCCATAGTGTCAAATGTTCTATCCATTAGTTGGAAAGCCTTTTCAATCATTTTATCCCAACCACCAAGAAAATCCCTATACATTTCGTAAATTTCTTTCCTGTCTTGTGGTTTATAATTTACGTAATCAGCAATTTTTGGATCGAAATCTATCGTACCTGTACTATCCAATTCATTTTGCCAAAGTTTAAAAAACAACTTTTTAGCCATTTTATCTTCTTCAGAATAGGATTCTAATATTTTGTATTGTGATTCAGTTATTATTATTTTCATTATTTTACCATTAAATCTACATGTATTGGTAATCCAATAGGTTTTAATACTTTTGAAAAGTATGAATACGCCTCATCTCTTAAAAACTGTACGAAATCATCGGTGTCGTATTCTAATAGACTATACTGTTCAAATATATCCATGTTTGGTACCATATCCATCATTTCAGTATCTTCATTATAAACATACCCATCAACCGTACCGTAAACAACTCTACATATAATATCAACCATACCACCTTGTTCTCTTTCGCCGTAAGAGTAAACTTCATCAATAAAAATAACCATGTCTAAGTTACTATCTCCTTTTATTTGTATCTCATCGTGTTCTATTTCATCTTTGATTGATTGTAATAAATGTTTGTATCCACCTCTGTAATCATACCATATAGGTCTTATCGTATTATAATCATCATTAGAATCTTTTCTAATGTCAGTAACATGATAAATGATATCATCTAAAACAGGTTCCATTCCTTGTTTTTTTTGGTTGTCCCAAAAAGAAAATAAAAACTGTCTAAGGTTATCCTCAGTCATTTTTTTATATTCGGCTTCTGTTAAAAATAGTTTCATTATTTCTTGTTTGGCACAACATTTCCAAATTTATGTTTACCTATTGTTATAGTTGGTACCCACTTGGTTGTGTCGGTATTTTTAGTCCATGATGGTGTGACGTATGTTGCGTGATAATATTGAGCACCTCCCGTTATGTCACTAATAGAGTCTATCGATTTGGCTATTGTTATTGCGTTTTGCATTTGACTATGCTCTCTAAATTTGTCATAGACATCTTGTAAAACTTCATCCCCTTCATTATAATCATTCCACATTGAAAACTGATAATCAGCTAAAGCTTGACTTTGTGGTGTCGCTCCATAACCATTGTGATTTGCGTCCGCTCTATTTTTTAAAACATTAGCAACCGCAGTCATTCCCTTAACCGGATTAGTTTCACCACCAGCTTCACCAATTAATGTACAAACTATTATTTTTTGAGTTTTTGTTAATTGATTAAAAAGTTTTAGTGCGTCACTTTTGGTTACTTTTTCTGATGTGGTTGTTACTTCTTTTTCAGGTGTATCATTTTCAGGTGTTTCGTCCCCTTCTAATTTTTCAACAGTTTTTTTACCTATCTGAGTTCCTTTAACTTCACTGGGTTCCCAAAGTTTTTTAACAGCCTCTTGTGTTTTCTCACCGTAGTAACCATTATAGCTTTTAGTATCCAACAACCCTTTATCCTGTAACATTTTTTGTATTTTTACAATTGCTGAGGTTTCACTTGAATTGCAATACCCCTTTTCTATTATTGAACCATTTTTTACTTGATCTAATGTTATTAGTGTGTCTTCTTTTTTACCTTCAGGGCACGGGTTTGTAGACTCCTTTAATAGAAGATTAAATTGACTTTCTGTTATTATTATTTTCATTCGCATATAACTTTTTCTTTTTCAACATAAGGTACTGTTTTTACCATAGGAATTAATTCATCCTTATTTTTATATCTAAAAGTCCTTATTTCATTAATTTTTTCTTTTATTCTAAATCTAATTGATAGTCTTTTTTCGTTACAACCTCTTTGTCCTTTATTAGACCAATATAAATCGATGTACTCTATAGGTACAATAGTGTCATACTCATATATAATTCCACCTATTTGTGATTTTACTTTTTCTAAGTAATCTGTAGCCGACGGGTTTGATACTAACCAGTCAAACACTCTCTGAATTAATTCATTATACATTTCAACATATTCTCCTTTGAATGCTATTTTTTCAGTTTCTTTAAATATTGAGAAAAATTCAGATAAGTAACTATCAATAAATGGATCCATTTTTTTTACTTCAAAATGTGTTCCTGATGGGAATATTAACTCACCGTTATATGTCAAATCTTTTTTGCTAACAATGTCTGCTTTTAAATAATAAGATCCTTGTGTTAATGATTTTTCAATACATCTTGTCATCTGTTCAAAAACAATATCTAAAGTTCTTTCTTCAGATTTAACTTGTGTTAGTATATCAAATAATGTTTGTTTTGCATCGTCATCACAATAATGATTTAATCTTAAAAATGTTGATTTTTTTTCAAAATGATCACCAACAAATCTTTGTTCGTATTTTTGATGTTCGGCAGTTTTTGCTTGTCTGGCTAAATCATCAACATCTTCAATTTCAATATCTTTTCTATTTTTTTGTCTATTAATGATTCTTTTTGTTTCAGTATCATCATAGTCATCATCCCAAACGAAATCAGAAATTAATTTTAAATAATTTATTGTTCTACCCTCATCTTTAAGTGCCAAATCAACTATAATTGGAAACATTCCTACATTTTTAAATCTAAAATACCTATCTAAATCTTCCATAGCAACATCTAACTCCACTTGTTCATCTTCACTTAATTTTTTTCTCATCTCGTAAAGACTACAAAACGGTTTATTTTCTTTTTGGTTATAACATAGTTTTTGAACTACGTTTTCATATCTCTTTGCTAATTCATTAAGATGTTCGTATTGTTCTTCTGTAATAATTATATTAATTTTTTTTGAGTTATTAGACATCATAGACTCGTCAGTTTTTTCTTTCTTTTTTCCTTTTTCAGGTATTTCATGTTCTTTTGGTAAAATATCAATTCCTATTTTTTTACCAAATATTATTAAAAATGGTGTTACAGGAATTGGTATTGGGATTATTGAGATAACAATCATTAATAAATTTTTAATTACGTCTCCTGATTGTCCTTGGATAAACTCAACATCTTTTTTATCTAAATCAAACTCTCTTGTTTTTGAATATGATTTAACTGCATGGGTTAATATTCGAGCCAATGCCCTTGTTTCTTCCATTTCAGACTTTGCTCTACTTTTAATGTCTTTGAATTTGGATAATATTTTTTTTAATACTCCTTCTTCACTTTTATTTTCGGATAGTAATAAATCCCTTTTTTTAAATTCCATAATAATAAATACCATAAAAACAAAAAAAGTCAGGAGTTAATCCTGACTTTTGATATATAATGGATGGGTTTAAACTAACCCGTAAAGTGCCGCCTTATCACCCATCAATTCTATTGCTTTAGCAACCGCCTCATCTTTAGTTTTTAAATTACCTAAGGACAGTTTTTTTGCGTGTAGGATATTATACACTGTAGATTTTACATCACCTTTAGTGAACTTATACTTACTTTCTTTTTTTGGTTTCATTGTGTCCTTAGCGTAGATGTCCAAGTAACCAACTTTGCAAATGTAACGTCCTTTGTTTCCTGATTTTGTTGCCATAATTTTTCTTGTTTATGTTTAAATAATTAATACTTGTACAAATATATATATTCTTTTTTGATTAATCAAACAATCATTCTAAATTTCTTTTGTTAAAATGAAAGTTATAGTATGGCGTCATACGCTCATCATTATATAAACCCATCATTTCAAGTGTATTAAGTAATTCAACGGAAATTTCGTGTCTATACATTTGTGTTATTTTATATTCTTTTCCGTCTTTTTTATCAACATCAATGAATAGTTGTAATATTGGTCTTCTAACCCCTTCGTTTTGTTTTAAAAAATAATCATGTAAACTAAAATCTAAAGGTATCCCCTCACCGTATGTTTCTGAAAGTTGTGACATAACTTTAATTGCTATTTTTATACCTTCAATATTAAACCCATTCTTTTCTATTTCTTCTTCTTTAGATTCTTTTAAATGTTTCTTTCTTCCTTGGCAATGTGCTCTTTGTGAGAAACCTTTTGGGTTACTACAGTTAATACTTTTTTTATATTTTTCAGTCCACTTCTCTGTAACCTCTTCTTCTTTTTTATAGTTTTTCCAAAAGTTTTCAAGTTCTTCGTAGTTATGTTTTTCTTTTGCAGAATCATAACCACACATATGACAAAGATATGGGTGTTTGTATTCTTTTTCTATTTTCCAAGAATGGTTACACTTTTCACAACTAAATTTTTTAGTTGCGTTTTCTCTAATTTCTTCTAATTGTTTTTGCGTTATTATTACTTTCATTAGATATAATCGTGAAACATTTCATTTATGTTTTTTTTAGTTAAACTCCAATCAGGGTATTCAGGTATTCTAAAATCAATACATTCAATGTAATCATTGTAAATCATAGAATTAATTAACTCTTCAAAACTACCATAATAATCTAACTGTGAATCGTTGTACCCACTTCCTTTATTGTTATCTAAAAAATTTGATACTAAACTTATGAAGTTATTTATTTTAATGTAATTATCATATTTAGTAATTGTGGTGCCGTCACTTCTTTTTACTTGTCTTGGTGTTTCTTCTATTCTTCCTTCAAAATATTCATTTAAACCTTCATATACTAAAGAATAAACCTCATCTTCATACGCACTATTTTCTGCCCAATGATATAAACTTCTTAGATTAGAACCCAATTCCTCTAAGTCTTTTTTACATAATTCGTTAATTGCATTTTCGTCTTTTAATAAATCATCTAAATCTTCACTTCTTATAATAAAATAATCTTCAGTTCCTTGTTCTTCTGATAATTGTTCAAAAAAATCAGAATCATAATCTTCAAGAGACATTTCTTGATTTCCTATTTCTTTAAAAATAATGTTTTTTAAAGATGCAAAGTTAGATTCGTCTAACTCATCTATGGTATCACTAGGGTTTCTATCGTAATCAAAATACCAATCGTGTCCTAAACCCTCTTCACTAAATATTTGTTTTGCAACGTCTTTAGCTCCATAATCATTTCGTCCACCACCACAAAAGAATTTAGATAAATCTTCACGGTCCCTTAAATATAAATAAAACCCGTCTTTTCTTACTTGAACGTCGGTTAATAAATTTTGTGTTATATACTCAACGGCCCATTCGTAATTATGTTCTAAATGGTGAAGTAAAAAGTGATTTTTAAATTCTTCAGGAATGTAGTCATAGTTAGTATTTGATAAAATGTCGTTTTCAACTAAAAACTCAAACAGTTCATCATCAAAATCTCTAGATGGTATTTCACCTAAATCAATTTCATCTAATAAATTATATTTTTTTACATAATTTAAAAATGTCATTAAATCATTGAAGTAAGGTTCAATTTCGTCTACAAATTGTCCATTATTAAATTTTTGTATTAAGTCCCTTACAGCATCTAAACTCATTATTAAAATTGTATTGGCTCTTCTTCAAATTGAATGTTTTTATCGTCTAATATTGTGAACTTACCTTCTGTCTTTTTAAAAACGTAAACTTCGTCTTTATCTGAGGAGGCGAACACAAAATAATCAACAGGTTTTTTATCTAAATTTTTTATATTGTAACTTTCTATTTTATAACCATTTTTAATTTTTTCAATACTACCTAAAGGTTTAACTTGAAACTTAGCTTCATCGTTATTTTTATTAACCATTACAAAGTCAACTCCGTCTCTATCTTTTTTAGAACCAGGTACCGACCTTCCTTTTAGTTTCCAACCCTTTATATTTTTTAAAACGTCACTTAAAAAGTCATAAGCCTTTCTTTCGTTTAACTCTCCTTGATATAGAGATTCTACGTTTTTTTGTATTAAGTCGTTTAATATTGGTCCGTTTTTAAAAATTTTATTTCGGTTTTTTGACATCCACTTTATGAACTCTTCCATTACTTTAGTGTTATCCATAATTTTACCGGTTTCTTTTTCATATAAACCAACAATAGTGTTTCTAACTTGTGGATTTGTGTCAAAATAATTTAATATTGACCAATCACCACCTTCTGGATCATAATCAGTTAGACCCTTTTTTTGTAATAAATCATAAACGGTGTGAACGTTAACAACACCTCCACCACCACCAGGCCCTCGACTTCTATCACTATCCCAATTTGATTTATATAAATCTTTTAAAATGAAATATACTTTTTCTTTAAACCGTAATGTAAATTCATCTGAATTTAAATTAATGGGGGTGGCATCACCAGTAAAAAGAGAAAGTTGATCATCATTTTCAACCAACATTAACTCTTTAATTCTATTTATATTTTCTTGTAATTTTTCCATTAAATTATTTTAACTTCAGTAATCTCTTGATGTTCTGTATCTTCGTAATATTGTGAATGTGATATAGTTACTTTCTTTTCTTCTAAATTTATTGTTACTGTTCCATCAGCACCTTCGTTATTTTCCCAACCACCAAAAAATAAATCAATAATTTCGTATGCAATATTTAAAACATCGTCGTTATATGATAAACTACTATCTATTTCACCACTATCTCCGTAACCATTATATGGGAATTCAAAAAAAGTTTCTCCATTATGTTTATTAATTAACTCTTGAATGTATTCATCACTTTTTAATTTTGTATATACACGGTCTTGATTAGCAGCATACCATGGTAATGGTTGGTTAAAAATTTCATCAAATGTTTTATTTTGATAAAAATCTTCAGACTTTTTTACATATGCATCAAATCCTAATGTAAAAATTTTTGTTTGTGGGTTATATGTTAAATATATACTACCGTTTCTTGCATATTCATCATCTAAATAATCATAAAAATTATCTTCATTTTGTTTAACAATATTATCTGCAAGCTCGCACATGATATCATAACCAGGATCTTCAGGTGCCAACTCATCTTTTCTTTCCCATCCATGACTTATATTTGGTGTTGGTCCATCTAAGCTCTCCATCCCATCATCATAATATATGTAACTAGTCCAACTAACACCATTATCCCCTAAAACAGCGTTTAAATATAAATTATATTTATCAAATATTTTTTTTTGTTCTTCGTTTAGTTTTATTTGTTCCATATATTAACCAATTTTTTTTATTCGTTCTATTTCATCATCAGTTATTTCAGTGTCATGTACATCGGTATCAAAATTATTTCCTTCGTAATAATAGTACTCATCAGTATTATTTAGTTGATATAACATATCAGAATCAACAGGATAATAACTATCAATTATTGATGAGTAATAATTAGTTTGATACCTTCTTTCTGTTTCTGAATGTATAACCTCATATTTACCTAATGTCGGTTTCACTATTGGTTCTGTTTCATAGTCAGGATTAAGGTTCCATAATTGAATAAAAAAAGATCTATCTGTATAAGTTTTTAATTCAATACCAAAATACCCACAAATACTATTTATTTCTTGCTCACAATCAATATCAAATGGTTCATAATCAAAATCGCAATCTCCGTCATCTTGTCGTTTATGCATTTCTTGAAGTATCATTTTTAAAACGTTATCAGGAAGTGTGCTATAATCCATAAGTTTTTTTAATTATAAATATATCTTAATTACTTTTAGTCTTCAAACTCTAACTTTTGAGTTCGTGTTGCCCATAAAGGTCTTTGTTTATTTTCTATAATTAAGAACCATTCTCTTGCTGTTGGTATATATCCATCACAATCTTCTTTTACATGTTGCTCTCCAACATATCGAGTATAAACAGTTTTACCGTCACTATTTTTAAATTCAGCACCAAACCTTTGTTCCATCTCAAAAATACCTTCTGAGTGGTGTCTCCACATCCTGTGAAAGGAATGTCCGTACCATCCCTTAGTTTCGTCCATCCAGTTATGAAGGTGGATATAATCTTCCCAAATTCCTCCAAACTTTTTGGCAGAACTTTTTGCATGTAATATTGGGTGAGCCATAATATTTTTTGATTTAATTATAAGTTTTTTTCATCGGAAGGTAAATTAACATATTCTTCTTCACCATAAAAAGTTAGATATATTGATATTGGAAAATCTTTTAACTTGTCTTCGTAGATTGCACTTTCTAATGTTTGTATATACCATTCACGATCATCGTAATTGTTTTCAACCCAATCGTAGTAATAGTCATCACCGTCTCTTTGTATGTCACTTATTATAACGTTAATACCCGCAACGGTTCTATCACCTTCACCTAAAACTTTACCAACTTCCATATAATATTTGAAGGTGTACTTTTCATAAACCGACTCGTCGTCATTCCAACTATTCACCTCGTCTTCAAAAGAAGTTTCATGTTCTTGGTTTTCGTAAAGTTTTTTAAGTATGTTTTTTATTTTTAAGTTTTCTTCTATCATGATTATTTTTTTGGCATTATAAAATTTAAAAAGTGTCTAATTGTTTTAATTATTCTTTGTCTATTTTTATCTAAATAATTAGTGTTGTACACTCCTAAATCAGCTATTTCATTCTCCTCTAACATATTAATGATTTTTCTTTCCATATCTTTTCTACTACTAAAAGAATTAAATCCGTAACCTGGTAAATCACTGAATGAAATCTCTATAACATTAATTGGATATTCGTCGTCACCAATTTGCCTTTCTTTTTTTTCCGCCCTTCTTAATAGAAAATTCATAAGTTTTCTATCAATTTCTTCATGTTTGTTTGTAATGTCTTCTTTGTCAGACTCAAATAAAAAAATTCTTTCCATAATCATAAATACCTATTCGTTTAGTATTGGGAATTCATCAACTAATTCATTAAACGCAAAGTTAACTGGAATATTTTCTTCTAATAGGATATTGAAGAAATCTTTTGATTTTTTTTCTGTGATAATGTCAAAAAAAAGTTTAGCTAGTTCTGATTGAAAATCTTTATGGTGATATGGTAACCCGGTTATTTCTTCTATTTTACCCCAAACCAACGTAATCTTTACTCTACCAACTCTACCGATATCTATGTAGTTTCTTTTACTATAAGTTTCGTTAGAATCATGTAACATAATTTGTTTATGTTTAGGATCATAAGTTATTTCATAAAAATTCCTGACATAATCTCTTATTGCGTTTTTTATTGCCATATAAGATAAATATGTTTTTTACTTTTTGAAGTTTAATAACGTCTCAACCTCTTGATTTTTTGTTTCTACGATTGGCGCCCACTCCCCTTTATATGTTATACCTCTTACAGGTTTATTATCAATCCACACGTATTCTTCATCGTCCATACATCTTGGTTTGTCAGTGATTAGATCGTGAAATTTAAACCCATGTTTCCATAACCAAGCAAGGGTTAATCCTTTATCTTTATATTCTCTTGCGGTAAAGAAAACTATTTTATTACCTTCATCATAAAGTTTATTAATTTCTTCTTTGGAACCTTCGTATGGTTTTGCCTCCTTATATAAATGACTGTCTTCATTTTTTATATCGTCACAGACTGTCCCGTCAATATCAATCAAATAAACTCTTTTTTTCATATACCTAAATTGTTTTTATAGTTCATATCCAAAATATAAGTTTTTAAGTTTTTAACTAAAGATTCGGCATCACTTTTTTCATACATTCCAGGATATCTTTCCGCAAGTTGATTTGTTTCTTCCATATCACGACAACTATGTAGTATATCCTGTAACATAGATTTTAACATATGTTCTTTATCATAGTTGTCCTGAATGTTTTTTTCAAATACTTGCCCTTCAAGTTCTTGAGTATATTCAATAAGTTCTTGGACTTCAGGTTTTTCAAGAAGATCAGGTCGTCTACGAAATAGTTGTTTTATGTTTTTCACGTTAAATAATTTAATATTTTTTCTTTTACACCTGATTGTTTAATACCTTCGTTTGATTTTGGTGTCAACACAAAATTATCAATTGCCCACTCATCTTTCCATGGCTCACCAATCTTACCCATATTTAAATCATCTATAGAAACCCAATGAGTAATCTCAGGGTGATCGTGAAGATATTGTTTAATTTCAATAGTTCGTAATTGTTCTGACTCCCATCGTGGTGACCACATAAATAAATTACCATGAACCGTACAATTCTGTATGTTTGGTGTTAACTCAATCGGTCGTTTGATAATACCTTGACTTTCGTAATAATCACCAAGTTCTTCAAGTGTTGCATATAATTTCCAATCTGAACTTACAACAATTTCAGCTCCCGTTTCTTCAAGTATCTCATTAAGAACTTTAACCGCCTTTGTGTCAAAATCATCAAAACGATATTCAACAGGGGCATCTTTTTTTTCCTTACTACTGTCAGGATTTTCACTTCGGTATTTTGCCCATTTTTTTGTTCGTCCACCCCAATTATTGGAAAGACATATAACTCCGTCGTTGTCTAAAAATATAACTTTCATAGTACAAATATAATAAAACTTTTTTAAACAAACAACCCCCCAATATTTCTACTGAGGGGTTTATATGATTTGGTTCAAGTTATTAAAAAAGCTCAAATTTTAAGAGTTTTAAGGTTTAATAAAATGACTTTTGAGTGTTTGAATTTTCTGTTAAAATTAGGACATTACTTAATCACAATCAATTATCAACTATACAGTTTTCTATGTAGAACAAGCCATACTTTTTAACACTATCTTCAAATCATATTATATTGTAGTTGTTGCGTTAAACACATCCAACTCATCTTGAATTTTTTCTACTTTCTCTTCTAACACTTTTACCATTTCATTTCTTACAACTAAAGATATTTCTGAAGTTAAAACTATTTCACTTTCAAGACGGTATCTATCTCTATTTGATTTACCTTCGGTGCAATCCATTTTTTTAAGGGAGGCAATTAAAGATTTTGTTTCTGACATTTCAAAAATCTTATTTAACACGGGTGTGTTTGCTATATGGATTTTAGTTTTTAAAGTCGCTAATTCGTCCATATCAAGTGATATTCTATCATATAGTGTTGCTGGACTATATGGTCTTTTATTACCAACTTCAACTGAGTTGTATTGTTGCATCAACTTAGTATTTTCAGTAATACTTTTGATTAACTTGTTTTTTTGTTTAAGTGCTTGTTTGATATTCATAATGTTAAGTATATAATTTATTTTTTAATATGTCAATTAATATTTAATAACTTTTACACACCAAGGATTAAAAAAGTTATCTGTATCGCATTTTTTTATTTCATGGTAATATGCGTCGTAATATAAATCACCATTTTTGATTTTACCAAACATGGATGGTTTATACATTTCACCACCTATTTCTATCACATCATTTAAATCTGAATGTACTTGACATAATGTTGTATACCAACCTTTTTTATTTACAAGTTTTCCCTCTTTTCCACACAACTCACAAGTTATGGAACTTTCATTGGTATATTCAGAAATAACTTCAAAACCTTTTTTAGGTAACTCGTTGGTATAAAATCTTAGTGTTCCAAATTTCTCTTTAACCTGTATAATTTGTTTGTCCCATCCAAGTTTAATTAAATCCTTAATAAGGTTTTCTATAATACCTAACCAACCGTTACCAACAGAAAAATAACCTCTACTTAAAATTGGTTTCTCGCCAATTCTGTAACCGTTTTCTAATCCATTTATAGATGCTAAAAAATCTTCAAATTCAGCATCAGTTTTATAATTTTGATTCATTTTGTTTTTTTTTCTCCATTTTAATCATAGTTAAAGCATTAAACAATGTGTAATAAGAATCCCAAAAACCACCTCTGTCGTCAAGGAATATATTGGCATATATCTTACCATTTATACCATATGGTTTATCCCACTCCGGATGCATTTTATTAACTCCGTGTACAACAATTCCAAGTTCTTCCACTTGTTGTTTTGCCTTTTCTAATTGGTATTCACTTCTTGCGGTATTAATTAAAAATATAATACCTTCTTTTTGACACTCTAAAATCAAATCAACCATTTTTTTACAGTTGTCTTTAATTTCCTCATTGTAAGGAATAATAGTGTCGTCAAGATCACAACCAATGATAATCTTACCGTTTTTTAACCATTCGGTTGTCAATCTATTTACGTAAAAATTTGCGTGGTGTCTCATTTAATCAATTCTAATAACGTCCATAATTCTTAATTGTGCTAGTAACGCACAACCCCAACCCATAGCAGCAACCCAGTTTTCTGAGTAAATACACATCCCGGTATTAAGGAGGTAAAGTAATGCCAAAGGTATTTCATATTTTCTATTCATAACAATTTTCTTCTTTTATTATTTTTATTTCACCCATTGTTCTTGAGTAATACTCTTCTAAATCGTAACCACTTTTACCACATTCGCAAACTTGCATATCCCATCTTTTATTAGATTGTGATTCGTGTTGTTTGTTACAACTTAAACATTCCCAAGTAACTTTTTTATATTTTCCCATCTTTATTAATTAAAATAACCACCTGTCATTAATAATGTAAAATAAATTCCAACACTAATAAGTGTAACCCAAAAACTGTAATTCCCTGTTCTTTCTTTTCCGTGATAGTGTGCCCCAAATAGTAAGTTAAGGGTTAATAACACTAACATTATTATTTGACTTGTTCCCATATTTTTTTTTATTTTTAATTTATTTTCCAAATCCTACTTTACCACCACCCTTAATTGTTGGTGCCTTTTTTAATCCCTCCAAGTTATCGATAGTCTCCTCAAAACTTCTACCCATAACAATAACCGAAATTACAACTTCTTTCAAATGTGACAATGACATTCCCTCAGTTTTTTTAATCCACTCTTCAATGTTGATGTTTTTTAAATCATCCTCATTTAATTTATGTTCAATGTATGCTCTTCTGATATCATCGTTGGGTAACTCAACTTTATATCGTCTGTCAAAACGAGAAGGTCTATTTGTTATTCGTTCTTGTAATTTTTCAGGGTAGTTGGTTGTTGCTATATAAACAACCCCCTCAATTTGTTTAACACCATCAAGAATGTTTAATAGTCTTGCCGTCTGATATCTATTTTCGCCAGCAAGTGAATCAATATCCTCCAATAGAACAACTAACGGTCTGTTTGGTTCAACCTTTCTGAATGTTGCAATGAATGATGTAAATCTATCAACGTCTTCCTCATCTTTAACATTTATAACAATACCGTCTTTCTCAATTAACTGCTGAGAAATTAATTGTATAATTCCTGATTTTCCACATCCTGGTTCACCATACATCAGGATTCCTCGTTTGTGTATGTAATTGTATTTTTTATAATTTTCAGCCCTATTCCAAAAGTTATCAATATCTTTTAAAATGTCGGTAATCTCATAAGATGGTAGATGATACAACTCGTCTGTCTTGAATGGTTGTTTTTTCAAAGTATGTGTTTGTAAATTTCCATTCCAACCAATTTCATAAACACCGGCAGGGACTTTAGGTACTGTAACGTAAGCCGGAGCATATTCATCATTTTTTAAGTTACTCCAACAAGAAGGAACATCAACATCTTTTTTTTCTTCGTTGTTTGGAATATTTATTTTTTTACGGATGATTGGTTCTTCTTCCTCAGAATAACCTGTATATTCAATAGCCTCATCAATATATTCTTCGCTCATGTTATTTCTTTTTAAAATTTTTTTTAATTCTTCTTTCCATTCCATTTTTCAATTTTTTCCCAATCGTCTTTTTTTACAGCAACTCTTACACCATCAATGGTAAAGAATACCTCATTAGGAAAAACCATAGGATCTTCTATTTTTTCAGGGTTTATTTTTATAGAATTATAATAAACCCCCTCATTTGCAAATCTAACTAATACTTCAATCTTTTCCATTTTTATTATTAAATGCTGACATTATCATACCATATTCTAAAACTATCAAAATAACTCTACCCCATATACTGGTTAATAACCACCAATTAAACGGATTTAAATCAAAATAAATTAAAGAGAATATAGAATACCAAACAAAATTAAAAACAATTAATTCTGTGATTTTTAAACCTAAAGGTTTTTCTTTTTTATCTAAGGACATAACTATGAATAATAATTAACACTTCTTCAATTCTATCAGTTTTCATAACAATAGCTCGATCTTCTTTAACAACTATATCCATAATTCCAAGATCCTCTTTTAATCTATCGGATTGTATTTTAACTTCTTTTTTTGCGTCACCCTCATTTTTAAAGAACCCAAAATATGAGTCACAATTTCCTGTTTTGTCACATACTCCATAAATAATTTCTCTTGCTGGTTGTATCATAATTTTAATTTTTTATAAGTTTAATAAAAAAAGGTGACTCTATCAATGAGAGTCACCAACATTATTTTTTTCTCCGTATATTAAGTAGTCAGGGTTTATTACTTTAGATACTTTTCTACGATCACCAGTTACAGATTTCACAACTATACCTTCATGTGGTACTTTACCCCCTTCTATGTTGTTATTAAACACAAAAGTATCTTGTATCTCTTTAACCCATATACCTTTGTATAGTAACTCAACTTGTGGTAATTGTAGACAATCAAAGTGTACTGTTTCATTTATGTATGGTTGGTACACTCCATCAACTTCAACATCAAATCCTGCGAATTTAACATCGGTCAAACCGTACTCATAGTTTTTTTGTATACCAGCCCCGTATATCTCGCCGTATATAACAACACCTTCATTTAAGTCAGTTGGTTCGTAAGTATCTTTTACGTGATCCCACAACTTACCTCTTATGTCGTAAGTGTTCGCCACAGTTTTCCATACATCAGTATCGTAAAACCCTTGTGAATCAGAACCCTTCTCAACGTTATGAGAACCATAAACATATTCAAATGCTGCCCATTGATTTCCAAAGAACATTTTAACACGATCCCATATAGATAGTTTTTTCTTTCTAACTATACCGTAACGAGCATTAGTTCCATGAAGTTTACGAGTTATAACAACTTCATCTTCCTCACTGAACATATCAGGTACGTTCTTTTGGTTAGGGAACTTGTAGTAAACTTTGAAGTTAGGGTTTTGGTGGTATTTTATTTTACGTCCACCAACACTTAACTGAACGGTTTTAACTGGTGGTTCGTATTTAGTTATACCAAGTATTCCCATCATATCATCACCTTCATTAACGTTGTTCTCCAATGATTTTGGTGCCAAGTATTTGAATGGTATTAATAAACATTCAGAGTAAACACCTCGAAGTTTAACGGTACGAACTCTTTGTCCTTTACGAAGGTAGTTAGTTACTTCCATCAAGTCAGATAAAGCTTGTGGTATTACCGCATCAGTAGTTGCAACAACAACCTTATCGTCTACTTTGTATTCGCCTTTCTTGGTTATGGCGTTCCACCCACCAACAGTAACTAACTCTATGTTATCGGCGTTTGGTATTTCAGATATAGAACCTATCTTACCAACATATGCAACACTATTTAAATTTTCCATTTTTATATATTTTCAAATTCTTTTTTTACTGAATCTATTTCTTCTTTCAATCTTTCAAGTTCTTTAGATATCATTTCTTTAATAGCACCTTTGTTATAAAGACTAACCTCATCTTTTCTTGGAAAAGACCCCCCTATTGAGTATCCAATTGTTACACCTAAAGAACAAGATTTTAACGCAGATTCTAATTTATACTTCTGTCTTTCCAACCTATCAAGTTCTTCTTTAATTTTTTTTGCTTGTTCAAATTTTTCTAATTCCATCAATCTTTCATTTTTAAACCCGGTGTTAATAATAAAGCCCAAAGACAATTACCATTTTGAGTAACGTACACTGCGGCTCCTATCAATCCGAAGAAACCTAAATAAATTAAACTAATTCCTAAATATTTCATACCACAAATATATAAATAATTTTTCTATTCGTCACTATCTTCTTCAAGATAATTTATTTTCATAGATCTTGGTTCAGTAAAGTCCCACTTCTTACTTTCAAACTCTGTGATCCATTCACTAACATCTTCTCTTGTCCAATGTGGAGCAAAAGAAGGACGATACTTAAATGGTAAATTTTTACTTTCATCCCACTCATCAAGTCGTTTTGTTACATCTTCAATAAGGTTTTTAGTCTTAGTGTGTTTAATCCACTCTCTGTAATCATCCTCGGATTTAATAAACATAACATCACCATAATTATAAAACTCCATTTCAGGAAATTCTAAATTAGGGTTGTTGGTATAAACATCAACAATACCATTGTCACCGTAATATGAATCACAAAGTTCTTTTAAACCATATATACTACTTGGTCTTTCTTCCCAAACACTACCGAACTGACGAACAGAACAGATATACAAATACCCATCTTCATAAGAATTTATTTTATATTCAATTTTATTTCGTAGTGAAATAAGTTCGTCCATTGTTAGTTTTTCTAAATTCATATTGTTCGTGTACTGTTTGCGTTTTAAATTAATCTCATTTTTTCAACTATTTCTTCAGGTGTTTCTTTAACTTCAGATACCGAACCATTATGCCCTACTTTAGTGAGTTTTTCAATGATTGGTTTACCTTCATAATATTTGTCCCCCATTTGTCTTTCATAGAAGTAATCAATTTTATCAATATTGATGTAAATCGGTTCATCGTTTTTATATGATGTTAATTTAATTAGTTTCATATTACAAAGATAAATGTTTTTTTGCGTTTTCTAAAAATTTCTCAATATTTTCTTTTCCTGCAGGATTTGCCGAATGAACCAAATATTTTGGTAATGGTACGTTCTTGTTTACACAATACTCAACAAGGAACTTTGCACAATCAAGTCCAGTTTTTTCCATAGAACCAAATTTCATATTCATTTCATCTTCAGACATACCTTCATAATCTTCAGGTTTAAAGTCATAGTGAAAATCAGCCAAGTCGTGATCAAAAGATACAAACTCAGGAACACCATTATCTTCAATGTATTTGACAAACTCATCGTGGTTTGTTACTATATCCCAATCATTCTCCCAATAAAATTTATTGAATGATGACGGTATTAATCTTATTGCGTCTTTTGGAATTCTGAAGTCATCCAAAAATAATTTATTATTTTTCATTTGTATATTTTCTTAATAGTTTGAATATCTCTGTAATATCTGTAAATTCAGATGGTGGACTATCGTTTCTACCAGGAAGAAAGATTATTGTAAATCCGTGATTTCCTTCAAATCTTTCAGTCACTCTTTTACCGCAGATTTCAGTAATATAAACCCAAGGAAAGTTCCCTGATAGTTTTACATCAATTCCAATTTTTTTCAATCTTTCTACAAATACTGTGATTTTATCTCCAGTTAGTTTTGTACTTGTTTCTGTTTCCATTTCTGTATATGTTCCAAATTTAGTTTCTTTTATTTTCATACTAGAATTTTTCCATTCTTTCCAAACATCAAAGTCTTTAAGTTTTTCTAAAAACTCATTATCCATTTCTTTGGCTTGTTCAATTACTTCATAGATACATTTTCCTTCATTCTCTATTTGGTCATATAACCATTCTACTGCTGTCTGTTTTACTTCCATAACATTCTAATTTTTTATTTTTAACATTCCACAAATCTTTTTTTCCTTCAGTCATATGACAATTGTGTTTCTTACCGGTTCTCTCAGCAAAATCAACAATAGTATCGTTGTGACGATTACGAATGAAGTGCGGACATTCTTTACAAGGTTTTTTCACCTAACAAAGGTAAGAAATGTTTTTTAATAAAACAAATTATTTTTTAATTGGTACAGTATCAACAATTTCAAGTGTTACAGGTATTACTCCTCTTTTTAGGAAATCCATTTGTTTGGCAGTACCATAGGATAAATCAATAATATGACTTGATGACTTTGGTAATCTGTCATTAATTTTAACGTATCTAACAGAGTCATTTATAAGGTTTGTTACTTTCACTACGGTTCCAAACTTGAATGTTTTGTGTGCTGCGGTTAGACTATCTTTATGGAATCTTTCTCCTGATGCTGTTAATCTACCTGTGTAGTTTTTACCGTAATATGTTGCGGTTCCTTTATGTACTTTAATAGGGTTAATAAAAGATAGTGTCAGTATTGATATAAGTAATAATATTTTTTCCATACCATTAAAATAAAAAATCCTTTACAAAAAGTAAAGGATCTCATATTAACGTTTGAATTTAAACTCAGTCTCTATTTTTCTTCTTCCGTATTTTTTCTCCATTATCTTTTGGTGTAGATCCCAATTAATTATAGATTCGTTTGTTTGCTCTTTTTCATCAGGAATAAGTGAATATATTTTACCAAGTCTTTTAATTAATTTTGTTGCAACATAATTAAATCTTTCACATTCATCAACAAAAAATTGATCCTCTTTCTTTTGGTATCTAGCAAGGTGACTTAAAAACTTGTGTCTGACTTTTTCAAATTCTTTGTCATCTTCATTATTTTTTACCATATGCCCCATACCTAACATTCTCATAAATCCTGCCATTCTACTATTACCATCCTCTGTCATTCTATCAAAAACATCTCTTTTAGCACTTATTAAATTAATGTAAACCAAATCCATAATTTCTTTTATTTTTTGCTCTTCAGTCATATCTTCATATGGTGCACCCGCATGTTCTAATAAAGCATCAATACGATCCATTTGTTCGTATAGTTTTTCAATTAAATTAGAATAACTAAAATCTCTAATTTGTTTTAATTCTTTAACAACTTTATCGTTTTCAAAAAATTCTCTAAATTTTTCTTTTGTGATACCAGTTAATTTCATTCTTGTTGCTATTTCAGTTGGTCTAACAAGGTTTTCAACATGTTGAATGAAATAACTATATCTCATAAAATCATTGATGACTGGAATTCCAAAGTTTAGTCCTTGACTTGCATAAGCTTGGTAATCAGCGTCTTTTCCTATCAAATCAGTTTCTTTTTTTTGTTTATCAAACTTATGTTTAATTTCATGAGCGATTACAGATATCATATCAACCTTATCTTTAGTGAAACAATTGTAAACATCTTGCGAATCCCAATTATCACCATTTGATGCAAAATTAATAGATAACTCAATAATATTGTCTAATTTATGAACCTTCATTAAAATTTTTCTATCGAATTTAAATTCATTTGCAACACCAGCAGAAATCATTTCTAATGGACCATCATAATCATCCATTTCATGAATTTCAACTCGTAACTCTAACTCGTTTATTGTATAATCAGATATTATTAAATCTAAATCATCTTCAGTAAATGTTTGTATTGTCTTGTAATCCACCATACCTTTTAATAGGTTTGCAACGATTTCGTATAGTTCTTCAGCCGATTCAATAATTCCTTCAGGGACACCAACGGCTTCACTTAATAGATTTTTCACTATTAAATTCATTTGTTTTTCTGTAATAATAATTTTTGCCATACATATAAATATATTGGGGTTTGGTTTATCCCACAACCCCAACTAAATTGTCTAAATGGTGATCATTAATCATATCTGAAGCAACCATTCTTTTATCCATTATTTTAATAATTTCAGAAATACTGTAAGGATCCAATCCATTACCGTCTACTCCAACATCCATTTTTTTACCGTTACCAAATTTACGGTTTTCAGGTAAGTGAACGTGTCCGTGAAGATGAATAACACCTTTGTTCATACCATTCCAACTTTGAAGTGGGTAGTGGCATAAAACAAAATCTTTTCCCTCAATGTTTACTTCCAAGTAGTGTTGTACACTTAAAAATCTTCCTTGAACGTAATCACGATTATTTTCAATGTGGTGATCGTGGTTTCCAAGTATTAAATGAATGTTATGACAAACAAGTCTTTCAAGAAAAATTCCAATGTTATCGAATCCACCGAATGAAACATCACCCAACATAATAAGTGTATCGTCTTGCCCAACAAGATTATTAATACCATCAACAAGTCTTTCATTCATTTGTTCAATAGTTTGAAAATCCCTTGTTGATTCAACAGGTACTTCACCATCTTGTGTTCTCCAATTGGTTGCTCCTCTTACAATATTTTTATGTCCAAAGTGCGTGTCTGATGTTATCCACACTTTTCCTGACGTTAATAATTTTTTAAAACTCATAACTTTATTTCAAATCTTTGACACATTTGTTCTATTTTATCTTCCGGCACACCGTGTGTATTTTTACCACCGTGTCTATTTTCGACAACAACTGAAAAAACAGTATACCCATATTCTTTTGCCATATCAAAATATGGTTTCATTTCCCATTCTTGTGTTGATGTATTTGAAACCACAATCTTTGGATATTCTAAAATCATATCGGATTTTACAAACCCCTGACACCATTGATGAGCATTTTTGATTTTAGTTGAATCAAATTGGTAGTTACCGTCCACGTCAATGAAGAACATATCAGCTTCGTAGTGTTGCCCACCCAATGTTTTAGCAAATGTAGATTTACCACTTCCCGGTATTCCTCTTACTATGTATAAAACTTTTTCCATATTACAAATATACAATTATTGTTTTAATCTATCAAACTATTTATAATATTATTATGGAACATCTGATTAGAAAAATATTATTGCAGGAAACTTTTGGTAGAGATCGTTGGGATGCTGAGTATTCGGATGAATATCCAAAATATAAAAATATGTTAACAACAGCAATTAAAATGGATATAACGGCATCAGGTAAAAGTGAAACTTCAATCATGCTTGGTGACTCAAATGGAAATATTTTAATTCATTTTAAAATTGGTAGTAAAACTCTTTATTATGACTATAATTGGTCAGAAGACATTGAAAAGTTAATGCCTTGGCATATTTATGTTAGGCATTTTAAATACGCATTGGCTGATTATTTTATCAGTATATTTCCTGACGTATTAATAAAAGATGTGACAGGAGCACATATTACATCATACTAACTATGAAAATAATTTTAACAGAAGAACAATACAAATACATACTTGTTGAAAGTACTTTAAAAGACACGTTAAATGATTTAAAAATAAACTCAGGTGTTTTATTTACCTTTGGTACTGGTATAGGCGCGTTCATTAATCCAGTTGAAAGATTACTTTCAGGTTCAGGATTCTCAATGGATGAGAAAGATATTATATTACTAATCATAACATCATTTGCACTTATTATAAAAGACTCTGAGGGGTCAACATTATTAGAAAAAGTTAGAGAAAAGGGTTTAATGCCGGCACTTAAGGGTGTTATAAACTTTGTTACAAACGTAAAAGATGTTTTAAACGCAATTTCAAAGAATCTGATTGGCGTAACGTATTCTTTATTAGATATATTAGGTTTCACACTTCTTTTAAACCCAACAATGAAAATCATAGATGAGGTGATTAAAGATAACAATATCGGTTTAGATAATACCGAACGACTCTTGTCAGGAGCAGCATTAGCAACAACCGTTTATTCACTTAAAAGTGTGTTTGGTAAACTTAAAGATAAGTTTAAAAAAAATGTAAATGAGGATATTGAACCTTCTGATGAAGCAATAAAAAACATTTGTGATTCAGAAAAGTTTTGTAATGCTCAAGGTAAAATAACATTCGGACAACTAAAGGCGTTAGTTGAAAACGCATCAACAAATAGATTAATACAACATGTTGGTGAGGGTGGATTTAAGGCAACTCTTAGATTACTTCCTTGGTTTTTACCACAACTGGCAATCGCAGGATTTGTTACCTCATCAATAAGAGCGGTTAATAAAATATTAAGACCAACATTAGAGGAAACAGAAAACTACAAAACTTGGTGGGGTAAGGTTATTTTAAAATCGTTTAATCTATCTGAAGGTGAGCTTGGTTTATCGGATCCCTTATCAAGAGTATTTTTTATATCGGACGGTTTAATGACGATGTTAAATGATAGATATAAAGTTAAGTTTGCAAAATATATTGCAGAAATTGCAAGTGAAATGCCTGATGATGAACCTGTTCCTGAATTTTTTGTTGAAAATGAATTAAGACATTGGTTAAACGATAAGTTCTTACTAAATCCACCTTTACAACCAAAATCATTTAAGGAAGTCCCTAATGCTGACGAATCTTTAAATGAAAACTATGTTAGATTCACAGAAGATAATACGTCAGATTTAATTGAAGACTTAATGTCTATGGGATTTGATAGAGAAACTTCAATACATGAATTTAATGAACTAGTTTCAATTTATGAGAACTTACCAAATACTATGGTTTTGTATCGTTTGGTTTTTTCGGACAGTCAAGAAGAGATAGATACTCAGTACCCAGGTTACCACTATACCAGAAAGAAAAAAGATTTATTAGATAATCATTATTTTCAAAGTTATAGAGACTCAAGTACAGGTGAAAACCCATATATTATTAAAGTTAGAATACAAAAACAAATGATTGATTTTTACGAATCAATAAAGAATAACATCCTTTATCCGGGTGAAAAAGAAATAACATTAAAGGATAAGGGATTTGGCGCTAAAATAGTAGAAATAATGCCGGTTAATATTTAACCGACATTATCTACAAATTCTAACTCATTTGTTTCAGGATCCCAATCAACAGTCACCGGTTTGTTTCGGAACTCATATCGTCCGTTTAAGACCGCCGCATTTATGAAGTGAGTTGTTCCATCAAACACATATCCAAAACCTTCATGTATGTGACCACAAACGTGTATCTTTGGTTTTATTTCTTGTATCTTCATTAACAAGTCTTCACATCCAACGTTTAATCCGTCATATGGAACAAAATCCAATTTACCATGTGCTGGACCGTGAGTAACCAAGATATCAACATCAGTTGGTATTAAGTTCCACTTTTCCATAAGTTTTTCACCACGAGGAAGGTTGAACGCCCAATTATGGAACTCAGGTTGCCATGGGCTTCCCCATATTTTAACAAGGTTATCGTATTCTTCACCAACCAACATCCAATCGTCTTGAAGATAATCTATGGTTTTGTATCCTGTAAGTAATCCTTTAACTTTTTCATGATCGTCTTGGAATCCAAAGTCGTGATTACCACATATGAACACTTTTGTATCGTAATTATCTATTTTGTCGTACCACTTAGCAAAGTTTTCTATTTCATTTATGTAACCTCGACTAGTTAAATCACCCGCATGTATTAAGATATCACCACCAGGTAAAAAACCATCCAATTTATTATGTTTGGTATGAGTGTCGCTTATAAATGTGATTCTTTTTTTCATAATACAAATATAATATTATTTTCTTAATATGTTACGTAATGTTTTTGTTTTTTCATTATAAAATTTATAAATAAAGTTTACCATATCAAAACACTCCAATTTATTTTCCCACTTTAATTTAAAGTTATCAAACATTTTTACAGAAGTTGTTAGTTGTCCTTCTGTTTGTGACGATTTTAAAACTTTTAAGATAAAGTCGAATTGATTTGATGCTGTCATTTTATAGGTTTTTAATTACTCCTACAAATATAATAAATTATTTTGAATTATTTTCAATTAGTTCTAAAATTCTTTTTCTTCCTTTTTCACCAATAGGGATTGGGTGTCCTTCTTCATCAATATGGACAAACTTTATATGTGTTTTTAAAACAACTACTTGTTTACCTGTATATACGTTATGTGCTCTCGCCTCCATATATAAAGTAACGGAACTATTTCCCACTTCTGCAGGTTTACCGTATATTTTTAATAATTGTCCTTCTCTTGCTGGTTTTTCAAAATTACACTTATCAATTGAAACGGTAACCATTCTTGGTGTATCACAAAGTTGCATAGCGTACCCAGCAGCGGAAGCATCTATCCACGCAAGTAACTTTCCACCAAAAAGATTACCGTGAAAACCTAAGTCCGATTTTTTAATCGGGTGTGAGTTTAATTGTTCCATCATTTTAATTTATTTTAAATTTATATCCAAATAAAACTGAAAACATAATAATACTCCCATGACATATACACATTTATCCTCATATGATATAGTTAAACCTAAACCAAAACCAGGAAAAAAATTACCAATAAAGTTTATTCTATTTTTATCCATCATTTATACTTTTATCCATTTATTGTCACTATCTAAAACAAAAGAACCAATGTGTTCGTATTTCCATTCATTAGGACCAATTAATGATAAGAAAGTTTCTTTATTTTTTCCATAGTATAAATGATATATTTCACCAACAACAGGTTCAAAATTAAACTTAGATTTATAAATTATATCATTCCAAAGATGTTCTTCTAACAGTTTTTCGTATTCACTTTTTAATTCTAAAAAACGTTTTTCAAATTGTTTATTAAGTTTATGAACTTTAGATAACTTCCAAGAATGAACATCATCCACTTTAATTGCGGGAGCACCAATATTAGAACCATAGGGTAATAAACTTGGATTGTCGGCTACGTTATCCGGTTTTTTCATTAATACCTATCAATTTGATTTTTAATTTTTTCTAATATTTCTTTGTTTGAGACATCGGTTAATACTTCTTCCAATAATTCTTTAATGTCTTTCTTAGATCTTTCTTTTGCCTTTCTTGTAGTCTTTAACTCAACTTCATATAAGTAATAAGCAACTTCGTCAACGGTTTTTAATTTTTGAATGTACTTTTCAATTCTTTGATCAAGTTTTCTACTACCATACACATCAAGTAGTTCAGGAAAAGATTTGTATAACTCATCCAATCTACCCTTTAGGTATTGTATTTCTCCGTATTTTAAAATATCTTCTTTTGTCATATTAACTTATAATTTTAATTTCACTTTCAGTTTCAATTACCACTCTTGCGCCACAACTAAGAATTGGTTTTTTATCTCCACTACCACAATACTTTATCTTACTCGGGCCGAGTATTTCTACTTCATTACAGTACGTATTTGTTTTACCCTCTTTAATTGTAATAACAGGAAGATCCGTGTCCTTTGTTTTATTGGACCTAACGTGGTGTTGGTTAACGTGGATTCTTTTTATCCCCATCCTCTACCCGATTGTGACATCGCATTTATTCTTTGTTGTTCTAACCAACCTAAAAATTTAAATAGTTTTTTCATCTTTTTAACGGTTCTTTTTTAAAAAAATATCCTGAAATATCCATATATCTCATCACTTCTTTATCGCCTTCAATGGTTGTTGTTCCATTTCCAGCCTTTAACATTATTATTTTATAACCAAAACAATTTGACAACCATTTGATAAATTTTACGTGTATTCTTTTCATATTAATCAGTTACATCTGTCAGGTATTGTCCTGAGTTAAGTTTTACTTTATAACAACCTTCTTGGTTATCCATCTCATCCATCCAATTATCCCAATTTTTATCCAATAAGTCAACAAAGGAATCGTTATTACCTCTGTCTTTATATCTTTGGATATACTCGTCCTTGATGTCTCTATTTGGATATACTAACACATAAGGTATTCCTTTTTTAAGTAGAGCGTCTCTTACGTCTTTATGTGATGATACAAGGATCTTATCAACTTTAGGGTCTTGGATGTTTCTTTCAATATGATCAATGTAGTTTGCAGGAAAGTTTTTCTTATCAAACTTTGAACTATCGCTGTCCAATACGTTTTTATCTGTGGTGTTAAAATAAGTCGTTTTTCCTACACCAGGGAATGCTGAATATACTTTTGTTATCATTTAATATTATTTTTAATTTTATTTATATACCCTTCAAGTAATACGATCTTTCTTCTAATACCAATCTTATCCATATCAGATAACATTTTCAAATAATCGTTTAATTCGTCAAGTTGTGATTGTGGTTCAACTTCCTTTTGAATTTCAATATCCGGAAATGTGTTTTTAAGTGCGTTCTGTTGTCTGATTGGCATATCACCATCTGATAATTGTGGATCATCCCACGATGTGTCTCTTTCCATAGTGTTTTCTTTTATAAAGTTTTCTATCTCTTCTGTTGTTGCGGTAGCAATACCACCATTGTCTGTAAACCTTTTAATAAATTCATCTTTTAGGTGTTTTGGTATAACCTTTTGTTTCATAATTAGATTCATCTCACCGCCCAATACATATTTTTCCAAATAAAAAGCCATATAACTATCAGGTTCCATAGGTGTTCCTGTTAAATATGGTGGTTCTTTTCTATCAACACTTTTAGTTTTAAAAACACCTCTTACCATAATACCTCTCTCACCTTTTACTTTATATTCTTCAGGATTGTCCAATACGTCATCTAATAACTTATGAATATCATTTCTCAATGTTAATTCATCATTAGCTCCTGATACATCTTGAGCCATTTCAGGTGACCAAGTTAATACAATTTTTTTTGTTGGTTCAAATGTCATTGGATCATATAAAACTGGTGTGATTAATGCACCATTCTTAACCGGTGTATGTAATGAGTTTGGATCAAACATTTCAGGAGTAAAACTTAAATTATATAAGAAAACTTTCCCATCAAATTTTGTATTATCACCAAGTTTCATTGTTTGTGCGGAATATGTTTTTCCCTCAATTTCTTGTACCGGTATATCCATAAATTCAATTCCATCACATTCAGAAAATTCATCACATTTTAATAGTTCTTCTTTTAGTGGTTCCAATTTTAATTTTCCTAATTGATCGTTTGGATAAGACACATTTTCACCAAATATGTTAGTTAGTAATTCTTTTAGTTTCATATTTTAATCCCCATTTTTCACTTATCTCAGTGAATTTATCGTTTATTGTTTCTTCTTTAATTCCATTTAAAGATGAGAAATCTTTTTCAAATTGTAAACCGTGTTCCTTGTTTGCATCCATAATTTTTTGTCTAAGAATGGAAAGTTCGTTTGAGGTAAAGAATTCCGTACCATAGTCAACAATTCTAAGTTCCACAAGGATCTTATCATCAAAAGTTTTTATTTGGTGTGTCATAATTTTAATTATTTAATAGATAAACAACTGTAGCCCCTAATGCATATCCAATCGCTGACGCCATTGCCATTTTTATTCTTTCTGTCCATGTTTTTGATTCAACCATATATCCAACAAAAGGTAACCCTAAGAACGGACCCATTGATGCCCAAAATATCATATAGACACTCCTTTCAGCAACGGTAGCAATATACATTGTTGATGCCGTTTCTAAAATGAATGCTGCTAGACCTATGATAAAGTATTTTTTCATTAATTTGATAATGGTGCTTTAATTGATGGGTGTGATTGATAATTTTCAACAACAAAATCAGTATTTTCTAAATGATTAAATAAAGATATGTCTTCAGATAGTGATTTAAAAAACTCGTCTGTTTTCATAAACTTTAAAGTAGGTAATTGATAAGGTTCTCTTGTAATTTGTTGTCCAGCTTGTGTTAAATGGTTTTCATACAAATGAACATCACCCAAGTTACCAATTAATTCATCAGGAACCATATTAACTTCTTTTGCAATGATTTCTAATAACAAGCCGTAAGATGCAATGTTGAATGGTAAACCTAAGAATGTATCTACTGAACGTTGATTCCACATTAAAGAGATTGCTCGTTTGGGGATGTTTGCCTGATTTACATCTAATTCTGCCAAACTACATTCATACCAACCTGCATTATTTGTTTGGATTTTTTCTACACCGTATATTTCAACTCTTTCCTCCAAACTCAACTCTCTTGTATAAACTTGAAATCCATAATGACAAGGTGGAAGGACCATTTGGTCTAATTCACCAACATTCCAAGCTGAAACCATTAATCGTCTTGAGTCTGGGTTTGTTTTAAGGTCATTGATTAGGTTTGCGATTTGGTCTATGACCTTTTCCCCAACTAATGTATGTAGACCGTTGTGTCCTATTGTTACATTTTCACCAGTTCCCCACTTTCTCCACTGTTTACCATAAATAGGACCTAACTCACCCCACTTCTTAGCAAACTCATCATCTGTTTTAATTAATTCAATGAATCTTTCCATTGAAGTTTCTTCATCCGTGTAGTAAGTAAACCTTTTATACACGTCACCATTCCAAATATGACAATTGTTATCAACCAGGAACTTAATGTTTGTATCACCACGTAGAAACCATACTAATTCTGTTGTGATTGTTTTGAATGGCATTTTTTTAGTGGTAAGCAAAGGAAACCCATCTGACATCTTGTGTCGGATCTGTCTACCAAATACTGATCTGGTTCCCGTTCCTGTTCTATCATTTTTTTTAATACCATTTTGAATTATATCAAATAATAATTCTTGGTAATTTCTATCTAGTTGGTTCATAATGTTCTAATTGATTTTCGTTGAAGATGTGTAATAATCCGTATTCATCCATTTCTCCGATTACCCGTACTTCACCAGCAATAGTTTCAAATACACCTACAATTGTACAAGGAAATTTATAACCTTTTGGTTTGTGAGTCTTGTCCCCAACTTTAAATTTTGTTTCTGTTTGATTAATGATACCTTTGAGTCGTTTAATTTCCTCAATCACATCATCGCCCAATTCAATCTTGGACATCATTGTTAGATCAATTACTTGACCATATAACACATTAATTAACTCGTCTTTTGCTTGTTCTTTATTCATCTTTATTTTTATTTAATCTCCTTTCAATTATAGATTCAAGTTCTGTTATTATTTCTTCCTCAATGTCATCATCCAAGTTATACCACCAATCATCAAATCCATTTCTATCACATAATGAATCTACGATCTCTAAAACACATTTTTTGATTTCTCGTTTACTCATTTGTATATTGATGGTCTTGAACCATTAAGTTTCTGACTCAATAATGTTTCCTTGAAACACTTAATGAATTCTTCTTTTATGTCTTCAACAACGATATCGTTACCGTACACCATTACATCTTTCTTAACCCTGTCTTTCCAGTGATAATTTGTTGGGTAGTTGTATAAAAGGAAGTTCTCCATTTCCTCCATAGTAAAGGAAAGTTCTATTTTAATTTGTTTACTCATCTTTGTTTTATTTTACTATTTAATACCAATTCCCTCTCCGTCAATGTATGTTAACTTTACCGTTTCGCCATCACCTATAATTGTTAAAGTGGGATATTCATCATCTGGAACAGGATAGGTGGGTTTTATTTCATAACGATATTCATAACAAATTTTATCCACTTTATCAAGAAACTCTTTCATTTTATTTGTCATCTTCAGTTTTGTTTAATAACTCCCAACCTTCTTCCCATATTGGTGATCCGTACATATAAGGATGTTCAATAACATCTTCAAGAAATTCCTCAAGTTCTTTTATTCTATTATCCTTTTCTTCTTCCGTCATCTTTTAAAATATGATTTAATTTTCATCCAAACTATTTCAGGATAGTTCCATAACCACCAAAAAAATATATAAAATTTTCTCATCAGTCAATCATTTTATATGTTGTTGATTTAACTTTATTGTCTTCGTCAATTTGGTATCTATTTTTATGTCCTTCAATTACTTTTAGGGCATCTTCTTCATTACCATATTTTGCAGTAATTGTAGTTGATGCACCAAACGCTTCTCCAATCTTATGGATATTATACCAAACAAGTTCTTGTGTTTGTCTGAACATTCTTTTTTTTATTTCTAACTTACAAACTTGAGGTATGTAAACCCTTTGTCCACTATTTCTTTCTTCAATTTTGATTCTGTAGTAAGTCATATGTTATTCTTTTTCAATTTCTATTTCAGGTTTAACCTTTGGTTTACGTCCTCTTTTCTTAACTGGTTCTTCATTAACCTCATCTTCAATAACAATCGTTACAGGTTCAGGGAAAAACATATTCAACCCAACACCTAAATTCACTTCAATTTTTTTCATTTCCATATTTTTTTCTTAAGTATTCTGCCCACGCAGCTTGTTTCCTACCATTAACGAAGAACCATCCAAAGTTCATCTCAAACCATTTTACAATTCTTTTCATACTATTTTAAAACATTAAACCGATTAATAACCCAACACCAAATCCTGACATAAAAATTGATACCAATGCGATAACTAAATATTTTCTAATTGATTTAAAATCAAAAGGTAATTGGTTTGTTGGGGGTTGAAAACTCTTCATCATTTTATCCAAATTCTTCATCATGTTTGGATCGAACATATTGTAATTCATACTAATTATTTTTTATTAGAAATTTAAACATTTTGGTAGATATAGTAAAGTGGGGTTCTTCTTTTGTATATCAATATCAGGAAATTTTTCTTTAAAAGTTTTAACGTCAAACTTACTGGTGATTAAGTGATAACCATTTTTAGTCGGTAGTACAGTTTCAACTTTTACACCTTCAGGTTTTAGTGATGTAATAAATCTACTAACTTCCATTACCGCATGATAATCTGAGACATCAATATCTACAACCCACCTTTTCTCCATTGTTTTTATTTGTCCAACAACAGAATCAAATAAACCTTTTTGATTTGACACACCGTCTCTGATACGTTCAGCAAGTGTTGCCAACATATTTAAGGACACGTCTTTATGGTTTTGTTTTTGAACGTGGATGTACGCACGTGCTTTAAACATCTCACACAGTTGTTTAATCTCATCATATCTTTTTTCAAGATATTCAATAGAGTCGACGCAGTAAGTTTTAATTGTTCTTACTGACTGATGATTATCTCTTTCATCTTCAGGTTGATCCTTTTTACGTTTAAAGACATATAACATGTAAAAATCACCAGGATGCGAGAAGTTTAATAATGGTTTTATAAGTTCTAAATTATCAATCATTTTTTACAATTTTGTAATTGTTCAATTTTAACCATTCTAAAAAATTAAGTGCCGTCCATTCTTCAGGATCTAATTCACCAAGAGGACCATCACCAAACTGATTAATAAAACCAGGTAAGTAATCGTATTCTATTTCTTCCATTATTCTTCAATCTTATTTATGAATGATTGTCTTTTAATTCTTACCAAATCCTCAAGTGGCCAAATAACTGTATATTGATAATTGTTCCAATATTTATCAGGAGTGTTAGTTCTTAATTGTTTTGCAAAATTACTAATCAATTTTAAAGCAGTAAATGTCTGTTGGTGTGTCTCACAAGAATCAATTACTTTTTCAATCCAGTTTGATACGTCTCCGTAGTGTGTGCTTCTATTTTCCATAAGTCAAAGATACAAAACTTTTTTTAAAAAAACAAACCCCAACTTTTAGAATTGGGGTTAAATATTATTTCTCAATAGGTTTGACCATCTTTATATTAACGGTTGGTGTGTCCATCCATTGTCCGTTACACATTTTTATGGTACTCATTCCACTTTCATATGATAATACCTGTGTTGCTTCAATTTGTGATCCATCATTTAATATTACTAACTCATCACAAACTTCACTCTTTTTGAATGAAAAATAAACCATTCCTGCAGATAATGAAAATGTTAATATTACTATTAAAATTATACCGATGTTTTTTCTTATCATTTTATTTTTTTACTTTTTAATAATTTACAAACACACAATTTTCTAATTCATAAAGATGGTTTCCTCTTGTTGATCTTACGTATAAATTTACACTATGTCCATATACTTCAAACTTTTTACGTTCTTCACCTTTTTTAACTGATTTTAATGATTCTTTAAAATTTGTATGAAGTCCCATATTTGGTTCAATATTTTTAACTTTGTCAGTCCAAGTAGATAACCCATACTTACCGTCATATCTAAACTCTTTACCTACGAGTTTTGACAAATCAAAACAATAGTTATCATCCTCGTTATCAACTAATAATGGATTTTTTTCTCCTGTTAATTCCTCATAGTACGGATTTAACTCACCCGTATATGGATCGTGGGTTGGTATTTCATGGTTCATTTAAAATATACTTTTCATTTGATTCATCAATTCAATTAATCTTTTTTCTAATTTTTCAATTTCTCTCTTATCTTCTTCAGTAAGTTCGAAGTTTCTACCTTTTATTTCTCCAATTTGGTTGGATACGTTTCTGTGCTGATTTAACAGACTTTCATAAAGTAATTTTTTATTTTCCATTTTTAAATATTATTGAGGTTAATGAAAGTATTCCTGTTGCCACTATTGCAAGATACCCTACGGCAAACAGAAAAAACATTCTAAAAATTTTATATACCATCATTTGACAATTGCCTTTGTTAGTTTATTTATCAATATCTGTACTTCTTCAAAATCATAAAATCTAACCAATGGATCCGTATTAAAAAATTCAACGTACCAATCACCGTCTTTTATTTCATCATTTGTTGGTGTAATGAATGTTAATCCATCTACGATGTCAAGTACATAGTAATATGAATCATCTTCATCATGTTCTTTTATTTCTTCACTTTTAAGTCCTAAAAGTATTATTTCTCTTTCTGTCATGTTATTTATCTAATGTTTTATCTATTAAAATATATGGTGGTGTGATTCTCACTTCACTTCCATCACTATTAAAGTAATAAATCGTGTCTCCATCAAAACTAATAGTGTCGGTGTACCATATGGCATCATGTAAACCACTTACACCGTTTGTTGGTACATAAACCTTACCGTGTATCTCGTATCTATATTTATCTCTTTCACAAGAAGAAAAAATTATAGTTAACAATATTAATATACTAAATAACTTTTTCATCTTCAACGATTTTTGTTAGTGATAAAGATGTGTGCCCCGTAACCCCATTTGGTAGTACGTATACCACTTTTTTTCCACCTAAATAGTGAAAGTCATTTTTAATGGTTGCCTCAACAACTTGTTCAGAAACCAAAATTTTAATTTTCTTGTTTTTCATATTGTATTATTTTATCTGTAAAAATATTATCTTCAGGATCATGTATACCTAAATTGTATGTTATAAATGTACCATTTTCAAAGTATACTTTCAACATAAGAAACCCTAATTCTGAAATATAAATTTTATTTAACTCTCCAACACCTTTAGGTGTTTGTATCATCGGGCTTCCCATAATTTGAAATTTTATCGTGGATTTTTTGTAATGTGTTAGTAATCTGAGATTTTATTTCTTTCTCGTACTCGGTTCTAATTTCATCAACCTTTTTATCATATTGTTTTGTAATTTTTTCAGCATCTCTTTTAGCTAATTTAATCACATAATGATAAACATGATTTGTAATTTCAACTTTTTGATCCTCAATGATTATAAAAATATCTAAAGACTTATTAATAAGATATCTTTTTCCAGATAATGGTGCGATTGTAAACTTTGTGTCTGAATGATTAATCATTTTTCTAATTATAGCGGTACAAATCTGCTCATAACCACTATTTTCATCATAGGTTTTTAAAAATGAACCTTGTTCCCATTTATAAAATTTAACCTTAAATCTTTTATATTGTCTTCTAAACCATTTTTTCATATAACACGTTTAATAGTACAAATATAAAAAAAATAATTTAATCAGACAACTAAGATGGGAGTTTTTTTCCTTTGTGATGTGTTTTTTCGTTTTCTACTTTAATCTTAATCTTTGGTTCGTGTCCCTTTGGTAGTTTGTTTTTAATTCCTACCATTTCCCCCATGTCATTATCCATTCTAACAGTAACTTCTTTTTTGTCAAGATTCAACATTATTTGTCCTGTAGTTTGCATGTTGTACATATTCTTAGTTCTGTATGGATTTAAAAATGGATTCTTATCGTATTTTTGTTTTAATCTGTCAATTACCTCACTGTCTGTTTTTACATCCTCTAAATGTTTTTTAGCAAAGTCTAATCTCATATGAGATGATTTTTTCTTTTCACCTTTAGTATAACCAACACTTTTATGGTATATTCCGTGGTTAGTTCTTACAATTACTTTTGTTTCTTTTTTTAATTTTTTAATAATAGGCGAATGTTTAGATGTCATTTCAATAACATAAACACCATTAGAATCTGAAACAAACGTTTCCCCCTTTAACCCAACATCTTTTTTATCTTTACCACTAAACCCAACAATAGATTTTATTACTTGTGGTAATGTTTTTTGTGATAATGCCTTTCTTATTTTTTCACCATCATAAGATTTAATTCTGGTTTCAGTTGCATCGTTATTCCTTTTCTTTTGTACTTCTTTTCCTTCTTTTTCGTCTTGATTAACAAGTAAGCTAGAATTTACTATACCTATACCATATTCATTCATTCCTTCACTCCAATCAGTATCAACATCTCTCCAATACACCACTTCAACGCCATCAATAAGTTCGTGAACAATCTCAACTTTTGCTTTATACCCCCTGTCTCTATTTTTTGCAAGAACAACACTATCACCAAGCCTAACCGCAGCTATTGTACATTCCTTTATTAACTCAGGTTGGGTTTCTTCTATTAATATTTGTTTAATTAAATTGTTCATTTAAATTTTTTCACTCTTTCTTTTGTTCTCATTTTATTTGCGTAGTCTAACCAAACTTCTTTAACTTTTTTCCATTCTTTTTTTGGATTTTTAAACTTTCTTTTGTTTTCGTCAAACCATTCATCCATGGCGTCCTCCAAAGATATTTTTTTTGTTTTAGATCTTTTTATCAGTCCTCTAACATAAGCAGGTATTTCAACATTAGATGTTAAATATTTAAAATTATAATCTTCATCTTCTTCATCATATTCTTCATCATTTTTTACATACATATCGTCAAAATTTTGTTGCTCAACATGTTCTAATTCATGTTCAATAGTTTCTTTTACTTCAGCAACTAAATCATTCATACTTTTAGGGAACTCGTCAGGGTTGTAGGTTATTTCAATTTCTATTTCTTGCATATCACCAGATCCCCTAACAGAAAACGGATCTTCCATTTTTTTATCTTCTATAAAATAACAAAAGAAATCAAAATTAGCATATTCATCACCTTTTTCAAAATGAATATTCTGTAATTCAAAATCTTTTTTATTTTTAAACTGATTAATAACAAATCTAGATAAAGCCAATGATAGTTCATCTGTTTTTCTTTCTGTAATAATTTTTTTTGAGATTTTTTTTACAATCCCCTCTAATAGTGTTTTTTTGTACATACTAATAAATATCATTTAAAAAAAAAGTATTATATTTGTATCTAAATAAAATAGATATGAGATTTTTTGTTGTACTTTTTTTCTTGATTATTAATAATTTTTTACTTTCTCAACAAATTAATAATCAAAATTTTAACTCTTCGGAGATGAACCGTGTTTTGTTAAAAACTTTTAACGAATTTCGTAAATCTAAAGGTTTGGATACCCTTATTTATTCTGAAACAGTGTTTGATAGTCTTTCTTACCCAAACTGTGTTGAGGTTTCTTCTTCTTGTAAATTTTACCATCCGTCGCTTACTAATAGATGGAAAAACAAAACTTTAAGAGAGTTAATTGTAAACGAATCTTATAATAAAATTGGTGGTAACGTAATGAGACATTCTTCAGGACTTCCTTGGATGGATACTTGGGAAAATGCCTTTAGATCTTATGGAATCTTTACTAGTTATGAAGAAATTGCAAAAATAGCAATTGAAAGTTGGGAAAATTCTCTTGGACATAGTAGAGTTCAAAATATGTCTTTTGAGTCTGGTGGGTTACCGGGGTTATTTTCTTGTCATTCGGCTTATGGTAAGAACGGTTACATTTACATATATATAAATTTTGTTACCGTACACAGAAATTAATTTTTACTGTTGTAGATGTGTCATAAGAACACCACCTAACGCAGTTGCATGTACTTGTAAATGGTTAATCGATTCCATATCAAGTCTTGTTTTTCTTTTTGTATAATCTAAACCTAAAGTTCCAATAAACTTATCATCAATTGTTTTAATTGCAAATAAGTAACCAGACTTACAGTTAGTATCTTCTGCAATATATTTTAAACCATATGTAGCAATTGATTCATCCTTGTAATCAGGAATTTCAATAACGTCGTTACTTAGTAATTGATTTATAGATTTTGAAAATAGGTTTACTGGTATGTTATGAAAATTTGTTTGGACTGATGTGACTCCAGGATGTACCGTTTCATACATTATAGAAAACTTAGCCATTGATTTTCCTGTTGGGTAAAAGTTACCCCCATTGTGGAATTGTGTTATCCAAACCCTATCAGCATTAAACTCTTCTTTTATGTGTTCTATTTTGTTTGTTACAAGCTCTGAAACCCTTAAAGTTTCTTTAACCATATCAGGTTTTTCCTTCTTCTCAAGCTTACTCTTTATATAAAGAACTAAGATTGGTCCGATAACTCCCGTTATAAATGCAATAATAATCCCCACGTATTCACTCATAATATTTTTTTAATTTGATCCAGAATAATTTCTTTTATTTTCCATTTTTTCATAATAACCTTCTTTAGAACCTTTCCAATCCCAAGGCAAATTATTTTTCATATTGTATTCCAACTTATCTTTAGAAATTCCTTTTAATTTCATCATAAGTTTTTTATAAAAAGATTCATCATTATTATCCTCCTTATCTTTTTCTAATATAACTTTTTTGACAATTCTTGTCAAATCAGTTTCGGTTAATCTTGTAAATCTTTTCATACTAATTAATAAATATACCGTTAATCTAAAAACCCCCACTTTTGGTGGGGGTTAGTTACTAATTTTAATAAAAATTTATTTCTTGTCAACAATAGACCAAATAGCCCCTGTTAATGTCATAGCACCACCAACTATTTCAGTAACAGTTGTTTCATCCACTAAACCTTTCATTACTAAGATACCACCAACAAATGTCAATGCATGTCTGATGATTCCCATAATTTGTTCTTTAGTTAATTTCATAATATAAATTTTAAAAGTTTATTTTATAATAAATATCACTTAAGTAAGTTATAGTATTCTTTAAAGTGTTTTATTCTATCGGCAAGTCCTATTGTACCACCATTTACTCGTTTTGTCACCGCAGTAACTGTAGCATCATCAGCCCCCTTATCACAAATGGACCACAATTTATTTGAGTCGAAAAAGAATGCAGCAGAAGCTAATGGGTATTTTGTTGCTACCAAGTCAGGATTTGCAATACAATCTTCACCAATGAACTTAGTAAAACTTGTGTAGTTTGCCTTCCCTGTTAATTGGATATAGCCTCTTCCTCTGAATTTAAAACCTTCTTTAGACAATTCATCACCATTACCCATTCTTCCACCATAAACTCTTGAAGCAATTTTTTCGGGTTGTCTTGCATATGATTCAGCAAGGGTTCCTGGAAAGTATTTACCAAATATTTTCTTTAGACCGTCCGCAGAATAGTTTAAATTTTCTGAAACCGCTTTAAATCCGCCTGATTCGTGTCCACATTGTGAAAGGAAATGTGCAAGTCTAAGGTTATTCGTAATATTGAATTTTTTTGCAGTTTCAGGTATTTGTGCAATAACAACATCAGGAATATGTCCTTTTAATCTTTCAATATTTAATCCTGTCACTGGTGTAATTACAACGTCTTCTTTAACTACTTGGGTTGTTCCAAACATTTTCGACCAAGTGCCGTCACCAACAATACCATCGGCAGTTAATCCGTTTGCTGATTGCCATTCTTTAACTTTTTTTTCAGTGTTAGGACCAAATGAACCGTCTGCAGTTAAACCTAATTTTGTTTGGAGTTTTTTTACATCGTCTCCTTTCGATCCTACTTTTAATAACATAGTTTTTTGTTTTATTGTTTATTTTCTGTTGCGTATTTAATACCCATAATGGTTCCTACAATTGAGAATGCGTTTGTTAAAAGAATACCAAAAATGTTAGACCAAGCAGCACTAATAACTTGTGTGTCTTTACCCATAACAAGTGTGAACACATAAACACCGGTAGTAATAATACCAACACCAACAATAATATAAAGTGCGACTCTTACTATTGTTGATATTAATTCTGTTTGATTTTTCTTTTGTAGTAAGTCTAAATCATTTTCGGCGTTTTGTTTGGCGGTTTCAGCCACGATCCTTGCTTGTTCGACTTTAACCATTTCATTTTTTAACTCTTCGGTAAGTCTTAAATTATCTTGTTTCCACTCATTTAATTCTCTATTTTGAACTTCAAAGGTTAATCTCGATTCTTCAACATTACTTAAACTTTGTTGTAGCTCCTGTAGTATTCTTTCATTTTCTTGATTTGCAACCACTAAGTCTTCATTTTGTTTTTGTATTTTTTTTGTCATCTCAAGACGTTTCTTTCTTTTATCTTCGTCTTTTGATAAACAATTTTTTAAATACTCTTTAAACTCTTCGTCACCCTCATTGTCAATAAGTTTAGTAATATTACCTTCAAGACCTATACCTTTTTTTTGATACAAATCTATTAAAGTTTTTTTAGTATTACTATCTATTTTTATCATTTGTAAACTTTAAATGGTAATGTTCTGTTTTTATAACCCTCATAGTCTTTTCTGAATTCTTCTAAACGAGGTTCAATATCATCTGATTTAATAATCCAGAATTGAGCACCAGCCTGGAGCGCTTTTGCTTGTTCTTCAGATTCATTTGATGATGATATAATACCAATAACTACATGATTACCATACTCAAAATTAATTTTTCTAATTAATTCTATACCATCAAAAGAACTTCCTATTATATTTAAATCAACAAACACACATTCAGGTTTATCATTATCGTCCCCATTTTGGAACCATTTTTGAAATAGTTTTGCCGCTTCATCAGAACTGCTTAACGCATTTAAAGACAAACTTATGTCAAGTAACGAACAAGCGTCTTCAAATACCAAATGGAATAAATCCTCGTCATCCACTAATAAAATTGAATCAATCATTTTTTCTTTTTTTGTTTTTTATTTTATTTTTATTTTCATTTTTGTTCCTATCTCATTTTTCTCACAAGTAATATTAAACTTGTGTTCCTCTAAAATTGCAACGCAAATATTTAACCCCAAACCTGTGCCTGATTCTGTTTGTCCTTCTTTTCTTATGTATGGTTTACGTAGGTGATCAAAATCTTGTTGTGTAATCCCTCTACCATTATCTTGAATGTATATATTATTCTCATCAGAATAAATTTTAACGAACTTAGTGTCTGAATCATTATATTTTAAACCATTCCTAATAAGGTTATCTACCGCAGTACAGAATAACGCTTCGTTTACTTCTATTGTTGGTAAGTCCTCAATAATAACCTGACTACTATAAGCCGTAGATGATAGGTAATCAGATAGAATTGATTTTAAATTACATTCCGTTTTATTTAAAACCACGTCTTTTTTAACTAAGTTGGTGAACTCATAAACGCCTTTATAAACTTTTTGTGAATGTTTAAGTCCTTCCTTAATCATTCTAATTGGTGCTTCTATTTTTAATGATGTAATATCTTCAGAACTTAATCTTCTTTCTAAAGAACTTAATCCTCTTGGCATGTAAGTATTTATACCTGAATGCATATCGTGTCTTAATATCTTTGCTGCGTGTTCTAAGTAAGTGTTTTTCTTTTCAATTTCTTTTCTTTGTTCATATGAATTGGTCACATCTGTTGCGATTTTCATAACACGATAAATTTTACCGTCTAAACCAACAATTGGGTTGTATGTTGCTTGTAGATGAACTAAAGTACCGTCTTTTTTAACTCTAGTGATTTCACCCGTAAATAATACTCCTTCATTTAATTTTTTCCAAAAAAGTAAATATTCTTTACTTTTTGCATGATCCTCGTCTATAAAAATTCTGTGGTGTTTTCCAATTATTTCATCCGGTGAAGAATAACCCATAGTATTTAAAAACAATTCATTAGCAAAAATAATGTTCCCTTGTAAATCAAACTCAATAACCGCATTAGATTTATTTATCGCATTCATTCTATTACGGATCTCAACTTCTTTTCTTTTAAGTTCTGTGACATCTTGTCTAATTGATGAAAACCCTTCTAATTTACCATACTTATCAAAATTCGCTTTGATGTATGTATCAACATAGTATAACTCTCCTGACTTTCCTTTATTGGTTACAACGTCATTCCATATCTCACCTTTCATTACGGTTTCATACATCTTACCCCAATATCCATCAGGTTGTAATCCAGAGTTAACAACAATATGGTCCTTACCTTTAACCTCCTCTAAAGACCATCCTGAAACTTCTTCAAACTTATGGTTTACATAAGTTATTTTACCTTTGTTATCAGTAACTGAAACAATTGACGACTCGTTTAAAAACTTTTCAGTTTCTTTATTTCTTCTATTTAAATCGTTTCCTTCTTTAACAGAATAGGCAAACGTATATAAAGATGAAAGAAGTTGTGCAAAATCAACCTCAACTTTATCCCATTCACGAAGAGTTAAACTTTCAATACATATGACACCAATAGTTTCTCCTTTATATGTTATTGGAACATCCAACATTGATTTTACACCGAGTGGTTTTAAATACCCCTCAGTAAAACAAGAAGTCGCACTATGTGTTTCAGCATCATTAGCAATAATGATTGGGTTAATTAATAGGGATAGGAAATATGGTTGGAAGTCTTTTTTATGTAGTTCAATGTTTTGGTACCAAGTATCTTCTGATTTAATATATAATTGCTCACATATGATTGAACTTTTATCTTTATTATATAACCATATTGAACATCTATCAGCATTAATAGATTCTATCACTTCTTTGGTTAAAACCTTAGCGCCTTCCGAAGTATTACCCTCATAAAATAAAGGATTGTGTGATTGAGATATAAGAGTTTCATTTAGTTTTTTAACATACTTACTCTGTTCTTTACCTTTTTTATTTCTTTTTATGTATTCAATAACAACGAAAGCAAAGAATGGTAAAAACGCCAAAAAACAAGTATAACCAAAATACCCAATTTCGTCTATGTAATTTATAAAATGAAACACAAGTAGTGATTGGGTGGTAAAGAATGTTCCCATAATTATTACGGAAATAATCAAAGAAATTTTAGATAATTTTGTCATATTAATAAATATAACAAAATCTTAAAAACTATTTACTTTTCAAACTAAGACATATTTATAAATAAAATTAATATTATGAGTTACACAAGAGAACAAATTGAGACAGCCGTAAAGGCTAAAGGGTACAAATGGTTTGAGGATTCTTCAAACAAAAGTTATGACGTAAACATAGTTGGGGTTAGGAATACTTCTCCAGCCGTTTATAGAAAGGTTACAAATGTTTTTGATGATCACTTAACCATTTCTTTTAAAGATGAAAAAGGTAGTTGGCAGTTCTACTGTTGGATGGGTACTTGTGATCCAGGTAAAAAAGGTGTACAACAATTCCATAACAGTAAAGGTGTTGCAAGACTTGTTCCGGGACAATACAGAGGTGTATGGAAAGTGGATAAACATCAAGGTAAGTATGATGCTCTTTGTCAAAGAAATGGTAACGTTACTGTATGGAGAGATGCTAACAAAGATTTAGTCTTTGAAGAAAAAGTAACTGATACAGGAATGTTTGGTATTAACATTCACAAAGCAGGTCAGGATTCACAATGGGTTGAAAATTGGTCTGAGGGTTGTCAGGTATTCAAAAGAGTTAAGGACTTTGATGAATTTATGTCAATATGTAAAAAAGCCGCAAAAATTCACGGAAACAAATTTTCTTACACTCTTTTAGAGTCGACAGATATTAAATAAATAAAGGCTCTTAGGAGCCTTTTTTATTATGTGTCAAATAGTAATATAAAAAAACACCCATAATCACAATGGGGGTTAAAACTGCAGCAATATACTCACTCATAACATTAATTTTAATATAATTATCCAAACAAAAAACAATCCAATCTATCAAATGAACAAGGTGGTTGTTTAAATTAACAACCACCCCATTTAGATTATTATTACACCATCTTCAACAAGATGTCAGCCGTTCCCTCCCAAGTTTTGATTTGAGATTTTGGAACCCAAAACTCCATCTCACCGATTTCGTCAACACGTTTCATGTACTCCAAACGGAAAGCTTCTGCTTGTGACTTGTCAGTGATGTAAGGAACCCCTACGTGACTTGCACAAATCTTACCAAGTCCTGTCAACATTGAAAACTCATCAGTAAGAGTTTTCATACAACAAGTACAAACAGAACCTCTTTTGATTGTAAGTTTAGCTGCGAATTTCACGGCTTTAGGTGAGATTGCAAGAACCTTAGTCACATCCAAAAGGATTGGGTTGAACTTCAATCCGTAAGTCTCTTTAAGAGATTGTCCCGCCTTACGTCCGATTTTGATTGTATCACCGATAGCCGGTACATTCAAATGAACAGTCTTTGCCTTGTCCTCTTCTTTTTGGATTTGGTTCAAAGCCGCTGAGATTTGTTTGTCAGACAACTTTCCGTACTTCTCAAGTTTACCTTTCAACTCGTTAACGAAAGAGTTCTCACCCTCGTATGCTGCGATTTTTTTCATATCGTCAGTCATCTCAACAGCTTTCGCCTCTACAGGGTTGTTGAAGATTTTTTCAACTGCGGCTCTTTGGTTAGCCGTCAATGATCCGTATTTAGTCATTGCGTCTTTCATTTTCAAGATGAAAGAATTTTTACCGTTGTAGTTTCTTACTTGTGTTGCGATGTCTGTTGTCATATCTTTTCCGTTTTGATTTATACAAAGATATGAAAATTTTATTAATTACAAAATTTATTTCTGATTTATTTATTTTTTAATTCAAGTAAATATTGATAAAGTTCGTCTTCTTGTCCCGGTGAGTATCCAACATATGATTTAACAATATTACCATATACATCTAAAATGAAAGTGTGTGGTATATTATTTACCCCTAAAGCTCTTTTTAAATCACCATTTACATCCAACCAAACTTCATAATCCCAAGAACTTCCTTTAACGTATGTCTCTACAGAATTTTTAGTTTTCTCATCATCTACTGAAACAGCAATTAGTGTTACACCGGTACTATCAACCCACTGAGAGTAAACATCATTAATTGAATTTAATTCTTTTTTACACGGAGCACACCAAGTAGCCCAAAAACTAATAACAACCGGCCCTTCATACTTTAATTTAGCAGTATTTACCCCTTCCCCATCTAAAGTTTTTATATAAACTGTTGGTAGTTTTCTTAATGTGGTATCAATTTGTGTTGATTGCCCAAAAAATAAGAATGGAATTAAAAATAGTGTTATCAAAAAAGACTTCATAATTTTGTTTTTTTATTATAATAAATACTCTTGAGGTTACAGAGTTAATTAAATATTGAGCACCTCTATCTCATTTTGTTGTCAGTAAAGGATTCGAACCAATGACACGTCCCTAAAAAGGGATTGCTCTAACCAACTGAGCTAACTGACATACCTAATAATAAAACTTTAGTTTTACATTGTCAAGTGTGGTCCTTGTTGGGATCGAACCAACCACCCACAGATTATGAGTCTGTTGCTCTAACCGAATGAGCTAAAGGACCTATTTGATGTCAGGGAGGGATTCGAACCCACAATGAGCAACCATCTTTAACAGATGGATTCAGTACCACACTTCTTTACACTCCTGACAAACAACGACTCTTCAGCATTCTACTCCCCGCAAATACATAAATGTAACACGAAATTGTATCTAATTTAACCCTACGTTGGCGGTACGGGTACTGAAGTTCATCGTTGGTACTCGAAGAGGGACTCGAACCCTCACAACCCACTGGTCAACAGAGCTTAAACCTGTCGTGTCTACCAATTCCACCATCCGAGCATTTTAAAGAGTTATTTTCTCTTTCTTACCATAAAGATAAACAAAACAAATAATACAAATAATATTGGTGTCATAATTTTTTAATTTTTGTAGTCAGGACAGGAATCGAACCTGTACTAAACCTGGTATACACCATATTAAATTAGGAACGTGTTACCAATTACACCACCTGACTATTTTTATTGTGCGGTCCATCCGGGAATCGAACCCGAAGCATATCCGTGACAGGGATATATGTTAGCCGTTACACCAATGGACCAAAAAACCACATTACAAAACCATAAAGGTACAACTCCTGCGGTTGCGTTGTTCATCATATTGTAGTCCGTACGGGAATCGAACCCGTGACTCTGCCGTGAAAGGGCAGCGACTTAACCCCTTGTCGAACGGACCATCTTATTTGGTATTACAAAGATATGTAAACTGTTTCAATCTACCAAATTTTTTTTACTTTTTTTTGTGGGACCCGCTCCCCACTCTAAACTTGTACTTCGTTCTATTAAGCGTTTTTTTCAGTTTTTTTAACCAATCAGTATTCGTGTTAGTTTTAACAAATTTAAATCTTCCTGATTCGCAAGTTCCTGATAAAACTTCTCTCATCATTCATTTGTATTAATTGTTTATTTGGTGGACACTGTGGGAATCGAACCCATACGATCTGATTGCAAATCAGTCGACCTGCCGTCGGCATCAGGCCCATTTGTGCGGGTAGAATGAATCGAACACTCATCTCCACATTGGAAGTGTGGAGTAATAACCATTATACGATACCCGCAAATTGTGACTACTCCGTTGGGATTTGTTTCGTCACTTTATCGTGAATGGGGTGATCAAACCCACTAACATCACGGGTGTAAGTTTGTATGTCAAACTATCTCCACAAAACATTAGTTTTTATCTCTAAAACTAAAAAAACGACTTGACACCTTGTAACCCCCCTTTTAAGTGCGTGTTACCATCCTTTCTCAAGTAGAATATACTGCTTACACTCCCGTACTGACGGTGGGATTCGAACCCACGTTTTAAACTTACCGCTACAGGCATAGATGATATAAGCATCCACTGGTACATCAGCATTTAGTTGCGGGGGCAGGATTCGAACCTGCGACCTACGGGTTATGAGCCCGCCGAGCTACCACTGCTCTACCCCGCGATATTTGTGGTGAGGGAATGGAATCGAACCATCGGCACAAGAGTTTTCTGTCTCCTTGCTCTACCTACTGAGCTACCGCACCATAATTTGTGATTTAGTAGTTGACTCACACTCTCGTTTCACCATCTTGAGCCAACAGGTTAATGTACTTTACGAGTTTCCCGTTTCTTACAACCACAATATTTTAAAATCACTTTCGCCCCCTGTATAGACATACGTCAGATGCTTAAGGTCAGCCTTAACTATTAAGGGAGCCACCCGTGATTTTTATTTTTAATATTTCAATGAACTTCTTCTTTCTTCACGGGAGTAGGACACCAACCTCTAACTTCCTACCCCCGTTCTCTGTCTTACAAAGATATGTAATCTATTTTAATTTGCCAAATCTTTTTTTTATTTTTTTATAAAGTACTCTTCAACTACGAATTTTCTTCCTTCTTTTTTTAGTACTCCAACAAAATCATCTTCGTGATGAATACCACAATAAAAACCTGAACCATCATGCCACAAACCACGTTTATTGTTTTTGTAAACGTTTTCACCATCAAACGTGATGTAATCAGGTTGGAATTCCTTTGTAAGGTTTGCCGCTCTAATCATTTCACGATTTTCAGAAGGGGTATAACTCCCACCAAAATCACTTTTGCAAAGAAACGTCGCCTTTCCAACCACAACTTTCTCTCCGTTGAGTGTTGCGTTTTTATCAAATTTTTTCTTGTAAGTGTAGATATAAACTCCCATATGTTTTTTATTTCTACAAAGATATGTAATCACTTTTGATTTGCAAAATCTTTTTTAAACTTTTTTTACCAATATGTCAAAGAACAAAAAAACCCACCTCTTTTGGAGATGGGTTTCAAAATTTATTATGTATTAAATTATCATACCATCTCCTTATAGGAACGATCCTCAGCTATCACCAATCCGCCTAATAATATGATATGTAAATTTTTCATTTGCGTTTTTATTTGTTTTGTTATAAATATATGATACTTTTTAAAAGTGTCAAGTTTTTTTAATATTTTCTTCTTGAGTATTTAAAATTTCCGTGTCTCTTTTTGTATGCGTCATAAAATGTTCTACCATACTTTTCGTCACCAAATAATCTTTTTTTAATGTCTTCAGGTATGTCTTCAAAATTTTCTACTTCACTATATGGATCATAATCAAATTCGTAATAACCAGTATCTTCTAAGTCCTTATCAAAATATGTGTGCTCACCTTCATCATCAACCCAATGATCAGTATCGCCAAACTTTGCTCTATACTTAGATTCTTTAATGACTTTATTAACAATTCTAACTAAATCTGATTCTGTTAGTCTTATAATTTTTTTCATAATAATCTATTAATATCCATGTTTTTTTGGGTACATTATATGTTCTAAATGAGAAGTATATTCAAAAGTTAAAACATCAAGTACGTCATTAATTCCATTTTTCATTTTTGAATCCTCTTCAAGTGAGTTATATTCATTTTCATAATAACTTATTAATTCTTCAAAAAGTTTTCCAATCATATTAATATTTGTTTTCCACAACGTCTTCCATTCTTCTTTTTCGTATTGTGAAAGTTCGTCATATTCAATTTCATCATTAAATCTTTTTGATGGTCTTCTAGTGAATTTAGACATGTTTCTTTTTCTCCATAAATCATAATCGTGTTGAATGTCTCCATAACGTAAATAATTTCCTGGGATATTTTTTTCTATAAGGTAATTATTAAACAAATCTATTAACTCCGTTTTAAATTTTTCAATTTCTTCAGGTGTGATTACTTTATAAATTTCAGATATATTATTTTCTTTAATTACTCGTCTAACAATTCTCGCTAGATCGGATTCTGTAAGTCTATTTCTCATTTTTATATTTTTTATTATGCATATTCTTCATCGTCAAAGTCCTCATACTCATCAAATGGGTCCTCACGCCTTTTTGTTATTATCGTCCCTTCACCATCTATTTTACCACCAGTCCCGAATACGTCTTTTGGTAATTTTCTATACTTTTCAGGTTTATAATCTTCAGGATATCTTTTTTTTTGTATAAAGTCATCCCAACCTTCACCTAATTCTTCATCTCTTCCTTTTGTTTTTGCAAATGCTTTTTTCAAATCATTAACTGAGTGTCCTCCAATCGCATCGTATGGTTCGTCCTCATCAACTTTATAGAAACCTTCTTTTTCCATTAAGTATTCAATATCGTTAGGCAAATCACCATAACCTTCATCACGTAAAGCCATAACAATATCAAATTCACTCATCAAATTAAGGTCGTGTATATCATATTCACATTCATTTTCAAGTATATCTCTTGCCTGTTCAATTAAATCTTGAAGTCTTTCCTCACCTCTATCGGTTTGTCCCCACTCTTCATCATCACTATAGTATGGATCATACATACTTCTATCTTTATAGTCGTCGTTTTCTTTAATTACCCGTCTAACAATTCTTGCTAAATCTGATTCTGTTAGTCTTATTATTCTTTTCATTATTATCTGTTGTTTCTACTTTTATCGGACTTTCCGTAATGGTGTCCTGATTGGTATTTATCATAACCTTTTCTTTTAAACCAAGCGGCGTCTCTAAGAGTATTACTCGCTAAAGCATAAACGCCTAAAGCAGCAGCAATTCCCCCACTTATAAACATCGCTGCCGGAACAATTGCTAATGCCGCACCAACTGAACTATAGCCAATAATTTTATCAATAATACTTCTTATTTCATATTCATTATCACCCATTTCATTTTCATCCTCTTCCGTCAATACAGACTCCAAAGAATCTTTAACTATTGATTGTAAAGATTCAATACCGTTACTTTCTATAAAATCACGTAACATATCTTGCTCTTCAGGACTCAATTGTTCTGTAGCCTCTTTACTACTTTGTTCCAATTCCATTTTTGAAAAATCGACATCCGATTCCATATCTTCAGATTGTGAAATCCATTCTTCTTCGTTTTCTTTAATCACTCGTCTAACAATTCTTGCTAGATCAGATTCTGTAAGTCTTATAATTTTTTTCATTATTTTTTTATTTATAAATACTTTGTTATTTTAAAAACCAAAGTTTAATCTTAAATCGTCTAATTTAATTACCTCGGTAACTTCAACAAAATTATCTTCCATACCAACACTATCTCTTCTATCCTCCATTGTCATCTCATCATCTTCAATATATCTTACATGAATTTCAAGATTAAATGGAACAATTTCTTCATTTGATTCAATTTCATTAAAATCTTCCACTGAAAAATATTTACCTTCGTATTGACTGAACCCATCTCCAATCATTATGTTGAAACTTTTTCTTATATTATACCTGTAATCGTCAGTTTCAACTTCTCCATTTCCATCACAATTACTACAAGTACTTGATCCATACCCATCACACCATCCACATTCTTCATCTCCAGCACCTTCACATGATGGACATTCAAAATTACCTGTCCCACCACAATCACTACATCTATCTTCACCGGTTCCATCACAATGAACACACTCTACCTCCACTTCAACCTCATCACCTTCATCATCTTCTTCAGTATCGGTTTCACTTCCTCTACCATCACAATAACGACATTCTTCATTACCTGATCCATCACAAGTATCACAATCTATAGTTGTTTCTCCATCACAACTACGACATTCTCGTCTACCTGACCCATCACAGTGTTCACATTGTTCATCACCTGAACCGTAACAGTAATCACATTCATTTTTAATTACTTCAGTGTCTTCATACAATTCAATAACTGCAACGTATAGGTTCATTATTATTCCTTCCATTGCAACAGGATCCATTTTTCTATTTAAAATAAAATATGTCATAACACATACTTTAATTCTTTCTTGTGTGGAATTGACTTTTGATAATAATAATTCGGCTAAATGATCACTTTTTATGATATTTATTATTTTTGAAATACCGATAAATACGTTTCCGTATTCGGTTTTCATTAAATTAGCTAAATTATTAGCTATTGAGTATAATTTTTTAAATTCAGGTGACATATAGTATAAATATTAAAATACTATAAAATGTACACTATATTAATTTAATAAGGTCCGTTGGGTAAACTTTTTTTAGTTGGATGTCGTATGTTTTTATAAACCAATCTAAAAGTAGGCTATCGGTTTCATAATCAAAAAATGACTTTAATTCATTATATAATTTTAAAGGACAATTTAAATCGTCTCCGTAACCAATATGATTAAAATAAAAAAACACAAATTGTTTTTTGTTTTTTGTGTCAACTAAATAAAAGGCAATGAAATCTCCATCACATTTGTGAAGTAGTTTGAGTTTATTTAACTCAGGTAAAAACATATTAATATAATCTGAAAAAGACTTCTCTAAACTCATAACTCTTGTACTTGAATCATAATCCAATCAACTTCACCTTCAGTTAGGTTACCAAGTACGTCTTCAGTTATATGAGTATTGTATGTAATTTCCCATTCATTTTCATTTCCATGCAGCACGGCAACTTCCCATTCATTTTCATCTGAAGTATATGACGCATACCTAAACCCTTTTTCAGATATAGGACTTGGTATTTTAAACCTTACAACAGATAATCCATATCCATTAGGAAAAAATATTAATCCGTGTTGCCCATCAAATGTTGGGTGTGGTTTAAATACAATATCCTTAAATGATTTCATTACGCGAAAGTTTTTTTATGTTTTGTTTTTCTAGTATAAAGGTTTTTTGGTTTTTCAACACGAGCAACAAATCTACCATCAAAAAATCCCGCATCTAATTGATCTTTTCTGATTTGAGTTCTTTTTACTTTATGTTGATCGTACGTCTTCATCTCATTTATTTTTTACAAAGATATAAATATTTTATTATATACCAAATTTTTTGTACCTCCGGCAGGACTCGAACCTGCAAAATTCACTTTCTAAGAGTGACGTGTATACCTATTCCACCACGAAGGCATTTATTTATGAGCTCAGGGAGGGATTCGAACCCACATACTACGGTTTTGCAGACCGAGACTTTACCAATCAGACACCTGAGCAATTAACGGCAGTGATGGTCTGCCGCTCTTGTTGCAATTTGATTGTCAGGTTTAATATTTGCTTTATAACCTAACGACGTTGCCCACCCAACAACGGGTTGTACAAGTTTTGAACTAAAGTGTTTTTCTTCACAGTTATAATCCAAATCTATTTCAACCTTAACTTTTACTTTTTGAGTTAACCATTCGGCAACCTCGATTGAATAATCAGCTTCATTCCAAAGACGTGTCCATTTGTCTTTTATTTTTTTCACTTTTTGTTTGTGTAGGATGTAGTGAACACCTCTGTTTCCGTATCTGTATGCTATCACTGTAACATATACGGTACTTCTTCTATGGTTTTGTGAATCCGTTCCAATATGTATTTCAGCCCATGGACATTCCTTTAAAACATCTAAGGTGTGTTTTACCACATCAGGGATTGCTTCACCATTAATTGTTCTAAATACTCTGTTCATTATTTCTACTTTTATTTACTTATCAAAAAATAAGTAATAAGAATTTGAGCAATCACGGCAATTATTCTTGCTATTGTTCTTGCTAATGTCATTCGATTTTTCCAACCTTCCAACCTTTCTTCAAATGTTGGTTTAACATTTTCATCCATACTATTTTTTTTGTGGAACCATAGGGAGTCGAACCCTAACCTCTGGATTTTCAGTCCAGCGTGACACACCACACTTACACCATAGTTCCTTATTTAACTTCAAATGCAAATTTAATCACACGTTTCTTTTTTACCGCATCATCCCAATTACCAATAACAACACCATCTTTAATTGTGAATGCGTGTCTTGAAACAAGGATGAAGAATGTCCCAACAGGATTTTGTTTTGCAAAAGTACCAACAGTCATTTCTCGTTTAGTTACAACACCCTTAGTTTTAACTTCGTACTTTAAACTGTACATCCCCATAGTACTTTTAGTACCCATACATTTAACTTTCTTGTAGTTAATCTGTCTTCTATCTTCGGCGATTTGTTTCATTTTTAAAACAGTACCATAAGTCCCCTCACGATCTTTACGTCCAAAGTTCTCTTTAACATATTTGTGAGCGTAGTCATATGAAACCCCAAATGAAGATGCAAATGCTCTAACAACACAATCATTCTTCTCTCCTCTTGCGATAGGTGATTCAGCATACCCCTTAATCGCTTCTTTCGTCGTACAATATGGTAATCCTTCTTTCATACTGTAAAGATACAAAAACTTTTTTAATTGGCAAAATTAAAAATTAGCGCGCCCCCAAGGTTTCGAACCCTGACCGATGGGTTTGGAATCCATCATGCTACCATTACACCAGAGACGCAAGTTGTCCGACCTAGCTCGGAACCGACATCGGATTGTACCCCCTCAGAGATTCGAACTCCGACCTGACACCTTAGAAGAGTGTTGTACTTCCAATTATACGAAAGGGGCAAATAAAAGATGATGAATGACTTTATCAGGAATCCCGCTACTTCTATCAAAGCTTCACACACCATTAGAGAGTTGGGTTGTTACATCAATACAATTAAGATTGAATACCTATCCTTAGTTTGTACCCTTGCGACACGTCTCTCCACGCTTATCATTCTACGCTTCTTATCATCTTTTGTACCTTCGGCGAGATTCAAACTCACATCTTGCGGGTCGTAACCGCAGGTTCTATTCTATTTAACTACGAAGGTATAAATAGTTCTGGTCAACCACTCGCCACCCACCTCAGGGAATAAAGGGAATACCACCCTATACTTTGAGCCTAAGCCTTGTCCGTTGTGAACTATTTGTGTGTATGATGGGGGTCGAACCCATGACCTCTTGAACCACAATCAAGCACTCTACCAACTGAGCTACATACACCATATTGTCCCGTGTAATGGTATCGAACCACTCTAAAGTCGGATATGAGCCAACTTTGATCCCTGATCACACGGGAGTTGAGGAAAACAGTGGTAACGATCCACAATCGGTTTCTCACCGATCACATTGTTTAGCAAACAAGTCCCGTCGCCTTCAGGGATTACTTTCCATAGAGTGTGGTAGGACTGCAGTTCCTTGGGGATCCCACACTATTTATTCCCCTTTTTGTGTTCACGACGGGTTACGATCCCATTACCTCCGACGTATCAGATCGGCGCTCTACCAATTGAGCTACGTGAACTTATCGCGGACAAGGAAGGGTACGATCCTACAACCTATCGGTTAACAGCCGATTGCTCTACCAATTGAGCTACTTGTCCATTGTGGTGGGAGAGGAGGGACTCGAACCCCCAAGGTCTTTCGACGACAGATTTACAGTCTGCTGAGCCAACCAATTGCTCAACTCTCCCAGTTTAGGAAAGGGGAAGATGGTTCTGTGGACATCCCCTTTTATGATTGGCGTTACTATGACAGTTAAAACTCCGACATAACCACGACTACTGACACGTTAACGTTATATCATTCCCCAATCAACCTTTGTACACCCTACAGGGATCGAACCTGTGACCTGTTGTATGTAAAACAACCGCTACTACCAGCTGAGCTAAAGGTGCGTTTATGATGTTATCATTTTAATACTTTCAATTGTGGTAGAGTACATTCCTTGTTCAATGTAAGGTTTACTATCTTTTAATAGTTTCAAAACAATTTCTGTTGCCTCGTTTTCGGTTTTACCTTGTTTAACCAATCTTACGATTGCTTTTTCACATTCTTCACCAACCTTAACCATTCCACTTGGAAGTCCTTTTTTAATCTTCTCTACTTTTTTCATAGTACAAAGATAATACTTTTTTTTAATCTACCAAATTTTTTTGTGATCCCGGTGAGGCTCGAACTCACGACCCCTCCATTAAAAGTGGAGTGCTCTAAACCAACTGAGCTACGAGATCTTCTGTTTGTCATTCTTGTCACTTTCCATGTTACTTGTTTTTAATTGTTTATTTATTTAGTCTAAGTGGCAGGGATCGAACCTGCGGCCTGATGCTCCCAAAGCACCCGCTCTTCCAAACTGAGCTACACCTAGTTATTGTGGAGGAAGAAGTAGGTGTCGATCCCAATACCCGCAAAGGTACCGCCCGTTTTCAAGACGGGGTCACAAGCCGTTGTGATTCATCTTCCTTATTGTTGTTCCCCAAGGGTTCGAACCTCGATTCCATGGACCAAAACCATGTGTCCTGCCGATTAGACGAGGGAACATTAATGAAGCCAATATGTCAAAGAACTTTTTCTTTTTTGTTTGAGGTTCCTATCAGGTTCGAACTGATGACTCCGGGTTACAAAGCCGGGATATTACCAAACTATACTAAGGAACCAAATTTTTGGGTATAAAAAAACCCGAACTTTTTGGGTTCGGGTCTTATATTTCTTTTATATTTTTAGTTAATCTCTATCAACTCATAAATGAAAATGCCCTAACTCGCGACTTAAGCGTACGATACACATTGAACGACCACTGAATGCTCGGGTTACAAATGTTCATATGTCTATTAGTTGTTTTCATCTTGTTATAAATATATCGTTATTTCTAAAAGTTTTAATTCTTATACAAATTTAGTTATTTTTTTCTATTTGAAAAGTGTTTTATTGTTTTTTTTATATTTATTTAAAAAATATTTCTTGTGGTAGAAAAAAAGGCTTTAAATGAAGAATTAAAAAGAATTAAACAATTAATGGTATATGATATGAATTACCATAATTCTAAAATTTATGAGGATGTTGTCACATCTTCTAAAGTCGGTCAATGTAAAATTACCCCAAATCCAATTCAGGAAAATGAGGTTGCGATTATCTCCTTTGATAAAAACAAATCACAATTTAGAGTTGGTATGAAATTATTTTTTGGATCCGCTAAAACTGAAACTCAATTAAAAAATGGTTTTGATAAACTCATTAATTTAATTTTACAATACCCTGATCTTGATGAGGGAATAAAAAATAAAATTAAAAGTGGTGAATTTGCTTTAGGTATACCTACAGTATTAAATGTTATTGGGTCGGCAAGTAGCGTAAGGGGGGTTCCTGTTATGCCAACAATAACTAATAATAAAGCATCAACAAAAATTACATCAATTAACGTCAATTCTTTTGCGTCAAATATTAATAGAACCGCAGATAATTACAAAACACTTAAAGATGATGAAATTAATAACGGATATGCCACAGGACGTATACAAACAATAACTGATTTTATAAAGTCAGGAAAATTAACAAAAATACAGTCAGGTATGGATGTTGAGGTTAAAAACAATGTTGCGGTTATTACCGATACGGGTGGTTGTGACGATGAGCATAGAAATACCGACATATACCCAAATGCTGGACAATTTGCTCTTTTGGATATGTATGTCACTTTATCTAAAAAAATAATTGTCGCCACTAACCCATCAACTTGTATTAATAAGTTGACAATTAAAATTGGTTATGATAAAGATCTTGCAACTACTGAACTTCAAAAACACGAGTGTGATTTTGGAATTTTTAATGTATATGCAAATGATGTTTTTGTTAAAACTATTAATTTAAATAATTATGTTTTTGATACCGGTTTAAGAACTAGAGAAACTAATGTTGATGGATTAAAAATAACTGATTTTACTGAAGGTAGGGAATCTGATGGGTTAACTGGAGGTACTAGATTTTATACCATAACAATAAACCAAAATGATAAGTTATGGAATGATATTATGGCAAACGCACCTAAATTTGGTAACCATATTATGTTATCATATAAAGGTTTCCCTAGCGCTTGGTACGCCGGTAAGAAGATTTACGCCCAAGGAGCTAGAAACAGTAAAACACTTGGACCAGCAAAAAAATGGGATGGTAGTGATGCAGAATCACATGCGTCAGCAGTTTATTTAGATATTACTCTTTATAGAAAAGATAAAACAAAGGACAATATTAAAGGTTGGACAACAGCAACTGCAAGAGGTGTTCAAATGATTACAATTGCTGACTTAACACCTTGTTCAAAATCTAGTGATAAGAGAATAGTAATATCTTAATTTTTTTTATTACTATAATGTATTTGTTCTTCCTCTAATCTACGTAAAAAAACGTAGTATTCTTCCGATTCTATAAATTCATTGTGGATTAATTCTAATATTTCTTCCATTACTATTGTGTTAGTGATCCGCTCAGGATTCGAACCTGAGACCTACTGCTTAGAAGGCAGTTGCTCTATCCAGCTGAGCTAGCGGACCATATTATTAGATTTTTTTTACCTCGTAAACGTGTCCCGAATCTGAGTTGGTTTGAAAAATATCTTTCATTTCTTCAGCCTCTTCTTTGGTTTCAAACTCCCACACTTCAGTATCACTGTTTAAAAGAATTACAGGTACTTTCTTACTTCGGTTATTTGAATTCACGCTTACGTGTTTAACTATTACGTACATATCTTTGTTTTTAACAAATATAATAAATAAAAATCCCCCAGTCAATAATGAAAGGGGGAATATTTCTTTGATTTTATTTTATTACCTTCCGATAATCAATTCATTAAAATCAATGTCATTTGCACCTTTTATTTTACCCTCAAGTTCATCGTACATATAAGATTTAACTACCGATGTTACTGACTGTTCCGCTTGTGCAATTTTTGTTTCCATCCAATCTTCAAGCTCTTCACCATCTTCCATTAATTCCCACATTTTATAGCAAAGTGTTGCCATTGTAAACAATTGTTGTTTAGCCATGTAAGAACCATCTTGATCGCTTTCCTTAAGGATTTTAACCATTCGTTCCAATTGTTTTTCTGTTATTATCACTTTTTTACTCATACCGCCTTTGTTGTACATCCTACTTTAATACACATCTTTATTGCTATTGAATCACAGTACTTGAAATCTTGTCCTGGACCTGGCATACAATTTACAAATTCAGGACACTTAAATACGTCTTTACCTCCAACATTCCAATAACATTGGTTAACTTTGCCGTCTTTATTTATATAATTGTTATCAATTTTATCATCACTTTTTTTTGCGTTATTCATAATACATTCCATAAACCCTGGATAATTAGGAACCGGATTTGCAAATAAGTATTTTTGCATACAGTATTTTACTTCCTCACAATCAAATTGATTGACGTAATCTTGTTTTGTTTTTTCATCATCAACGTATCTTTCTTGATTATTATCATCATAATCATCACAATTACATTGCGGTAAATCGATACATCCTTCTTCTTCTAACGCCTTTAATGTGTTGTAACCAACTTTACCATCAACAGTCAATCCATTGTTTTTTTGGAACTCTTTAACCGCATCTCTTGTATGTTGTCTAAATTTTCCGTCACAACTATTTTTATCTTTGGCACAACCGGTATTCATTCCTCCACCTTCATACTTAATGTTGTAACCACATTTAGATAATGCGTGTTGGATTTCTTTAACAACGTCACCGTTTGATCCGTATGCTGCCATTTTTCGTTTACAAATAATATCACATAACTCATCACCTTCTTGTATTATACCATACTCATAAGCCTCATTAAGGTGTTGGGTTTTTGTTGCATAGGTATGCATGTTAATTATTCGTTTCTTTTCTTCTTCAGTTATAATAAAACTTTTATTCATAACGTATTATATTAAGCGGATTTTACAGTTTCCAAAAATCCTTCATTTATTCCTTTTAGTTGTGCAATTGCTTCAGAGTATGCCTTCATACCTTCATTTAATTTTTCCATTCTATTTTCAATATCATCACCTCTTCTTGTCGCCCCTAATTTTTCAACTCTTTTTTCAATTTTTTCTTTATTAGCTTCGTCAAATAACGCCGCTAAATCATTTTCCATTTCTGTTAATTCATTTTGCATTGATGTTGCTCTACTTCTAACTCTTGCGTATGCCGCTTCAAGTGCCGGATTCAACTGAGTACCACCAGCAAATGTTGATCCAAGGTTTTGTCCAAATGTTTTAAATCTACTAAAAAACCCAACAGTGTTAGCCTTCAGTCTATCCCACCATCCTTCATTCATTATTTCTATTCTTTTTCTACTTTCTTGAATAAATCTTTTTTCTGTAATTTTATTCAATTCTTGCATTTGTCTAATTTTTGTGTAACTTTTCATTTTTTTATTTTTTATTTTTTATTTATTACCATGTTCTGCAAGCCCAATATCTTGGTTTCCATCTTGGTCCAGGATTATCACAATTATGTCTCGCTCTAAATGAACGTCTCCTCTCAGGATTGTTCTTTTTAATCACCATTCGTTTTCCTTTTGCGGATTTTCCACCAAACCCAAAATTCACTTTAACAACTTTACCTTTATCGTTTTTAACATATACCTTGAACTTTTTGATGTCTCCTTGCATAATCTTACCAAGTTGAACTTTTCTTCCTTGGTATTCGGCTTCATTTAAAAAATCAATGTTTTCTACTGTTCCGTAAACGTCCTCATAAATTACAGTATTTCTTTTAAGTTCTTCGGAAATTACTTTTTTTATAATATCATTAATATTCATACAAATAAATATCACATTAATAAAAAAAAGGTGAGTGTTACCTCACCTTATTTTGGGTCGTCCACGGATTGTGAACCAACTACCACCACTTTGTTTTAAAGAGAAACAAAGAAACTACCCCTCTAACTTGGATTTTGCCACAACTACTTCAGCCATTGAAACTTCTTTTGCTAAGCCAATAACCATACATTCTTTCAACATATTGGATGGTATATGAATTAAAAAATCCTTCCCGTTGAATGTTGTAAGGTTTTCACCTAATTCAATTGATACGTGTACCATTTTCAAAAATAATTTGAATTGTACTTCGTCCATAAATGTCTCATTCAATACTTCCCCGTATTTAGGGTGAACAATCGTTACATGTTTTAGTGTTGCCATATCTTTTATTTATACAAATGTAATACTTTTTTTTTAATTATCAAATTTCTGTGTACTGAATTTTTGAAATTACAATACTTGAATTTCTATCCTCAATTCCGAAGTATTTTAGCTCATTTAACATAGCACCTAAAATACCTCTTCTGTACCAACTGTTATATCTTTTAGCGTATCGTTGACAGTAACGGTTAGATTGGTAAAAATGCCCCACCTCTGTTCTCATATCAACAATAACGTCAATCTCATAAACGTACTGATCTTGGTTATCAGACCACTGAGTTCTTCTGTGTTTATATTTTCTAATGGATTTGATTTTGAAAACAGAATTTCTTAAGTCCGAATCCACATGGTAACCATCATTTTGTTGTGGTTTGATTTCCATATTTTTAGTTAATTTTTTAACCACCTTGATGTGGTTATCTGATATCGCTCTTCCTGTTTTGTCGTTGTTTTCCATACATCAAAGATAAGCAAAAAAAATTAATGCACAAAAAAATGGATACAAATATTATCTGCATCCATCAATTTTTTTACTTATAAGATTTTAAACCTAAAAAAGAACGCTGAGATTACACGTTTATGTGAGAATCTTTTGAAGGATTATTTTTTCCCTTCGTATCCACCATCTTTTGAATGGTACTTCTCAGTGACGATTATTTAGGTGAATCACTCCTTGAGGTATCAATTACTCTCTCATTACTCAACTCTCTTCGAGGATGCCTCCCCAACTAATCCTTGCGGGATTAGAGGTTTTTGGTAAGAATGTAGTTCAACTTGCGGTATCACTACGCAACGAACGGCTCGTTACTATGTAGTCACCTTTCATTGACACCTGACGGACACTTTTGCTTTATAGTTCTTAATTTTACTTAATTAGCTGTAAAGTTTTTTGTGTCGTGGATTGATCGAAGTAGTGGTCCGTCTTTCAGCTTCGTTATCTTTTGAACAACGAAATACCAAACTACTCCGTGAAATGTCCCCATTTCCATATTTCAAGATTACTTCGAGATTTAACCTTTGGTAAGGTTCAATCAAGGACAATGTCAGCACCACCTGTTTGTTGTCATACCTTTCGGTTTTAAGTATCCTATCATAATGGAACACGCAATAATAAAATCGGATAATCTTATTTTTTGCACTATTCCTACGGGTTATTCCTATTGGTGTTCCCACCTCAAACTGACAACCCACATTGCCAGTTCGTCTAACCACTTTCCCTACAGCGTTGCCCTCGGTACTAAAGGTTATACGGTATCCCGCTTGTGTACTCGATCTCGACAAGTCCGAAGACTCACCAAGACGCAAACCCAACACACTTAAGGGTTCACTTTATCCTACTTTCGTAGTTTATTTTAATGGACCATACACGGCCCAATGACTTAATTTAGTTTCACACTTAAAGAAAGGGAGGTGTTAATTCTCTTCTTTTATTTTGTGACGACTGTTTCAGTCGGATTTAGATTTTCAAAGAACGTTTCAGGACTTTTCCTGATTTGTTTTACAAAGTTAAGTCTTTTTTTTTGATTAGACAAGTACTTTGTGAACTTTTTTTAAAATTTTTCTACGTACACTTTTTCGGTTCCGTATTTAATCGACATTAAATGTGCAAATTCCAAATTTGGTGTTACCACTTTTTGTCCTTTGTCGTTAACGTAGGAGTAAATTTCATTTTCTTTAATTGTTTCTTCTGACATTTTAAAAAACTTTTTATTATTATTAATGACTTTTGATAATCTTAATGATATTAATTTGTTTTGTCAAATGTTTAAAGAAAAAAAATGAATTTTTTACGGAAGTATATATAAATATATCATTCAATACCAAAAAACACATTTTTTAAATTTTTTTTGAATATTTATTAGTATGAAATTATTAATTAATGATAACCTATTTAGATGTAAGGTTTGTAACACACCTGAATCGATTACAAAGGGTATGATGAAAAGGAGATTCGAAGGTTTTGATTGTATGGTTTTTTTAATGCCGGAAAAAAAGAACCAAGAATTTTGGATGTATGATTGTTTAATACCTTTAGATATTGTTATGGTTAATGATAATATTATAGAAACCATTAATTCAAATTGTCCTCCATGTAAAGACACATCATCTTGTGAATATTATAATGGTTTCGGGAATGTTGTTTTAGAATTTGAAGGTGGTACCTGTAACACTTTAGGTATTAAATCAGGTGACAAGATAAAAATTGGGTTGAGTTAACCGTTTTTTATTTTACTATTTAATATTTCAACAAACTTATCTCTTATGTCTTTTGTTAGTTCTGTCGTTCCTCTTCCTTGTTTTGGATTTGCAAGTGATTCAACATCAATACCTTCTCTCTTCATTCCACTAATAGCCGCTTGAATTTGTTTTTCAGAAAGTTTTCTAAACCTTAAAAGTTTTTGTTTTATATCTTGTATGAATGTATTTGGTCCTTCATAAAATGCAATTGGTATAGCTTCTGCCGGTAAGTCTTTGGTGTATGGTTTATCGTAACCACTATAAACAAAACCAATACCCGAAATAGTTGTTATACACTTATGTCCACCAGCATTTGCAACCAAATAGTCATATGCACTTATTGTATTTGTTTCAGGATTATAAGAAGGCATTTCCCCATAAATTGCGTCCATATCTTTTTGTGTAAACCCAACAGAATCTTTTGTTGCCTTTTTTTCAGAAACTTTTTTAATTATCTTATAAGGTAAAATTACTTGTTCAAGTTCAGGTTTGAAACTTAAGAGTACCTCGTCTTTTATTTTTCCTAAATCAACCCCTTTTAGTTCCCTATCCGCTTTATAAGGATTACAAGATGCTTGAACCAAACCTACAGGTGCTCCAAGCCCTGTCACTAAAAAGTCAGCATCAGGGTTTAAGTCAAATGGTGTATATCTATCATATGAACCCTTTTTCATTGATCCTAAACCAAATTGGTATAGTACTCCGCCTTCTTTTTGGATTACCCCTTCTTTTGATCTATCTTCAAGATATTTTTCTTGGTTTTTTTGCATCGTCTCTACTGAAGCATATCCTTGATCTTTTGCAATTTTTGTTATTGTATTATATAAATTTTCTAATGATGGTTCGCACTTCATTACTAGGTATTCAAGTAAATCTCTACCATCAACCTTATCATTTTTATAAGCCAAAAGTAGTTTATTTACAACAAGCCCCATCATCATTTTATTTCTTCTAACACTTTGATCCTTATCGTATTTAAAAATAAAATTCATTACCATTTTTGTTGTAATCTGATTTGTGGCAAAATTTGCAGAATCAATTGTTGATACGACATATAAATCTTCATCTTTAAATAAATCTTTTGGTGAAATTGTTTGAGAAATTGTTTCAACATTTGATCTTGAGTGTTTGAAACTGGTTTTTGTATCTTTTTCAACACCAACTTGTGAGTCGTGGTGATCAGTATGAATTTCAAACATTGGTTTTCCGTGTGCAAAATCAACAAGAACAGGCATAATTTCTCCACTTCCATCCGGTTTTTTAACTGCCCATTCTTTTTCACCGTATTGGATTATTTCGCAATCAACAACTTTAAACCCTTGGTTTTCAAGGTACTTTTTCATTGCAATTGCAGTTGTAACTCCATCCAAATCTTGATGAAAGTATATTTTTGCTTTCTTGTACCTTTTAAGAAGTTCATTTATATCTCTAATACCTGACTCTTTAATAAGTTGTTTTAATTGACTTTCAGTTATAATAATTTTCATATTAATAAATACCCATTAAAATAAAAAACCCACTATAATGGTGGGTTTTGTTTTGTTTGTTTTAAATTTAATTTTAAGTAAAATAATATTTTTTCTTATTTTTTGTTTTTTAAGTTTAAATAAATATTAATTACGGTAGGCATAAAAACCAAACCTAAATCCCTGAGCGGTTAAATCTTTAACTTTTTGTACTAAATTGTCAAATCCTACAATATTATATTTACCAACTAGCATCATTAATTCATTTAAAAATTCAGCATCAGTTTCATTACCTTGTCCAGAGCTCACAAGTTCTGAATTATAACTAGGTGCTCCTTTTCTTATTTCACCATATGTTTTTCCAACAGAAGCCATTTCATCATCACTATTTGGTGTAAAATCAGATGACGAATCTTTTGGTCTACCATATCCGGTATTGTTACCCTCTTCCTCAGTTTCTTTAATGATTTGTCTAACAATATGTGATAAATCTCTTTCTGTTAATTTTACAATTCTTTTCATAATTTGATTTTAATTATAAATATAACTTAAATTAAAAAAAAACTATAATGGTGGGGTTTTTTGTAGGATTTCTAATGTTTTGAAGTATTCAACTCTTGTTCTTGCAATATTTGTATAATTTTCACTTAGTTCTATTCCCAACCATCTTCGGTCAAGTATTTGTGCTGCCACTAAACTAGTACCACTACCGGCAAATGGGTCCATAACTATATCGTTCTTGTAGGACAATATTTTGATTGCTTTAGTTGGGATGTCCATCGAAAACGTTGCCTTGGTGAGTGACTTAGTGTCTGCAAAGTAATTCCACTGACCAAAAACAAGTTCCATAAACTCTTTCTTATCTTCTTCTTCATATACCACTTTCTTTTTTATTGTACCGTCCTCCTGTTCAATTTCAGTTGGTACTCCTTTCCATTGTGGTTCTCCCTTAACCTTTTTGATGTGATGTTTTTTGTAAGCCAAAATTACACACTCCTTTGGATTATAAATATATGGACTTGATGGTGACATCCAAGAACCCCAAGCAGTTGTCTTACTACGATGAGGTGATTGTTCTTCTAAATCTACGATCCCAAAGAACCCAAACCCAATTTCTTTCATTATTTGATACATTTCAGAAACAAAGAAAATTCTTCCACCTTTTTTTTGTCTATTTATTTCGTAAGGTATGTTCAACGCAATGCGTCCGTCATCCTTCAATACGTTATAAGCCTCTGTTAACCAATTTCTTGCAAACACAACATAATCATCAAACTCAACATCATCGTCGTGTGTATCATACGCAATACCAACCCCATAAGGTGGTGATGTGACAATTAAATCAACACTACCTTCAGGTAATGTTTTCATCACATCAACACAATCTCCAGTTATTATTTTTCCTGTTTCTATCATTTTTTCTCTAATGTTTTAATGTGGTGTTCTAAATACCACAACGCCTTTTTAAGGTCTTGTAATTCTTTATCTTTTTCTTTTTTGCCTGCTCTTGATATATACTTAACTGTATTTCCAAGTGAGAAACCTAAGTCCCAAGCATCAATCACTTTAATTGCCTCATATGGGTTGTTTTCCCCCCCGTAATGTTGTGGGTGGTTTACTTGTTCTTTTTGTGGTGGTGGGGGTATATTTTTATATGACAAATCATTATTTTCTTCTTCTGACATTTTATTATTTTTATCTATATAGTCTAATATTTCTTCCCGTGTTTTTCCTTGACTGAATAACTTATAAACTTCTTTTGAAAATTCATCTGTTGTAAATATTGCATCAGCATCGAGATATTCCATTATTCTATCTAAATTTAGAATAATGTGATATTTACTTAGATACCTCTTGTTGAATCCCATTTTTTTGGTTTTTAATCTCTAATATCATTTTTCTGATTTGTTTACCTAAATCCATATCGTTTGGATTTTCTTTCACTAATTGTTCTAAAACTGTTAATTTAACATCTTCCATAATTTTTTTATTAAAAAAGTATTAAATTATATTTTACTTGTCAAATTTTTGTGTCTGATAATTTTTGACTGTATCACATAATTCATAATTTTTCTTTTTACTATAGGTAGTAAGGTTTCTTTCAAGGGGTAGTCGTTACTATGGTTAACGTTAAAAACTATTAATTTACTATGAATGTCTTCATTTTGTAAATTTTTAATCAATGTATTTTTAACTTCTTTAAGTTTTTCATTAAAGTCAGATTTTGAGCATTCACATATTTTTTTTATCTGACATTTTGTTTCTAAGGATCCCCTCTTTATTGGTTTAATAACAAATTCATATAATAATGTTTTATCCTTATAATCTAAAAAAAATAACCCTTGTTTTGGGTCTATGTTTTTTGGGTTTTGTACAGCACTTATTGACACTGTATCATTAACAATATCCCAAATTGCCTTAGCGTGATTAAAATAATCTTTAAGACTTTCTGTGGAATATCTACAAATATGGTATATTTCTAATACCTCTTCCTTTGTTAATAAAGGACAGTCTACCGAAACTAAATCTGATATTAAAATTTCGTCATCTGGATCCTTTAATGTTTTATTAAGAATAAGGTATTGCCCTTTTTCTATTAAAAGATTGATACTCGCAAGATGTAAGGATATTTCTTGAAATTGTGGATATAATTTTAAATTATTTAAATTCTTATCTAATTTTTGTAGATAATCTAAAAGAACATATTGTTTATGCTCTAAATCTATGGGTTCTTGAAATAACCAATCCGTTTTCATTGAAATTTTTAAGATAAAAGTAAGTGAAAGATTAAAGAGTGTAAATAAATTAATTATATCTCATGACGTGATACCAAGTATCTCCTATTTTATATTCATCGTCATTACCGTCATAACCATTTAGTATGTTTCCGTAACCATCACTTCTAATCACATAATCAATAAGCTCGTCCATGTCAACAAAATCTAATATAAAGTCTTTGTCATATCCACGATTTTCTATAAAACTAGCAAAATCATCAGCATATTCGTCAACTTGTGATTCTATAGCGTCTTCTATATCATCTTCACTATAATCGCCTTCAGGGTTTTCTTTAATATCTTCAATTAATTGTTCAGAATCATATATTTCATCTTCAATTTGAGATATCTGTTCTTCACTTAGACTTTGGGTGTTTAATTTATTTTTTAAATCAAATATCTTTTTTTCATAAATTTCAACATACTTTTCTTGTTGTGCTGACAACTCTTTACTTATATTCCATCCTTCAGGATCATCTCTTATTGCGTCTTCAAAATCATTGTATAACCATCTTCTAACTTCATCGTCATTTAAATGTTGTTCCCAAACGTGTGAATAAAAGGCTTCATAACCCATTTGTTCAATATCGGATTCTAATTTTTCGTAAGCAGCGTCACCAATTTCATTATCCGCATATACTAACCATTCTGATTCAAATTTATCTTCACCTAACCAAGTATAATACCCTCCTTTACCATAGTGTTGGTATTTTTCTTTATAAAGATTATATTTATCTTCACCTTCCTCTACAATACCACTATTTAATAAATGATCGAATATCGCTTCAGTTTCTTCAGAAACTTTTTCACCGTTTTCAACCTTCCAGGCACCTTCTTCTCTTAATTCTTCTTGTATTTCGCGTTTTATTTTTAAAACTTTTTCCCTTTCTAAACGATACATTTTAGAACGATGATAATAAAAGCTACCCCTAACTTTAGATTTGTCAAAATAAGGAACTTGTGAATTACCTAAATCAAGACCACCATTAACATAGTCAATACTATCAATATTTGTTACATCATCGTCAATTACTAAATCACCAGTAATTGCAATTTTTTTACCCCTATATTGTGGGAACATTTTAATCATTGCTCCATCACCGTTAACGTACTTTAAAAGATCGTTATACTCATCAGGTGAGACTTCAACCCATTCTTCAGATTGTTCACTTAAAACCTTTCTAATAATATTTCTTACAAACATATATTATAAATACTTTCTATTTACAAATGATTATTTTATAATTATCAAATATTTATATAGAACATAAACCTATTAAAAAATTTAGTCATGGGATGCGGATGTAAAAACAAAAATAACGGACAGCAACAACAACCTGAACAAGGTGTTAATACTACTGTTGTTAATACACAACAACAACAAAACAACGAGTCTGTTAAAACTTCAATCCAAAAAATTGTAGAAAAATATTACAATAAAAAATAATTACTGTTTAGTGTATTCTTTTTTTTATTTAAGATTGTTTTAAAATAAACAACTAAATAAAAATTATGAGTACAATAAATGTTTACAATTTTTTAGATGGTGCTAACCTTTGTAATATTTTTGCAAATTTAATAGTATTGAAAATAAAAGAATCCTTTCCTGACGCAAAAACTGAAATTTCAGTAATAAACGTCAGGAATTTTTTTATTATTAAAGGGCAAACAACATCTGAAACACTTATTAATATTGCCGAAATTTTCCAAGATTTTTTAAATAACTATAACGAAGAATTATCTAAAAAAGTTAGAGTATTTGATATGATTCTTTACGGTAAAGAGTTTGATGATTTACCTTTAAATATATCATATAAAGAAATCAAGAAAGAATCGATTAAAATAAATAATCTACAGAAAATGATTAATAATCATTCAAAAAATAAAATCTACTTTAATATTAAACTTGACGAACTTTCAAAGATAGTTTTTTTTGATTGTCAAAATGAACAATATAGTGATGTTAAAAACATTTTAGAAAAGGAGTTTGTAGGGTACGAACTTATTAAGCACGATTTTTCAAATGAGACATATATTTCAGAAAAAATTTACGGACAATCGATGCACAATGAAAAACCTTATTTATTATTATTTAAATTTATATCAGATCACCTTTTTAAATTAGGTATTAGTAAAGAAGTTGATATGTCGATATCAAGTGTATTACATACAAAAGATATAACAAATGAAAATATTAATTTAATAATTTCAAATGATAACCATATAGTTAAAAGAGAATGGTTGGAATCTTTAGTTATGGATGTTTTTCCTTTTGAATTAGAAAAATTAAAAATTCGTTTTTCGGATTGTGATGATTTAACAAGTTTTGTTATAGACTCAGATACCGATAACTACTCAGTATCTGATTTATCTATAAGACACGAAATGATATTAATCTAATAAATACTCTTTAACCATTTTAACGCCCTCGTGGATATCTTCATAATCTCTATCGGGGGCTAATAATTTAACATTAAATGGTTCATCGTTTTCATCTAAAGTTAATAACATTAAAGAAGGTACGTATTCGTTATTTGTAACATTTACATACTCATTATACTCTTCCTCAAAATCATCAATATCCCTTTCAATGAATAATATGTTATTTTTTGTAAATTCTTCTTTTATTTGGGTACAGAATGGGCACCCTTTCATTGTGTAAACTACCGTAACTTTCATAACTAATTGAATGTATAATACTTTTTTAATCCATTTATAAGAAGGGTAAACGTTTGATCCTCACTACCTTCATTTAATATATATAATTTATATATATTCTCATCTTTATTTCTTTTATAATATATCATTAATTTACCGTACTCTATCACACCCTCTAACTCAATAACCAAATCCAATAAATTAAATCTATCGTACCATATTTTTTTATTCTTTTCAAAAAGTGTGTTTAATCCCTCTATTGTTATATTTCTAGTCCTAGTAATACACGGATAGTTTTCATATTTTTTAAGATATAAATCTAAAACATGTTGGGGTAAAACCTTTTCTGTATTTTCTTCAATTTTATGGTAATTCATCGAATAAATCATAATCAGCAATATAATCTAGTAAATAGTTTTTAGGTTCTTGATTATCCCAAGTTGGTAACATGTACTTTATGTCTGGTTTATTTTCAAATACGGCAATTTGTTTAATTACTTTACCATTAGGAAATTTTTTAGTCATCTCAGGTAATTTAATCATACCCTTACTATAAAGGTAATTTGCAAACCCTTCTAACTCATTAATTGGTGACAACCAATCTTCACTTAAGTGTTTATTGTATTTACCTAATTTTTGAACCACTTTAACTCCATCGTTCATATATTTTAACTCAATACTTGCTCTTATAACACTATCTTCACTTCCTTTTCTTAAAGACACAATAAAACAGTATGGTTTTTCACTATAAGTTCTAACACAGTTACTTTGTACCATAGATTCTCCTTCGTATTGTTCTGTCGTCTTTAATAATACAGGATAATATGTTTCACCATTGTTATATATTGGTTTTTCAATCAAATAGGCGTCTTCACCATAAAATCTTGTTACTGTACCTGAACGATAAGATTGTACAAGTGCTGACCACTCTGAATGTTCTTTTACATAATCATCGTAGTTTGTTGCTGTGATTTTAACGTACTCACCATATTTTTTTAAGGACTCTTTATATTGAAGGTGATCGTTTAACGAGTTTAACACGGTTTCGGAGTTACTTGTATTTAAAATTTTAACAATATTTTCTTTTTCTTTTTTACTAATATTTGCCATTATGGAACCGTAGTCACCGTAAAAATCATTAGTTCTTTCACTTAAAAAACATTCACTATTAATTGTATTAAATAAGTCTAACCCAAATAATCTATAAAAAATCATAATACCACTCAAATCGATATTGTTGTACTTATTCAATAGTTCTCTGATTTTAGTCCCTTTAAGGTTATGTTTATTCATAAACCAAGTAACTAAATTATTATCATATTGTTTGATTTCTTTTTTAGGTGTATAAAATGACTTAAACTTTGAAAAAGCGTCTGGGTATTTAATACCTGAAAATTTAAGGTACAATTGGTAGAACTTATCGTTATTGTCTAATTCGGTGTCAAATTTGGTTCCTGTTCTTTCAGCAACTATATTTAAAAACGTAGAAATAACCTCATCTTTAAATTTTATATTTTCATCATCTTTAGGTGTCATATAAAAATAACATATGTTGTTATATAACGACATATTACGTAAATCCGTTTTATGCATAGACATTTTAGATCCAATCTTACTCTTCTTTTTAAGGTTAAGTTCACCAGAATAAAAAGTCTTTCTTTTAATGTTAAAAGTCAGATAACTAATTTGTCTTCTAACTTTAAAATATTTTTTTGATACGTCCCTATAATTAATGTATGAATAAAACTTTAATGCAATTTTATTTTCATTCTCTTCAATTACCAAAGTTTTTCTTTTCATATGTACTTCAGCAAATGGATTACCATAGTTTTCTAAAAAAACCGTTTCATCTTGTGATTTAAATTTTAATTTGAATGATCCTTGAACTCTATAGGGAACAGGATTAAGGTTATCAAAAATATCGTCATTATCAACTATTTTTTGTTCAATTTCATTAAAATTTTCAAAAACTTCAGTTATATAATGAACGTCTTGTGCTTTAAACAAGTTTGTCATTTCAGACATAAAAATAATATTATAAGATTACTAATTCAAACAAATTAACCCCATGTGGTGTTGCATATACGGTAAAACCTTTTCTACATTTTTTGTTTCACCATTCAAATCTAAAATTAACTTAATTAATTGATTTCTTGTTGGTTCTAATGGTTTTCCGTCTTCTTTGGAGTTTTCCTCAACAATTTCTCTAACACCTTCAAAAAACTTCTCTGAATCAATTTTACCAATTAATTGTTTTAACTGTTCGGGGTTCTTATCAAAGAATCCTTTAAAATTAACCATATATATTTCCACATCAACATTCATACTCAATATTTTAATTCAACAAAAATAACAATTATTTTTGGTTATAAAAAGTTTTTTAAGAGAATAAATGGAAATTTTCGTCAGTATCTATTCTTTCTCTTAAAGCGTCAGGGATTACATTACTTACATTACTATTCTTTAAGTTAATTACTGTTAATCTTGGTAGATTTGCAATACAACTAGGTAATTTTTCAAGAGTAGGGTTATCAGGTAATGATAAAAATTGTAGTTTATCTAAATTACATATAGCTTCAGGTATTTTTGAGACACACCCAACTAAATGTAATGCTGATAAATTTTTAAATTTACCGATACTTTCAGGTATAGGTAAACTAAATGGTTCTCCACCTTTTCTAGTAAATTCAAGTCTTTCAATATTTTCAGGTAATGTTTCAAAAAACTCAGGGAAACCGTAAAGAACGATGAATTTTGATGCCGAATCACCAGGGTAATTTACCGATACTTTCTTACCGTTATTTTGTGATAATCCTTGCATAAACTGTGGTTTGAAGTACTCCTTCAATTCAGGTTCTTGTTTACGTAAGAAATCAACTAAATCAATTTGTCTATCTGATGGATCCATGTATTGATTTGATGGGAAGTGGAATTGGTATCTTAATGCTGGTAGTCCTGATTTTTCACCGACATCCATACTTCCTGTGAATTTTGTAGGTGAATTAGGTATCACAACATATAAAGGACCATCTTTAATGTATCTATCAAACCAAGTTAAACCTGGTGATGATGTACACCATCTTGTTTCACCTCTTTGTGGTTCTAAGTAATATCCACCATAAAAACATGCGGCGTCTTTACCAAGTTGTCCTGTATCTGAAATTTTTACAACAGTCCAATTACCAAATTTCTTAACTTCTTCGGCACCTGGATGTTGGTAAGTTGTTGACGCTTCTTTTTTCTCGTCTGCAGTTGCTTTAGTCTTCTCTAATGAAAAGTCTTTAACTTGATCGTAAAGAGTTTCAGGGGTTAACTTATTAATATCACGGTATTCTTGTTGTAATCTATTTTTATATCTTTCAAACTTCATCAAGTCACCCGTAACTTTGTACAAGTCTTCCATAAATAACTCTTGGTATTGTTGATACGCACCTTTATATCTTGGTGAGTCAGGTTCAACGTCCAAATTTGTTGGGGTTACAAAATTTTTAAGTATCCATTGGGTGTATTTGCCAATTTTTACTTTTTCCATATCTTCGGGTTTAGCGGTTCCTGCATCCATTCCTTCAGGAATTCTTGATGTTGGATCGGCAGCGATGATGTCAAATAAAATATTAAAAGGCATCATACCCTTTCTTGTTTCTTTTTTAGGTTTAACATATTTGTCAAATAGCACCTGAAATCTTGAACTCTCAATGATTAAATCTCTTAAAATGCTCGTAAATCTAATAGCCATAATTGTTTTTTATTAATAAATATCACAAATATAAGAAAAATTATTTAATAATTCATTATTAAAAGTTCTTCACCCATGTTTTGTTTTGTTCCTTTCTTTGCCGCCGCAGCCTTTGCAAATTCTTTTTTAACCCAAGTATATTCATTTTCAGGAAACCATTCATGAAGTAGTTCAAAATCATAATAAGATAAACTAAATTTACCTTTTATTTCTTTTAGTGTATTTGCAAGTCTTTCGTGGTCTTGTCTATCAAAATCATGGTTGGAATAGTAATTCTCTGTTTTCCAATATGGTGGATCTAAATAGATGTATGTCGTTGGTGAGTCGTACTTTTTAATAACGTCAGCAAAATCCATATTCTCAACGTGCGTAATTTTTAAAAAGTGTTCAATCCAATCAGGTTTAGATAACTTATCTCTAAATGTAAGATATTTTGATTTGTACTTACCCTTCAAGTCAATAAATGAACTCGTTTCAGGTTTACTACCACTAAATACTTGTGTTAGTACATATACGTATTTAGCGGCAACTTCATAATCACCAGGTTCTAAGCTGAAACCTTCATTAAAAATTTCAGCCTGAAACCTTACAAACTGTTCTTTATATATTGGTGGTGTTGGTTCCTCACCAAACTTCTGACAATCAATTGCGTTAATTGCCCTCAATAATTCACTTGGGTTTTGTACACACTTAAATAGATTGTAATTTAGTGGATTAAAGTCGTTGTAAACAACTTTCTTTAGGTTAGGGAACTCTTTTAAATCCATATTAAAGAAACACCAAAACATCCCACCAAATGTTTCAACATATGTTTCCATATCTTTATCGTAGAAAGGGACTATCCACTTTCCAATCTTACTTTTACCACCAATATAACTTAACATAATACAAATATAGTATTTTAAATATTTATTTTCAAATAGAACTTTATTAAAATATAAACATGGAACAAAAAAAGGCAACACAAGTTACGGGATGTAAACAGTGTAAAAAAGGATTAAATTTAACTCAGAAGTCATTAATTGTATTATCTATTTATGTTTTTTTTGCTGCTATCTATGGTACAGTACAAATAGTTAAAGACTTATACAACTTCTTTTAATATATCCTTTAAATTATTCTTTACCTCATCATTTAATTCATAATCGTTGGTGATTGTTAATTTTACATAAAAGTCTCCGCTACCGTGAGCATCTTTATAACCTTTTTTAACTAACCTCAATGGTTTGTCTGAATTTAAGTTTTTAGGCATACTAATCATCAAATTACCATCTGGGTGTGGTAATTTAATTTGTTTTTCAGTTAAAATTTCTAAAACATTTAATTTTAAACTATAAACAAGATCCCTACCTACTTTATCAAAATCATCTTTTTTTATTAATTCAACCTTCAATATTAAATCTCCACGATTATTAGTCATTCTACCATAGTCACCCTTTGTTGGTATCCTCAAGAAATCACCATTATCTACATTTTTTGGTATGCTAACTAATAAATTTTCCTTTTCTTTAACCATCCCATGTCCACTACATGTATTACACTTTTTAGTAATCACACTTCCGCTCCCACCACAATAATCACATGACATGTTAAAAATTTGTTGAAACATCCCCGTTCCCATTTTTTTCATAACATATCCTTGTCCGTTACACACATTACATACCGATCTATCCCCACCATTACCATTACAAGGTTTACAGGAAACTAAATAATCATAACTTAGATTTTTTTGTACACCAAAATAAGATTCAATGGGGGTTATCTCTAGATTTATCACTTTGTCGGGAACCTTTGCGGTTTGTTTTCTACCACCATTCATCATTTCTTCAAACATAGAATGTACGTCAAACCCTCCACCCATATTACCCATAAATGGGTTATTTTTTCTGTGATCGTAATCTCTTCTCTTACTCTCGTCACCTATTATGTCATAAGCTTCAGCAATATCTTTAAATTTTTCCTCACCATCAGGGTTTACATCTGGATGATATTGTTTACTTAATTTTCTATATGACTTTTTTATTTCGTCCTGAGAAGCCTTTTCATCAACCTCAAGTATATCATAATAATTTTTCATGAAATCAAATTATTTAATTGTTTTATTCAAAAATAAGAAAAAAAGAAAAATTATCAAACATTACGTAAATAAAAGTAGTGCTCTGAAGAAATTCAATGATATGGTATTAATTAATAGTGAAATATTATTTGATAAATTAATTGAGAACGCTACCCCCTGTGATTATGAAATAGCGTTATTAACAAACCAAACAAAAGTACAACAAAGTCTATTTTTAACAGATAACTTAGGTAGGAATAATCCAGTTAATTTAGAAAATCCGGATTACGTTTTTTTAGATATAAAAAAATATAAAGTAGAAGAAACTATTTTTGATTGGCAGGAACAAAAAAAAATAAAGTTTTTAGATTTAATTAAAGAATATTGTAGTGATAAAAATTTTAAGAGTATTTTTACACTTAACAATAAATTATGTATTCAGATAGATGAGGACGTTTCTTTATTTTCTCTTAAGGATAAAGATGAATCTGAAAGATTATTAGAAGTAATGCAAGATTACTTTATATCTAACTCAAGGAGTGATGCGTTCTTTGTTAAAGATGTTTCTAACGCACAAAGAAAATGGTTGTACGATATTATGGAAAAGAAGGGGTTCGATAAAAGAAGATTATATCGACTAAAGACTACTTTTTCAAAAAGATAAATTCAACATCACCTATAGAAATTATTGCCCTTTCATCTTTGTTGTTTTTATTAAGGTTTCTACTTATATCGTTGAACTCATATTCATCTAAAACAACATTAATTGTTATTTTTTTTGAGTTCTTAAATACGTCTTCCGATAATTCAACAATCTGAGCCATCTTGGTTAATTTATCCCTAAAGTTCTCTTGATTCTCTCCCATAAAGTGTATTTTTTTTCAACAAATATGGTATTTTTTATATGTTGCGGTTTTGTTTTTTTAATCTCATCACAAAACCTCATTTTTAAATCCTCGTTTTGTTTTTCAGTTATTGTAAATTCTTCTTTGAGTTTATTCAGTTGGTTCTGTAACTCCGCTATCGACTTCTTTTTGCTCATTTTCAATAAATTTATTTAATTCTTCCATGTCAAATTTTAAACCTTTCAAATTTTCTAAGTTTTCTTTTTCAAAAATGTTTTTTAGTTCCTGTACTTTATTTTTAAAAAGTCTTTCTTTTTCTTCTCTATCAATGTTTGTTTTAATTATATTATCAATTATAGATTCTATTTTATCTATTAAGACTTTTTTATTTTCACAAACTAAAGAATATATCGGGTTTCCTTCCTTTCCTTCACTTTCTAACACCTCTAAGTCTTGAGGTATATTTTTTAACATCACCCATGTTGATGGGAATGTCATATCAAAACTGACGTAGTTTTTTAATACTCTTACAGATTTTAAATATTTCGAACACTTCCCGATAAAGTTACTATAAATCATTATTTAATATATTAAGTATGTTATTATATAAGAAACAAATAAACCATAAGTTAATGTTTCCCATTTATTTAATTCAAAGGGTTTTGGTGGATCTGAAAAAATGGCTCTAACAAAATCAAATGTTAATTTTAAAAGAGCCACTATCGAAAATATAAAAATAAACCCAAAAATCGGTGTAAGGTTATTAAGCATTTTTTTCTTCTTTAGAATGGTTTAATACTTCTTTTCTTAAAACTTGCATAAGTTCTCTTAATTCTTGAGCGGTTTTTCTTGCTCTTGTTCCTGCCGACTTATTTCCTTTTTCATAAAATTTAGTTGTCTCAGCGGATAGTTGTTCTACTAATGTTTTTATTTGTTCAAGTGTTTTCATTTTTTAAAAAATTATTTTTTTATTTTTTATTATAATAGATGTTATAACTTATTTGTAAATAACATATACTAATTTTTAAGTGATCTTTCAAGTACTTTATATATGTCAGTAAAAATTTCAATGTCAGATTTTGTTTTTTTATACTTACTATCAAAGATTTGTCTAAAAAAAGTATAAATACTATCTTTTATTTTTAAATCATTCTGGGAGTAAAAAACCTCAAAGAAAAACCCTTCAAAAAATTCTAAATCAGTTTCATTAAAGTTGAACTTTATGTTTTCTTTTTTAAAGTTTTCTATTGTTTTGCCCCAACACCATCTAAAGTGGTTTAATTTTTGCTCTGTTGTCATACCGACTTTAGTCTCTTTATTATCATCAAAATCATCACCCAAATAGGTGTCATTTAATAAATTTAAAAAGGATAAACAAAAATCTCTAAATAATTCTGTCAATTCAGGTGTAATGTTATTTGCAAGGTACCAAGCGGTTATATCTTCTTGGGACATTGGTTTGGCTAACCAATCAAAAAAACGACCCATGTTATTATCTGTATTCATATAACAAATAATAACATGGGTCTAATTAAAAATGAAGTTTAATTTATTGTGTTTTTTTACCGTATGAAATTAAATCTTTCATTTTTTCAATGTCAGAAATAACTTTTCTTTCATTTTGTGATTCTAATTTCATCATTATTTTAGATACTTTATCTGTTGTTTCACCACTTTTATCGGAAACTACGGGTTGAGGTGATTTGTTGTAAGCCTTTCTTTTAATTTTAGCCAACAAGTTATCTTTTCTTATTTTATTTCTTCTTTGGTTTGTAGGTGTCTCTACCGCATTTGCCCATTCAGGGTTATTTCCCGTTCTTGAAGATCCAACTGTTAAATCATCAACCCATTTTTCGTCAGGGTGAATTTCATCATAATCTAAATTTTCTAAAGCCGCTGCTGTAAAATTATCAATATATTCGCCAACAGCGTCTGAAGGAATATAAGCCATTTTTGACATTTTTGCTAATTCTCCATTTCCTTTTGGAAAATGTCTTGGGTTCATTTCATAACCACCTTTAGAACCATCCTTTAGGTAGTCCTTCATTTTCTTAACTACGCTATCAATGTAATCGTCATTTTCTTTTTTAGACTTTTCTTGGTTAGCTCTTGTTAATTTAATAGGATCACTTTTACGTTTTGTTGTTGTTTTTTTCTTTTTCTTCTTTTCTTCTAAAACAATATTTTCAATTATATCTATAATTTCGTGTTCACTAAAAATAAATCTTTCTCCTGTTGATTCGTCTAAGTATAACTCATATGTCTCACCACACTCTTTACACTCACTCTCTTTACGATTATTAAGTTTAACTCCTCTACCTAATAAAATATCTTTTCTTGTCACTTTTTTGTCACCACTTAAATCAGGAAATCCACTTTCTTTTGTTTCAGTTTTTTTACCTCTTCTTAAAAGTTTAAAATCTTCAGCATCGATTCTATTATTTTTATTTCTATCGATTCTTTTTTGATTACCTTTTAATGATTCTCCAAGTTCACTATCTTTACTTTTCATATGATGTTTCATCATTCTTATATTTGGCATATCATCATCTTCAAATGATGTTTCATCTTCATCGTCACCTCTAAGTAATTTTTCAATATCCTCAATAGACATTGGGCTTTTAAATCTTTTTTTACCAAATCTTGGGTGTCCGTCATCCATCCCCCCTAATTCTTGAATATCACCTTCATACATTGATCCACCACATTCCGAACATTCTCCTTCATACATTGATCCACCACATTCCGAACACTCATGTCCATTATCACTTCCTTCGTACATTGATCCGCATTCCATGCATTCGTTTTCATACATATTTTTAGAACCACATTCTGAGCAAATTTGTTTTTTCATTTTACTATCTTCAAAAATTTTATTTTTAATAATGCCAATTCTTTTATCAATTTCTTCTGAAATTATTCTATCAACAATATTATTTATTTCTCTATTCATATAAATAAATATCAAGTACTTTATAAAGTACCATCTATTTTATTTATTATAATAGCTTTTATTTCTTCAACACTTAACCCTGTTCTTAAAGAAACATTGTATATTGCCTCATTCATTGGTGATAGTTTCCTTTTGACTTTAACCGGTTTGTCTTTACTATCTCCTTGACTGCAATAAGGAAAAGTTTTACATTTTTTTCTTATCGCCACAAACCCACCTCCTTTAATTTGTGGTACCTTAAATGATCTCCCTCTACCAACGGGATTATTTCCTCTCATATTAACGTCTTCAAATCCAGGAGCATCATAACTACCAGCAGATGTTGATGATGTTTCCTCTTTAAATTCACCTTCTTCTTTTGGTAATCTTTTATATTCGGATCTAGCCTTGTCGTCATCAGCAAATAAACTTAATTTTGAGTTGACTGCACCCGCAGAAACGGCACCTGTACTTTCTTTACCTTCTACTTTCTTTTTTAATGCTTCAAGTATTATTCTATTAATATTCATCATTTTTTATTTTTTAGTGTTGTTTGCCACTGATTCTTTTTAGACCACATTAAATAATAAAACTCAGACATCATATGAACTATAATTTCATTTATATCACCTCTCAAGTTACCTTTACTTAATTCTGATTTAATTTTATCGACAATATTATCTTCAAATTTTTTTAATGTAGTTGCATTTAAAAAATCTTTTATTTCTTTTTTAATAGTCGCCTCAATTTCTTTTTTTTCTACGTTAGTTAAAGCCATTACTTAAATATTAAAATACTTGATAATATTGTTATGATGGATCCACCGACAATCTGAAATACGGTATTCTTTACCTTTAATTTTTTGATGTCCTGTCTAAGTTCTTTATTTTGATCATCAACAATTTTAAATTTTTCGTTTTCTTTTTCTATTTGTAATTTGTAGTTTGTTTCTTTCTGTTCAAAAGTCACAATAATAGAATCTTTTAATTCTACTTTTTTTATTGTTTCAACTAATTCAATATCAGTTAGTTTTGAAACTTTTGTTATTGAATCCAATCTATTTAAATCCGATGCTATTTTTTTAGCTACCGTATATGGTATACATATTTGGTTTGTATCATTTACTGTTGTTTGTGAAAAGGAAGTAAATGATGTTATTAAAGTGATAATAAAAAGTAATTTTTTCATGTTTAGTAATTATATCTTTTATGTAATAGACTATCGATTTCTGATTTTGTCATTTTATCAATCTCTTCACCTTTTTCTTTATAGTATTCTTTTATTGTTATCTTTTGATTTCTAACTTTGGCAATTGTTGAGTCTATTTTCGTTAATTCTTTTTTATATGATTCAATTTGTGAGTCTAATTTTTTTTGGCTTTCCACTAACAAATGAATTTCATTATTTAATTGTTCTAATTTATATTTGTCTAATTCTGACATTTCAGGTTTTGGTGTTGCCAAATAAACAACTAAATATAAAACACCAATGAATAGTATTCCCCCTAAAACGTATTTATAATATTTTTTTACAGTTTCCATAATTATTCAGGTTTTTGTATTGTCTTTTTTCTACTTGAAATAACTTTAGCCCATTTTGATTTAAATTTTTCATAAAAACCTGTCAACTTAGTTATTAGTTCTGTTAATTTTTCGTCCAGTTTAATCATATCTCCGTTGATATAAACTCCATTATTCTCTCCAATTGAAAAGAAGAATTCTAAATCAAAGTCAATAACTTTACCGCTCCATTGTACTTCATTTTGATACATATTTAATACACCAAAATCAGATAAGTCTGAAACATCCTCAACGAATTCATCCATTGTTTCTTGGAACGCTGTTTTTTCCTCTGTCGTTAATTCTAAATCTCTTTTTTCTTTTCCGTGTAGTGATAATAACCCACCAGAGATTCTATACGTCTTACTTTTATCTCTTTTAATTTGACTTGAGTCTGTTTCAGATGAGTTTTGTAATTCATCGTCTTCTATGTTATTTTCAATACTTTTACCTAAATTAGTTGCTTCAGGTTGTTCCATAAGCATTCTAGTTTTTTTAAGTAATGCTTTTATTTCGTCATATTCATTTATCATTTTCTAATTGTTGTTTAAAATGTTTAAAATTAAAAGAAGGGTTTACGTCTTTATGTGTGAAATCAAAATTACTTCTAGACACTATACCTTTAAAATGTTCAACCCCATCGAATCTAACATTATGTCCTATACAATCTTTTGGTATTTTAAACTTTTCACAAAGTTGGTTAACCAATATTGTAAGGCTATTCATTTGTTTTTTGGTATATATGTCCCAAAAAAAATAATCTCTCCATTTTTTCTCGTACACCTCTTTTTTATAAATATCTCCAATCCAATTAACGTACGTTTCATCTAATGGATTTTTTTTTAACCACCCATTATTCTCTATACTTATAATTATTGAGTTTTTATCAATATCAACATCTTTCATAAACTCTGAATATTTTTCAGGTTTCATTACTTCATATGTGTCCCCATTTTTAGATATTATATAATTTGGTAAATATGGGTTTTTTTTATTATATCTATACCTTAAAGAATTGATATAGTTTTTATAATCCCGTCCGGTGTCTGTTAAAATAATTTGTTTTTTATTTTCGTTGACTCCCTTTTCTTTAAATTCTGTTAATTCGTAAAGATTTCCCATAACCGTCTCTATTAAGGTATGTTAATTTTTTAGATTTAGGTTCTTGTGATGGTAAATTATCTACTAAAATTTCTTCTTTCTTTTCTTCTTCTACTTCTTTATTTTCTTTTTCAAATAATAAATTCTCTAATTTAATTAATTCCTCTTCGGTTGGTTTTATCGGTTCATCACTATTATTTTCAGGTATTTTATAATTTTCGTCTAATATTTTTTGTAATTGTTCTAACCACTCCTTAGTAGGTTTTAATTTATATTTTTCTTCATCTTCTACTTGATCGGTACTTGGTCGGTACTTGGTCGGTACTTGATCGGTTTCTTCCTCATCGTTATAATATGGTGTAAAAGCTAACGACGTAGGTTCATCTACTAAATCTTCTTCAGTTGGTTCTGGTAATTTACTTTCTTTTTTTAATTTTTTTACCCTGTCCCATACCCTTTTTATTTGGTCGGTATTTGGTCGGTACCTATTTGGTACTTGGTCGGTTACTTCAACCTCATCATGTATGGTATCATGTATTGTATCATGTATGGTCTCTTCTTTGTGAGGGACATTGTTGTCCCTCTCTGAATTTTTGTCTTTTCTTTTACTTTTAAAGGCTTGGTTTGTTGCAATAACTAATGTTATCGCTAACGGATCAAAAACAAAAATTAATATCAATATGAAAAGATTTGCAGTTCTTTTAATATCCCAATCAAGTAACTCACTTACATATTTTAATGCCCCTAATTCACTTCCTGATATTTCTTCTGATTCCATATTTAAAATATCAACATCAAGTTTTGTAATACTATCATTCATATTGTCAATTCTTTTTGCAATTGTATCCCTTCTCACTTGTGCCTGTGATAACTGAGTTTCAAATGATTTTCTATTGTCATTATTTGCCCGTGTAACAACTTGTCCTGTTTTTCTATCAACAGATTGTGTTGTTGTATTATTAGACAAACCATCTCTTAATTTTGTAATGTCACCATCTAATGTGTTTTTTTCTTTAGTTAACTCGTCTTTAACTTCTTCAAATCTTTTCTTTTTGACTTCAACGTTTTTAACCTGTTTTTCATTTATTTCAAGTTTCGTAATATTTCCTTGAAATCCTGTACTTAGTAATCCATAGATACCTAATGAAGTGATTAGTGATAAAGTAATAAGAGCGATTGTTAAATATATTTTTAAAACTCCGTAAGTCTCTTTCCACTTATCGTGAAGATATGTTGCGATAGCAATTTTAGATACCTCTAAAAATGAACCCATAATAATTACCGGTATCGCAACACCAACAAAAACAATAGACAACCCAACGACACTATAATATGCTGCGGTTCCTGACAACCCTAAGGCACAAACTAACAAAAACCAAGGTAAAAAATTTTCTTTCATAATATAATATTATAGTAAATAAATATAAAAGATAAACAAAAAACCCTTCACCGGTACCAATGAAGGGGGTAGTTTCATCTTACCATGTAGATAAAATTGAGGAATTTCACCCTGAGAACCTCGTGTCTCATTCCGCCGAGTTGTATGGGTAATCTCGGTTCAACCCCTTTTTAAATATATATTACTTTATATTTAGTTATTAATTTTTGTTCAACAGTAACTCTATTTGTTTTTTTTTCTTCGTCTTTTGTTTTTAAAAAATCACCATCATCAGAAAATGCCGAAGTAATTATATTAAAAAAGTTACCGTCCTTTTTTAATAAAACCTCCATATAATTAAATTTTTTCTCATCTTCATTATCTGTTCTTTTATGTACAAAAATTATTTGGTTATTATGTGGTGATTCATCTTTAAATGAATTATAAATTTTTTCCACATTTTTTGAAAATAGTTTTTTAATCATAGAATCAGGTACGGCAAGTCTTGGTTCAATTTGGTACTTAGATTTTCTTGTTTCCAAATATTCTTTATATTTATCAACAATTTCATTGTAAGTATCTGATCCAAACCTTTCTTTTCTTTGGTGAAATGTTGATTTTAATTGAATGAGTCTATTATCCACCGCCTTAGAGAATATTACAGTTCCACTTTGTCTTCTGTGTGAAGTTTCATTAATTACTATATTTTTTAATGAGAATAATAGTTTCATATAATATAAATATAAAAAGGGTGAGAAAACTCACCCTTTTATTTTTTCCGTACCGATTAGAGGATTTTAAACCCGACACACTAACCGCGGTGTCACGACGACTTACGACCCCAGGAGTAAGCTTCCCGACAAACATTTAGTTAACTATCAACGTTTGTGATACAAAGATATATTCTTTTTTTGAATCTGCCAAACATTTTATCATAAATATTCAAATAAATCCGCACATTCATTTCTAAGTTTTCTTAGTGCCTTTTCTTTAATCTGTCTAACACGTTCTTTTGTTAGTCCAAAATCAGAACCAATATCTTCAAGTGTTCTTGGTGTTCCTGAAATACCGTAGTAATCTTCAACAATCAATCTTTCTCTTTCGTCCAATATGGACATTATGTTCATCATCTTTTCTTTTAACGCATCTTTAGTGGAAAAAACTTCATCAGGTGATTCAACATTATCATTTTTAATAATATCGATAAGTGTGTCACCATCTTCATTGATGTGCATATCTAAATCGATGATTTTAGGTAATGTTGCGAATTTATCGGATAATTCCTTATTAGTCTTCTCGTTTTCTTTTTTCTCTTTGTACATGTCTTGTACAACATTAACCGGAAGTCTAATAGTTCTTGAATTCTCATTAAGGGATTGTAAAATAGACTGCTTAATCCACCAAACTGCGTATGAGATAAATCTATTGTTTTTAGTCCAATCAAAGTTTTTGATAGCTTTCATTAATCCGAAGTTACCTTCAGCAATTAAGTCAGCCAAATCTATTCCTTGATTTTGATATTGTTTTGCAACTGTAATAACAAACCTTAGATTACCTTCAAGTAATTCTTTATAGATATGTTCTCTTTCTCTTTCGCTACAGTCGTTAGATGTAATACGTTGTGACAACATTTTTTCTCTTTCGGGAGTCATCACTTTATATTTTCTAATTTCTCTTAAATAAATTTGAATCTCATCTTGATTCAAAGGGTTTGACGACTTAATGTCCTCCATCTTTTCTCTTTCCATAATTGTCTAAAATCTCTTTTTCTTTCTCTGTTAATGAATCTATTCCTTTCTCTGATATTTTGTCCAAAATCTCATCTACCGTTGGTAAGTAATCGGGTTCTGTTTTCATAACCATCTGATTAAAGTCTGCGGGTAGAAGAAACTCAAACGTAAAATTTTTTAATTCTTCTCTTCTTTCTTTTAATTTTGTTTCTACATTAATTTCACCTGTTCTGTTTTCTTTCTTTTTTTCTCCGTCAATATTCAAAAAATCTTTCTTTAGTTTTCTTGGCATTTTTATGTCTACGTTCTTAGTTACTTCCATTAAAAAGTATTGTTCCGTTATTTCTGACATAGCCATATCGATATAATCTTTAAGGTCAGTAAAAACTTCTTTACTTCTAAAATGAAAAACCACACCATACTCACCATAAGTAAATTTTAAAAACGGTGAAGAAACTACGGTTAATAACTGAGACGACAAATTTGTTGCCAAGTTTTCTTGTTCGTCAAAATCTCCAAAAATAAATAACATATAACAGGGATCTTGTTTTGGTTGTCTTTTACGCATCAATTTGTTTTTAATATATACTACAAAGTTATAAATTTTTTCACTAACACCAAACATATTCAACTAATAAATATTTTATTTAAGTGTTTTATTATTTTTTCTTTTCAAAAGGGCATCTTCTTTAGAGAGTATGAATTTAACTTTTGGGTTTGGTTCTTCATGAGTAAATGGTGTTAAATTCTCCACTCTTTTTTTAGATAAATCAACATACTCTTCATTTAAATCGATTCCAACAAAATTTCTATTATTAAGTTTTGCCATTTTTAATGTTGTTCCACTACCACACATTGGATCTAAAACTAAATCCCCAACATTACTCCAAGATAAGATATGATCCTCTGCTAAAGATTCAGGAAATATTGCTGGATGTTGAAACGCTAAGTCGTCCTTACTTGAAAACCCTTTACCGTTATTTATGTACCAAACATTATATCTTGTACCAAACTCAGACACAACGAACTTATCTACTTTTTTTAGATTACCATCTTTTTCTCTCTTAGATGGATCTCCAAAGTTACTATGTCCTGCCCATCGGTTAGGTTTGTCTTTAAGAAGATTAACAGTTTTAGGTTTACCTTTTGAAAGGATTAACATGTATTCAAATACTTGTGAATATCTACCCGTTTCAGGAAACGGAGCTCCATTCTTATGGTATATCATGGTATCATACAAGGTAAAACCAATCTCCATAAATTTAAGGGCTTGTCTAAACGAACTCCCTGTTTCACCACCATTTTTTACCTGATCATTAACAACCCAAACAACCACACCACCTTTTTTAGTTACTCGATATAATTCTTTAGCCATCTCAACAAATGGGAAACTAAAACCGTCTTCATACACAACCTCATCTTTAATCTTACCATTATAGGTTCTAAGATTATCGTATGGCGGTGATGTTACCGTCAAATCAAAAGTATTGTCTTCATAATTCTGTAATACCTCAATAGCATTACCTAGTATAACTTCATTCATATTTTTTCAAAAATTATCTTTTTATATTTTGCATTTTTTTTAAGACTACCACAAATAATGTTTTCAGTATAATCAACATCAGCAGAAAATTTTAACTGAGTAAAACTACTATTATTTTTGGCTTCTCCTTTCCAAAAGTTTTTATCTAAATTAACTAACATAATAAAAATACCATTAACATAGTCACCACCAACCTCAACTTTTTTATCTCTGTCTATTGATAATGATATTAAAAGAAATATATCTGTCTTTGACGTGGTGTGTGTTGCGCCGGTAAACCCTTTATCACTTTGTGTAACTTTTATTTCGATTATTACTATTTCGTCGTTAAACTGAAATATAGCATCAAAAGATTTGTCTTTTATTTCATCGGTATTAGTAACCTCAGTTATTTTAAGGACTTTTATGTTAGCATCTCTATATAAAGAAAGAACCGTATTTAGTTTATAAACCAAATACGATTTTACACCATCATAAGATAGTCTAGTTGTTGTCAATACAGTGTGTTGTTTTGTGTCATCTTCAACATCTTTAACCCACTGATTTATACTTAAACCTTCTCTATTTGCAATAGGAAATATGGTTAAAGGAATTTCGTTATTGATATAATCGACAAGGTGTTTAGCAAACCCAAGTTTTTTTAAATGAATAACTAAATCCCTAACCAAAATTTTCTTATCTGTCATTTTACACTTATTTATACAAATATAAGAATAAAATATCAATTGGTCACTAGTTTATTGAAAAACTTTCGAGATATTATCTTCTTTGACTATTTTTATCGTATTATCCCCCCATGTATTAACAATTGTTGAGTGACTTATTATTAATATTGTTGGGAAAAAGTCTTTAATCGCCGTAAAGAAATTATGTACCATATCTAAATTTTCATTTGATATTTTTCCGAACACCTCATCAAATACAATAATATTTGGTCGAGGTAAACTACATATCTTACTTAAAACCGATCTTAAAGCAAGTGATGCAATTGTCCTTTCATAACCACTACCTGAAGACATTAGTTTCTCAACACCAGTACCATTATCAATCATATTAAACTCAACTTCGTTTTTATCATTGATTTGAATTTGTAGTTTAAAATATGCGCTTTCTTCCATTAGTCTTTGAAGTTCCGAATTAATAAGTGGAATCATTGTTTTCATTATAATCTTAGAGATTCCGTTTTTACCGTAAACTTCCAAATAAATCTTATAAATTTTTTCCTTTTCTTGTTCTTCAGCAATTTTTATAATATTATTCAAATTTGTTTTAATTTTTTCTTCTAAAGATTTAATGGAATACTCATCACCATTGATTTGGTTTTGTGTATTAGTTTTTTGTCTATCTAACTCTTCCAATCTTAGATTAGCCTTCATTATCATTGAATCAGTGTGTTCGTTAGATTTAATTTTATCCAACATCTTATCGTACTCAGTTAACTTTGACTGTAGTCCTTCTATCTTTAACTGATAATTTTCAATTGTTGCATCATATTTTTCTTTGATGAGTTTGTTTTTTTCGTACTCATCAAACTCCTTTTTAAGTCTAACAAATGTTAATTCTATGCCTGTTAAAACCTGCATTGTTTGGTAATTTTGATCCTTTTGCAGGATATAACCATCAAGTTCAGATATTTTTTGTTGGGTGATTGATGCATTCATTAAATCAATTCCACAATGTTCACATTTAATTCCTCCCTTTACTGAAGATTTTAATTTTTCAATTTCAGATATTTTTGTATCCAATTCAACCTTCACTTTAAACGCATTATTATACTCTTCCTTTAACTTGTCGTGTTCGTCTTCTTTATAGTACTCTTTTGGTTCAACAACATTAAGTTCATTAAGTTTTATTTTTGTTTGTTCAATTTGATACTCGTGTCCTTCAATTTCTTGTTTAACCTGGCTTGGATTCAATCTACTTAACTCAACATCAATATCTGTATGTTTTTTAGATATCATTTCGTCTCGGTAATTACTACCTTTACTGATGTTAGCAACTATATTTATTAGCTCAAGTTTATTAGTTTCAATTTTACCCTTTAATTCAGATATTTTTATTTCATTATTTTCATTATCTGTTTTTAACTGTTCTGTATTATATATGTTTGATAACATAGACTTAGAAAAGTCAGAATATATTGATTTTGCAACCTCTTCTTTTCTTCTTAAAAAATCAAGACCCATAAACCGTGAAAGAACTTGTCCTCTCGCAGTTGGTTTTGAATCAATTAATTCTTCAAGGTTTGTTGCTGTTGTAAGAATTGTCATTAAGAAGTCTTCTTTTGTTCCGATAGATTCTTTAATGAATTTTTCAGTTTCTCTTCTTTGTTCACCAGTAAAGTTTTGTAATGTCCCATCAGATAATTTTTTAAAAAAGTCCAATTCGGTTTTTACATTCCATTCACCCTTTTTAGATAATTTTCTTTCAATATTTCTAATGATAATATACTCTTCACCATCAATAATAATCTCACCTTTAACTGTTACTTTATCTTTATCGGTAAACCTGTTAAAGATTTCTTCGGCTTTTGTGGTTTTTGTTGTTTCATTAAAGAATAAAAATAATAATAAGTCCACTGACAAAACAGTTTTACCTCCAAAATTTGGTGGATTTGATTCAATAACAGTTAATCCATTTGTTTTTTCAAAATCAACTTTTTGATTTTCACCGTAAGAAAGAAAATTTGAGAACTCGATATTTTTTATAAACCATTTCTTAAAAACTGCGGTTTCTGTTTCAGTTTCTAACATTTTATTTTCAACCATTTTATTATGATTCAAAATCGCATCCAAATGTTTATCGTAATTTTTACTTGTTATAAACTGTCTAAGTAACTCAATTTGGTAGTTTGTGTCCATGATATTCACAGACACATCTACTGTTTGCTCACCTTCTTCCTTTTCAATTTTAGCCTTTGTTATTACATTGACATTTGTTGTGTTATACTTTTTTTGAAAGTAATGTTTGACACTCTTAATCTTATCTTGGGTAAAATTTTCATTATTGTCTTCCCAAACAACTTGAATTGTTGGGTTATCAAATTTTGAAAAATCTAAATCTTTTGTCATTATATTATAATTAAACGGTTTACTCTCCTTGAACAGGTTCAGTTGATTCGGATCCTTCTTGTGTTGTTTCTTCTTGTATGTTTTCCTCATCTTGTAATAATCCTGTTAATCCTGACATTGTGTCTCCTGACATTGACGCAAATTGTTCTTTCATTTTTTCCATTTGTTCTTCAAATGCCGCTTGCCAAAGTTTTTGCATTCTTTTTTCTTGTACTTTCAGATTGGCGTTTCTTTTCACCACTTTTGCTCTATGAGCCTTTGCTGCTTTTCCCATTATTAGTTATTATTAGTTATTATTACTTGTTATTACTTGGTCTATTTTCTTCAAACCATTCTATTATTGCATTTATTGCCCATACAAATCCGGCAGATAACATACCATCAAAAAATACGGATAAAAATTTATTAAGTCCAATAATATCTGCGTTTGGTGAAAAATATACTAAAGATAAAAAGAATCCAACCCATGTTGAAGTACAGAGTACACAAGATATTAACCCTGATAAAAACTCACCTAAAAAATTAAATGGTGATAATTTATTATTACCCCAATTATGGATTTTTTGTCTAAATCCGTTAAAAATCGATCCGTAAACCAAAATGTTTGTCATTCCATAGGCAACTATTGCCCAAATTAATAAATTCATATTATTTGTATAAATCATCGTTTAGGTTAGAACTCCCGTGAAAACGAGCCTTTGTAAAGTCACTCTCTTTTGGTTGTTCTAACAGTTTATTTTCTAACTCTTTGTTTTTTATTTTTAAATCTCTAATCTCAACATTCAAATTTGTTATTGTTTTTTGTAACATTTGAAGTTTGTTATTATCTGTATTTTGGAAATTATTTTCCATTTCTTCTATCTTAGTGGAAAATATTTTCCGTTCTGACTCAATTTGTTCATTTAAATGGAAAATATTTTGCTCCAACTGTTCGATTTTTCCGAATAGTTCGTTTTCACTACTGTTGTCGTAAATTGTTACAATTTTTTCTACGGGGACTTCTTTAATAATCTCCTTTTCAACTATTATTTCTTTTATTACTTCAACCGGTACTTCAACTATTTTTTCAACTTCTTTAATAACCTCAACAGGTATTTCCACCCGTTTTTCAACTATCACCTCTTTAATTACCTGTTTTTCACCAACAATACCCGTTTTTAAGTCTTTTTCATCTTCATTAAGTGTTTTTCCTAAAAGTCCGTATTTCTCAATATTAAACCCAGTATCAAAACACTTCTTAACAAATCCATCGACATCTTCAATACTGTTTAATTTACAATATTCAGATACTAATTTCATTATGTTTTTATTAAACATTTCTGAGTACTTCAGTTCCATTTTCAATATCTTCAAAAGATTTTATTGAGAACTTTAAAAAAGGTTTTGGGTTTTCAAGATCCGTATAGACATATTCTTTAGTTCCGAAATCATAAGTTCCGAAACCGTGGTTTCGGATACTCTCACCAATGTTCTGTTGTATTGGTGATCCAATCATATATCCTTTACCTGTTTTAAAACTAAATTCTTGTCTTTTATGAATATCTCCACATAAAACAATATCTAACCCATCAAACTTTTCAGTATCGTAAGCATGATCACCAAAGTCATAACCTAAATCAGTAGTCATACCTTGTATTGGTCCGTGAAATAAACCAACCTTATTACCTTTAGCTTCACTAATATCAGGTGGGATATTCCCTTGGTATTGTGAATAAACGCACCAACTAATGTTCTCATCTTCATAAACACCTCTGTCTTTATAATAAACAATGTTTTTATTATTTAATGAGTCTATAATTGGGGATAATGCGTCTAACCTTTCAATATTATTCACCAAAAAGTCGTGGTTACCTGGTATGATGATTGTTTTTGCGATATTTGCACATTCAGTTAAAATCCAAGCAACAAACTCAATAAGTTCAGGAGTCATTTGATTTTTAGAATGAACTAAATCTCCTGTAAAAACAATTCTATCAGGATTTAATTCTTTCCATTGTTCAATTGCATTCTGCAATATCTTTCGATATTGTTCGTGATCCTTAAATAGTTTTACGTGAAGATCAGAAAAGTGTATAAGTTTATTAATCATTTAATTGTGTTTTTGTTCCGCAATATACTTCAAAAGGTGGTTTATATGGATCATCATCTTTTTTCAGAGGCATAATTATAGGATTAAAAGGTGATGGTATTGTTGTTCTTGGGTTAGGAAAAAATGAATCAACCTCTTTAACCTCATTCATTTTTTCAACAATTGGTGCTATTAAAATGTGCTCATCCTCTAACCTACCATGTAGATATCCTTCTAACCAAAAATAAAATTCTTTATGTGTCATATTAATTCTCTATTATATAAATTTACTAAAATAAGTCTTGCTAATTTAAACTCCTTTACCCTGTTTAATCTTAACCCATATGCTAACGATACTGTTTTAAGATGAGGGTACGCCTCACTAATAGTCATTTTACCTATTTCCATCACTTATCAAATAATTTAAAATCTTCGTTAACATTACCACATTCATTACACATGTAAGTTGGAAAAGGTACGATAGTGTCTTCAGAACTACCTGTTAATATTTTTGATACTTTTTTTAAAATTGTTACTTCTTTGAAGTAAACTGATTTACATTTTTCACACTCAACAGTTGGTTGATCTTTTAAGTTGATTTTTGGTTTAATGATGTCTTCCATTATTTTATAATATAATTTACGTTTATTTTAATTGTTGAACAGTCCCAACTTGTGTTGGTGTACCATATAGGTGTTATCGTACTTTCCATGATTTAATATAATTTATTTTATTTATTTAGTCAAATATTCCTTGATGTTCATCTTCATAATTGTGTCCACAACCTCTTTTGAAACTCGGTATTCGGTAAAATCTTGCTCATCAGTAAGATGTACTATTACACAACCATAAAAACTGATACCCTCATATTTGGTTCCTTCTAACATTTTTACAAGTAATTTACCATATAGCGGTAACTGTGTATTATAGTGTCCAAGAGCATTGTTTGGTAAATACTTAAATGGTTCTCTCATTGGTTTTGTGTAGTCGTTGGTTTCCATGTTTTTCTTTTTGTTGGTTTTCCAATCAGTTATGACAATACCAAACCCCGTTCTTTGTTTATTAAACATTAACCAAGCTTTATCAGGTTGTCCTGTATACCCTAACTCAGGATGACCTAAAACTATCTCCGTATCTAAAAGTACGGCACCTCTATCTTCCATAAGTTTTAAAAACTTATATCCAGCCTTAATCATACGATCACCTTTCATAATCATTTCCATATCACATTCATAGATTGGTTGTCTGACTTGTTTGTTTAAACCACTTCTTTTTAATGTTTCAATTTCCAATTCATAGTGAACCCTACTACCCATATTTGTGGATATTTTTCCCGCTTCTTCCCATTCTGCAAGTAAAGTTTGCATAACATAAGGATCCCCTTTTGCTTTATTTCTTGCAGCCTCCTCGGTTGGGAAATCGTCATAGAATAACTTCATTACTTTTGACACTGATGGGAAATCGTCTTTGATTTCTCCATCGGTATCTTTCATGGTGTATCTATGTTTATCTTCTTCAAAAGTTAAACAAAGTTCTTTTTGTCTCTCTGATAAGATATCACGTATTTCTTCTGCTATTTTTTTTAAATTCATTGTTTTTCTTGTATGAAATATTGTGTTATATGCCCTCTTAAATCACAAACATCCTTATCTTTTGGTAGTTTGACGAGTTTTACTCTGTTGTAAAGGGTACCTCCATTTAGTTTATCGTATAATTTTTTTGCGTCATCATATGCGTCACCATCTAAACAAATTATAATGTCTTTTTTCGCCTTTTCGTAAAGTTTTTCCCACATATTATCATTAATGTACTTTCCAAGAAGTGCAATTGAATTGTCTAAAAAGAATGAGTCAAATACCCCCTCAACAATATATATGTCTTTTTTAAAATCTATTAAACTTTCATTAAAAATTAAAAAATCTTTTGCCGCTTCAGGATTTTTGTATTTTAGTTTTGATTTTGGGTTCCAAGATCTTGATACAAAAAAGTTTAGTTCTCCTTTTTTATTATATGATGGTACTATGATTCTTCCGGCATATTCCCCGTCAATACATAACCCAATTTGGTACTTATCTATAATTTCTTGAGTAATTCCTCTTTTTTTAAGATAGTTAAAAGCCTCTTTTCTTGGTATATGTAATGGGTGTATTTCGTCAAACTTTTTATACTCTTTAGGTAATTCTAATTTTTTAAATACCTTTTCTTTTTTTTCAAATTTATCAGGTCTGATTAACTTATAGGTCTTTTTGTCTTTTTTAGAACCATACTTATCAATCAATTTACCTAAATGTCCGTGAGTTTCGTGAGTTTCCGCACAAGCCCAACATTTATATACATGATTTTGATAATTAATTTCAAGATTACCTTTTCCGTCAGTTTTAGACAATCCTTTAATATCATAAGAACAAACAGGACAATCCACCGATATTTGTCCAGAATATTCATTAACATTTTTTGGTTCTCCAAAAATTGTTTGTATTAAATCTATTAAAAGTGATTCATCTTCCATATATTAAAAATAGTAATTTTATATGGAATGTCAATTATCGGTTATTTAAACGATAATCTAAAATATCGTATAAATAAAAAACCCACCTTTTTGGGGTGGGCTAATAAAATATTTTATTTTTTTATTCGTCAGATGCGTCACAATAATCATAACAAATATCTTCTAATTTTGGACATTCTATTTCAAATTGTTGTCTTCCACCAAAGAATTTTTTCTTACCTCTTAGGTATAGTTGATTCTCTTCGCAATCATAAAATAATTCTAATTTACTATCCATTCCTGGTTCCCAATTTTCTCCTCGTTCAACTAAAAATCTATGTAGTTTTTTGTTACAACCCTCTTCAGGACCATTATCAAAAAATTGAGGATTGTTTGACATGTCTCTAACTTCTAATATACTGTTACAACCTAACTCATCTTCTGTTTGTGATTCGCAAGCCGTTCCACCTAAAATTACTTCCATGATTTCTAATCCACAACTTGGGTCAACTATTGTAAATTGTTTGCCTCTAACTTTCATATCTAATTTAGAAATTCCAGATTCCGATTCTTTAACAATTCGTCTAACCAATCTAGTTAGATCCGATTCAGTAAGTCTAATAATTTTTTTCATTATTTTTTTTTTAATTATTTATAATAATAAATATATGTTATTCATAAAAAAATTAATTTACCAAATTTTTTCTTGGTTCATATAACCTAAAACACAAGTATAAGAATCTGCCATATCAAAACACTCTTTTTTCAAAGTATTGTTTTTTGTATATTGCCATTGTATTTGTGGTTCTTTGTCTGACACTTTTTTCCAAATAAGTTCTTTCTTATCTATGTCTTTTGGAAGTCCTCCAAATAAAACATGTTTACCCTTATCGTTTTGTTGTACGAACTCAGGCCAAGCATATTTTCTTGAATTATAGGTTGATATGAAATTTGGCGCAATTCCTATTATATCATAAATCGATTTAGTAATCATTGAATTATAACGTAATAGTGTTCCTACTGTCCAAATATTATTAGAATTAAGTAATGGTTCTTCTATGACTACTTTAGTAATACCTAAGTTTCTATAACCTTCTAATTTTTCTTCAAAAGCTTTAACCTTTAAGATTAACTCTAAAATTTTATCGTCAACTTTTGGTTTAATTACTGGCGAGAAATGTGTTAACTCTAAAAGTTCTTTTGTTTTTATATCAAATAAACTCCACCCAATGGTTTTTGTTGAAATGTCTAACCCTAATACTTTTGGGGTATTTTTAAAATCTAAATTTTCTGACATACTATTAAAAATCTAACTTAATCGGATACTGTTGTATTCCCTGTCTTTTTTCAGGGGATTGTATCTTCGATATAACCATAAGTTCTTTATTAGCATTGTAAAGAGCAACTTCAGTTATGTAAGGAGGTGTAGAACCGTTCCACGTAGGGTTAGACGAATCAAAAAATTGTGTTTGTCCTAAATTACAAAGGAAATTCATAACATATATCGTTGCCTGTATATCCGTTTCAATATTACCAAAGAAATAGTATTCCCCACCAAAATTCAAAGTTAATCCTGTTTGCCCTATTTGTGGTAGTTGTATGTAATTATTTAAATCATAGATAGGTGCGGTGTCATACATATTTTTTGTAATCTGTATTGTGGTGCCTGTCATACCTGTTTGTGTTAAATAATTATTTACAGTTGTTGCCGATATTTGTGAATATACGTTAATTTCTCTCCATAATGTTGAGGATGGTCTGGTTGTACCACTTGGTACTTTTTGAGCTAATATTTTAATATTATTTGCGGTAAACCCTGAAGGTATTGTTGCGAGATTTTCTTGTAAAAATGGAAATTCATTACCAAATCTAACTAAAATGTCCGAAGCCCCCGGCAATAAACTTTGATTGTTACCTGTAATTGTTGAGTAATAATTACAATGCAGTGAGTTTGTGAATCCTGTATTTTCAAATAGATAAGTTAAAAATAAAGTCTCAGTGTCCCCTGTTAATAAACCTGCTGTCCCACCTAAAACGCCACTAAAAGTATTTGGTGTGACTAAACCAAGTTTAGGTGCCGGTAATGTCCAACTTCTATTTGATTTATAATTTAATGATGCAATTATTTCATCATCATCAAAAACAATCATTTTTAAATCAGGAAACACTTTACCTACTCTATTCGGTACACCATTAGTGTTTGCGTGTGTATCCCATAAATGATAGTATCTTAAACCAGGTGCGTTAAAATTTAAATCTTTTTTAGATTTCATATAATGTACTTGGAACAAGTTTTGAGTTGTGAACCCCGATGGGTCAGTATAGAAAACCTCACCTATAGTTGCGTTTGGATTTTTGTGCCACATTAACCAAGGAATCGATAGTTTAAAATTTCTAGCTTGTCCTGTATTTCCTGGATTTGTTGGATCATAGTCCTCCATTGCAAATTTTTCACCATAAAAATTATCTATGGATTGATTTGTATAATGTATAATGGCTATTGCCTTTTGTTCTTCAGGTGTTACTGTTATTTTTTCTAAAAATGAATTATAATAATAAACAGAATCCGTATCTAATTGTCCTTTTTGACTATTGTAACCTAAATATTCTTTAGTGTTTGTGTAACCTGTAGATTTAAATTTATTATAGTCTTGATAAGTATTACTGAATAATCCTGCCGGTGATTCTGTCCAAGGAATATTCATATTCCATATGTACACATTTCTTTGTGAAACGTCACAATTTGTTTCAAAATTGAATACGTCATTTGCCCAAAATGGTTGTGGTGTAAACGTATCATACATCACAGTCATACCGCTTGGATAGAACATTGTACTTGACAAACCACTCAAACCAATAGATGCAAAATTAGGTAAATTCCTATCAACTTGAATATCTATTGTTGTTGCTGTCGAACTATCCCCTGTAACGGCTACCACTAAATATGTGAACATAGGTGTCGATGCCGATAAAGGTTGTAAACTATCTGTACTAAATAATGTTAAAAACATTCCAGGTGTTACTGTACCAGAAACTGAAGGATCTATAGTTGTTGCTGATAGTGTTATTACATTTCCTGATGTTATACCTGAATTTTGTATTACAAAATTAGGGTTTATTGTGTACGCTGAAGATGTAAAAGCACTAAAACTAATTGATGACCCCGTAGAACCCGTAAAAAAACCTCTTGGTGCCGCACTATTATATACACTATCAATATATGAATTATCAAATGGAACACCAAAAGTACTACCTGAAGTTGAGTCTATAAAAAGTGGGTATTTAACATGCATCCTATTTTTCTGTGGTACAGGTGATAAATTTTGGGCGTTATACTGAGGCATTAAAACGTTATAATCAACCATATCCATGTTTGATACACAATCATAACAAACTTCACTATCACCCACTTGAAAATATGCAATATCAAACTTACCTTGTGATATTTTTTTTCTTGCGGCGTCTGTCATTAACGTGTTTATTAATGCTGCGGTATTTTTAATAATATATGACATATAATATAAATACTAATTTTTTATTTTTATTTAAAACTCCCTTGGTGGTCTTGGACAAATTAAACCTGTTTTTGTAAGAATTACTTGTTGTGGAACCGTTGAAGAGTTAACTGACTTACATAATATAGGACTTATTGTTATATTTTGTATGTTTACACTATCTTTTATATTAGCAAATAAGTTACAATGATCGCTTTCAACACAAGGTGTGTTTATGTATTGTACTATAGTTCCCGTTATAGTTCCACTACCAGATAATTGTACGTTATAGGATGTTGTGTAAGAACTTAAATTTATATCACCTCCTTCACATATAGGATTAAAAGATGTTGATCCAACTGTTGGTCCTGTTGTTGGTGATGATATTGTAAACGTTCCCGTTTGGTTTGTTGTAATATTGTTACTGTAGCTGATTGATGGTGTAGTGATTGTATATGCAGTTGTATTGATGTTAAATAATAAATCCATATTAATTACTGTACCTACAGGTAATGGATATGGACTAACATTTATTGCCCAAGTCGATGTTTTTGTTGTTGCATTACCTACAGTTACATTTGAACCGGGTGTTAATGTTAGACTTACGTTATAATTTTGAAATAATTGTTGTGGTGTTAATGTTACTGTCTGACTTGTAATTGTATTATTAACATCTTTAACGTAAACTGTATATGTTCCTGCGGCTAACCCAACAAAACTATTTGATATTTGATAATTTACAGAATCAATTGAATACGTATACGGTGCTAATCCTCCGCTAGGTGTTATTGTTATTGTACCATTACTAGTCGTTGAACATGTAGGATTTGTACTATTAACTGTCATAGTTAACGGTGGTGTTTGACATATTCCTGAACTAACAAAAACAGAAGAGTTAAAAGCCAACGGTCCTGTTAATGTCCAAGTACCTGTTGGTGGGATTGTTGGTGATTGTAGATATAAACCTCCGACATAAGTCCATCCACTAACATTCCATTGTGTTGTTCCTGTATTATAATATATTGTTTGGGTTGAGCTAGTCCAAGATGGGTAACCATTTATAGTTCCTCCTGAACTAAAATTAAATTGTTGTATATTTGATGGTCTGATAAATTCTAAACATAAATCAGTTGGGTATACTGGTGTTGGTGTGGGTGGAGGTAAACATTCTGTACATCCCGTAAAAGGGCCTGCAGAGTATATTGGGAAATTTCCAATGTATGTTTGTCCCGTATATGTTGTGGTACCATTACTTATCCAACAACCTATTTGTGTTGTTAATTGATATATTGAACCATTATTAAGTGGGTTAGTTAAATCCGCTAAATAATATATATTATTATTTGGTGTTTCACAATTCTCTAATACTTCAAGATAGAACGTGTCGTAACCTACAGTACATGTTGTTGTTGCAGTAAAATCTCCGTAATAATCAACTACAGTTGCGGTATAATTACCGGGACTTAGGTTTGTTAATAATGTACCTTGTGAACCATTGTCCCAAGTAACATTATATGGCGATGTACCACCTGTAACAAATAAAGCAATTAACCCATTTGTAGATTCAGGTGTTGATGCGTTAATACTGTCACATTCTAAACCTAAAGGTAAGATTGTTATTATATTACAACTATTTCCACTTAATTGCCCCATATTAGAATGTTGATCCGTTTAATCTTTTCCAACCTGTATTTGTTTTATAATAAAGATATGTATTATCCCAAGTTATTGAACCTGGCTCACCTGCAGTGTCGGCACTACCTGTTGGTGTATATGATTCTGTTATTATGAAATTAGGTACATATACAGTATCACTATTTGTTGCACTTATTGAGTTTCCTCCTAATATAACACTTCTAGATGCACTAACATTATTATTTATACCTCCAATTATTGCTGATTGGAAAGACGTGATGGTATTTCCTGAACCGACAAAAATACCTGAATGGTAAACAGGGTCCGATGGGGTAGCCCCTGAAATTACGCTATAAGCACTTCCAATAATTGTTGATCCTGATGTATCTCCAGAATCTACAGTATTTAATCTACCACCTATAACTACACTCCAATCTCCATCAGCATAATTTAATTCTCCGTGTGAAAATGCTAATTCATTTGATCTTGAACCAACACCACCAGCATGTGAACTACTTCCGTAAGCATTTGTACCTTTATTTTGTGCGTGAGAATATTGCCCTGACGCTATTGAGGAGTCTCCTTCAGCATGTGCAAAAACATTTGTCGCTTGTGAAGAACCTTCAGCGTGTGAGAACATTCCTGACGCTAACGAACCACTACCCTCTGAGTGTGAAAAATTACCTGAAGCGGTTGTTGATCCACCTTCAGCGTGGGCTCCAATACCTGTGGCGTTACTTCCTGAACCTTCACTATGTGAATAATCACCTGATGATGTTGTTAAATTACCTTCAGCGTGACTATAAATACCATAACTATATGATTGCCCTTCAGCAGATGAAAATTGACCAATAGAATATGAACCAGACCCTTTTGAGGTTGATCCTGTACCTATTGCGTAAGTCCTTATACCACTAGCATTACCATAATGTCCACCAAAAACTTGGTTCCCTCCCCAAAATGATGGTCCGTTAGTGTCAGACATAATAGCATTGTCTCCTAAAGTATCAACTGACGTGTCATATAAATAAACAATAGTATTTGTACCATCAAATGTTACCGCACTAACACTAAATACGGATGATGGATATAATGAAGAATATGAAGTATCATCAAAAAATACAAATGAAGATATTCCTGTTGAAAAATTTGAGGATACGTCTCCGTAGGTTGACTCTATAGCACAAATACCTGCGGTACACCCCGTTAATAAATAACCGTTATTTGATCCTGTTTCAGTCAGTTCACCATTCGCATGTGAATAATCACCATAAGTTTTACTGTTATTACCTAACGAAAAAGATAATGTTCCATAAGCGTTAGAACCATTAGTTTGTGTTTCATCCCAAATTGATATTGGTGAACATCCGTGAACGTTTCTTACATAAAAGTCTACAAAACAATTTCCTGAAGAAGAACCAGGTAAGTTATAATATGTTGTGGCACTTATTGTGTTTGCCGATAACCCGTTTGTAAAATTAGTCGGTCCGTTAACTGTTCCTCCCGTAAATACACTACCACCCCCTGATGGTGCTTGCCAAGTTGCGTTTCCATCATTGTCAGATGTTAAAACCCACCCATTCAATTCGTTTCCATCCACATATTTAAAAGTCCCTGTTGTTCCCGTTCCACCAACCTGTAAATTAGCTGTTGGGATTTCTGTTCCGTCAGGATTTAACCTCAAACCTAAACTACCATCGGATGGTAGTGGACCACCTTTAAGATACATTACTGAATTACCATTTTGTTCAAACCATAAATTACCAGTATTTCCTGTTTGTGAGATGTTTATTACCATCCCGTCACTATTATTACCAAGAGATAGTATTCCTTTATTTTTATAAAAATTACTTCCCGTTACAGATACCCCGCTTGGTCTAACATAATTGTCTCCACCATATTCTAATTTTATATGTTTGTTAGATGCTAACGTTGAGGAAGCCATAATAACTGTATTACCACTTGTATTATTATTTGCCGATTGTATTGTGTTTGTGTCAGGATTATCAAAATTTACAATAAACCCTTTTCTATTTATTGCGTTATATCCAGCAACTATGGTATATGGATTAATTGAATTGTCAGATTGTACATTAACACTTCCAAGATTCATAATGTTACCACCACTTGATATATCTATCGTTACTCCACTTGTGGATCCAAAATAAACATTACCTTCATCAAGAGGGTTTATTCGTAAAGGTGAACACGAATGTATGTTAGAGACATATAAGTCACTAATACAATAACCTGTTATTGCATCAAACACTTGTTGTATTGATGCTTTATATGATGAACCCGCAGGGTCTTGTGATGTATCTCCTGTTATTACGATGTGAAGTAAATCGTTTACGGTTACTCCACTCGCTAAGGTTCTTGTTGTTAATTTTGCCATTTCTTTTTATAATATATATAAGTTTATTGAAATTCATATGGTACTCCATCCATAAATTCAAATAAATCTGAATTTTGGAATTGTTTATAGAATATTTCGTTGTCACAATACACACAACCATTATCATCTATAATTTTTACAACATAACTACCATATGTTTCATATATCGCAGGTAATGTAAATGTATATGGTATGGTAGATGTCGTATTTATATACTGACAAGTACCATAACAAGTGTCACAAACCCATATATCGTATGGTGATGTTCCTGATGTTACTGAATTTATAGTTACTATTGTTGCCATAATTTTAACAGTTTCCGTTTGGTGTACATTTGAATGTTAACTTACCATTACCGTCAACCTCAAATATCTGAGATATTGCGTTACCACTCTGATTGATTGGTACTTTTATGTATGTTACACTCAAAGGTGTGGTTAATGAACTATCTTCGTAAGCATATACACCTGTTTGTATCGTGTTAACATTAAACGATGTAAAGAAATTTGCCGCTACTCCAAAATTTGTAAGTTCACAAATAGGACAAGATAGTGAGAACTCTCCTGACGCTCTCCATTCTTTATATTTTGGTGTTGGTGTAGGTTCAGGCGTTAAACATTCTAAACATGTTGTATATGTTGTTGCGGTTGTCGCAGTAAAAGTATCTTGTGTTACAGAAATAAATCCTGATGGTGGTGTATAACCAACATAGTTACCAATGTAATTATAACAATCACCTGTTGTTTTTAAGATATCTCCAACAATTACATTAATTGGTGGATAAGCGTTTTGAATTATCATTGTATTATTAGTACATGATGTGAATATAAATTGTGTTCCCATAGGATATGATGGTGGTATTGGTAATGCGCATTCAGTATCTCCCGTACAAGTTCCTCCTGAAACAATAGTTGTTGTTCCTGTTATACAACTAAATGATATTGTGTTTTCTTGTGCACAAATACCAAAAGAAGTATCACCTGTCAATACTATTGATTCTGAATTACCTGAACAACCTGTCCATGTAACTGTACATCCACTATTAGATGTGATAGTATAACAATAACATTGTGGTACAGGAGTAGGTGTCGGTGTTGGTGTTGGTGTCACACAAACAGAACATCCACTGTAAACGTCCAATACTTGTATTAAATTTCTATTACTAGATGCTGTAGTTGTTCCTAAATATGTTACACACTGTATTTGATTGGATGCGCTTCCGTATAAAAGTGCTAAGAATGTAGTTCCTGTACTAACAACGGAACCTGAATATGTTATCGGTTCTGTTATATAATAATGTTCACCCGTATCACAGTCTAATAAATCTTTAACAGACGAACAAACAAAACTTCCACTATCAACAACAAATGTTACCGTATCAGCAGATGGCGTTACAGGACAATATGATGGTGTAGGGGGTGGGGTTGGTGTTGGTGTTGGGGTTGTTCCACTAGTTGTTGTACTAATTGTTGCAGTAAACCCACTACAAATATCAGGAGTCGGTGTTGGAGTTGGTGGCACACAAATACCATAATCTGAAGATAATATTCTAAAAGGTATTACCGTTGTTACGACATCAACCCAAGGATATGTTATACTACTTTCAGGATAATACGCCGGATTATCATTATACGCAATTAAAGTTGTTGTTGGTGTGTATGATTGTTCCCACCTAACAGTAATACTATTCCAATAAACAATAGTATCAGTAGAAGTTGAGCAATCGTTATAAAATAAACCATAGTAAGGTTTTCCATTAATAAAACCAATATAATTTAAAGTACATTGCCATGGGTTAGTTGATAACAATTCATTATCCAAAGTAAAACACATATCAGGACCTGGTGTCGGTGTTGGTGTTGGTATGTCACATTCCAACAATACGTCAAAATCTAAATCTGAACACGGATCTGTAGGAATTGGTGTTATTAAACAAGTACCTTCGTACATTACAGTCGTATCTAAATCTGGACAACTGTACGATGTTGGGTTTTGTCCAAAGAAATCACAACTACCACCTAAACTATTAGATAAACACCAATTTGTTCCGTTAAAAAACATATATCCAGGAGTAGTTCCTCCTGTCCAATAATAATCACCCCCATAAGTACCTTCTAATGTGTAGGTACCATTATATCCACTATATGAATTAATTGGTATGGATATGCAATAGTTATTTTGACAATATCCAGTACAAAGAGTATCATTACAATCGAGTACCAAAGTTGCGGTACCATCCATAAATACTGTCATCATTGATAAAGAACCTATGGTATAACACCCGTCGGGTATAACCGTATCACCAACAATATTAAAAACTAATCCAAGTGTTGTTGTATAACTCCAGTTAGGAACCCTAAAGCTAATACTACTATTTATACAACTTTCTATTTGTACTGTTGCCATTAAATTATTACTTTATTATATAAATAATCAAAAGTTTATTTTATTTAAAATGATTTATAAAATTATAGAGTTAAAGAAAAATCAATTCTATTTTTCCATTCACCATCTTTATTATTAACCCAATAAACCCATTTGTGTGGTTTTTCCGTAGTTTTTAAGTCTATTTTTAAATACTCCTGATATTTGTATAAATCTTGTCTATGTATAACATTCCCCATTTCATCTTCAACACCAATATAAATAAACTTAAAGTTATCAGTAAATGGGATATAAAGATTTAAATTATATGTTTTTTCAACTTTTTTATACCATTCAGTATTATCGTTTATTGGTGGAAATATTCCTTTAATTGTGTCTTGATGTAACTTTCTATTTTTAAAATTTATCCCGGCATAATCCTCATATTCTTTATGTGTTCTAACCGAACCTAATCCATATATTGTTAAATCAATATTATTATCTTCTTCTTGTAACATGTGTCTTAATCTACGTTTGGATTCATTATCCATTTCCCACCATTGTTTTTCAATAATACCATTGTTTTTATTTTCTTGATTAAAATCTGTCCAATGTTTTGTTCTACCTTCTCTTGTGTATTCGTGCCAAACAACAGTTTTATGTGGATGAAACAAATCATAACCTAAAGTGTATGATCTAATTGATAGACTAATTTCGTCACCAGCAAAATAAATGTTTGGGTCGTACTTATATTCTTCACAATGTTTACCTAGTGTGAAAAAGAAATGTCCACTTACAAATCTAGCCGGTATTGGGGTTTCCAATGTTTGCCAATTTGGGATTGCGTGTGGTCTAAAAAGTATAGTACCACCTGGTGTGAAATTAGATGCAACCATCATATATGGTTCAACATTTAATAATTGGTTATCTGATGGTCGGTACATCCCAGCATATGATGTGATGATTGGTTTTTCTGAACCTGTCATATTCATCATTTCAATCAATTCTATATCCCAATCTTGTAAAAATCTATGATGTGAATCTAACTGCATTGTATATTCTTCACCATCCCACAATTTTTGGATTTCTGAACGAGCCCAACAAAGTCCTTTACTTTCTGTCCAATGATAATCTAAAATTTTAAATCTCTCATCGTCTGTAAATTCTTCCATTGACTCAGTTTCATCTCTTTGCCAACAAACACCAAATGTTAAATTTTCAGGGTGTTTTGCTTTATTAATACAATCTCTAATTGTTGGTAAAAGTTCGGGATCCCTATAAGATGCGATTTGTACAAATATTTTCATAATTAAAATATATTCTAAAATATTTTAAAGTGAATTTAATATATCTTATAAATAATATAATACTTCTGCAGTTCCTGCAAATGTTGCGTTTGCACCTAATGGTGTTATACATATCCACATTTCGTCAAGTGTTCCGTTAACATTAGAACCAACCCTAATTTGATTATCATCAATTTTTAATGTGGTAAGTGCTGATGTTCCTGATTCACCAATAAGTGATGACATAATGTGTCCGTTTGTTGTAACAGTTGCAGTTGTTGTTCCAGTAAATAAACTATACTGAAATGGTGAGTTCGGTATATCCACCCAAGTTGGTGTTGTAGATATTGTTGGGTTATATTCAACTGTAACCAAATAGTTATCATTTGATGTATTTAAAATACTTAAACTACTATATTGTGATGTAACTGACTTATAACTTTGTTTAAGCCTATAACCAATATACGGATATTTTGTATCTGAAGTTTCTAAGGTCGTTGTTGTTTGGTGTTGTATACCTACTGTCGAATAAAGTCCGTTTAACGCTCCTTCGGTTGATACTTGACTACATAACATATCAAAGTATCCTGAACCAACACCTACTTGTCTTATTTCATACCTAATTGGTTGATTTGGTGATGACATGTAAACGGTAGGTATATTATTTGCCGAAGTATATTCTAAAAAATAAAATGTTTGACCCGATAATACCATTCCAAACCTCATCCTACCAACACCTAACCATTGATAATCTACTGTCATTAGATTTGTGTTACTCCAATCAAAATTGTTTACGTCAAAGTCTGTATTATTCCAAGTTGTTGTATCGGCACTATAAGTACAAGAACCACTTAAATAAATGTTAAATGTTATCGCACTTGTTACACCATTACTTTCTAAAAAGAACCCGTCAAATACCGAATTGTACGTGGATGCCGTTGTTGATGTGAAACATCCAATTCGTTTAATTATATTTGTTTCTATTTGGAAGTTTGAAAAACTGCCTTCAAATAGTTGACTTTTACCTGGTTGATAAATTGGGTGTGTTTTAGTTTGTCTAACAACCAAATCGTTATTTGCCGATGTTGACATTCTAACTCTCGCATATTGTTGGTTAAATACTGATGTTGCAGTACCTGCGGTTACTTCATTGACCTGTAAAGGATTTTTATCGTAAACGTGTTTAATGTCTAATAAATTTTGAACCGCTGCGGTCCTTAATCTACCGAAAGCGTCCATATTTGGTCCGTCCGCGTACTTTATTGAGTTGTTAAAAATAAATGACATAATATTAAATTAAATACCAATTTCCGTTTCTCACCATAATGGTGAGAGACATATAGTTTATATTCATATCAACATATGAATTTCCGTCAATCAAACCCGATGCCGGTGTTAATCTTATTCTAAAAAACCCGGAAGTTCCGGCTTCGTCTTTTATGACTAAATAATACCCGTCTCTTGACGTTGTTGTTGGTAATGTTAAATCAACATTTGATGATCCACTAACACCCCAATATGATTTATCCCAAGTTAAGGTTTGTGATGATGTTATCGCGCTTGTTACAAATACATTGATGGGTAAATTTTGATAGGTTGTTGCAGAAATTGTGTTTGCGGTTAAACCATCAGTAAATGAAGTAGACCCTGTTACAGTACCACCTGTAAATCCATTACTTAACGAACCATCACCCATAACATATTTTGATGATGTACCGCCTTGTGTAATAAATTTATCTGCATTTATGTATTGAAAATAATCTATTGAATTAGTACTAGTTCCTGTAAGCGTAGAACCTGGTTTATCATATATGGTGTTAATAATTGTGTAAATACCTGCAACACTTATAGGTGCTACATTATTCCCCGCCGTAACAAGCACTTGACTATTTAGCAATGTTAATGTAGTCAAAGATCCCGTTATCGTTATACCATTACCACCTAAAGCAGTAACAATACAATCAACTATTGCTAAGTTACCTGCACTAGCTGATGGTGTTACTACACTATTACATCCCTTTATAATAACTTGTGCTGAGGCATTGCTTACTGATACTCCAACATTTTTATTACCGTTGATAATAGTGATGCCAGCACCAGAAATTTGAATACCTAAAGTACATTGCAGTTCTGAGTTAATAATTTCAACATAACCACTAGATGATTTGGTTACTTGAGTATCAATAGTACAGTTGCTTATATAAGCTTGAGCTGTTCCACTAATGACAAGGTTACTCATCTTCAAACCTGAAATGCGAGTACCAGAACCTAATGTACCAATAGTTAATGTACCTGATAATAGAGTATTTGCTCCTGTTAACTCTGATGTTGAAATTGTCGTATTAGTGTTAGCGACCGTAACATTTTCTGAATAAGTACCAGGGTGGATAATTATTGTTTTACGAGACCCAGTAAGTAAGGTTAATGCCTTAGTAATGGTCGCAACAGGATTAAGTAAATCACCATTACCTGTAGTATCATTTCCATCTATTTGACTTACGTGTATCTCATATTGAAAATTTGACGAAACATTATAATATGTTGTTGCCGAAATTGTGTTTGCGGTTAATCCACCATCAATTTTAGTATTACCACTTACATGTAGTTTTTGTGTTGGTGTGGTTGTTCCAATACCAACATAACCTCTTGTCGCACCTAAACCTTGTATGTGTATATCAGGTGTTGTCCCATTAGCGGTTTGTCCTGCATAAAATCTAATGTAATCCTCAGTTCCTGTGCCAGGTGGGTTTAAAAAATTAAAACCATATGTTTCATTACCAGCATAAAAGAATGCGTCACCAACTTTACCATATCCAGGATACGAGACATCATTCCACGCCCTCATACCTAATTCAAATCCCGCAATTGGTTTTGTTAAATATGGTGTAATTGCGACAGAAATTCTTGGTACGTTTGTATTCCCACTTAAAAGTAACCTACCTCCAACACTTTCAGAATCATAATATAATCTACTTTGGATACCTCTAGCGTCAAAAACATATTGTGGTGTGCTTGTATTAATACCTATTCTTTTATTTAAAATATCTAAAGTAATTCCGCTTGTTGATCCAAAATACACATCACCCTCATCTAACGGATTTATGTTTAATGGGGAACATGAATGAATATTTGAGACATAAAAATCGGTAAAACAATATCCCGAAATAGAATCAAATACTTGTGATATTTTTGCCTTATATGATGAACCATCAGGATCTTGTGAGGTATCTCCTGTTATTACAATATGTATTAAATCGTCTGTAGTTACACCTGACGCTAATACTCTTTCTGTAAGTCTTTGATAAACTGCCATGTTTTATTCTATAAATACTTTAATATTATTTATTGGAATAAATAATTATTACCGTCCATAAAAGTGAAGTAATTGGCGTCTTGATAAATTTTTTGTCCACATATTAAGAAGTTATTTGCAATACACCCATTAGTATCGATTATTTTAACATAAAGAATTTGTTCATAAGGAAAATAATCATCGGTATCAAATATCACACTTGGTGGAATAAATGTTGTTCCTGAAACATAAAAACAAGACGTGTTAGTTGCATCACATATATAAACGTCATATGGTGCCTGCCCACTTGTTACTCCTGTTATTTCTATATTCATTTTATGTACAATTTACTAATTCAAAATACTCACATCCTGTTGAATCGATAGTTTTAACCATTAATGTATTCGCACTTGAATAGAAGGGGTTAAGTGTATAAGTTCCTCCCGTTGTACTTATTAGATAACAGTTATTTCCATATTCATCACATAGATAAATACTTAATGGTGGTGTTCCACCTGTTGTTCCTGATATAGTAATAACACTCATTATTGATAAACTAATATGAATCCATCTTCAGTCATCATAAAATAACTGTCTTCGGTTAATATTATAAATGTGTCTCCACAGTCATCTTGACAAGTCACGTCATAATCAATTTTTAATCTTAGGTTAAAAATACAATCAGCCAATGGATCTTCATCACCATTACATTTAGAAACAATTTCAAGAGTGTTTGTCAATAAATCAACAGTATAACTTTGTATGTTTGGTATACTACTTAAAATACCTTCGATTGTTGATTGCCAAAGGGTGTCTTGTGGAATATCATTTAACGTAGTTGCAGTATAGAAAGGCACAGTGTATGTAGTATCACCGGATTGACAATCGGCGTACACTAAGAAATCACCATTTTCTGTTGTAATCGTAAATACGTCTTCAGTTAAAATAAAACACGTATCTCCCGATCCAGGACAATCGATTTCTATTTCACAACTAAACACCGCACCACTAAAACTACAACCTGAGTATCCCGAAATGATATCAACATATCCTTCATTTAACATCTCTGAAAGTCCTCTTTTTGTCCCAACAGTTGTGGTAAAAGTACTATTACAAACATTAAATAGTTGGTAGGATGTTGGTGCGATTCCGTTACATATTATTGTAAAATATTGTATATCGTAACAACCGTTACTATCTGTTATTTCGACATAATAATTACCAGCAGATAATCCCGTAACTGTTGAACCTGTTTGTCCATTACTCCAATTATATGTGAATGTAGGTTCTCCCTGATATATAACAACCTCGGCAAATCCATCATTACCGTTTACACAATCAACTTTTTGTATTGATGTAACTAATTGTCCGCTAGTTGTTATTGTAAATCCTGTCGATACTGCACATCCGACACTATCTGTAACCGTTATTGTATAGTTACCAGGTAATAAGTTATTATATGTTACTGCAGTTGTTGTTGTATCAATTAAAGTGTCACCATTACTTAACACATAATCTAATACACCACTATAACCACTATACACCTCAATATATGCAACTCCGTTTGAAACCCCACAAGTTGATCCGGTAGTTGTTGCACTTACCGTAAATTTTTGAGTAGAATTTATATTTATTGTTGTTGTATATTCACAGGCAGTTCCTGAACCTGAAATCGTTAAAACATAAGTATCATTTTGTAAATTTGTAAAATTATTAGTCTGATTTAAACTAGTGTTTTGAATAACTTGATTTGAATTTTGTCCCGATAGTGTATAAGTATAGTATCCACCCAAACCAGCAATCTGTACGTCAATCTCACCATTATTTTGATTACAGTCTGAGTTGGTGACAATTATGTCGACTACATTAAATCCTCCTACGGGACTTAGAAACCCGCTTAATGTTGTTTCACAAAAATTAGCATCTCTTACAACTACTTGGTAGGTTCCTGCAGCTAAATTTGTTAATGTAAACGTGTTTGAAAGTGTGTATCCAACCTGCGCAGTTGATGCGGAATAATAAAAAGGTGCGGTTCCTCCTGTTAAAATATATGTTAAACTACCATCCGAAGCAAAACAAGAAGGTGTGGACGCACTTAATAATCCAATCCCTAATGGTGCCGCGTTTCCAACATATTCACTTTTTGTTAGTTCACATCCATTCGCATCAGTCACAGTACAAGTATATACTCCTTGTGTTAGTCCTGTTATTAATTGTGTTGTTTCACCATTACTCCATAAATACGTATAAGGCCCCGTACCCGTTAAACCTGTTACCGCTAACTTACCTTTATCAATAACACAATTTGAGGTGTTAACAACCCAAAACCCATAATCTAAAGAAGTACTTGCAGATATTATAGCATTTTCAGTGTTAGCAGTGGTACCACCTGAATCAAAAACAGTAGCATAATAAATACCACTAGGTAAACCGTTAAAATCGTATGGTAAAGTTCCTGTTGTTTCTACATCGTAAGGAACACCGTCTTGATAAAGAAGAATAGTGTATGGTGCACCTGAAGATGTTGCACTTATAGTCAAAAATCCTGTATCTTGACCACAAGTAGTGCCCGATGCAGTAACCACATTCGCCTCAAAACATCCTGTTACATTAACATTAATATATAATTCATTATTTTGTAAATTAAGAGTATCATTTAATCTGAACACATAAGTACCACCCGTTAATCCTGTAAATGTTATAGGTGAACTACTTGTTTGAGCGGTTAAAGTTCCCGGAATAATATTATCAATTGTGTATGGTGCAACACCACCATATGAAGTGAAAGTTACACTACCTGTTGCTGCGGAGCAAACCCCCGTAACTTGGAATCCGTAACTAAGTGGTCCTGATGTACATGTTTGAGTACAAGTCACCCCTGTAGCAATATAAACTCCTCTTGCCGAACCGGAAAATGATTCATCTATACATATACTTTCACCAAGTGAAACACCGAATTGGTATAATCCACAACAATCAATATATTCATAAACACCATCGGTTAAACCTGATATACAAGCCATATTATTTTTTTTTAATTTATATTTTTATTTATCATGGTGTTACCGATTGGGTACAATTAATTTGTAAATCAACACCGATATTTAAATAAAGTGTTTTATTTGTAAAATTATCATAACACGTAGAATTACTAACAATTAGTGTACTTCCCGCAAAATAATAATTAAGTCCATAATTATATAACCCCACCAAATATGTATTTGCCGCATTTGAAAAATCAGTGAGTGTCGGATATCCGGATATTCCGTATCCCGTATAAAACTGTTCTTGTATCAATACTTGAGAATCTAATCGACAATCAATATACCAATTAGTAACAATACTATTCAAATCACAATCACTTTGTGTAAAACCACTATTAGTTAACACATTGTTTAGTGCAAAGTTTAAAACTGCTGCCGGATCAACTTTAGTCTCACATTTTAGTGTTTGATCAATACAATCATAACTAAACGGTTCACCATTATATGTACAAGGAATACAGGCAACAGGTATAAACGCACAACCTCTTTGTCTTCTCCAAACAAATTTTTGTCTGTGGAAAATAGAATTTTCCATCTTTTGTCCTGTTAACCATAATGTTGTTCCAGGTACCACTTGTTCTAAAAGTCTTTGCCAATGATCCCCTAATCCTAAAGTATAGTCAATCATCTTTTGGTAAGTAAATTTATTAGAAGGTATGCCCACTGTTTGTTCAGACTCTAAATACCTCCAATAAACTGACTGTAGTGTTGGGTATCCTCCTGTTTTACCATCAAATATTGTTTGTCTATTTCTTACATTAATAAAATTATTATAGAAACTTTGAGCGAACTCAAAGAATGTTTTTTCTTTTGGTTTTGGATTAATAAAAGTCCAATCCACGTTTCCTGGGTAAGGGTATGGTGCGGTTAATCCTGAATTTGGTATTGGGTAATTATACTTAACGGACATATCCCAAATGTCATAAGTAATACCTTGCCCCATATTAACATATACCTCAATATTTTTTGAATTAATAATTAACCTATCGTCACTAACAGTATAGTCAACACCATTAAAATTAGAATTATCTTTTCTATTTCCAATGTCATTAACCGCCCAAGATTTTTGGTTGTCATTTATTTTTGTTAGAGTATATCCTTCAGCAATGTCAGGAAAATCTCTAAATCTATCCATATATTCCTGTCCATAACTAAACGGTTTTAATGATGATATTAGATATGGATTTGTTGGATTAAACGATGAATTGGCTGAATCCGCCACTTCAGGTGAACGATGTTTTGGGCTTTTTTCAAACCACCCAGCACCTTTTTGAAAAAAGTTATCGTCTGTAGTTGCAGGACTTTGTGGGTAACCGTCGGCACCAATACCATAATCTTCAAGTGTTGTTGATATTAAATTTATAACTCCACTCGTAGTGTATCCAGTATATATGTTACCCATAATACTAAATGTATTTGCCGGATCTAACACAGGTGTTTCTACATATGAGGTACCTCCCGATATCTGACAATATTTTTCATAAAATTCATTATAGTTAATTTTGGTGTCCGCCAAATACACCACCTCATTAAATTCAAGTAATGCTTCAGGAGCACCAACAAATCTCATTATATATTCTAATGATTGTCTAGTCCCTTTTGTTCTAAACATATAAGCCGAATTTAATATTATATTTCTATAATATTCATAATTTAACTCTGTTGGTGTTGATGATACCGCCTGTCCCGGAAAAACTTGTTTTGCGTTAGGATCAAACACCGCATTAACAAAACTTTCATTTGTTATTGGTGAAATGTCCGAATTAATCCCTAAAGTTTGTGCTAAATTTGTTAATAATTGTGATGGTATATCATTACCGACTTGGTAATTAACTGAATTCATGTATGCTAACGCATCTATAAATTTTTTAACTTCGTCAAAACTTCTACCGTAAATTTGTAATACTTTTTCTATTTTTTGATCCGAAGTATCAAATTCCTTAAAAGAACCTGTAATTAAAAAACGACTTATTAAGTCTGTTTTATATTCATCTAATTTTTCAGCAATTGATTGTATATCTGAAAGATATTTTTCAAACTTAGATCCATTAATATTTAAATTCCAATATTTGTCTAAAGGCCAAGTAACGGTTTTACTAAATAGTGTATATTTACCAGCTGAATCATAATCAGGGTAAGTAAATTTGGCACTATATTTAGGAAAAACATAACGATTTAATAAAAAATCTTCAACCTCATCAAAATTATTTAAAAACTCTTTTTCTGTAACTTCATTATTAGGTTTAATAACTAAATTAAATGTTGATGCTGATTGTTCAGGAAACATTTCACCTTTAACTGTTACGGTTAAAGTTCCTCCTGTCATATTCTCAACAGGAATCATATCTGTTATTTGATATTCAGTACTAAGATCCCTAAAATATACCGCATAATCTTCAAAATTATTAGTCATGTCACGATAAGGACTAACAGGTATTGGTCTTGTTGATACATTTCTCGCAGCATTATCAGAATAATCAATACTGAATGGGTTATAAATTAAACCACTATCAATATCAAAAGTCGTTTCATCATTTTTTCTGTCGTACGTAATATTATATGCAGTGTTACCTGTATATAAACCTGAAGCTTGTCTTGGGTAGACTTCTAATCCGGCAGGAAAATAATTAATTATTTTTATTATGGATGTTGACAATCTTTTTTGTAATGATCCATATAATGAAAAACTTGTTATTTCAGAGATATCAAAATTAGGATAAACCTTAAAAGTTTTTTCAATAATTTTTTTTATTTCTTGTATATTATCAATTTTAAGATTCTCTAAAGTATAAGGATTAGAGAATACGCCGGTATCAAACTTTCTATTTGTTTTTTCGTATATAGCACTTGTAAACTCAAAGTTACCCTGCGTCAAACCACCCCCATCAACAATCTGAAGTCCTACTATATTATCGGAAAAGGTTTTTACTCCTCCAGGTGGGAAAAAAATTTTATTTGCCATTAACTAATAATATTTGTGAAATTTTTACTAAAGTCTATATTATTACCTCTATCTTGTCTAACCTCATAAAGTAACTCATTAAAGTTATCTCTAACCTCAAATAAGTTGTATTGTTTGTATATATTACCTCCACTATCGTATAACGTGTAAATACCATCTTCAATACTCTTAGTTTGATTACCGTAAAGTGCGATTGCAATTGTATCTAAATCGTAATCCGCCATTTGTATATCTATGGTTATTGGGTTAAAAAATGTGTTAGTAACAATAATATTTTGATTTGGTTGCCCAATAAAAGGTGTTGCGTTTGGTTTATTTGTTGGTGATGATGATGGTGATAAAGTACAAAATACTAAATCACTTCCTCCATCAACATATCTATATCTTATACTTTTCTGTGATGAATTAACTTGTTCAGTCACTACAGGTTCACAAAAAAATGATGAGGTTACTATTCTATAAAAATTAGGTATTTTTGTACCGTCTTGATTTAGGTATTCAACTCTATACCCAACAAGTCCTTGGTTTGTAAATTTATTTCTAAATTGTGATGGTACCTGATTGATGTCTATTACGATACCTTTAACATTAGGTAGTGCAGATAAAATCCCACAATCACTAATAGTTGTTCTTATTTCTGCAGGACGTAAATAAACAGTATAAATTCCTTTTTTATTAAATTCCGATGCCGGTAATTTTAAACTATACAATCCACCTAATATTTCAACATTGGCATTTCCACCTGTATTTGAGTTGTGAAAATACGGTGTTAAAATACTTCTTGAATTTAATTTTTTTAATAGAAAGTTATCTGTAACATCTCTTGATACGGTATAATGTAATATTATATCAACGTCGTCAGGTGATACGTCAGCGGGTCTAACAATTCCATAAGTTCCTAATGCCATTTTTTTATTTTATAAATAGTTTATATTGTTTTTTTATGTTGTCTTTATTCTATAATATCCATAACCATATCTTACAAGGTCACCAATATTATCCACCTCACCCAATCTTTGTAATGGTTCAAATGCTGAATATTTACCCCTCTCTATATAGACATCTGTTTGTATTTCTGGTGACATAACAAAATCAAGTAAGTACTCATTTTTTGTCATGGCAGATGCAACAATATCATTTGACGTAATACCACTACTATTAACAATATAAAAAGTTTTACCATTAACTAAATCATAATAATTAACATTATTGATTGTGTAAGCAGTAAAATCAGGAGTAATAGAATCAACTTGCCCAAACACTTGATTATTTTTATTAAACACGTAACCAACCGTATATGGTGTTGGTCCCCATCTTTTTAAATCTTGTAACCTCGAACTTGTAAATCCTGAAATAGGGAATGGTACTGTTGTAAAGTTACTTGATATCTGATATGGTATATTATTTTGTGCGTCACCATCAAAAATATAGTTATATGATACAGGAATATTAGCCCAATTACCTTGTTGTGGTATAAATGTTATTGTTCCTTGTGGGTTAGTAACTACTGCAGGTACTAAAGGTATGGTAATCGGTTTTTGAATTATTGTCACACCCCAAGGGTTGCTACCAGATAATGAAATAGTATAATTACCGGCAGATGAGTATGTATGATTTAAGGATGTTGTTGTTAATGGTTGTGAAAACCCATCGCCCCAATCAACACTATATGTTGTAAAATCTAAATAACTTACAGTAAAATCACCAGAAGTATTAAATAACGTTACTTCATACGTATTCAATATATTTGTACCTGAAAATAAAAAATTAGTTACAATATCTTTTTGTAACATTAATCCATCAAATTCAGAATAAAAACCAATATCATTATATGTTTGTGTAAATACAACAGGTATTGTTAACCCTGTCAATAAAGAGTCTCCGTTTGTTCCTCCACTTAATATGTAAGACATACCTGAGTACACATATATTGAGTCGGTTCTAAATAATTGGTTGGGTGTTGCCACGTCTAAACATGGTTGTTCTTCATAGTTATACCCCGTATCTGCGGTGTACACAAAACCAAATAAATCTAATGAAAGATTTTCAGGTGAAATTAAAACACTATATTTTTCAGCTTCCATTATGGGTTAACGTATTCATACCACATTATAGCTTCAGAGGCTAAAGGACCAACACCAACTCTTGATGTTGCAGGATATTCTCTATAAATTTTATATTCATATGTTAAATAATTAAAATCTACTTTATAATAAAAGAAGTCGGCTTTGTCAAAATTGTAAACATTAGGTCCAACTAATGACGATTGTGGTGTATTCATCATTCTAATAAATTGTCCTTTTTTTGCATTAAAAAATTTAGCACTCATATAAAAAGTCGTGTTAGTTAAATATGATGGATTTTTTAACCAATAAAAAAAGAAACCTTCTTTATCGGCACCAACATAGTCAAGTAAATATTTAGGTTTTTTAACATCAACTTGTGTTGGGTTTAAAATTGGTCCAATAAAACCTGGTTCTTTTAACCCTTGTTGTGTTGGTAACACAACTGAGAATAATATCTTTTGATTTTCAGAATTTTTAGTATCATAAAAATCTAATTTAAAAAAACTACCTTTAAATGAGTTTGCAAAATAATAAATTTCACTATCGGTAAATGTCGCATATTGATAATCGTCTAACCAATTTGTTGCCGTTGGTGGTGTTGTAATTAAGTCTGTGGGTGCGGTTGGGTCGAAAAAATTAAACTGATAATAAATTTCTGTCTTATCTTGATTTAAATCCCATGGTGCGTGTGCAAATTTTGTAGTTTCAAAATCATCAATACCGTTTATCGCTTTTTTTACAACATCAGCTTCATATTCTTCAACACCCATATCTCTACCTTCATTATCAAATGAAAGTTCAACAGGTATGATGATGTCTCTATCATTAACGTTAAGATTAAATCTATAATAATTATTATTCACAATCGTCGTTAGTTGGTTCGTTTATTAGGTTTGTTGTTACAATATTTGTTCGTTTTATTGGTTTTTGTAAAAATAGAATGTTATTAAATGGGTAGTGTGATCCATTTATAAAAGGATAATCAACCCCTAACCCATCAGCATCTATGTAACCGTATGTGTAAATGTCCCTCCATATGAAAGTTTCATTATACTGTGAATACCAAGCATAATTAGGTATATTGTCCACCGCACCTTTATTTCCATATTCTAAATAATCACTAAAAACCCTAATAGGTACTGGATAATGTGGTTCATATGCGTATCCACTAGGTAAAGTTAATGGTGAGTTATCTAAAAAATAAATAGGGTTAAATGAGTATTTGTGATATAAAGGTGAGATAACATACTCTTTTTGTTCCATATAATTATATTCACAAAAATCACCCTTAATAACATCACCTATAGATAAGAATGAGTTATAATAAAAATATTGCCCACTACCGGTAGGGTACTCATATGTAGATAAAGGAATATTATCTTTATTTAATACGGATGTATGATCCCACCAGTTATCTACGTTGTTTCTTTGGAAATTAAATCCCCAACCAACATCTAAACCAACAACATTACCGTTTTGGTTTGTTGCGGGTGGATTAAACCAACCCATATACCCTCTTTCTATGATAGTAACAAATAAATCAGTTACAGGTTTACCGTTATTATCTACCAATGGTTTTATATTTATGTCTCTATCAAACGTATAACTAAAAGTTTTTGATCCGTCCTTCACAGAAACTCTTTGTACTTGGTTTGGTGTTAATGCCGAATATTCCAATTTTGATTTAATAGGAAACGGATTTGTTTCAAACCCAGCCTGTGTTATGTTAACGTCTTCAACATTAGTTAATAGTTTATGTAATCTAACATAATATTTTGATTTTGTTTCTCCACTGTTTTGTAAATTAGCAATCCTTTTAAAATTACCGTAAGTACCTGTAGCCACTTGTGTGGTTGGGAACTTCAAATCATATATACTAAAAACTGTTTCTTCTGATCCGTAAGATCCATTACCAACACCGTAAACTTCAAAGATATTTCTACCCCCTAAACCTGAAGGGTTTGTTGGTATAGATATTTCCACATTTTCTCCGGGTTTTAAATTATGTCTTGTTCCACAATTAAAATATACCAATGATTTACCATTAAAAGATGAGGTATCAATTACAAATGGAATACCGTCAGACGCTATAAAATTATTAGTGACGTTAAACACTTCACTTGTATAAGCCATACTTTGTTGTGTATCACTACTAAAAGCGTATGTTAAATAAACTGCCCAATTATATGTTGTTGAACTTTTTGCAACAAAAGGAACATGCCCTGTAATCCCCTTATTTCTAATAAAAGTAAACTCTTCAAATTGTGGGTAACCTTCCCAAGCAACCGAAGGGTTTGGTGGTGTGTTTGATGTCGCATTTGCGATAGCATTTGTATAATAAAGATCATCCCTATAAGGTGTGTAAGTTGTTTTACCGCTAACAGTATTATTAAATACATTTACTATTTTACCTGAAACCCTAAACTCTCCACTCTCTTGTCTTTCTTGATTAAATAATTCTTCTTGGTTTATAGTTACCGACCTATCCCCCTCAACCATGGTTCTTCTATCACCAATTAATGGTGGTTGAATCCAAACGTCTTTGTCTGTATTGGATGCGTATCGTTTTGAACCTAAAACTATTAATATTTCATTTTCATTAGACATCTTGATTCAATATGTATTTAGTAATATATCTGTTTATTGCACTTTTTCCTTTACCTAAACCAAAATAATAATGATATGGTGCACCAACCAAGAATCGGTTTTGTTGTCCTGCTGGCATAGTCTCGTCAGTGGCACCTGCAGGTGTTGAGTTATATATATAACCTCTTCTACCTGTATTTAAGTTATTAAAGTACTGTGAATACGGTGATTGGTAAAAACTTAAACTTTGATACTTTTCTGAGTAGAACCCATTACCTAAAAGATTTGTTTCCCATTCATTCAAGTCACTACCAAAAATAGTATTAACGGAACCTTGATTTAATTTCCACTGATAAAAAGGTACTTCTTGTGTTTTAGGGTATCCAAAATAATTTGTTAGTGTTGGTGTAAATGTTGTAATACCGGGTGATACTACAATTCTATTTTCAGTATTTGACGTAAAGAATACTCCAAATGTTGCGTCTCCCGCAGTGGCAATGTAAATGTCGCCAACACCATCATAACTATCCTCATCAAATCCTTCAACACCATATTCAGAGTTAATACTAAATAATTGTACAACATCCCCATCCATTCTATCATCACTTCTAGAAAACATTCTATTAATAGACGCATCTCCAAAATTGAATATTTGTTGTAAAAAGCTAGTATTAATTAACCTTGACACAATAAATAACTGTAATAAATCGGATGTGTCGTTATATGATGTAGATTTTAAAGTGTCAATAATATACCCTTCGAAATCAGGATTTGTACATATTTCTTTTGTAAACTCATCTCTTGGACCCATATCCATTACTGTTGTCGGGAAAAATAAATTTCTATCATTAGTTCCACCAAAGTTAACAGGTTGTAAAGTTGGGTTTGAGTATGTCCCTTGTTTTGGAATTTGTCCAACGAAGTTATTAGAATCATATGGTGTACATCTATAAAAAAGTGAGTTAGTTGTATTTTCAGTATAGAAAATTGGACCTTGTCCAGGTCTCAATGTACTATCATATGAACCACAGAATTTATATTTTTTAGGTTGCCCAATTATATTAAAAATTGTTTGTTTTTTAAATGAAAACATATATAACGTACCATTAACCCAATTGTTTTGGAAAACGTGAGCAAATATCCCTCTACATGCACCAAACATCATTCTAAAACGTAACTTCCATTCTGTGAAGTTTTCAAAGTCTTTTTTAATGTTTACCACATATGGTTTTTGAATGAACTGATAACAACCCGATTTAATTCTAACGGGATCCTCATTATCGTCACATGGTGTTTCAACACCAAAAGTATTATTTGCGGGATCGACTGTGTAACATTTTAATGGTACCATTCCCGCACAATCAAACGTTGAGAGAACACTACTCGCAGCGTTTGGTGTGTCAGGACCAAAGTCTTGTGCATTATTTGAAGAATCCGTTTGTCCCACTCCAACTATTATTGGATTAGCTCCCGAATCTACTCTATATGCTGCGAAGTTATCATTTTGATGTAGGGCAAATGAGTTAGCATTTACACCTGAACCACCACCACTTTGCGTTAAATCGGAAGTTGGTAGTCTATCTGATCTTAAAATAAGTTTTGGGTTAGTCCCTGCAGGTATTGTTACATTAAGTAAGGGGTTAGTTGTTACGTAAGCAGGGGCATAAACTCGAGCGTTAATACTTGATAATGCTCCAACGACGTTACCTGTTGATGATATTGATCCTATTAATGATCCTCCTTCAATATTACCTTGTAATGTGGTATTATAAAATTTTATAGTATTTGTATTATTTGATGCGACACCAGGACCTGAAGTTATAGTACTAAGAGTTGGTCCTGAAGTTGGGTTCCATCCAGCCCCTCTTGATTTATCCAACGAAGAATAGTATTTAATAGAATCTGATGTTACCGCACTAAATTGTGTTCCTGTTATTTGAAAATTGTATGGTTCGTGATAAATAGATGATGAGGCATAAGATTGAGTATGTCCCTCTGGAGTAATATAATTGTTCCACCAAGAGTTAGATGCATTACCTGTGTTAGGTTGTATCGGTACATTTAAATAATACTGCCCATTAACAGTAACACTATTTGTAGGTTGCCCAAATAATGTTGATAAATCATATTTTATATTTTGTTTGTCTGTCCATGGATCCGTCCCTCTAACCAAAATCAATATTCCCATATTTTTCCAACCATCTCCATTTACAGTCAATGGATTTATTGTTTCGGTTCGTAGAGTTTGGCTAGTGTCTTCATACCTAATGTCTTGTAATTTATTTAAAATATATTTCCTTAATAAGTTTGTTGTAACCAACTGTAATGATGGGTTTGGTTGCACATTAATTTGTGTACCGGCAGCTAATAAATCAGCATCATACGCAGTCATACCAGTTACCACTTGGAAGTATTCCAACCCTGTTTTAAATTTATATTCTTTTTCTGAACTTGTTCCTGATATTTGTATAGTACTTGTTCCTAATCCTCCCGCAGCGGTAATATAACTAACTGTATAATTTGTAACCGCAGTGGTAGAAGTTCCTGTAATTGAATTTGTTTCAAATTGGTTTGTTGTTCCACTAACTAAATTTAAATCATTAATATTATTAGGGTTTGTAAATGTTAATAATGATCCGGGTTGGTAGGTACTTGCAACTGCAGGATCACATAATATTATTAAAACATTATCAGTAAAAGACGCCCCATTATTTACTGTTGTTGTTATTCTATTTGGTGCCGTTGTGTCAAAATATCTTGCTCTAACATTTGCTAAATTTAATGATTGTGCGTATGTCACATCTCTTTGTAAAATATATTGTGAGTCTGAAAATACACTTACTATTGGTACTCCAATTTCAGGAGTTGTCGGGTATCCAGCCATCGCATATCTTATACCATAGGCGTCTGCTTGATATTTATTGTTCTTTTTTGTTTCACTACCTCCATATTCATCAACATTCAAATAACAAAAATAAGTAGGATACCCTTGTTCTATTTGATTATCACTACCATCAACATCACATAATTGAATACTTGGTACTCCACCCCAAAAATCGTTTGAATTGACATTTGCAAGAAACGAATTATTACTTCTTGTATAAATCGTATATTTACCAATTTTATTTTCAGACGTACTTCCACCTCCACCAGGAGTATCATCAATTTCGTCTAATTCCAAATCAGGAGCATCACAAGAACACGCCTCACAATCAGGGTACGACATCATAGGTAAATTAATACCTTTAAAATTAAATGCCGTTAACATCGGTGATACTTTAGCAGCAAACAATACCGCAGCAGCAACAAAGAAAATTGCCGCTAAACCATAGAGTACTATTAAACCTATTGCTGGGTAAGCAGCAACCGCAGCGGCGATATATTGATATCCTAAATACGCTAAATAAATAGGAAAGAATATTGCAATCACCCATTTTAATATCGGCCAAACAAGGGCTAAAACGTGTAATACGGGTATCAACGCATAAAGTACAGGACTGAAAATTGTGATTACTAAATTGAATAAAAAGAAAATAAAATCAAAATTTCTTACACCATCATTAACAGGAAACCTATTTGTTGTTGTTGTACATGTTCTATCAGTGATTTCTTTAATACCTAAATGTCTACTTCTATTATACCCCCATTTCCATCTATCTAAAAAGTTAGCAATTGTATACACTTTATTAAAGTGGAATTCATAGAACCTATCCTCACAATTGATAGCCTCTTGTATCATTTGGTTACCTATGGTTGTTGTTACATCCCCATAGTCATTCCAATCTAAACTAAATGCGTATGAATATAGTTGAGCATTTAAATCCACAGGTTGGTTAGTGTTACTTGGTGACCACCCCCATTCTTTTATATTTGGAACTAAGTAGTCCGCCCTTAATATACTACTTTCCATACCCTCTTCATTTTGGTATTGGATTCTAAATCTATATTTTGCTTTTGTCGGTATCCCTTGTGTTGGATCATTAGATAATACTTGTTCACCAAATTCATTTGTTGTAATATAATCTAAATTCATAGGAACTTCGGTTAACCAAGTACCTTCATCGTCAATAATTTTACCTCCTTCAGGTAAACTATATTGTTCGAGTATTGGTCTACCATTAACATCGTAATCTATTGTTTGTCTAATTGCTAAGATTTTTCCTGAAGCGGAAACTAAATCACACAAATTCCCTGAATTTCTTTTTGGTTTACAATTTGTTTTTAAGAAATCTTCATCTGCAGTTGAAAATATTGATCCCATAAAAACCGCCTGTGGTTTTATTTCTATCCCAACATCCCTTAAGTCAAAATCAACTCTTGTGATTCCAATATCACAAAGATCCTGTTCACCCCAAAATGATGTTACATCGGCATCTTTTTTTATATTAATTATTTGTGGTAATGATGCTAAGTCTGTTGATGATTTAAATTGATCACCATTAAACTGTTCAGATGATGCCATTCCCATTCTTATCAAATCGGAAGGACGTAAAGAGAAACAACCGATGTTTGATAAATCTAAATCTAAAACGACTGTTTGTATACCAAGTGGTACACCTATAATCATAAAGTCACCACTCTCATTAGTTTTAACTGTAAATTTGTAGTATTTTTCGTATACCTCAAGAACTTCTTTTCTTGTTAGTATGTCTTCTCTATCAGGAAATGTTCCTGTTGGTGTGTGCCCACCATATTCTTGAACGTATGGTAAAAGATTATACCTATAACCGTCCTCATTTTTATCTTCAAGTGTTTTGTATGGGTATAATGTCGATATTACAATATCATCTTCGTCTTCAGGCTTTAAAGGTACAAAAACAGATACCGTTGCGTTTGGTATTCCATACCCTCCATTAACAATAATTCTTCCTGCGATAACACCATAGTCGGCACAGAATCTTGTATATACATCATCTTGTCTTAATTTTAATGATAAAATTTCAAGAAAATCAAAATCTTGATTAACGTTAATTCTTATGTTTTTGTCTACTCCCGGCTGTGTTCTTATTCTATAACTTTTAGTCATTTGCCTTTTTAAAAATAAATAGTTATGTTCCTATTTTTTAAAAATAGGTGTTATAGAAATAAAATAAAGAATCTTATGAAAAGTCTACCGTTTTAAGGCTCTTAACCCTAACCTTAATATCCTTATTGTCAAATTTAACTTGATAAATTTGATCTGGTTCCGCAAAAATAGTATCGTCAATTAATCCAATTTCTCTTGTAACTTTATTAACATATTTTTGTGATGTTTCAGATGAAGAATATTGTCCACCAACTTTATTGTATATTTTTAAATCAGATAGTGTAGAAACACCGGCTACGTTTTGTATTAATCGTCTAACATCAGATACGTTAACATTTTGTCCTAACTCCCTATTGCCAGGTTCCATATAGTTTGCAACAGAATTAATGATTTCGGTAATGACTTGTCCTTGGTTTCTATCCGATTCCATCACTACAAAAATTTCAAATTCCAAATCAACTACCTTCGCAACATCAATAGAAATGTAATCGTTTATCATTCTATATTTAGAAAGGTATGTTGCTAAATTAGATTTCAAGTTATTTGAAACGACTTGTGTTAGTTTTCCTGAAGTATCGTAAGATAATATTTGAATTCTAATTTTATTGTTATTTTCAGTTATTGAAACTTTTGCAGGAGCCCCAAACTTACCCGGCATTGTATCTATTAATGATTTATAATCATTCACAGTTACCGCTCTTTTTTGTGCCGCAAAATTAAAAGACACCATATTTCTAACCTCTTCTGTTGTTGGTGGGTTTGATCCTCCAATCGCAGCGGTAACATTTGTTATTGATAATGAATTTTGTACGTTTGTGTTTACTATGTCTGAAGGTCCTGTTATTGAAAAATCTATGGTACCTACTTGATTAATTACCCCTACACCAACATTTGATGCAATCCCACCACCTATTCTATATTGAACAAAAACTGTAGTATTTGGTTGTACGGTTAAACCTAACCCTATATTATTTTGGTAATTCGCCAAATCTAATTTAATGCCATTTCTTGCAAAGTCAGCCAATTGTTGGTTTGGGGTGTTAGTTCCCCCACCAAATTGTACCTTCATAAACCCTTCAGGTGTGTATTCTGTTATAAATCTATTTTCAGTCTTTATATATTTACCAACTTTAACACCCGCATTATCTGTTGGTTTTGTTGGGTCCTCAATAAATACAGTATCTTCAGCTAAAGCGTCCACCTCATACCATCTATTTTGTGAACTTAAAAAATCACCGTATGATGGTATATTAGGGTAACTAGTCCCATCTTTTTGTATTATGGATGTTACTCCAAGTACGTTTCTTTCAGGTAAAAAGAAATTAAAAAACGGAACAACGTCAGCAGGATTAATAACCCTTTTGAATACCTTTGTTGTACCATTAACAACCACTTCCCTTTTTGTTATAATATAATTTATAATTTTATTATTAGCATCAAAAGTAGGTACTTTTGTTCTATTTACGAAACCTTCTTGATTATACTGTGTTGAGAAGTCGATATCGTAAACAGTCTCAAAGGATGTCCCCGCACCATTAAATTGTGATCCGGCCCTTAAAATACCTAAATATCTATAATCCTCACTATCACCTAATGGTGGTACTGTAATAGATATGTCAACAACTGCAACTGATGGGCGATAACCTGGTATTTTTAAACCATAAGTTCTTGCAATATTGTAAATTGATGATCTTTGTTGAGCATACTGTAGAACAGTTTCTTGTATACTTCTATCAATATGAAAATGTAAATTATCAGCAACCGCAGCATTCAAATCCATTAGAACTGAAAACACCGATGCGTCATTAAAATTTTGTACTAATTCAGGGTAATACTGTTTAGTATAATTTATCAAGTCTTGTCTTATCCCTTGAAAGTCCCTCGTTGTATAATTTATCTTTTGGTTAGCCATAATTAAATATTAATAATTACGAATTCTCTACTTCCGAATGCTTTATTTTCGTCAGTATAATCGATTTTTAGTTTTGCTGTGTATTCCGCAGTATTTGCCCCCGGTATTTTATATATACTTGCTTGACCCAATAATTCATAATCTAATTGCCCAACAACTTCGTCGGTTTCGGTGTAGGGTTCTATAGTAATACTATTAATTAACAAATTTGGTATATATTTTGCAACTTGTTCTTCAATGTCAGATTTTATATTTTCAAACGTTTCACCATCTAATGGTTCAAAAATAAATTCATAAATTCTAGTTCCAAAATCGGGCAAATAATATCTACTTCCCTTTCTTGTTAATATTAAATGCAATAAGTCTGTCCTAATCTCTTCATCTGATTGTTGAGTTAGTAACAAATAATCTCCTACATTACTTTGTCTAAACGGAAAACTTATTCCATATGTTCTACCATCTGCCATATTAAATAAATATAATGTTGTGAATTTTTGAATAAATAGATATAAAATAAAAAATCACCGATTTCTCAGTGATTCTTTTAAATTTATATTTCCTTTTTCGTAACTTGGTTCGTAAGGACAATGTAAACACCTGTTACCACAACATTTACCTCTCTTCTTATGATATTCTTCAGTCATAACCATTCTACCTTGTTTATCATAATAAAAATCGTCTTGTTGTAATTTAGGTCCAAATTCTCTAACATATAATTGTTGTACCCAATCCTTAGATGCTCCTACATTCATTTTAATTAGTTTTTCTTTGGTTATAAAACGCTAACAAAACTTGGTATGTTATCGTTATATTGTTTCCCCATTGTACTTTCATAACTTAAACGATTTCACATGCGCCACCCGCACACGCAGCTTCTCCTCGTAGATCGGTGTTATCTTGTAACTCAATTACTTTTGTAAGATTAACATCTGATAATGTTTTAACCAATCTTTCAAAATCTTCTTTTGTACAATCTTCAAAAGGGGCTTGTGTGTAAGTTCCTCCGTTGTAAGGTAGTACTGACAAACCGTTATAGAAATCTCTATTGTTCCACATCCAATCACCAACTAAACTCCACTCGTCTTCTTTAATTGATACTGTAGCAGATACGTTGTGTGTGTTTTGTCCGTTTCTATGTCCAGGTTTAATCCATTCTTGAGATACTTTCTTAACTCTTTCCAACATTTGGAACACTGATTCATGTCTTACGATTGAACCTTCAGGTGCTCTTTGTGGGATAGTAATTACCGCAGTATCGTGAGGACGGAAAAACTCATCTTCAATCAACTCAGGATGATTAATCGCCAAGTATGAATAGATTGATTCGTTTTTACCAACACGGATTCTTCTTAGGTAATAATCATTATGCCATGCGTGGATTCCTGATGATGTACCCAATACCAATGATGAGGTACCTGATGGTTTAACTGTTGTTGTTCTTGCGGATTTGTTGATTCCAATAAGACCAGCAACTCTTTCGTTTTCTTCTTTAACCATCTTAGCCGCTTTTTTCATATCATAACCCAACACAACACCTGAACCAATTCCTGTCATACCTACACCGATAAGTGCATCTTTTTCAGTTGTTCTTTTCCAAATATCTCTTAAATAATGGAAGTCTGTGTATCCTGCCTGTAGTGTACCAATGAACGATGCCGCCCTAACTCTTGCATCAAAGTCTTCTTGTGATTCAATATCTGAAGCGTTAACCTCACATAAGTTACAGAATTGGAATGGACGAAGTGCGATTTCACAACAAGGGTTTGTTCCCCAATCTTTATCGTTAGATAAGTAGATTCCAGGTTCACCTGCGCCTGACAACTCAATACGTTTCCACAAATCCATAAAAAATTCTTTTGTGATTTTGTGACGAAGAAGAACCGCCGAGTTATTTGCTCTACCTCTTTGTGCGTTTTGTTCCCACCAACTTCCTGATTTACAAGAAATCATTTCTTCATCATCTGCCGAAAATAATGAGATAAGAGCCGCACGTCTGATACCACCCGCTAGTACTGCATCCGCAATATGACATACGATATCGTGAGTTTCAATTGGTGTTAGTTTTTCTCCATCTTTTTTGTTATCCAATACTTTTGTAATGTTATGGATACAATCTTTTAATGGTTGAGGGCCCGGAGCCTTTCCCCCTGATGTTACAAGCATCGCACCTTTTTGTCTAATATCTGAAAAGTCGAATATAGGTGTTGATGACTTATAACCTAAATATGATTCCATTAATACTTTAATGGCATCTGCCCACCCTTCAATAGAATCACCAATAAGGTATCTTCTTGTTCTTTCAGGATTTGGTTTTTTAATATCTGGTAGTTTTTCAACGTGGTGTTTTTGAACTGAGTAACCAACTCCTGTTCCACCTAAAAGTAAAAACATTGTTTCAGAAAACGAGTCAACGTGATCGATTGGCATATATGCACAATTATAAACTCTGTTTGGTGAGATTTCAATTGGCTTTCCACCAAATTGTAAAGATCTCATAGATGGTAAAACTTTCTTGTCGTACACCATTTTATATACCTCTTCAATCTCATCTTTGATGTGTGGGTACTTTCTTTGGTGCATCTCTTTGTTACGTGTTACCAACTCTTCCCAAGTCTCTCTCCGATTCTTTTCGGGTTGAAACTTAGCGTATTTCATAAAGACAGTAATGTCACTTAATATTTTTTGCGAAATATCCATTTTTAATTTATTTTAATAATTTATTTTAAGATTCTTGTTCTTTTTGTTTTTTTCTTTCCAACAGTTCTTTTATTCTGTTCCTGTTCTTTTCTTCCTTTTGTTCTTCATGACCAAGGAAAGTAACACTTTGTTCAGTGTCTATGTCTAACATACCATTGTCAAACTTACAATTTTCAAAGATAATTCCATCTTTACCGATTCTTGATTTAGTTATTGCAATCGTTGCTAAATTCATTTCTTTTTGTTGTAACGATTTAGCCACTGTTATAATAACGTGTCCAACTTGTGCTTTCTTGATTGAACCCCCCATTTGATCTGTGGTTACAACTTCAGATGAAATTGAATTTCTATTACCCTGCGTTGCTGTCCATCCTGCGATATCCAACTCGTGACACATTGCTTCAAATCCTCGCATTACTGATCCTTCACTCTTCCATTCATCACCTAACATTTTGTCCGGTACAACACAATCAATATAATCTAAAATAATAATATCAACCTTTATCCCTTCGGCAATCATTTTTCTAACCTGATTTTTAATCTGATTCATTGTTACAGTATCAGATGCCAATTTTTTCATAATCAACTTATTTTTTCTTGTTGATTGAATTTCTTTGACTCTTTCAGTAACTTCTTTTCTATTTTCAGAAAGGTCGTCGGGGTGTATTCCAGTCCAAAGTGTAAAGTGTTTTCTTTGGATAATTTTTGGGTTGTCCTCAAAAAATATTTGAAGAACGTTATACCCTAAGTTAAATGCGTGGTTAGCAATCTTTGTTGTAAACGTTGATTTACCAACACCGGTTGGTGCTAAAATTACACCGATTTCACCTTTAGCAAGTCCACCTTTTAATAGGTTATCTATGCCAGGTACTCCAATTGGAATTGGGTGTCTGTAATCATCATCCAATACCTCATCAAGGTTAAAAAACACATCCGTAGTTCCCTTATCTACTTCACCAACTTGAAGTGCTCCCCTAACCATTTCTTCTAACTTATCATAACTCTCGAAATCACCTTTATCGATGATTGATTGAGCCTTTGTCATTACTTTTTGGAGTTCTTGTTGTTTACAGAATTTAAGGGATTTTTCTTGAACAAAGATTGAACCTTCGTCAGATACGTTCTTAACCTGATTTAATGTGTCTAAAATACTCTTTTGAGCCATCGGTGAACTGATTTCTGACTTAGTCAACTGTTCAAGGGTATCAAATGTCGGTGTATGCTCATACTTAGAATAATATTCTTTAATCATCTGACAAATGATTTTAAAATATTGATTATCAAAGTAGTGAGGATCTATAACTTCTATGATGGAATTAGAGAAATCTTTGTAAGTAATAATGTTATTTAATAATTGAATTTGAAAAGTATTTCCTAAGTATCCGAAGTTTTTTTTGTCTGACATATTGTTGAGATTTTGTTCCTTGTTTTAATAAATATTGTTAAACTAATGAATAATTCATCATCTCAAAAGATAAATTTTTCTCTGATAAAATGTCAGTCAACTCTCTTAAAATGTTTTTTATGTCTGGGCGTACATCCAGCGTATATCTTACTTTTGGTGGGTACAGTTTCGCATCAATAATTCTATGACAAATTGTCTCATTTCCAACCTTTAAAATAATGTTAAATATTTCAGGTCCATCTGTATTTGACGTTTCAAGGATTGATGAGTCCTCTTCGATTTGGAATCTGTTCTCAAGCATATAAACAACACATTTGTTTCGTAGTTTTGTTTGTAGTGTGTTTGAAAGTGATTTTATAAAATCATACAATTCTACACTACCTTTAACTTTAGGGTTATACCCTTTTACGTTAAAGAATCTTTGAACTACAAAGTTGTTGTTTAGCGTGATTAAGAACTCAACCTTTGTTACATCATTCTGCTCTTTCATAATTTTACTTTTTTGTTTTAAACTTTGTTTTTTCTTTTCTTGTTAACTTTAAAAATGGTTTTAAAAAATATACCCACTGTTCGTCTCCTTTAGGTAGGTATTTAAATAATCCATCATCCATCATCATTCTAATTAGATTCTTATACCCTCTTCCGTCAGGATCCAATGACTCAGAGTAATATGCCATTACTAATTTTTTTCCTTCTTCACTAATTAGTGGTTCCGATAAATCTACAATCTTTTTATTGATTTCAAAAAACTCGTCACCAAAAATACCTTCTTTTGTTTTACCCGTCAGTAAATTTTTTAAAACCGTATTTTCTTTTTGTTCTTTTAAGAGTTCTTCACCCTTTGTTAAAATATCGGTAAAAGAAACTTCTTTTTCAAGTAGCTCAGGAAATAATTTGATAATGGTTTTTTCACCTAAGTAATAGATACCATCAATATTATCTGATTTGTCACCAGATATTATTTTAAATGTTTTAACGTTATAGTGTGGGATTTCAATTTCTTTTAATTTAATTTTATCTCCCTTCTTATAATACTTCTTGGTATTAGGCGAATAGATAGTCACATCATCTGTAATAAGCTGTGTAAGGTCTCTATCTCCACTAAAAATAGTTTTATCTTCTCCTTTAGATATTTGACAATAATATGCAATTAAATCATCAGCCTCTGAGTTTGGGAACTCGACTTGTCTTACAAACATTTCTTCAAGGTACTCCTTTACTCTATGTTTTTGTTTGTTAAATGATTCCTCCTTCATTTCATTTTCAGGAGACTTTCGGTGAAGTTTATATTTTGGGTAGATTAACCTTCTCTGTGAAGAGCTTGTTTCTCCGTCCCAAAATACAACTACCTTACAGAAGTTTTCTTCGTCTATGAACCTACGTAATGTATTTAGAAAGTGCCAAAGACCTCCAATATGTTCACCTTTGTTAAAGTAATCTTTAACACCGTGAAATCCAATTTTTAATAGGTTGTTACCGTCAACCAATAACGTCTTTGTCATTTCTGTATTATTACAGGGTTCTTACTCTACTTCTTCTTTTTCTGATTTCAAATCAAAGTCACCATCAACTCCAATTATTTCTTTCCAATACTCAGCATATTCTTTTTTGTATTGTTCAATCGAAGCCTTCTCTTCGGAAGCTTCTTTTCCAGGTAAAAACCCGTGTGGTGTTACAATAATCTTTCCGTCTTCAAACCCAAGTCCATTAATGTGGTTTTTCATAACTGACACTTTTGTTCTTGATGCAAACTTTACTGTACGTTTGTCTTTAGTTGCAGTAATCTTTGTTGTTCCTGCCCCTTTTTGATTTCCAAATAAGAATACTAATGATGAATTTAACCAAATTGCTTCACCACCCTTTGCTTTAATTTTTGGTTGTCCAAATGGATTGTCAGGTAATTCTACCCAAGGTTGGTTTACGATAATCAAAGTATTCTCAAATTTTGAATCCGCTTTACGAGAACCTGAAATTCTTTGGTTGATTCCCATTCCTATCTTGTCCGCCAAAACACTTGCATTGTGTTGTTTACCTCCTTTACCTTCATAAGTCATCTTACAAGGAACTGAACCAACAGAATCCCACATGATACATAATGAATAGTCTAAATCGCCTTTTTCTTGTGCATCTAACAATTCATTAATGTAATCGGTAATTTGTTCAATGTAATCAAAATTATTGTTAAAGATATAAAAACCATCCCACTCTAATTCACCCGTTTCAGTATCAACCACTTCATCACATTCAAACCCCATTAGTTTTGCGTGTTCAAAACTCCATTTTTGTTCCGTAATAATGAATACAGGAAGTATACCTTTCTTTTGAGCATCAACCGCAGTTTTAACTAAGGCAGTTGTCTTACCCGTATCACTATGACCAAGAAACATATTTATGTGTCCCATCGCAGGACCAGGTAATCCAACTGCGTCTAAAAATGGTGCCCCAAGATCAAAAAATCTCTGTGGTTTATATTTTGCAGACGTAGAAAATTTCTTTTTTAATGACCCAAAGTCAGTCTTTTTAATTGCCATATATTGTTTGTTTTTTTAAAAGTTAAAAAAAGGTAGTGACTTTATCAATCACTACCTATCTTTTATAGGATTTTTATTAGAATGGTAATTCCTCAGATGGTTCATCATTTGCTTGTGGATCAACGATTGGCGTTTCTTCTTTCGTTTCGTTTCCGCCACCTAATGAAATTTCCGCTTCATCTCCGTAAACATATTTTTTAAGTTCTGAACTCCACATTGGTGTTTCACCTACAGCAACTGCCTCTAAATATTCAACAGGTTTTTTAGAGTAAACGTCTTTCCAAGTAAGTTCATCTATCATCCAACCTTCCATAATTTCACTATCAGTGTGGATTGGTGCTGGATCATCATACATAATAGTTTGTACTACAGTATACTCTTTTCCTTGTGGTGTTTTTGCTTTTATTAGTTCAATAATCAAATCACGTCCTTTTTCAGAATCAGTTAAGTCACCTTTTGCTTTCCAAATAGGAAGGATTTTATCCAAGACACCTTCTTGTTTGTAGTTATGTTTGAATCTCCAAAACTTAACCCCATCTTGTTCGTTATCACGATCAATAACTTTTACGATGTAGAATAAACGTGAACGGTATTGAGACGCCAATTCTTTATCTTCTTTTTTCCCTGTAGCAATAAGTTCGTTATAAACTTCTGTAAGTGGGGAACGCTCGTTGTCGTTTTTTTCAGGATCATACAACTTAACCCATTGTCCATTAACTTGGATTTCGTGATACCAAACTTCAACAAATGGTGAAGAACCATCTTTTGTAGGTAGAATACGAATTCTTCTTTGTGCTGATTTTTCATTTTTTTGAAGAATTGCTGAAAAATATCTTTTCATTCTGTCTTCTTGTGAGATGTTTTGTCTCTGTGAACTACTTGGTGTTGAGTTCTTTTCGTACTGTGCAAGTACTGCGTCAATTGAATTTGCCATAGATTTTTGTTTTTAATTTATACTCTTTTATCTATAACAATTATAAGTGATTTTTAATAAATGTCAAATAAAAAAGGGACTTTTCAGTCCCTTCTTATCAAAACGTTTGTTCGTCGTTTTCGTTGTAATTATTGAATGTTTTTTTAACTTCGTTTGGTGAAAAATTCTCAACTTCATCTGATGTTAGAATATATTCATTTTTACCTGTTTCTTCCATCTCATCTTTTTTGTCATCAAAAAAATCAGTTAGTTTTTGATTGTATGGATAAGAATCTAATGATCTTAACATTAATTTTTCTTCAGGTGTTTTTTCTCTATATCTATCAAATTTAGTTTCTAATGAATTTATCTTATCCATTATACTATCCATGTGTTGTAGTTTTTTTTCTAAATCATCTAATTTAGTAAAAATCCCATCCATGAATTCGTCTTGTTTTGCTTTAATGTCCTGTTGTGCGGTAACTAAATCTGTGATGTCAACTTCCTCTGTTTCAGCATCACCTTCTTTGTCGTCAGTCACTTCTTCAACATCAGGATCATTTTCAACATCTATTGGTTCAGGTATTGGTGCTCCCGCTGCAGGTGCATCTCCTCCTGCCGCAGGTGGCGGTGGTACATCTCCCCCCGCTGCCGGTGGTGGCGGTGGAGCATCTCCTCCTGCCGGTGGTGGCGGTGGAGCGTCTTGTTCATTTATATAAGAATTAATATTATTAAATCTTCTTAATTCCTCTAAAATTTTATTATCTATACTCATTTTTTTTAGTTTTTTAACCGTTTAATAATGTTTTAACACCTGCTGGTGTCTCGACTCTTAATGTTCTATTAGTTTTAACGGTGTTGTCAAATCTTTCTATTAAACCGTCTTTCATTCTTATTGTATAACAGTCACCTGTATCTAGATCACAAACTTGTTTGTGATCGGCATCTATTTGTTTTTCAGACACTCTAGTGTCTTTTCTCAAATAATCATCTAATAAATTTTTAACGTTACTCATATTTTTATTTTTTATATAAATATATCTTAATTAGGATTAAGTACAAAATATTCGTAATATTCTGTAAAAACAACAACGTAATCATTATAAGTATTGATAACACCACTACTTACATTATTAACAACTTCATTTTTAATTTCTTCTGCAGTTAGTGGTGGCGGTCCAAAAGCCACAGGAGTGTCCCAAGTAGTTAAATACAATTGTGATAACGCTTTACCATATTGTTTATATTCATTTGTATCGGGGTTTATAGTTTTTAGTGATTCTATAAGTGGTACCATAGATTGATAGAATGATACCATAAAACTACTAGATGTAGTATTTTCAGTAAAACTAGCAAATACTCTGGATGTTCCAGCAACATCAACACATGTTTGTTCTTTTAGGTAAGTGTCCAAACTTCCATTGTGTTTAGTCTCTGTTGATATCTCGTAAAAATTATTATTAATACTATTCAATTCTGTTGTTACCGGATCGTAAGAATTTAATGGTCTTGTTAACGCAATACCTAAAAGTAATGTCCTTAATCTACTATCATTTGTTACTGATTTTATTATTGGTATAATTTCCTCTAAAGAGAATGGTGTTCGTTTAACTTCAACAAATGGTAATGTTGTGTATTTAGTTATTTCTCTACACTTATCTAAACCTGTTTTTGTTACCGTTATTGTTGGGTCAGTATTAACAAGTGTTTCTTTTTTTATTTCCTCATCAGTTTTTGTTTTCTTAATTTTTTCTTTATATGATTGTAGAATTTTTTGATTTACATTAATCAACAAATTATCAACATTTGGTAAACTATATTTTGGGATTCTTGTTCCTTTAAATTTAGTGGTAAATCCGTTTTCTGAAATGTTATGATCAACTTCATAAATCCAATATGGACCATAAAATAATGGTACGTGCCTTAAAACAAAATACATTGTTGGTTGTATCATAGCATTACCCATAGACTCGACCCCACAACTATAAGACCTAGATTTATAAATACTATACATCGATACTGATTGTTGGGCAACTTTATCTCCAGACACCGAACCACCAATATCCGCAAACACTTTAAAAGACTCTGAAGTATTTTTCATTTCAGACATATCTAAATCTAAATTTTTAAACATGTTCTGATTTTGTATACCAAAATCAACACTAAACCCAACTACTTTGTTTGTTTTAGAGTAATCCCTATTAGGGTCAGAAATTCTTAATGGGTTGTCAGGCATTCTTAAATCAAAACTATCATCATCAAATCTAATAAAAGAGTTTTCTTTTGGTTTTGGGTATTCTGAAGGATTACCCATGTAAAGACATAAAAACTTAGGACTTGATTTTGTATAATCCACTTCTAGATATGTTCCAAACATTGAGTTGGGTATTTCAATATCTATTGGTTGTCCGTTTTTAACTGCCGATTGTATACCATAAAAATTTATATATGCAGGCATTGGGAAAAACATAAACTGATTATCACCTAATATGTTGCTAACTAATGTCATCAAATTCATATCAGGGTTGTTTGTTGTGTCCATTCTTTTTATAACTTTATCTATGTCAACAACGTATGTATCACCAATATCACTATTAGCCCTATCCATAAATAAAAAGTCTTCAAACAAGGTTACATATTTTAAATCAGACCCTGCAATCCATTTATCATTAAACGCCTTTAATGTATTATAAAGGGTTAATTTACCAACATCTCCAGTTACGGCATTTGTTGTATTATTATTTACAGTAATATTACTTAAGTTTTTATTTAAATTTAAAAAAGTTTGGTTTAATATTTTTTCTTGTATTGATTTTTGATCAGTTAAATACTGATTTATTAATGTTGTAAACGTTTGTTTATTTAAATTAGAATCTTCTAATTTTTTCTGCGAATATAATCTTATTAATGGGTACGTCAGTATTATATTGTCAGATGTAAATTCAATATCATTATCAATAAAAAAATCTGCAACCGTCGATTTTGGTGTTCCCGGTAATGGTATAGTTGTTTGTGGTTGGGTTACAGGTAATTGTTGTTGTACTGTTTGTGTTTGTTGTGGTTGTGGTTGTTGTAAACAATTTGAAGTTAATATCTCATTAGTAACACAAACAACCGCAGCATTAGGTTCACCAACATAATTATCATCATCAAAATCTAACGTATATGTTTTAATCGCATTTGCAGATTGATTTTGATTAACAGGATTAAAAGTTGAGGTATTTGCAATTTTTCTTGCACAAAACTGTACTCCGTTAGGAATATTAAATTCTTCAACTTCAAGATAGTAAACTTCTCCTTCTAAATATGTTGTACCTGTACCTACAACGTTTGAAATAACATTATTTGGTATTACAACATTGAATATTTCATTTGAATTGCAACAACTTTGAAAAGTATAATGTGTTGATGGTGGTATAGTTACATTTGTAGTGGATGTAGGTGGTACCACAGTTGTTGCCAAAGGTGTAGCCGTTGGCGGTGTTGATGGGAATACGGGACTTGGTTGCCCTGGATAGTCAACTCCGGCAATCGATGAAAACCCTAAATATGTTCTTAATGTATTCCAAGCATCTTGGTTTTGAGTAACACTTTGTAGTAACGTAACATTTGTACCGTCACCAGGTAATGTTCCTTTTACGTATGGTTTAAATTCGTATTTATCAAATTCAGGGACAAACTCTTTAAGATTAGAAAACGAATTAAATAACCTTCTGTCAAAATTTCCTGGATTTCCTAATTTTAAAACACAATCAAAATTTAAAAATTCTTTTAAAGATGAGGTAAATGTTAATATCTGTTTTTGTCCTAATGTTTTACCATCAACGTCCTCGTTAACAAAAGTAATACCTGTTTTATTAACTAAAAATAAATTAAGTATTTGACTGTATAATCTTTTTTGTGCGGAATTCGCAATTTTATTACTTGACGTATAAGATGGATCAATTATCTCGTCTTTTAAAATTAAATTTTTAGAAAGTGGCTTATAATTACAAAACCCAATAAATTGTTCTTCAAACTTATCAAGGATTTCCGGTGTAAAAATTGCAAATATTTCTTCAATAGAAGAATACTCGGATTGTGCGGATTTTAAATCAAAAGGCGTTTGTTCGTCAGTATTTAATTTTATAGCCTTTAAATACTGTGTAGGTGCCGGTTTTACTATTAATGAATTATCAAAATATCCAAAATGCGATGATGCCCATAAACTTCTTACAGAACCATTGTAAACTGATTTATTATTAAATAATTCTTTTGTTAATATGTTATTTGGATTAACAGATTCATATATTGACTGATCTATTGGGATACCCCCCATAGATGGGAACAACATCATAAATTGTTGTGTTGTTGCACTTAATTCCGCATAACTATAGTAGTTTGTTTTTTGTAAAGATCTATTTGGGTTTGATGTATCAAATCCAAAGTTTAGATAAGTGTTTGATTGATTATTTTTACCTAACCTAAAATTATTTTGATTATATATGTTTTGAAAATTAGTTGTCGTATAACCAGTTAATAAATCTTTACCTTCAATAAAATTATAAACCGCATTAATTACTTTAGGGTAAAATCCCGTACCTATATAGTCTTTAGATTGTAATGAAGGTAATGGGAAATTTTCAGTTTTTTGTAAAAGTACAGTTTGATTGTTACCACTATAATCAGGAATTATGTATTGTAATGTGGATGCTGAAGTTGCCGGATCATACGCACCAATATAGTCAAAATTTTTCCAAACAGAATCTAAAATATCAACCCCATCATTTACAAATTTTTTATATCTATACCAAATAGAACCATATTTTAATACCCAAGCATATGGTACTTGATGTATTGATGAATATTTTTTTAGTGTGGACGCCAAATAATCTAAATCAGTATATGAACCATTATCAATAGATTTAATTTTTTCTTTTGTTGTGATTAATGGTAATGAATTTAAATATAAGTAACCTAAAGTGGTAAATGCATTATCTGTGTTTGTTTTATTATCCTCAACACCTTTAATAAGTGCATTTACAAAATATGGTGTGTTTAATAATGAAGTTGTCTGTATTTGTGTACCAACATTACCAGAATATGAATTACCGTAATTGATATAACTTTCTGTTGGGTAAAAATCTTTTATTTTTCTATCTTGATAGAAACTCTTAAGTATTAATTGATTGTTTATTGGTGCATTTAACGTTGATACGTAAGGTTGGTTTGCGGTTTCTAAAATCCTAAAATCACTTAAAAGAGATAACTTTTGGTATTTTTCAGTTTCATTTATTCTTGCAATAGTTTTTTTATCATCTAAATAAATAAAGGTTTTTGTTGTATCGTTGAATTGTTCTAAACTACTAACAGTATTACCGTTAGATGTGTTACCACTAATCCAATTTATATCAGTAAAAGGGTATGTATCTAAAAAATTCATTTTAGATGATTCGGTACTCTCTAAATATTCTTTTAGATTATTTGCCAATTCTAAATCAGAAGATATTTTAATGGATCTATTAGAAATTGTATCAATACTATATATGTCGTTAGTAGTTTTTAATAAATTATCAATATATTCTGTCTTATATTTACTTCTAATATATGTTTGCCAACTTTCACCATTCCCGTCGTTTGATATTTTTTTAAGGTATGCGATAAAACTATTATAATCAAACTTATAATTTTTTAATATTTGGTTTAGTTCTATACTATTACCTACTGAGTTTTCAATATTTTTACTTTCAATATTACCATAAAACTTATCTATTTGTTTTTTTGATATTTCATCATTAATAAATTTAGTATAAAATGACGATAGGTATGTTCTTTCAAATAATTCATAAAAAAATGGTATAGCCCCTAAATCTTGATACGGAGTTGTTTTAAATGGAAATTCTATAGCATTTGCCGAAACATATTTACTATAATCGGAAGGATTATTATAAACATTAGAACTAACCGGTTTTGACGTTTCAGTAGTACCTTTTAAGTATGCCTCAACAAATCCTATTTCAGGCCATAATCTATAATCATACCCTTTTGTTTGTTGTATTACTTTAGCATCACCAGGATATTGTATAGTATAAACTTCTCTACCGTCTTTTTGTTTTTCTTTAACAAAATATAACGGCCAAGGGTAAACCACATTATCTTTATTTAATTCACCGCTAGATGTTTGCAAAGTTCTCAAGGCATCCACTGAAAAGTTTTTTTCGGGTGGTATTACCGCAAGTAGTCTTGATGGGTCATTCCTAACGTCCCACGCCGATTCGTGAACTTCTTCCATTAACCTATAAAATGCATCTGCACCTGCAAAAATAATTGCAAAAACATTCCTTATTGTTGGTTTAAACCCTAACCCACCTTCACTTGGATTTTTTAAAGCCCTGTCCGCCAATACTTGAGATAAAATGTTTTCTATCTCTTCTTCATTAGTTTGTAGTGATTTTTCAGCATCGTCTATATCATCCAAAAAACTATTTGGTACATAAGTTGAGTCTGCAACAATTTTATCACCAAAAACAAAATAGGTTACATTATCTTCAACCCACTCACCTTTTTCATTTAAAACCTTTTCTTTTAGTAGTTTATTTTTATCTTCATCTAATTTGAATTTTTCAAATTCCTTTATTCCATTTTCAGTAGATAAGTCTACAGGTTTGTTAAACCTATAAAAAAAAGTATTTTTTAAATCTTCATCATTATTAATCCAAGACTCAAAATCTAATTTTTTTAACACATCACTTTTATCTTTTATTTTTAATGGTATTTCTCTTTTACCTCCTTTACCAAAAGTTGCGTTATCGTTTAATTTTTTAATGTAATATGTTATTCTTTCATTAATTTTTGTTTTGTAGTCTTCTTTTGTCTGATCTTGTATATCTTTTTTAAATGGATAATAAATTAATTTTTGATTTCCACTTACATAAAAACTACTTTTATCTAAAAACTTATCTAATGAATTAGTGTACACACTTTTTCTTAACCCCGCTAATGAATCTCTATAATCTTGTATATCATTTAGTTGGGTGAAGTCCCCCTTTTTTTCTGCGTCTTTTTGTAGTTTAGAAGTATATCCATCTACTCTTTGTTTAAATTCGTCTATTGATAATTGTGGGAAATTTTGTGGTATTAACCCTTTTCTTTTATATATCTCATAAACCTCATCTAATTTTTGTCTGCCCTTATATGTGTTTATTGTTTGTACAGTACTGTTATTATTATTCTTATAGGTTATTTCAGTGTTATACATTTTAGGTGCCGTAACAGCATATTGTAAAGGAGTATCAAATAAAAGTGCCGTAAATTTACCGACAAGTTTTAAACTTATATCATAATTTCCTGTGTTAGCATCAAATCTAGCATTAAAAGATAATAAAGACAAACGATATCTAATCGCCTTCCCGTAATAACCTTTTAATGTTAAATAAAATAAAGGGTATGGAAAATTAAAAAATGCAGAGTATATTGAATTTTCCCCCTGTTCAAATAAAGCCCTCCCTTGAATATCAGTCATTTCAATATTAACTTCAGGTACTCCAGTTCCTTTTATATTAACTCTTATTGACTTAATACCTAACATTTGGGTATCTTCGTACTTAGCGACAGAGTTTTTAAATCTAGGTTTACCGTCTATTGTTACTATTTCTTCGGTTTTTTGATTTGCACCTTTACCTAATCTTGATTCAAACCCCGTTAGTTGATCCGACCAACTCGTATCAAATGCGGTTTTACCTTTTGGCTTTAAAAAGTTAATTTTTAAATCTTCTTCACCACCAAAAACAGTCGCTATGGTGGTATTGACAACGGGAGAGTCAAAAGTCTCACCAATAGCCAATTTTGTTCTTGGTATAATAAATGTTTCTAAATTTGCATAATAAACCAAGTCTTCGTGATCTACAAGTCTTGGTGCTCGTAAATTATTTGCGTCGTAAATCTCATTAGGGTTTACAACGATAATGTTATCATACTCAGTTTCGACGTATATTTTTTTTGTTTGTTTTAATCTCTTATCTGCCATAATAAAAAATATGTGTATCCAATGCAGATTTGTAGTCTTGCAGTGCCGCAACTAGCGGAAAAGGTATAACTAATATTGTTCCATCAGGTATATTTGTTTCCAAACCACCATAAAGCGGATTTGCCATCATAATTAACCAACCAAAATAAGGTGCTCCGTATTTTTCATAACTTATCTTATCCAATCTACTTTGATTTTTTCTATACACATATCTTTGATCCGAAGACCTTAGTGGTAAGTTTAAGAATGGTACTACCGTTTGTTTACCATTTATTAAAAAGTTTTGGTATCTATCGTAATATTGCATTATTAATTAAATGTTTTTTTCAAATTAAATTTATTCCATCCTGAATTTTGATCTGACCACAGTTCTTTTAAGTTGTTATCATTTGGTGGTATGATTGGACTTTGTGTTTCATAATTAAGTATTCTAGTTTTACTTTTATTATATGGATTATATGTGTTATATTTGTTTTTATAAAAATTGTCATTAAAACTTTTAAATCTATCATCCACAATTTTCTTTGATTTGTTATAACTATCTACTAACCCTTCGTCTTTTACATAGAACGATTCGCCAAAATAAAATTTCCAATTTTCTTTAACTTGTGTATCTTCATTTTTTAATGCCTCGTCAACAATGCTATTACTAAACCCTTCGGCATCAATCGCAATATCTTTACCAAATAACATGAAAAATCTATTTTCGGCGGGTGATGTAAGTGAAGGGTCACTTTCAATGTATGTATTAAACACAAATTGATCGTTATACTCATCTGTAGTTCCTGAGGCTATTATTTTATCTTGATAAAGTTTATCATAATATTCATTTAAGTCTGAACGTACTTTAAGAAAGTCTTGTACTAATTCTGAATATGTATCCGTTACACCAACACTTGATGGGTCAACCCCAGTCCCTCCGCTTAAACTATATATAACGACATCACCATTTTTAGCGATGTAACCATCATTTTTACTTGTTACAAAATTTAACTTATCTATTGTAAAAATTAATTTAAGTTCTTCGTTTGCAATAGTTGAGTTACAATTTTCAAGTAACGCTAACATGTCGTTACCTTTTTTTTCAATTAAATCTTTAATTCGTTTTTTAATTTTTCTAATGTTTGCGTCCGTAAAATTTTGGTATTGTACTTCAGGTAATAATGGACAACTCCCGTCGTCAACATCTTTTTTCGCCTTTTCTACTAACAATTTAATTTTATCTTGTATCGTATCTGTCTTACCGTAAATGTTAGCATTATTAGATGTGTTACCGGTTAAGTAATCAAATAAACCTTCAGTATATTTTCTATCTTTAGTAGACATTAAAAGTCCCCCTAATAAGAAATTGTCGTTTATTTTTTGTAAATTACTTATAACGGTATCCGCATATGATTTTGTACCATCAGCCAATGTTTTCATTATTTCTTCATATGAAATAGTACCATAAGCCTTTTGAGTATTTAAATCATAACTATTAGTTTTTATAAGCCCTATAGTATCTCCAGCATCATTTGTTCTTTGTTTATTTGGATCGTCTTGTATACCAAGTTGGTTTTTAATGTCCGCTAAAATTTCTGCATCGTACTGTGATGTAACATCTTCAGTTACATCTGCCCTTTCATCATACATTTCAGTATTTGCATAAAAATTAAATGAAAGCGCATTTTGTAATTTAGCAACAGGTCCCGCTAATCCATGTCCACCAATAAAATTAAATGAAATACTTACATCAGCAATCATTGGTTGAACTCCAATACCTTCAGGGTTAAGGTCAAACCTACCATCTTCGTATTTTATACTTAAAGAATCAATTACTATTTTTGTATGGAAAAAGTCACCGATTCTTAAAACACAAACAGGTGGTGCACCAAATACACTATTTGTTACATCATTATACACTAACGTAAAGTTTTCCCCATCTTTAGAAACCGTAGGTATTGTATCGCCCGGACGCATACATTGTTGTAAAAACGTTAGTCTAGAATTTAAACCTTCAGGTGTTATAGAGTGGAAAACAGGATGAAAATGTTTTAATTTACTTTTTAACCCGTCGTATATCATAGGGTCACTTTGTTTAACTAATTCAAAATAGTTACATTCTGTTAATAATTTTCTTGCAAGTCTTTTTGTTAAATCTGATCTCACTACTGTGGTTTTTTTAACTATAGGGTCTTGTTTTTGTCTTATTGTTGTATAACCAGCGGGATCAGCTTTAATTGTTTCACCATTAGCTGTGGTTGTTGTTTCACTTCCTGGGTTTTCTTCAGGTTCTGTAAACGTTCTACCCTCTAATGGTTGTGATTCCTCACTACTTGGTGGCGGGGTGTCTATAGTTTCTGCAGGAGGAGCTTCGTGTTTAACGTCTAAAATTCTTACTCTTCTACAAGCCATAGCATTAACCGACACAGTTCCCTCATTACTATTACTCTTATACTCTTTATTACAATTAATAAATTTATATTTTGGATCCAAAATACTTGTAGTTTCACCTTTAGGTTCTTGTTTTACTAATAAATTTTTATTATATTCATTTTTTAATTTTACGCCGTCGTACTCAAAATTTAAAATATATTGTAGAGCAGCATCAATTCTTCTTTTTGAAAGGGTGACGTTATACGCATCATCAGTAACTGCAGAAGCTGAAGATAATAGTGTGAATGATATTTTACCTCCCTGTTTTATTGCAATACAAACTTGGGTTAAAAATGTTTTTATTTCTTCAAATTCAGATTTTATATAATTAAAAAATTCAGATATTGATTCATCTCTTGTGTCAATATAAGAATCTAAATATTTTTCTTTTAGCTCATCACTACCCGATAAAATAAAATTAGTATAGTCAACATATGTTCCGTCACCATATTTTATAATTTTATCTCTAGCACCTCCAAAGTTTCTTGTTCCGTCACTACCACCTGTTGTTAAATATTTTTCTTCTAAAGCTAAATAATCTGCCAACCATTTTTCATAAGATTTTGACGCATAAATTCTAGTCGTGTTAGGATCTGGAAAGTCATTATGGAAAAAGAATAACGGTTCTTTAAAATTATAATCCTCAACTTCCGGTGGTTCAGTAAACACTTTTCCTCCTGTACCTGTAGGTGTTGGTGTGGGTGTTGGTGATGTCGTTGGTGGTAGTGTTACCGGTGGAATAGTATCTTCATCAATAAAATTGTCTACAACCTCGTTAGGTAAATTCTCAACAACAGTCACCACATCTTCAGGATATATTATTTCTTCCATTACTTGGAACACGTCGTTTGGTGTAAACATTGGGTATTTTTTTACCAAATCATATAAATCGTACTTGGTACATCCAGCAAAAAACGAATCTAAAACTTTAGTTATTTGTGAGTCGGGTGTTGCGTTTTCTAACTCCCTATCTAAAATAACGTTCATTATTGACGGGTGATCAACAACTATTTTAAAACTTACGTTACCTTTTCTACTTGTATTGTTATATGTATAAATTGGTTCAGGTCTACCTAAAAATGTATTATCTGTCCAATTGGTGTTAATGGATTCGTCAAAAGTTAAATCATATGGTGGAAACCACATTATTCTACCTCCATTAGGTCCTCTTTCACAATCAGGCAAATCTTCATAAGTATAACCAGGCCTATTAGATGTTCTCCATGATAAATTCTCTAAAGAGAACATATACTTTTTTACTTTTCCGTTTTGGATATTTGTTGATCCAGGATTTTGCCAAGGAGCAATATTCAAATTGTATGTGTTATCTAAAATTGAATTTGTGTATTTTCTAATATTACCGTCGGTTTTTTGTAATTCATCAAATGAATAATATGGTCTATCTTTTGTGAAAACCCTACAGTACTCATATCCTGTTGGTGTTGCGGTTCTTTCTCCTTCAGGTAAAGATGTTTTTGTTGTATATCTAACAACTCTTGAACCTTTTGTTAATTCAATATATCCGTCATTAAAAACTTTAGACACTTGATTAATGGCGTTACCAACATGTTGTAATTTATTATTAGAACGGTTACCGGCATCAATTAATTTTTGAGTTACGTCTAAAATTGAATTTTCAGTAAATTCATAATTAGTCGACTTTGTTGGGTCATATGTAGAACTAAGATTTGAAAAATTAAATTCACTGTTGTCTTGAAATATCGATGCTCCTGGACCAGCAAAATCCCCCGGTATCATCCAATTTTGTCCACCTTTACCTGCCTTAGATAACCATGTGAATCCCGCTTGTACACCATTTAAACCATCAAAATATGATCTACTATTTAGCCCTGTGTATAAATTACTAATTTTAGTTCCTTCATATTCTTCACCAATTTTACCATAAGAAAAAACGGGACTTCTATCTGTTGCAACGCCTTTTATTTTACTTTCAGGTAATTCACCATCAGGTGAGACTATTTCTGTGATTGATGATTTTCTATTTCCAATATAATATTTACCTTGTGGTGCTAATAAATTATTACCTATCTTATAATCAGGCCTAAAGTTATTAAGCCTTAACTGATCATATAATAAATCTCTTGTTGCTATAGATGTGTACTCAACAAATAATTCAGATGCAGTTTGGTTTTTAGGTTGTAACATTCTAAATACCCCTCCAATAGCACCACCAATAGCAGACAATGGATTATTAAATATTGCGGAACCTTTTTTATCGGGATAATCAAAATACTCACCAGGAATATATGAATATGGTGAGTATGTTCCTGCAAGTTTAGCGGCAAAATTAATTGCCTGCCCTAAAAATAAATCAGGATTTGTAATTGAATAATTTCTAGCAATGATTGGTACTTGTCCTGATAATAATCCTATCGCATTAAATGGGTCTAAATTTGGTTCTGCAGATATTTCTCCCGTATCAGGATTAACATTAGAATTTAAAATATTAACTCTACCTAATGTTTGTTGTAGTAATTCTAAAGCAACTCTATGTTTAAATTCTTTTTGTAATTGTTTTGCTGCTAAATTAGCAAGAGAAGAATCTTGAGATAAAGTACCGTCTGAACCTGATGGGTCATTACTTAATAATATACTAACAGGACTATATGATGATGGTAAAAATATAAATGTATTGTCAGAATTAGCGTAAGGTAACCCTGTATTTGGTATTTCTAAATCGTCAATAGTTACAAGTTCAGGGTCACCATAAGTACCACTTCCTGTAACGTACTTATTTATTACATAAGCATCGTTTTCTTTTATTTCACTAATATTTTCTAAAGGACTATTAATACTATCAGGGTACCCATACTCACCTTCATTAGAATTTGTTTGTAAATTTTGGTTAATGTTTACCGACCCGTTTACTATGTTTTGAGGACCATATTGATTAATAGCAATTAATAATGGTCTGTCATTAACACCTTCAGTATATAAATCACTATTAACTGTGTCAGCATATGTATATTCACCTTCGTTTGAACCTATAGTTAAAATATTATTTATATCGTATCTCGGTTCACCGTATTGTACACTATTTTCAGGTGTATATTTATTTTTTGTTATTAGTTGTATTTCTTGGGAATTACCTATTTGGTATAGGAAACTATTCAAGGTGTCTCCAATATCATATAACCCACTACCATTTGTTTGTAGTGTTTGATCGTTGTTAATATACCAAACAGTGTTACCATAATCTAAAGGTGATCCAGGTTTGTATACGTTTCTTACTTTGTGTACAATTTCTTGATTATTACCTATTTGGAATAAATTACTATTAAGTGTATCTCCAATATCATAAATCCCACTACCGTTAGTTTGTATTGTTTGATCATTGTTAATATACCAAACAGTGTTACCATAATCTTGTGGGGATGCTGGTTTATAAATGTTTCTTACTTTATGTACAATTTCTTGACTATTACCTATTTGAAATAAAAAGCTGTTAAGGGTATCATCTATACCATAGATTCCTCCCCCCATACTTTGTATGTTTTGATCATTATTAATATACCAAACAGTGTTACCGTAATCTTCAGGTGTCGTTGGTTTGTATAAATTTCTTACTTTATGGTAAACTTCTTGTGTATTTCCAATCTGATATAAGTAACTATTTAAAGTGTCGGTAATGGTATATTCACCATCACCCATAGTTAAAATATTTTGATCGTTATTAATATACCAAACAGTACTACCAAAATCGCCTAACCCAAAAGGTTTATAAACGTTTCTTACTTTATGTATGACTTCTTGATCATCACCTATCGTTTCTAATTTACTACCAATAGTTAATGGGTAACCATAATTACCTAAATTAGCATTACTAAGTAATGTATTATTAATTGTAACCGTTTCACCATAGTTTGTTCCTAAACCAATAGGTCCATAAAGATTTTTTACATAAAGAAGAGTTTCTTGATTATCACCAATTCTTTCTAAATCACTACCTAAACTGTCAGGATATCCATATTCACCTTCATTAGTTTTTGTTCCTAAATCTAAATTAATTAATACCATGTCACCATAGTATGTTTTATTTTCGGGTGTATATTGGTTTTTTGTGTATAATGTTTTTTCTTGAATGTCACCAACAACTTCTATTTTTGGTGAATCTATTATTGCGTAGTCCAATATTAAGAAGTCATTAACCCCAGGTACATCTCCTGTTGAAAATGCATTTTCTACTTTATATGGTGGTAAATTTCTTAAAAGTAGTTTCTTTCTGAAATTTTCACTTGAATTGAATGATAAAGGACTCTCCATTTAGTCTATTTTATTTATAAATAGATAAATTTTTATTTTTTTATGCGATTACGCCTTGTTGTTTTTTGTAAGAATTAAGATTATATAATACGGTATCCATTATTTGTTTTTTAACTCTTGAGTCTTCAAACATTTTAGATATGTTATTTGCGGAATCTCCTCCAACAGTACCATTAATATTTATATTAATATCTAATTTTCCTGATCCACCACCAACTTGATTTAAATAGTTTGATAAATTTGTTCCTACCGCAATTTGATCCTCAGGTAATGTTTTATACATTTCACCTCTACCTTTAATAATTGCAGCACCTGAAGAAGGGAAAAAACCATCTCCAACTTTTTTTCCTTCTTCCAATTCTTTTTTCTTCTTTTTTAACTCTTCTTTTCTATTTTCCATGTCCATTTCATCAGTAGCACTAATAACTTCCGCAATTTTAGAAGCACCTGTTGCCGCCGCTTGATTAAGCCCTCCAAGTCCTTCTGCGGTTACTGGTGCCGCTTTGTCGGCTGCGGTTTTGAATGAATTGCCTAAACTCTCATTACTTGTTTTTATATCTTCAAGAAATTTATCTCTATCGGGTATATTTCTTATAACTGCCTCTTTAATAATATTAACATCTTTTGCTTGATTTTCAGTTATAGTCATTTGTGCAGTAGCTAAATCTTTCTCTGACATCGCTGCTTTGTCTTGATAATCTTTTAATGCTTTTTGTGTGTCCGCATTTTGAAGTTGTGCCTTTAATTGTTCGGCACTATCCGCTTCTATTTTTTTAAACCCTGGAATATCAATAGATACCTTTCCGTCTTTACCAATTTCTGCTAACCCAGCAACTAATGATTGTGTGTCTTCAGACATTGATCCTAAATCAAATTTATCTTTTAAATAATCCATTTTTGATGCTTCTTTTCCTGCTTCAAGTAATTCATCAAAATTTTGTCCTGTTATTTGTGCTTGTTGTCTAAGTCTATATAAATCTTCTGTTGATGCCTCAAATCCTCCGGTAGCCTTATTAAAAGTAAATGCTGCTTTTGTTGAGTTTACAAGTTCTTTTTGAAGTCCTTCCATGTCACTCTGTGCCATGTGCATTAGTTGGAACGGGTCTGCTAATTTTCCAACCGCACCTCCTAACATTTGCATATTTGCTGCAGCTTCAATTGCCTTTTCGGGATCCAATAAATTATTCGCAAACTGTTTAGCACCTATTTTATCTACGGTAGTTCTTAATAACATAGCTTGTTTAACCATATTTTTCATACCGTCAATACCGGTTTTAAACCCAAAACCACTAACTGACTTTACGTTTGATCCAATCTCTTTAAGATAACTTTTAGCACTTAATCCTGCCTGTCTAGCCTCAACCGATAATTCATGTATTTTTTTTGTTGCTTCTTCTTGAGTCCCCCCAAATCTAGTCATTTCTGTAATTAAAGTTGAGATTTCTTTTGTAGATGCTCCTGTTCCTTTTGACAACTCTACGATATTTTCTAAAACTTGTGTGCTTGGGTTAACAATTCTACCCATACCTTCAGCTAGTCCAGCAACAGCATCAGTTACGTCTTTAAATGATGAACCAAGTTCTAATGTTGCCTCATATGCGGTGTACATTCTTTCTCTAAAATTATTGGTTCCCATTGCAACTCCACCCATAGATCTTTGTAAAGACAATGCTTGATCATTCAAAGAAATCATTTCTTTGTTTGCATTCTCCAAAATGATTTTCCAATTGGTACTTACTACAAAATTTGTTAGGGCAGACTTTAAATCTTCTATTTGATCAATTGTTCCTTGAACACTACTACCATATGCACTTGTAGAACCTCCTGCGGTAGAATTTGTACTTGCATTTGGATCTGTTGTTACACCTTCTAAAAACATATTTTTTATTTTCTATATAAATAGACAGTTATAATGTTATTTATTATAGCTTTCAATCAATTTATCTATGAAGTACCTTCTTTCAAATGTTGGCATTGTCATAATATCACTATACGTAAAATGACACTTACTTACTAAATAAAAAATTTCATCTAGTAATGACTGTTTATATTGAGAAGAAAGGACGAAAAAACTCAACCCCAAAAGCGATGTCAACATCAACTCTTTCTCCAGACGGGGCTATAATACTTCTTTTAAGATTTATTGATGGTTCAGCTTCGTTTAAAAATTTTCTTAGATTTTTAGAGTCTGATATTGGCATTTGATTAACAAATGATGCTATTTTCATTCTATCGGTATCACCATTTAATTCAACAATATGTTTTTCTAATCTTTTAGTCACTATTGGTGCAACCATACCTTGTGGATACGAATCTTTTAATTTATCAATTTCATTAGTATCACCTAAAGTTAAAAGTTTACATTTAACTGTTGTTTTAGAAACCGGCAATACAAACTCAAATAATCCATTATCGTTAGGTTTATGGATTACTTCAGTAAAATTTATTTCATCTAATTTTAGATTATATTCAAATTTTCTATTTGTTTGTGGGTCTATTGCAGATATTAAATAATCTGAACCAAAAGAAGTGTTTCTTAAAAACAATAATATTGCTTTAGCATCCGCATCTATTAATTGGTTCACGTCGAACCCCGGTTCATAGATTTTGTTTTTTAATAAAGTAGTGATTAATCCATCAATTGGTATATTTTGTGACATTAAAAGATTCTCGTCTGATGCGGTTAAATAACCAACTTTTACTGACTCTTTTCTTGGTTTATAAAATATTCCTTTTGAAGGTAACTTGACTACGTCGTGTGGTAAGTTAAAATCTTGTTGTCCATAAATTGCTGATTGATCCATAATAAATTTTTCTTAAAAAATAAAGGATAAATATTGTATGTAAACAAAAAAACCCCACTTTGTTAGTGAGGTTCTTAAAATTATTTTTATATTTGTATTAGTAAACTAAAATACATCTATCAGGTCTAAGAGATGCTTTAACCGTGATTAATCCATCTTCACTATATCCTAATGAATCAAAGTCAACACTAGTTAAAAATACACCTTGTAGAATCCATTTTTCAACCGCAACTCCTGTTGGGTCTAACATTTCTAAGTCAATATCTTTTTTATAACCAGCAGCATAACCCATACGTCCTGTTACTGATTCAGCATGTAAACGAACCCACTCCATAAGTGCTTGTGAAGCTGAAGGACCGATTGGATCACGAAAAGTAACATCCATAGCCTCCCAATTGAATCGTCCTGCAACATATGTAGAAGTGTTTAAGAATGGAATCTCAACATCTTTAATTGTAACTTTAGGTCTTGTGGTTGACTCAACATACCACGAGTTAATCCCCAAAGAAGATGGGAATGTCAATATAAACCTATTTTTTCTTTTAGGTTCGTACTGAAAGGGCATTTTCATTAATAAATCAGCCATGTCTTATTTTTTTAATTTGTTTTATTTATTTATAAATATCTATTGTTTTATTTTTTTTCTATTTACTTTTTTCTGGTTTAAAATTATCCTTCTACTAGACCGGACTTAATTATTAAACTTCTTTTTTTTCTCCTCCTTTAGTTAAATATAATCTTATAGGTTTTTTTTCATATTCTTTTTCTACAAAATCTTTAATCTTTTCCATATTTCTAGGGTCATCATCTGAAAAACCAATAATTGGGATTATTTCTTGGTTGATAACATCATTTTTAAAATAACTCTTCTTTCCAATTTCATTAGCCAACTCTATACAATATGAAACAAATTTTCTAATTGCAATTATTTTACCTTCTTCGGGACTCGCAGCACTACCCTTACCAAAAGTAACAGGTTCAAAACGACATAAATCAAGATACTCCATTATTATGTCTTTATCATTAAAATTTAAATTAACCGATTCATCAATTGGGTTATCTGCCCAATTTCTATATGTCTTTAAAGAATTAACGACTTCTTTACTATTAATACCATTATGATTGGATAGTATATAATTAAGGACAGCTTCTTTTAATGTTTCAGGATTATGTCCCCTTGCTGTGATAATTGCAAATACAGAACCACCATTTATACACTCAACAAAATCATTCCAAGAAGGTCCTGGACTTGCCGACATTGCATCAATAATAAATCTCTTATCCCCTTTAATACCAAAATTTCTAAAAGGATCAGTTGCATAACCAACAACAGTTGTACCTTTATATGAAAAAGGTTCCTCACCTATTTGGTGTCTATGTTCCGCAAAATCTTCGGTAGACATAGGGATTTCTTCTTCATTTTCTGTCATTAAAATGATTGTAGTTGGCATAAAAACGATGTTGTCGTCCCAGTCAAAACCATAATATTTAGAATCGGGAGTACCTTCGGCGGTTATCCCCTCATTAATATTTCTACGGTTAACATAGTTTAATACATGTTTTTTAATATCCATTATTTTTGAAGTTTTGACAAAAGTTTTTCAAGTTGTTTTTCGGTGATTATTATATTTTGTTTTTTAACCGAAAATGTTTTAGGACTTTTTTGATTGTCTCCAATAGATTCTTTAATAAGTTTTTTCTCTATTTTCATAATTATTTTATTTTATAAATATTAAGTGGGGAATATTTCTACTCCCCACATTTTTATTTTTTAATTATACATCATCAAAAGATGCTCCTGTTGGTGTAATAACGAATTCGATATCAATGTATTCTAATGCTCTTGTAGGTTTTAAGAAAATTTTACCTGTTAAAGTATTTGAATCCAAATCTTCAGGAGTGTTTGATACTGTCACACGGAAATCTATCAAACCTCTATCTCTTCTGATTCCATCTAATATTGGGTTAACTGAATCCAAGAAGTCTTGTCTTACTTTGTTATCGTTTTGTTCGAATAGTAATCTAATAGCCACTGCTGAAATCAACTTACGTGCTTGTAGTAACAATCTTCTAACGTTAATTCTATCAAGTGCAGACTCTCTAATTTGTAAAGTTTTGTTACCCCAAATCACTGTACCAACATCAGAGAAAGTTGCGATTGGGTTAATTCTACCTTTATAAAGTGTGTCTCTATCGTCTTGTGTCAATTTACGTCTTGCTCTAATTGCGTTTACCAAACCTCTTGTGTAACCTGCAGATGCGAACCAAGGGAATGCGATATTGTCTGTCAAAGCTAAGTTCTTAACAACTTCAGAAGTTGGTGGAATGTATATTTGTGTATTGTTAACCGAATCTCTTGTTAAAATCCAAGGGTAATAAGTGGCGGTATAGTTAGAGTCTATTCCTGTTGCTTCTAAGTTATCTACCGTCTGTTGAGGGAAAATTAACCCTTCCTCAATATCGTTATATGTTGGTAAAAACAAATCAAAGTCAGGTGTAGTACAGATATAAATAGAGTCCGCTCTATCAGTTTCAATCATATCAATAGCGTCCTCAACAAGATTTGAGTTATTAACATAATCAATACCAGGTGTTGCAAATACATTTATGTTTGTTGCTTCAGGGTTAGCAAAAGTACTTTGTCCCCATTTGTATGCGTAAAAGTCAGTATTTGCCCAATTTTCTTGGTTTGGTCCTGAAATCGCTTTAAATGCTCCCCAACCCGTTGCGGTAGGATAAGTTATACTTGCTTCTGCACCATATTTAAATCCTGTTTGTCCTAATGCGAATGAATCTGAATTTGTTCTATATTCTCTATATATGTCCCATCCATCAAAACCACCATAAGCCATTACCGTAAATTTACGAGTATTAAGTCTATAATATGGACTTGAACTATCTGTAGGTTCAGAGTTAAATGACCCGGCACCTACTTCAAACGCCGACTGTCCTGATGTTACATAACCATTTGCGATTGTTACAACAGTTGCTCCGCTATCCATGTGGAAACCTTTTGTTAAATAACCCCAAGCCATACCTGTGGTATCAGTACCTAAATTTGCAGGTAACTGCTTTCCTTTGTATTCAAAGAAATCGTAATCAATTCCTGATATATTAGAAATACCTAAGTATGCCTTTCTTGGATTTTCACCACTTGAAATAACAGGGTTGTCACCTCCGTTAGATGAACCAAAAGGTGGGTTATACACAACGTCACCAGGTTTGAAATATTTAGTTTTATATACTAAGAATGGTGGTGTTGCATTTGCGTATTCTCTTGAGATAAATCCTTCAAAACCACAAGGTAGTGCGTCTATCGGGGCTTCATCACTCATTTCTAACATTACGTATTTAGACTTAACTTGGTATTCTCCGTTTGATGTTCCTATCTTATTTGCTACGTAATTATTTTGACTTGGGTCTAATGAACAATTAGTGAAACTTTCAATAACTCTTGGGTTTTGATCGGTATCATAAAAATCTCTAATAAATACGTCAAACGTACTACTATTAAATGATATATTACCTATAGACATTTTTACAAGTCTATTAGCTGCGTTACCGTCAGAAATTAAAACAAACTTAAATAATTTATAAACTTTATTACCTCTAAGTTCTGAAACTAAATACGGTGTTTCAGGTGTTTGATATTGTTCTAAATAGAAACCTATTGAGTCGGTATCTAATGATCTCGCTCCTGGTAATTCGATAATATCACAGTCTAATCCTCTAATTCTACCTAATCTATATCCACTTGTTAACAAACTAGTATACGTCTCCTCGACAAATAAAGGAACCTCATTTCTGTCTTTACCAAAATTACTTCTACCAAATACTTTAGAAATAAAGTTCTTATCAGTAGATAACATTGATGTTTGGAATTCAAAATTGTCCCCGTCATAGGTTACCCCTGAAATAAGGAATGGTGAGTATGGGTTTTTAGTAACCGCAGAATAAGAACCTGTACAAATCATTTGTACATCAGTTGTACCCGTTACTTCATAATTCGGTCCTGCTTGTGTTGCACTGTAGTTAGATATACCTCTTGATCTTAAAGTTGCAACAACTAAATCATCATAATCTAAATAAGGCGTACCTGAATAGTTTGTGTTGTAAAAAACACAAGAACCTGAGAAATTACCTCCTGATCCCGATAGTGTGTTTACCGCGGCACCAAAACCTTGTCCGTAATAACTACTTACATCGTTTACTTGTGAGTAATTAAACAATGCGTAATACCAAGCATCGTTAGTAGATGCTGATAAGTTAGCCAAAGATAGATTAACATTATTAACCCCAAAGTTTTCAGTGTATGCAGTAATAGTACCCGTACCATTAAGTGTTGTACCCGTTACTAAGTTAAATGTTCCTGCACTAACAGTACCCCAAAAGACTGCCGATGAACCTGAAGAAGGTGAGCCAACGGCAAATAAATTTACTTGGTTTGATATATAAGTTCTTAAATCTTGATCAATAGTTGATGTACCACCATTAAATTCAGTATATGTATTATAAAAATTATTATTTACATTAATAATACCAGGGACTGACATATTATATGCAATATTTGAACTTGTTCCTGTTGTTCCTGTAAATGTTAATACTGTGGATGATACTCCTGTTGCTGCGATTGTTGCCGGATTAACGTTACCTATTGTCGTTATTGACCAAGAAGGTCCTGCGTCATATCCTGATAAACCAAGAACTCTTGTAACAAATAATTGATTCGATTGTTGCAAATATGCCTTTGTAATATACGCTAATTCATATTTAGGTATTTGTGTATTAACAAATTTTTCAGGACTAGTTCCTCCAAAATATACTTGGAACTCGTCAAAATTAGTTATGAATATTGGTTCAAACGCCGGACCCTGAAGAGTTTCTCCAGCCAAACCTAAAGTTGTTACACCTACACTTTGTGCAACAAAAGTTAAATCTCTTTCTGACGTATAAACCCCAGGTGAAACGAAAACTTTGTTTGATGATGCCATTTTTTTCTGTATTTTTTATTTATGGTTTTATTTTTTTATATAAATACCTTGAAAAAAACCAAAAAACTTTACATTTAAATAATATTTATTATGTGGTGAGAAAAAATTCTGCCTTTTTTCTACCCACATAATTTATTAAAAATGAAAAAGATAAAAAACATAAAAATATCAGTAGAAACACACCAAATCCTAAAAAACTATTGTGATGACAATAATTTAAAGATGTATAAATTTTTAGAATCTTTAATTAAAAAAAATTGTGAAAAGAAAAAGGATATATATGGTGATGCTATTTAAACTAAGTACGCTACCGTTTTTATTGATGATGTTTTTGTGATATCATCTTTATACGCCTGTATTAATAATGTATCCCCATCATTAATTTGTATCACATCTAAGTCATCACCAACATAGTTACCATTGATATAAACTGAGTACCCCGATGCGCATGACGAACCTTGAGTTAATGTTCCTCCAGTAACGCCACTAAAATTAGGTACTGTTCCTCCTTTAACACATATTGTGTTTGAGTTTCCTGAGTTTAAAGATAATGTTATTGTATTTCCTGAACAATTGGTGTATGTTAAATTAGTATTTGTTATTGCACTATATGTTGTGTTATAACAATTAATTAAATTTTCTTGTCCTGTAACTTTTAAATCTGCAGTGTATCTAAATACTTCACTTAACTGAGTTACACCACTTAAAAAAGTGATGTCCAAGTCAAAAAAGTTAGGTTTTGGTGGATTATTAATTACTTTTTTACCTCTTACTTTAGTGTCTACTTCAAACATAGTCACTTGTCTTGAAATTGCGGGTGATATTTGGAACTCTTCTTCATCAATTAATAATCCTTTCATTGTGAATTTATAATTCGCTATATAGTATTTTCTTTTTTCTAAGTCTTTAGCCGATTCATCCGAAACGTCATCTAATATAATTGGTATGTAATGTCCTTTAATTTGTTGGTACGCCTGTTTCGATGTGAATGTTTGCATAACAATTTTATTAAATTGATTGATTTCTCTCATTCTATTACAGAACAATTTAACGTTATAAGTTATGTCAACGGGAATTGGTTGTGGTATTTTATAAACATCAGCCCCCTTTCTTTGTCCATCCCAAGTGGGTACGGTATAGTAAAAAAACTGTCTTCTATTTGGTATGTTAGCCGCTCCACCTTGGAATGTCCCATATTTTACTTCGGGCATTCTTACTGTAGCAATAAACGGTAAAGAAATGTTTTTATCTAAATCTTGAAAATTCCAAGTCTCAACAAATTGACTCCAATTCTGATTGGTTATTATCTTATCAATTGTTGGAACATTTTTTTCACTAACAACTAGCTTTAATCTATCCTTTACAAAGTCTATCATTCCAAGATCCAAATCTTCATGTAAAACTCCTTTAGGTAAAAAAGTGCCGTCATCGGTAATATCATCAAGCATTTGTTGTCTTCTTTCCCTACCAACTTTTTCAGGAATTAAAGGTAAATGTTTTTTTATTTTTTTTGGTAACGCCATTATTATATTCCTTTAAATTCGTTATCATTAACAGGAGCTCCTATTATTGAACGATAAAATGGTTTGTAACCACCATAAGTATGTTTATTATCTGATAGTACACGACCATCATTTACTACTGAATAATATCTAACCCTCGTTTCCGTTTCGTAATACCCTATGTAATCACCATAGTTAATATCAACACCTAAATTATCCAATTCTTTTTGGTAAACACCAACCTTAACATTACCAGGCTCTGTTTGTGATAATTTTGATGATCCGTAATCCGCATTTGTAGGAGCCTCTACCTGAACATATCCTTTAAATTCTACCGGAGGTAAGAATTGTATTGCATTCTCTAACGCTTCCCCATAAACATCGTCATTATTTGTTCGTTGTCTATCAACTCTGTATAAAACTAAAGTAAAATTCATATCTCCACCAAGCCATTCCTCACCCATAGAAATGTCTAAGTCAAAATCTTCTTCAGAGAAGAATTTGTTTAATCTAGTAATTGGAACTTTATTTTGTGTCATATAATATAAATACTTTGATTGATTTTTTATTAATATTTACTATTTTTATTTATAATATAATGGAAGAATTAATTTCAAAAACTCCCGAAACAAGGGCTCTTCAACTATTAGACGAATATGAAGGGTCAAATAACTATATCCTGTCGTTAAAACACAAAAAACAAAATAGTAAATCATTTACTCCCACAAGATCACAAGCAGAATACATAATCAACTTTCATGGAAGAACCCCAAAAGTGGCAAAAAAATGGGTAAAGCTGGATGCTTACTTTGGAAAAAAGATGATGGAAGATAAAATGTACACAAAAGAACCATCAGAAATTTACGTTGAGAAGTTGTTGGTTGAAAAAGATAAATCATATCATATTTGGGGTAAAATATTTTCAGGTGATACTATACACGATTTCTGGGTTCCTAAATCTGCCCTTATTAAAGATAACGAAGTAAAAAATGTCGTTATTGAATACTCAAAGTATGATCATAGATCACCTATGGAACACCAAAAAGAGGCTATCGAAAAACTTGTAAGAAACAAAAAGTTTATTTTGGCTGATGATATGGGACTTGGAAAAACTACATCAACAATTATTTCTGCATTAGAGACGGGAGCAAAAAAAATATTAATTGTTTGTCCAGCATCTTTAAAAATAAATTGGCAACGTGAAATTGAAAATTATTCAGACAGAACCATTTATATTGCAGAAGGTAAAAAATTTTCAAGTGAACACGATTTTGTAATAATTAATTATGATATTTTAAAAAACTTTCACGACCCAAAAAAGAAAGACGAATCCATCATTTTAAATTCTAAATTTGATTTAGTTATTATGGATGAAGCCCATATGATATCAAACCCACAAGCACAAAGAACAAAAATAGTTAATGACTTATGTGATAAGGTTGAAAGGGTTTGGTTACTAACAGGAACTCCGATGACATCAAGACCAATGAATTATTATAATCTTTTAAGTTTAGTTGAAAGCCCCGTTGCGGCAAATTGGATGGCTTACGCAAGAAGGTACTGTAACGGATTTCAATTTAGTGTAGGTAAAAGAAAAGTATGGAACGTAACAGGGGCATCTAACTTAGATGAGTTGAGAGAACGAACACAATCTCACATTTTAAGAAGATTAAAAGAAGATGTTTTAGATTTACCTGATAAAATTATCACACCTGTTTATTTGAGACTAAAGTCTAAGGACTACGAAGAACTTATGGGTGAGTATTTTAATTGGTATGATAATAACTCAGAAGAGTCTTCATCTTTAACTATTCAGTTTGGTAAATTAATGAAAGTTAGAAAAGTAATTGCTGAAGAAAAAGTAAAAAATACAATTGAATTGGCTGAAAATATTATTGAACAAGGAAAAAAAGTTATCATATTTACAAATTTTACTGACACCTTAAGAACCATTTATGAACATTTTGGAAAACAGGCGGTATATTTAGACGGTAGTTGTTCAAAACCTCATAGACAAAAAGCAGTGGACGATTTTCAAGAAAACGATAAAATAAAAGTTTTTGTTGGTAATTTAAAGGCTGCGGGTGTGGGTATTACTTTAACATCTGCAGAAGCAGTAATCATGAATGATTTATCATTTGTTCCTGCAGAACATGCACAAGCAGAGGATCGATCACACAGAATCGGACAGAAAAAATCAACGTCAGTTTATTATCCATTATTTGAAAACACAATAGAAGGTGCAATTTATGATATTTTAAATAGAAAGAAAAAAATCATATCAACAGTAATGGGAGATGATATGATGGACGACGCATCTTCAATTGAAGAAATGTTAAATATGATTTCTAATAAGAGGTGATATTTATAGTTATGATATTTAAAAACTTTAATCAAAAAATAACCCTTTTAGAAACAAAATTAAAAACACATTCGTTTTCAAATGAATTGTTAATTACTGAAATTAAAAAAATTTCAATAGAAAAATTACCTTATGAGTTTGATGATTTAGATATGTTTATTGACGGTGAAACTATGAGAACTCACTATAATAAACATTACAAAGGTTACGTTGAAAAATTAAATTCTGAATTAGAAAAAATAAAAGGTAAAGATTTAGATTTAGAAGAGATTGTAAGTAGTATCACAAAATTTAACACGAAAGTTAGAAATAACGGTGGTGGAGCATTTAACCACGCACTATTTTGGAAAATGTTAACACCTAAAAAAACAAAATTAGAAAATCCTTTATTATATAAAATAGAATCAACATTTGGTTCATTTGAAAAATTTAAACAAAAATTTGAAGAGGAAGCAAAATCAAGATTCGGTTCTGGTTGGGTTTGGTTAGTAATTACTAAAGCAAATAGATTAAAAATTATAACCACCGCAAATCAAGATAATCCATTAATGTTAAAAGGTAGTAATAAAGCGTACCCACTATTAGGATTGGATTTATGGGAACATGCATATTATTTAAAATATAAAAACGAAAGAGATAGATACATCCATAATTTTTGGAAAGTAGTTAATTGGGATTTTGTTTCCGATTTATATTCAACACAAGTAAAATTAAATAAAGTTAATCAGTAAGATATTTATATAAAAAATATCATATGTCAACTACTGTTATTATCACAGAACCAGAAAGAAGTAAAATGTACAAAAGAATTAGAAATCTTTTGGGCGCACCTTTACGTGGTGTAGAATTGGAGGATGAAATGATGGATTCATTATTAGAACTCTCAATAGAAGACTACGAACAAGCGGTTCAAGATTGGTTAATTGAGTCACAATGGGCTTCAGTTGCCGGATTAAATGTTGAAGAACAATCTATTGCTAGAGCACTCACAACAAGAGATATGAATTGGGAGACTCAGTATACTTACGCTTACTCAAAAATTGTTGGGTTACAAGCTGGTGGTGATTGGGTTTTAAAAAAAGATTATATCGACTTAGTACCTAATCAACAAATCTACGAAATACCAAAATGTAGAGAAATGAATGAACTACTTTGGTTTGCGAGATCAGAATTAGATGCTGCGTATTTCGATCCTTTTATGGGTGGATTTGGTGGATTTGGTGGTATTGGTTTAGGTGGTGGTGCTGGATTTTCACAAATGGGTACTACAGGTAACTATGCTATTACACCGGCGTTTGACATTCTTTTAAGAATGGCTGACATACAATTAAAAAGAAGAGTGATAACGGGTGATTTAACATATAGAGTTACTGCACTTCCTGATGGTAAAAAGGCGTTACACCTATACAATGTACCTGGCGGTAAGTTTGATTTTGGTAATTTAAAAAGAAATGAATCAAGAGTTTGGTATTGGTATTACGATACTTGTGATAGGGAGGATTGTTTAGCAAATAATCCAGATGTGATAAGACTACCATCTGATGTTACAGTTGAAAGACTTAGATGGGATAAGTTGAACTATCCTGCACAAACATGGGTAAGAAGATGGTTCACGGCATACTGTAAAGAAACATTAGCGAGAGTTAGAGGTAAATTTAGCGGTAATTTAAAAACCCCCGATTCTGAATTAACTTTAGAATATCAATCTTTACAAACTGAAGCTAAAGACGAAAAAACGCAACTTCAAGAAGAACTTAAAACAAGACTTGAAAGATTAAGACCTGAAAAACTTATGGAAGCGAAAGCGATGCAGGCTGAGAATTTAAATAAATTATTAAAATTCAGAGCGTTTAATAGTCCTTATAATGTAATTTAATTTTATGGCAATATTTAGAAGTCAACCATCAAAAAGAATAATAAATGGAAATGAAATAATAACTTCAGACTCATCAGTTGTGACTAATCAAAAGTACACAACTGATGGTGAATATGTAATTGTTATTAAAGATGTTGAGTTTTGTGAACTAACATTAGATGAAAATAAAACCGATCACGTCGTAGTAAAATCTTTAACTCACGTTTTAGTTAAAACAGATAAACTAATCGATGATGAATACAATGAAGTAGAACTAGGTAAGGGTTCTTGTGTTGAATTTAAATTTATTGGCGGTAGATGGTATATACTATCATCTGATGGTTTAAAAAATTCTTAATCAAACACTAAAGATATTAAATCCCCATCCACATCAAATTCGTAGAATTCGTCTTCATCTACCTTAGATACCTTAGTTACTTTTTCCATTAATACCCTGTTATTGTTAACTCTACTGTCATCTACTAAATTGATAGTGTCATCAATATACATATAGTAAGGATCGATACCTACCGATTGCCAAAAATTAATTTCCATATCTGATAGGGTTAATACCTCATCTAAATTATCTTGATCCTTCTCTTTCATTGGGTATCCTCTACCTAATTCTGTTTGTGATTTAGTAAATATTGGTTGATCGTTAGGATCCTCAATTAAAATATCTTTTCTAATGTCAGGACTATAAACAACAAGTAATGGTTCGATTCTTTTATTAAATGCTGCTAATGCTCTTGATACATTATAATCACCTAATAAGTCAGGGTTATTTTCAATTTCCTTTTCATCAATTAAATAACAATTTAAAATAACTTCACTTTTTGATAACATTTCAGGTGGTACCGCTCCGTGAATTTGGGTATACTCCTCGATTTGTTTTTTAGTCATTTTTGTGGTTTTTTTCTGAACATCTCCGTGAGATTTTTTTTCACCATTATTAACATAATAAATTGTATCACCTAAACCTGGAGTTTTGCCAGCATTAATCAAAAGTTCCATATGAGCTTGTCTTGACATTAAACTTCCCGATTTTGTTGTTTTTGTGACGTGAACTTTATAATCCTCTATAGATTGTTTAACACGAGCCTTGTTTGCCATCTTAGCCAACGGAATCTCTTTATTATAAATTTTACTAACATATTCGTAGTAGAAATCTAAAAACTCACCACCTTTACCGTCAAGTAACATTCTTAACCCTTTATCTAAAAACTCAGCAACATATGTTTGAAGTTTTTTAGATTTAATGGAGTTACCTGTAAGTTTAACTTTACCTTTATCTGTAAGAAGTGCATAGTTTTTACGAGCCACATTTATTGTTGCCGGCCACACACCGTCAATATCAAGACCCATTTCATTTCTCATGAACAAATCGTTATACTCAGCAACATCAGCTTCAGCCCCTATATATTCTTTACCCTCTTTAACCAAACCATTAAGTCCTTTACCAATATACTTATAGTTTTCTCTATCTTTTGGTGTCTCAAAGTTCACACCATCCGTATCCATCACTAGAGGTACGTAACCTCTTTTCATGAAGTACATAATCATCTGACGAAGATATTGTCTACCCGTACAAGTAATCTGTTCACCCATGTCGATATCACCCCAAGGGAAAACGTGAGGGGCAGATAATGAACCAAAGAATGCGTTGATAAAGATTTTAATTGGTAATTGTTTTCTATCGTAAGAAATTGATGCTTTTAAATCTATTGATTTATATTCACTTGCTAAGTTTTTATATTTAATACGAGTATCACGGAAATACTTTAACATACTTTTCATCGCACCTGTAACATCACAAGCAGGAAACACATCATGTACCAACTGAATGGAAGGATATAGTGAAGAGTAGTCAAGTTTTAATACGTTTCTTGAATATCCAACCTGAACCAAACGAGAGAGTCCACCTGTAAATTTACGTTTTTCTTTCTTCTTAGGTAACGCCAAATTGTTTTTGTATGACCAAGCACACATAATCATTTTCCATAAAGTGGCGGTACCCATAGTTGAAAGTCTTTCATATGTTGTTGGTACAAGTTTAGAAAGTAGAAAGTTTGCTTGATTAAATTGCTCATCAACAACCATCGTTTCGTACAAGTCATCGTCAAGATAATCCTCAATAATTTTTGAACCTGATATTTGTTTATAAACATCCGTTCTTCTTGAACAAACCTCATCTATTTTTTCATTAACACCAACCTTCTTATAGTTACCGTTTTCTATATTCATCCAATAGTCCTCATTGTCAAAATATATTTTACCAATCTTATCACCCTCAACGTAAACACGATTTTCTTTTTCCGCTTCAATAAATTTGGTAATGTACTTCAAGGACCAACTCTTAATATCTGAGTTGATTGCTTGTGCCCTACGAACCGCATGTGCAATATCAATAATGTTATACCCCCACATCTGTGTTTGTGTGTAAGGCTCCATCTCATTTGCTAATTTTAGAATCCCTTCTTTTTGTTTTAAAGAATAATCAGGATTTAAAGTTTTTGCAATTTTTTTAATGTTTAACTTTAAAATTTCTGCACGTTTTAAAATAAATGGAAAATCAAAGAATGCTGAGTTGTACCCACCAACAAGAGACGGTTTTAATTTATCGATTGTTTCAAAAAACTCAATAATCATTCGTCTCTCTTCGTCTTCATTTTGAGCCGATAATAATTTTATAAAACCACGATTGTCTTTCATCCCTATCAAGAATATTTTACTTGTTTTAGGATCTAAACCCGTGGTTTCAATATCGAATACAAACCTGTGGATTTCATCGTATTCGTCAAACCCTTTAAATAGTCTTTTACTTTTTTGGATGAGGTATTGTTCGACGGGGGAAAGGATGGTTATTGAGTCTGAATTATCCCTACCCCAAGGATCAAGCCCACCACCTTTAAAAAAGTTAACAAGGTTTGAATATGATTTTGTGGTTTTAACCAAAAAGGTTAAACCGTTTTTTAATCTTTCATCTCCGTGATCTTCTAATTTTTCTATAATAATACCGTTTTCAGACATCGCTTTCTTTTGAAAGTCTTTGTTACCTTTATAAAAATTCTTATCACGCAAATCTCCAACCCAAGCAAATGGAATAAATGTGTCCATCCTCAAAAGTTTACCTTTGATTGGATCTTGAATTACTTTAAAAATTTTATCTGATTTATAATCGTATTCGAGAGCTACGATATATTTTTCGTCGTCTTCACCGTGTAAAAAACGTTCAATTTCTTCCTGTGGAACCATAATGTTATAAATTTAAGTTTGGTCTATTAGCTGTCACATAAGGGCGACATTTACCTTCGTCTTAAATATAAGAGTAAAATGTACTCTTGTCAAACAATATTAATATAAAGATTTTCTCTAATTGGAGATACCAATTCTCCATTTTCTAAAATTATAGAAAACTGCCCTACAAACCTACCTTTTTTTGTTGTGTCTTTACTATTCCATTTATAATATATGTAATATTCTACAGGAGAATCAGGATTTCTTCTTTCCTTATTGACAATGTAAGCATTATCCATAAATATTTTTTGTATCCCATCATCTTCACAAACCATAGAAAATCTTAATGTCGCATTATCTAAGATTGAATAAAAATCTTTCCATGATTCGGTTCTTCCGTCTCTGACAATGTCCATTTTTAATATGGGTATGGTTGCATTTTGATGAATAAAAAATTCCATAGAATAAAATTATTTTTTCTTATTTTCTAATAAATGTTTTATTTGTTTTATTTAAATATTATACACCACGAGGAACTTTTGGTCCAACGGGACTAATTATTTCAGAATCATTTTGTAATGTATTAAAATAATTTAAATTTCTTTTAGAGTACGTATTTTTTATCTCGTTATTTCTAAATTTTGAATTTAATAATTTTTGAACGTAAATTTCAGCCGATATAGGAGTAACTTTATTTAAATCTTTTCCAATATATCCCTCAAGTTGTAGGTTATCTCTTATAGCATTTTCGGGATTTTTAACTTCAGTGTTTTTTAACGACATTATTATTTCTCTTGTGACAACACCACCCTCAAGACTTTCCTCATACTTTGTAAGGTCAGAGGTTTTTTTCTCAATATCGTTTCTTAATACATCTTTTCTGTTTAAACTTGTTTCGTCTTCTTTTCCGTCTAAACCTTTTAACTCTTTTTGATCTGAATTAATAGATTTAATTTGTGAGTTATATTTTCTCACCTCTTCTTTTGCTAAATCATCGATTGTTTTTAAAACAATCAAATCAATCCCTGTTGTTGACAAACTAGGGTGTGTTCTTCTTGGTAATTCGGCGTCTGTAATGCCAGGTATCTTTGTTCTTGTAGTTGTCATATTATTAGTATTTTATTTTTTATAGATCGATTAATGAGAATGTCATAGTGTTTCCACTGTCATAGTAATATAACCATTTATCGCCACCTAAGCCTCCACCTTCTCTTAAGAACATAGTACATGTGTATGGTTGATATACGTGTGTTGCAGGATTTAAGGTAAAATCGTATCCACTAATTACTGGTTGGGTAATATTTGATTGAAAATCATTCCCGACAGTATTCCCAATAAAATTGTTAAATATATTATTATTGTTAAAATTATCTAAAACGTCATTGCCGTAAGTATGATTACCGAATCGATTATCGTAAACATTGTCCCCCCACGTGTTTCCTGCAACAAAGAATTGACCAAAGTAGTTACCAATTGTGTTATGAGCAAAGTCATTACCTATAGTGTTCCCAAAGAAACTAACACCAGTTCTATTAGATTCAAATCCGGTACCTATAACATTAAACCAAGAAACTTCACCAATTCTATTATAACCAGCATTATCGTTAACTTCATTTAGATTAAAGAAGTACCCAATTTCATTACCCGCGAAATTTACCCCAAGTAAGTTTTCTTGGAATAAATCCCCGATTCTATTATAATTAAATCCGTCACCAAATGTGTTTGTATTACAACCCCAACCTATTTGATTATTATTATACCCACCACCCGAAGTATCGTATGTTACATTGTAAATAAAACTATCCCCAATTGTATTTTGAATAAAATTATTTCTAATTATATTTCCACCATCTCCAAGATTAGGAGCTTCATTATCAATACCAAAATAGTTACCTATTATATTTGAATTAAAATCATTTAAAATGTAGTTTGAAATTCCTGTATCGTTTAAACTACCAAAATAATTACCTATTTGGTTATTAGTAAAACCTGATCCTATGTTATTATTAATAAAATGATTACCTATGTGGTTATCCTCAAAAAAGGCATCACCTAACGTTACCTCAACGGAAGTAACATCGGCTAACGTATCAACCCCATTATCAATAGTATCTCCATTACTAAACCCACCAATATATAAATTAACCGTCATTGCACTAAAACCATCATCAGTAACGACTTCTGCGGTACCACCTACACCATTATCAACAACATTCCCGACTTGAAAACTTGTAACTCCCGTTACATTAAATGTGGCATCATTTCCTCCTGTGGTTATTGTTATGGGATCAGTTACTTGATAATATGTTCCGGGATTATTAATTGTAACTCCTGTTATAACACCTAAACCGTCAGTTAATATATCTACAGTTAAAGAACTTCCAAGTCCTCCTGTTGTTGGGACATTCGTAGAGTCGGAGTACCCTGTACCCCCACTTGTTAATGTTATCCCTAAAACAGGTCCTTGTAAGTTTTCATAATAAACAGTAGTCACTATACCAATTTTATTACCTCCAGTTCCGTTAGAGTCCAAACCAAAATTATTACCAATTACGTTATTAAGAAAATAATTACCAATTATATTTTTATTAACTTTATCAAAACTACCAAAGTAGTCCCCAATTACGTTACCTTCAAAACTATTGCCAATCACGTTGTTAGAAAAATAATTTTTTATGTTATTATTTTCAAAATTATCACCAACAGTATTGTCGGTAAAATAATTCCCAACAACATTATTGTACATATATTTCCCAATCAAATTTCTCTCAAAAGAATCATTTATTACGTTACCCTGATTTTGTGAACCACCATAACCAAAATCATTATCAAATTTATTTTCTATGAAAAAATCACCTATTTTATTGCTTGAAAACCTAACACCGCTATTAGGTTCGGTATATACTGAATTCCATTCAGTGTCTTGTGGACTTACGGAACTATTCCACGATCCTTCTGTTGCAATATTATAAATTGCCCCACTACTATCTCTAGCGATTTCCAAGACTCCTGGTATAATAATATCAATATCATTAACACCATTTCTTTTTGTAAATGTAACTGTAGGTCCTATGTTATTACCAAGTGAATCCATTTCAGTTCTTTCGTATTGGAAACCTCCTCCGTTACCATTTAATGTCCATTGATTAAATTTAATTTTAAAATACTGAGATGTGGATGTAACTTTCATTACGAATTCTTTACCTAAGATTGTATCATCAATAGAGCCATCTAAAGAATCATTAAAAATATCATAAGTTCTACCCGTGATATTAGATAAATCACCCCAACCAAAAAGATCATTAATTGGTTGATTACTTTGAAAGTACTGACCTATTTTATTGTTGAAAAATTGATTAGGGATTATATTCCCATTAAAATAATGTTTAGTTTCATTATTATAAAAACTATCATTAATTGTATTATTATTAAAACCATTACCAATAAGATTATGATTAAAATCAGACCCAATTTGATTTTGATTAAACCCATTAAGTATTGTGTTACCTTGAGATGATCCATTAATAGTATTCCCTTGGTAGTTTGTACCAATTTGATTGTTTTGGAAATTTTGTCTTACTGTATTTCTGTTAAATCCGTTACGAATATAATTTCTATAAAATTCAAAATTATCTAAGTTACCAAAGTCACCAATTAAATTATCTTGAAAGTCATCTAATATTTCATTTTTATAAAACGCAGAATAAATAACATTACTATTAAACCCATTTCCAATAATGTTGTCTTCAAAATCAACACCATTCTCATTTAATAATTGGTTATATTTAAAATCATTACCAATATGGTTAGAGGTTAAATTTGCGTTTATTAAATTATCATAAAAGTAGTGACCAATAATATTACCATCTATGTCGTTTACTGATACGTTTCCTGAACAATAATCACCCCAAACGTTATTTTGATTGTCAGTTCCAAATGTATTATTGTAACAGTAATCGCCAAATTTATTACTTTCGTATTGCCCTTCTAAAAATACATTGTTTGGTAGTAAAAATGTTCCAGGAAATACATTTGTATAGTTATTTGTGTAATTACCTATATAATTATTTTTAGCATAATCGTTTGATATTGCGTCTCCAAATGTTGTATACTCAATAAAGTCAGAGGTTTTAACATTTGTTCTTTTGTAACTAAAGTAACCACCACCGTTTGTTTCTTCTATTGTACCATAAATTACTGCTCCAGCACCTGTGGTGTTAATAGTATCGCCCGAAACAGTCATTAGGGTATTACCCGTTATTGAAACAACTTCAAAATAAGAAGGAGATACGTTGTTTGTATATATTACGTCACCAACAGTTAATGAACTAAAAGTTGTACTAGTACCACTTACAATTCCTCCTGATAATATTTCTACAGTTCCGTTTAATCTTAACTTGTCTCTGTATGTAAATAATCTATATCTTTTAAATAAAATATTTCTGTGATCATAATCAGTTCTATTATTAAACTCATCAATTCTTTCATAAATTCTTCCGTAAGAAACACCACTAGTAACCTCTGTAATATTATATGTAATATCGTATTTAATAAAATCATTAGGGTATGTTGGTTGATACGCTACCGGACTAATGGTACTATTACTCGTTGATAACACAACAATAGGTTCAACAGGTCCTTGTTTGTAATTTCCTGTAGTTATTGGATTACCGTCATAGTCAAAGTCTGGTTGATCGTAACAAGTTTGGAAGTCATCAATTGAGTAGAACGATCCTTGGGTTAGTCCACTATTACTTATTAATGTAACTAAACTTGAGTATGATGTTGGTGTTGCACTTAATATGTAAGATTGTAAATCACTAACATATGTGTGAACCGTATCTCCTGTTACAGAAGAAAAGTAAGTAACTAAAGGTACTAAGTCTAAATTTCCTATATCTCCGTTACTTATGTATGGTAATTCCGATATTTTTTTATTTGCCATCTTTTTATTTTATAAATAGTTTTTTATTGTAATAATTCTTTAAAAAAAATTAATTTAGTTATATATCCTTATTTCTACAGGTAAATTTGAAAAATTTGGTGTTGATAACAACGTACCGTCATAAAGAAATATGTTTATTGAAATAAAATTTGATGTGGATTTTTGTCCTGTACATATGTAAAGTACCCCACCACCATTAATGTTTTCAACAGATATTAATATATTAGAGGAGGTAAACGCACCTGTCTTAGTTGCTCTAATTATACCATTATTAGGGTTACTCCACTGAATATCATTTGGACTTACACCACTACCGTCTCCTATAGTATTTTCTAATTGTGTTACAGTAAATATCCCACCACTTAATGAAACTAACGCTTTATAAATTGTGTAATTAACGGAAGGTGTTGTTGTAATACCAGTAACGTTAAATGTTCCGCCTGTGGTATTTGTAAATGTTATTGTACCTGCAGAAAATGTTCCACCTGTAATATATACGTCTGTTAATCCCGTATAAAACCCTGTCACATTGAAAGTACCTCCAGTGTTATTTGTGAATATTGTTGTTCCGTTTGAATAGGTACCTCCTGTCACTCTTATGTCTGTTGGTAAATTCTGATATGTTGTTGCAGAAATTGTTCCATTTACAGTTAATCCTGTAACAGTATTAATTGTTGCACTAAAATTATTATTATAGTTGTCCGTAATTGTAAAAGTATTAAGGTTATTGTATGTAAACCCTGTAACCTTATTTATCGTAACAGATTTAGTACCTCCTGTTGGGTTGGTTATATTAATTGTTCCGTTTGAATATGAGAACCCACTTACACCTAATTCTTGTAAGTAGTATAAATTCATATCCATATCATAAAATGATAGTTTTAAATTTTTTGCGTTTGGTCCGTATTGTCTTGTAACTAATGGCATTTTTTTATTTAATAAATATAAAGTTTATTCAAAATAATTAGGTTCAATATAATCAGCGTCCACATAACCGTTAGGTATTTCTGAATAACAGTTGGGACACCAAAAATCAAATAAATCAAATCTATTTCGTAATATTCTAAAATTGTGTTGTATTTGAGGCGTAGTTAACGGTTCAACATACATCCTAAATTGAGATATTCCTCCCATAAATGTTCCTCCAAATGTTTGTTCCATTAATATATTTGTGGTTAAAGAAGACAAAGATGTTGCTGACAATATATTATTTGGGAATAATTCAGGATCTTGAATATAAGGTCCGTTAGTCATAGTACTTGAGGAGAAAATTAAATGGTTGTGTAATCCTTGAGTCCCACCACCAAACGAAAAATTAAATGGAACCCCTATTTGTTTTTCTTTTTCAGTATTTAATTCTCTTGGAATTATCTCTTCAAAATTTTCAATAACCATATATAGATATCCGTTTACATAAATTTTAAGCAATCCCATTCTATACCAAGTATCATCAAACCATTTCCTATCAAATTCAATTTTAAATATTTGACTTTCTTTTGGTGAACCTATGTGTGTTTGTGGTGGCATTATTAGATTATATGACGCCCCATCAAGTATTGATTGAAATGTTCTAATTCTTAAATCGCCCAATCCCCCTAAATGTAATAAGTCACAGTCTTCTATTGTTGTATATCTTTCGAAAACCGCACTTACCATAACCCATCTATCTTCAGTATCCGCAGAACAAGGAAGATTACAAACTTCATATATTGGTGGTCCACAAACTTCAGTTATAGTGTACCCTGTTTGAAAAGTAACGCCAGTAACTTCACAAGTTCCTGTAGTTATACAATCTCCCGTAATTTTTAAATATTTTACACAGATACTTGGATTTACGGGACACCCACTAAATCTTATTGACATTGCGTTTGATAGTACGTCAAATTTAGGATCAATAGGTGGTTGCGGGACAATTTCACCACAAGCAGGTTGACCACAAGTACACCCAATATTATGTACCACTGTAGTAGCACTTTGTGGGTATACATAAACACAATTAGAATTAGTCACTCCCGTATCAGAACACGAACATGTTTTTAAACTTTTAGAAGTTGCCGTGACTCTTGTATATGTTGATGCCGTTGAAGGTTGCCCCTCAGCAATATGGTAATATTTATTTTCAGCTCTTGTACCAAAAAAGAAAAATGTACCAGCATTGTCAGGATATCTGTCATTAAGATACTCGTTTATATTTTTATCTATCGGGTATTGATCAACATTTCTTGGTTTTAAAATCATTTCAGCCGTCCACCCCTTATTTACTCTTTCAGGAAAAACTTCATAATTGTAACCAAATAATTTGTAAAATCCTTGATAGAAACCTCCGTACAATTGTTGATAATAACCTATGTTTGGTTCGTTTTTTGACAACACATTATATATAGTATTTTTAGGTATGCCTGAAAATCTAATATTCGGTGATTGGGTGTACCCCGTAACCAAATTCATTTTAAATCTTCTATCTCTATAGTACGGATCAAACTTATAATCGTTTCTTATACCCATAGAATAGTATAATGTTTGTCCAGACATTTTAGTATACAAACCATTATCGGTACCAACTAAACCAACATCACAAGCCCCTGTAAATGCCGAGTAACAACTTAAATCGTCATTATTTGGGTTATAATAATTTTTAGACACTAAAGTAGAACCTGAAGAATATTCATTAAAATCAATAACTAACTGTAATGAAGAATCCGAAGAACTTAAGTCCATGTAAATTGGGAGTCTATTACCATCATTTTCAGCAATAATATCCGTAGAGAACACAACTTCTTCGTCGTAATCCCTTTCATCAGAAGCCAAAGTTAAATCAAAATATTGTCCATAATTTAATTTAGCTCGGTATCTTGGGTAATAATAACTATTTAAATTTTGACTAGGCATTCTTTTTTAAGATAAATACTTTGTTGCGAGTATTTATAGGTAAAAGACTCTATGAAAACATATAAATACTCTACTAAAGAAAGAGCAGAAAGAGTTTCTAAAACATTAGGTTGTTCAGGATTTCACTACCACAATGAGGATGGTAAAAGAAAATACATGCCATGCAAAACTCATGAGATATTTAAAACTAAAACTGAAAAGGGTAAAAAAACTAAAGAAGAAGAAGTAACTGAGTTGGTTGATGATGACGGTACGTGGACATCATCAAGTATCCCAATCCTTGATCCAGCATCAAGTATGCAAGGATCAACATTCACCGATAAGATAGTTCCAGCTGCAAGAAACCCAAGAGATCCATTATTAAGAGGTTGGTATGGTTACTATGGTGAATCTGAAATTAAAGAGGTAGATATGGAAGACGCTTTTGGTTTTGATAAAACAAAATTCATGGACTACAAAGAAACCGTAAACTATTACCAAAAAAAATTAAAACTAGATAAAGAAGACGCAGTAGGAAGAGCAATCCAACAAGGAAAAAAACCAAATCTTCATAAAAGAGCACCTAAAAAAATTAAAAATAAAAAAAACTTTATAGATAGATTAATACTAAAAGAAAAAGGTATTGATGAAAATGAAGACATTATTGAAGATTTAGTATTAACAAATAAAAGTGATAATGAAAATATTGAGATAACAGATACTCTTAAAAGAAATGTTTCATCATTAAAGAATATGGCAAAAAAACAAGGGATATCTTTAAATCATTTAATTAAATTAATTAAAAATGAACAGTGATTTATACAATAATACAGCAGTATTGCCCGATACTTTGTTAAAACATCTAAATGATTGTTTTAACTCTGCACAAGGAGATTCAAATACTGAAGGATATAATAGAAATCAAGAATTAAGACAAACAAAGTCAGCAACATACCAACAAATAAAGAGAATAAAAAGTTGGTTTGATAGTTATAATGGTAATAAAGAAGATGCTCCTTTTATTTTAAATGGGGGTGATAGGATGAAAAATTGGTGTGATGAGGTTTTAAAGGTTTGGAGAAATAATTTAGATGGGGGTAAAAAAATAAAGAGTGATGCCGGTATGCAAAATCAATACAACGATTCACATGAAAAAAATAATTTTAATATGAATGCGTCACATTCATCTACCGCAGATAAATTATCTGTTAGTGAAGAAGTTATTAAAATAAATAAATTAATTAAAAAAATAATATAATGTCAGTACAATCAGATAAGTTAGATTTTAGCCAACCTGAAAATAAGTTGTCTCAAATAGCAGAAGAACAAAGAAAAAAATTATTTGCAAGAAATGATTTTAAAGAAGAAAACAAATACTCTTCAGTACATCCTGACGCGCTAGCAGATGGTGATAAAATTGGTAGAGGGACGGGTAATTTTGATCAGTACGATTTAAAGGCTGGAACATCCACCGATATCTTTGAAAGAAAAGATGATTTAAAGTCAAATAAATACTCGTCTAATAACCCATATTATACTGTTAAATGAAACTTTTAAATAATTTAAAAAATATTATTTCAGAGGCTGCGGCAATTTCAGATATCCAAGACTCAATTAAAAATAAAAAAGTTGTAATCATTTATTATGACGGTGATGATAATGGAGGTAAGGGGTATAGAAAAATCGAACCCGTTTGTTTTGGGTTAAGTAAAAGGGGTAATCAAGTATTAAGAGCATGGGAAATTGAAGGTTCTTCTTGGTCTGAAAAAAATGAAGGGAATTATTTACCTGGATGGAGGTTCTTTAGAACAGATAAAATATTTACTTACAAACCGACATTCGATAACTTTACAGATGTAAGACCTAATTACAACCCTAACGGGGATAAATCTATGGATAGGGTTTTTATAAACGCAAAATTCGATAATGAAGAAAATATAGCATAATATGGGAACAGCAGAAGATTTAATGCAAAGACTTGCAGTATCAAAAAAAATAATGGAAAGATCCGAACAAATTAAAAGTGTGGACACAAGAAAAATAAATACACCTATGGTTGAAGAATTTGAATCTGTAAACGCAACTTATAACCTACCACCTGAATTAATGTCTGAACAGACACAACAAAAACCGTTACACGATCCATCAAAACCATTAGATGAAAACAGAATATTAAGTTCAAAGTTACCTGATGAAATAAAAAGGTTAATGATTGAGCAACCAATAGTCCAACCAGGTTCGATGAATGGTTCGGTAAGTATATCAGATGAAGTAATACAAGGAGCACAAAGATTAATGAATATGGGTATAGATAAAACAACACCAAAACCAACCCAAAGAGTAAATGAGGTTATTGATGCTACCCCCCCTTCAAAAAGTAATATTAATGTTTCAGAAATTAAAAATATGATAAGAGACGTTGTTAGAGACACGGTAAGAGATGTCATTAGAGAAGAATTAAAAGAAGCAGGAATGCTTGTTGAATCAACAACTAATTCTAATGAGGTATTACAATTTAAAGTTGGTAATCATTTATTTGTTGGGAAAGTAACAAAAGTTAAAAAATTAGAAAAATAAAAATTGAGTATCGTCGATTTAATCCACCCCAAAAAGGTGGATTTTTTGTTTTATTTATATTATAATTTAATAAAAGTTTATATATGAGTAAAATCAAAGTATTAGTATTACCTTCAGATAAAACAGGTGTTGGTAAATTTAGAAGTGTCGATCCACATGTAATGTTACAAAATCTTTATCCTGACGATTTTCATGTCGATATTGATTATGAACCAAAAATAAATGATGTTAATTATTGGAAACAATATCAGATAGTTCATTTTCACAGAAGTATTGGACATGACTATGATATGGCGGTTCAAATTATTCAGATGTTAAATAACATGGGAATAGTAACCATTATGGATTTAGATGATTATTGGTTACCAACAAAAGAGCACCCTATTCATCAATTGATTTTACAAAATAAAATAAATCAAAAAATAATGGCGAACTTAAAAGTTGCTGGATATGTAACAACAACAACTTCTCTATTCGCTAAGGAAATTGAAAAACTTAATAAAAATGTTTTTGTTTTACCAAATGCGATTAATCCTAACGAACCACAGTTTAAGGCAAACACAGAACCGTCAGATAGAATGAGATTTGGTTGGCTTGGTGGTTCATCACACTTACATGACTTAAAACTTTTAGACGGCACCTTTAACAGATTAAATAGTTTAAAAGATAAGTTTTCAGTTTATCTATGTGGATTTGATACAAGAGGTACGGTAACTGAAGTAAACAAACAAACGGGAGAACAAAAACAAAGACCAATTAAACCTGAAGAAACTGTTTGGGCAAGATATGAAGAAATATTCACAGATAAGTATAGATTAGTTACTAACGAACAAAAAGATGAACTAATAAAATTCAAAGAAGGTGATCTTGTTAACCCTAACTTCCCAACATATAATCGTATTTGGACTAAACCTGTTACAAGTTACGCAGCAAATTATAGATGGTTTGACGTATCTTTAGCACCTATTAAAAATCATATTTTTAACAGAGTAAAATCACAATTAAAAGTTATTGAAGCAGGTTTTTATAAGAAAGCGATTATTGCATCAAATGTGGGTCCTTACACAATAGATTTAAAACACTCACTTAAAAATGGTGAATTTACTGATGGTAACGCACTTTTAGTTGATGAGGTTAGAAGTGGTGATTGGGCTAAGTATATGAAAAAATTAATAGATAACCCTAATTGGGCACAAGACTTAGGAGAAAGACTATACGAAACGGTAAAAGATAGATACGATTTAAATATCGTAACAAAAGAAAGAGCAGAACTATATAAAACACTTATAAAATGATAAACATACCTATAACTAAAATTTTATTTTTGGACATCGAGACTGTTGGTGGTTGTCCTGATTACGAATCGTGCATAAGATTTAATCCTGAACTTGCGGAACAATTTGAAAAGTATTTTGATTGGTTTCAAAAAAGGTTTCCTGAAGATAATGGTTTAGATAAAGATGAGGTGTTCGTTAAAAGATCAGCACTTGTTCCTGAATTTGCAAAAATTATTTGTGTATCTATGGCATTTGTAATGGATAACGGGGAAGTTAAAAAACAAACATTTTCTGGTGATAATGAAAAAGAACTTTTAACACAAGTAAGATCACTTCTTGATAGATGTCACAAATTAGACTTTTATCTTTGCGGACATAATCTAAAGAATTTTGATATTCCTATGATGGCAAAAAGAATGATTATAAATGGAATTATGCCGTCAAAACTATTACCATCTTACGACACTAAACCTTGGGAGGTTAAAGCAATAGACACTAAAGAAATTTGGCAGTACGGTGCATACACATCTATCGGTTCCCTTGATTTAGTTTGTTCAACAATGGGGATACCAACACCTAAAGATGGTGAAGTAACTGGAGACAAAGTACATCATTCGTATTGGGTAGAACAAAAATTAACACAAATTTCAGAATATTGTGAAAAAGATGTTGATGTTCTAATACAATTCATAAAAAAATTAAAAGACTTAAAATAATGATTGAAAAATTTAAAGATATTAAACAGCAAATGGATATTTTAAAAGGTTTGCAAGAAAATGTAAACGAACTTGATATGTCAAACCCTGAGGCTTTATTAGAGTCAATGGGTGTAAGTATGGAAGACATGGAAAACCATTTTCTTCAAATGAATAGTCAAATTGAGTTTGAAAAAATTCCTCTACAATATGTTAATGAAAGTGAGAATAAAAATCCTGAATACGCATATGAATCGGACTCAGGTTTTGATTTAAGATCAACTGAAGACATTTGGATTCAAGCAAACAATAGAAAACTAATACCAACAGGTTTAAGATTTGATATTCCTGAAGGTTACGAAATACAAGTTAGAAGTAAAAGTGGATTGGCACTAAAACAAGGATTAATGGTTTTAAATTCTCCGGGTACTGTAGATAGTGGTTACCAAGGTGAGGTTAAGGTAATCATGTTTAACACAACAAATGAAAGAATTAAAATAGAAAAAGGGCAAAAAATTGCACAGGCAGTTTTATGTCCTGTTATGTGCGGAAAATGGGTTAATTTAGTTAAAGTTGAGGAGATAGAAGAAAAGGATAGAAACGATAAAGGATTTGGGAGTACAGGATTATGATAACAATAGGATTTTCAACTAGAAAACATAATCAAGAGTATATTGATTATCTACAAAAAACTTCAATGTATAAAGAAGTACAAATCATTGAGAAGGTTAATAATGGTGAAAAGTCTTTATCACAAGTTTATAATGAAATATTAAACGAATCTGAAAATGATATTGTTGTTTTATGTCACGATGATTTAGAAATAGACACCAAAAATTGGGGTGATAAGGTACTTAAACATTTTCAAAAAACACCTGAGTATGGTATTTTAGGTTTAGCAGGAACCAAATATTTGGACACAAACGCTAAATGGTGGGAAGTATTTAACACTATGTATGGTGTTGTTAATCATAAACACGAAGGTAAAAAATGGACTAGTACATACTCAAAAGACATAGGTAATAAATTAGAAGATGTTGTTTTAGTTGATGGGTTGTTTATTGTGGTAAACAAAAAAAATATTAAACATAATTTTGATGAGTCTATTGATGGGTTTCACTTTTATGATTTAGGTTTTTGTTTACCTAACTTTTTAGACAATGTAAAAGTTGGGGTTATGTTTGACGTTAGAGTAACCCATCTTTCAATTGGACAAACTAACCAACAATGGGAAGATAATAGGGCTAAATTTGCGGAAAGATATATGGATAGTTTACCAATAGACATTAATAAAAAAGACGAATCAGAAACTTTTATTTTTGTTCACGATCAAGATTTAATTATTGAATTTGAAAATAAAAAGAAATTTTCTAACCTATATAATTACAGATACGTTTTTTTAGGTAGTCGTCCAATTGATAAATTAGAAAATTTTAATAATGTCATTATCGCAAGAGACTATGAGGGTAATTTAGAACAATACCCATTGTTTACTTCATATACCGGATGGTTCTGTCTTTGGAAAAATAATTTAATAAAAACAAAATATGTAAATTTATTTGAGTACGATACTCTTTTAAATAAAAATATAGATCAGTTTCACACCAAACTTTATAATAAAAATGTAGAAATGATTGGTTACGTACCTTTCCCAATATCACATTTTCAGTTTGTTCAAAATCCTGAATGGAACCAACACATTTTACCAATTATAAAAGAAGTAAACAAAATAGATTTAATTAGTTATTACTCTAAAGTACTTCAAAAAAATCCAAATGCGGTTTGGTCCTCAACTTCAAACACAACATTCAGAACAGACATTTTCAATGAGTACATGAAATGGTTCGAACCAATAGCAGATAGGATTAAAGAAACAAAAACTTGTGGACATGCGCATGAAAGATCAATCACATACTTTTCACATATAAAAAATAAAAAAATGTTAATTACAAATAACATTTTAAAACATCTACAATTAGATTCACACAAAACACAAGGACATAATGTAGATATGGATGTAAGTCTTAATAAACTTTATCAAAACATATTTTAATGAATTATTTAAGTTATAGTTTATGGGGAGATAACCCACTATACAATGTCGGATCAATTAGAAACTCAGAACAGGTAAAAGAAATTTATCCTGATTGGCAAATGATTTTATATTACGACAATAGCGTACCGTCAGAAACTATTAATTCTCTTTTGAATAACAATGTAATTTGTTTAGATATGTCTAATAGTGGTATACATGGTTCTTTTTGGAGATTTTTAGCTTCAGATATTGAAGATGCTGAATACGTTTGTTTTAGAGATTGTGACTCTAGATTATCGAACAGAGAGTTTCTGGCGGTACAAGATTGGATTGAGAGCAAAAAGACATTACACGTTATGAGAGATCACCCTGCTCATGTAATACCTTATGGTATAAGTGAACCAGGAATTCTTGCGGGTATGTGGGGAATAAAGGCTAAAACGATACCTATGACAGATTTAGTTAATAAATTTAATCTTGGCAGGACTTTAGAATATGGTCACGATCAAGTTTTTTCTAAAACCATATACCAAATATTTTTAAACGATCGTTGTACACACGATGAATTTTATGAAAAAAAACCATTTCCTATTAAAAGAGAAAATGGTAGATTTGTTGGTGAACGAATTAGTATAAACGAAACTCCGGTAACAGAAGATTATAAAATATTATTATGAAAATAGATTACGCAATTGTTAGTACAGATAATAACCAAATGTACTCTGAATTTTGGGAACCTGTAAAAAAACTTTGGTTTAATTTAGTCGGTATTAAACCCTTATTAGTGAAGATATCCGACAATAATGATGTTATTGAATATGATGATTGCGTTATTCACAATTTTAAAAAAATTGATGGGATTAATACGGGATTTCAGTCACAAATAGCCAGAATGTATGTCACAAAATATTATCAAAATAGTGTATGTCTGACATCAGATATTGATATGTTACCATTATGTAAAAATTATTTTGTTAAAGATATTGAAACTATTAATAATGATAATTTAGTTATTTTTAGTTCTGACGCATACCAAGGAGTTGTTAGATACCCAATATGTTACAATGCGGCAAAAGGAAAGGTATTCAATGACATTATGAAATTTGAAGACACTTTTGAGGAGTACTGTATAAAATTAAATGATATGGGATTTGGTTGGGATACGGATGAGTTATATTTTGGAAAAATGGTTAACTTATATGAAAATCAATCAATAATTACTAAATTAAATCGTGGCTGGGAGTATGGAAGAGCAAAAAAAAGAATAGATAGAGTTTATTGGACATATGATGAAAACGAATTAAAAACTCAAAATTATGTAGATTCTCACTCTTTACGACCATATTCAAAATACAAAAATGAAATAGATAAATTAATAAATTTTTTAATATGAGAATATTAATTTTAGTTCTTTCATATGACGATTCAGGAATATATACTGAATTTTATAAAACACAAAAACAAACGTGGGATAGTTTACCCGTTGAAGGTGTTGAAACATATTACTATTTTGGTAATAATAATGAAAATATAATAGTCGGTAATAATATTTTAACAGATGTCCCTGAGAGTTTAATAAATTGTGGTAATAAATCTATAGAAGCCTTTAAACTTATTTCTAATATGGATTTTGATTTTGTTTTTAGAACAAATTCAAGTTCGTATATTGATAAGAATCTATTAAAATTACATTTAGAAAATAAACCCAAAAACAATTTTTATTCTGGAATTTTAGGGAATCATTTTGGTATACCTTTTTGCTCAGGATCCGGGTTCGTTCTATCTAAAGACTTAGTGCATTTATTAATAGACAATAAAGAAAAATTAGATTTTAGTTTGATTGACGACGTTTGTTTTGGAAAATTTCTTTCTTCTAATAATATTCCTTTAATAAATTCATATAGATTTGATTTAACTTATAATACAAATGAAATTGATGAGGGATTTTTTCACTATAGACTTAAAACTAATAATAGAATAAACGACATAAATAATATGATATTAATACACAAAAAAAAATTAAAATGGAAAAAATAAATTTAATATACGAAAAACAATGTTCAACACCTTCAGATATAAATGAACATCTACCAACATTACTTAAATATGCTAATGAATGTGAACACATAACAGAAATGGGTGTTAGGTGGGTATCATCTACTTGGCCACTACTTTTATCTAACCCAAAAAAAATGATTAGTTACGATATTGTTAGACATCCTAAAATTGAGGAGGTAATTGATTTATCTAAAAATTACAACATAGATTATCAATTTATTCAATCGGATGTTTTAACTATAGAAATAGAAGAGACGGAATTATTATTTATAGATACATTACACACATATAATCAATTAATCTGTGAGTTGGATATTCATTCTGACAAATGTTCAAAATATATCATTTTACACGACACCACAACTTTTGGGGATGTCGATGAAAATGTATATAGTCACGCAAGTCCTCTAATTATAAATGAATCAAAAAACAAACAAGGTTTATGGACAGCAGTGTTAGATTTTTTAGAATCGGAAAAAGGGAACCTTTGGAAAGTAAAAGAAAGATTTACAAATAATAATGGATTAACTATATTAGAAAGAAAAAAGTAATGTTAACAATTCATACTTTAACATATAACGAAGAATTAATGATAGAATTTTTTGTAAATCATTATAGAAAATTATTTCCAAATTGTATTATTAAAATATATGATAATTATTCTACCGATAATACTGTAAATATTGCAAAAAATTTGGGGTGTGAAATTTTTTATTATGACTCAAATAATAATTTGTCTGATTCTAAATATTTAGAGATAAAAAATAACTGTTGGAAAAATTCAAATACCGATTGGGTTATTGTTTGCGATTGTGATGAATTAATTCAAATAAACCAAGAAGAGTTAATTAATGAGGATAAAAACGGAACTACCCTTTTTAAATTTAAAGGTTATCATATTATGAATACAGATGATGAATTAAATTTAAATAATTTATCATTTGGGTTTCCTGATACTATGTATGATAAAATTTTATTATTTAATAAGTCAAAAATTACTGATATAAATTATGAACCGGGTTGTCATTCGGCATCTCCAATAGGAAGTGTAATATATTCTAAAAATATTTATAATCTTTTACATTACAAATATTTAGGAGTTAACTATACTGTTGATAGATATAAAATGTTTGCGGAAAGAATATCAGACGAAAATTTAAAATTTGGATGGGCAATTCATTATTTAAAAAAAGAAAACGAAATAGTTGAGGATTACATAAAAAATAAAAAAAATTTAATAAAAGTTAAAAATTAAAATGAAAATAAACGAAAGAGGATATTGGGAAACCTTTGATTCTGAAGGACATATTTTTGATTCTTCATTATCAAATAAAGTGATTGAATTTTCAATCGAAAATAATGTAAAAACATTTTGTGATTTTGGATGTGGAATGGGTGATTATGTATCAAAATTATTAGACAATGGGTTTATATGCGAAGCTTACGATGGAAATCCGAACACAGAAAAATTAACTAATGGAATTGCTAAAACTTTAGATTTATCAATTCCATTTGAATTAAATAAAAAATTTGATTGTGTTTTAAGTTTTGAAGTTGGGGAACATATACCTTCTGAATACGAGAGCGTTTTTATTAATAACTTGTGTAATCACTCTGAAAATTTAATTATTGTGAGTTGGGCGGTAGAAGGACAACCAGGTCACGGACACGTAAATTGTAGAAATAATGATTATATTATAAAGGAGTTTGAAAAAAGAGATTTTATTTATGATGAAATCAATAGTACATCTCTACGTAATAGTCATTCAAATGCTTGGTGGTTTAAAAACACAATAATGGTATTTAAAAAAAATAAATAATATGGAACATTTTTATAAAAAAATAGATGGATGGTTTAATATGGAAAACGAATATTCAGAATTATTAAACTTTTGCAATGATGGTTCTAATTTTGTTGAACTTGGAGCATGGAAAGGTAAAAGTACTTGTTATGCGGTTGTTGAACTATTAAACAATAATAAAAAAATAAATTTTTTTACTGTTGACACATTTGAAGGAGTGACTGCAGGATCAGATTTGAATGAAGTAAATGCTTACCTTAAAGAAGATAAAAATATACTCGATCAATTTATAAAAAACACTGAACCGATTAAAGAAAATTTTAAATATTTTATTTATGATAGTGCAACAGCATCTAATTTGTTTGAGGACTCGTCGGTTGATGCGATATTCATCGATGCGGGACATTCTTATGAATCGGTTAAAAAAGATATAGAATCTTGGTTTAATAAAATGAAACCAGACAGTATTATGTCCGGTCACGACTACTGTGAATCTTGGCCTGGAGTTATTAAAGCAGTTGATGAATTTTTTGGTAAACCGGATAAGGTTATTAATAGATGTTGGTTTAAATACGTAAAAAAATAATAACATGAAAAAAATATTAATTTTAGGTGGTGGTGGATTCATAGGAGGACATTTATCTAAAAGATTATATGATGAAGGAAACTTTGTTAGGGTTGTTGATATTAAACAACATGAATATTTTAAACAAGAAGAATATTGTACAGAATTTATATTAGGTGATTTAAGAGATCAGAACTTAGTTTCAAGAGTTATGTTCGCACCGAACCAAACATCGTTAAATGATATTGAAAACTCATTTGATGAGGTATATCAGTTAGCTGCAGATATGGGTGGTGCTGGATATATTTTTACAGGGGAGAATGATGCAAATGTTATGCACAATTCAGCACTTATTAATTTAAATGTTGTTGATTATGCAACAAAATTTAATGTAAAAAAAGTATTTTATTCTTCATCCGCATGTATGTACCCTGAACATAATCAGCTTAATCCTGAAAATCCTAACTGTGAAGAATCTTCAGCATACCCAGCGAATCCCGATAGTGAATACGGTTGGGAAAAGTTATTTAGTGAAAGATTATACCTCTCATTCAAAAGAAATTACGGACTAAACGTAAGAATTGCAAGGTTCCATAATATCTTTGGGCCTTACGGAACTTGGGATGGTGGTAAGGAGAAGGTCCCTGCAGCGATGTGTAGAAAAGTTGCTGAATCAGATACAGAAATTGAAGTGTGGGGTGACGGTAAACAAACAAGATCCTTTCTTTATATAGATGAATGTATAGAAGCGGTATTAAGATTAATGGATAGTAATTTTGTTGGCCCGGTTAACATAGGTTCTGAAGAAATGGTAACAATAAATCAATTGGCTCAAATGGCTATTGATATTTCAGAAAAGAATATTAAAATTAAAAATATACAAGGAGACGAATTTCAACTCAAGTACGGTTTTAAATGTCCTGTTGGTGTGAGGGGTAGAAATTCAGACAACAAGCTTTATGAAACAAAAATTGGTTGGTCAGTTTCTGAACCACTAATCGAAGGTATGAAAAAAACATACGAATGGATTAATAAACAAGTATTTTTAAATAAATGACAAGAAGAAAACCCCAACCTCAAAACGAAGAAAGTGAGTCTAAACCTTTTTCAAAAAAAGATTTTATAAATTCCGTCATAAAGAAAAAAGTTAAAAATAAATTTTTAACAGAAAATCAAGAACATTATTATAACCTTTTAAAAAATAATCAAATCACTATTTGTTCAGGACCCGCAGGTGTAGGTAAATCGTACATAGCAATGAAAGCTGCGGTAGACTTATTAATGGATACTAATAATTCATATGAAAAATTAGTTATTGTTCGTCCAGCAGTTGAAGCGGAAGAAAAACTTGGATCTTTACCTGGTAATCTTGAAGAGAAATTAGATCCATATATTTTTCCATCTTATTACTTATTAAATAAAATTATAGGTAAAGATGCTCGCGAAAAATTAAAAGATGCCGAAATTATAGAAGTTTTTGCATTAGCATATATGAGAGGTATGAATATAGACAATACAATTTTAATTTTTGAAGAATCTCAAAATTCAAGTCCAAATCAAATGAAATTACTATTGACAAGAATAGGGTTCAATAGTAAATTTTTTATATCGGGAGATATCGAACAAACTGATAGGTATAAAGATAAAAAACATTCAGGACTTTACGACGCAATACAAAGATTTAAAAATATACATGATGTCGGTGTTTTTGAATTTGGTGACGGTGATGTTGTTAGAAATCCACTGATAAGTAAGATATTAAAAAAATATGATGAGAATAGGGATTGAGATTAACGGAGTTTTAAGGGACACTATTGGGAAGTTTACTCAATTGTATGAAAAACATATGATTGATGAAAAAGAAGACGGTAACAAAACTTACGAGCTGGATATGTCGGGTAATACAGAGGAATTAATCCCTAAAGAAGATTTTGAATACAGGATTTTAAGTGATGTAACGTCATTAAATTTAATGGATCATTTTAGATTTAATGATGAAAATGAATTATACTCTTTTATGTACGAAGATTTTGCAATGCAAATTTTTGGTCACGCAGGATCATCAGAAACTTTTTCATTTAATGACTTAAATGAATTTTATTTAAAATATAGAGATGAAAATGAATTGTTAATAGTTTCTGATGAAATGGGTAAATCAAAACCCGCATCTTTATTCTTTCTTTCAAAGTTCGGATGTTTAGTAGAAAAAATAAAATTTTACTCAAATACCACAATTAATTCAATGTGGGATGAAATAGACATTTTACTTACGGCAAATCCTTCCTTATTATTAGAAAAACCAAATAATAAGATTGTCGTTAAATATAACACACCTTATAATAAAAATGTCAATTGTGAATATGAGATTAGTTCATTGAAGGAGTTTGACGAAATTTTACAAAAAAACAAATTATGTTAAAATTTTTAGGAGAGAATTATTACCTAGACATTAATGAGCTAGAGAAACAGGTTAGTTATGAAAAATCAGTACTACCTATAACTGGAGATACTGAGAACTCGGACCAACAAATTAGTGTTACAAGATATGACACATTTAAAAGTCTAATTGAGGTATTACTAACTGAGAGAGAAGAGTTAGATGAAACTTTAGGTATTCATGGAGCGAAAGATTTAACAATACCATTTAAAATCGCATTCAATACTTTATTAATAAACAATATATTAAAAACACTTTAAAAAAATGGAATTAGAAAAAATTCAAAAACTTGAGAAGTCATTAGAGAACCTAATTAATAAATCCGCAAGAATTTATTTTTTAGTACAGGACACAAAAGGTAACCCAAAAGCCGGAATAAAATACATTTATGACATGGCATTAACATTAAAAAATAATGGGTTTAACTCTATTATTATTCACGAAACGAAAGAATATAGTGGAGTTGCTGAGTGGTTAGGGGAGAAATACATGGAATTACCTCACCAACCAATAGAAAATCAAAATTTGGCAATTTCACCTGAAGATTTTATTATTATACCTGAAATCTACGCACACGTAATGGAGCAATTAAAAAATTTCCCGTGTGGTAAAATTGTTTTGTGTCAAGCATACGACCAAATACTTGAAACGTTACCTCCAGGGATTACTTGGGCTCAGTATGGTTTTATTAAATGTATTACAACTTCTGAGACACAAAAAAAATACATTTCAGAAATTATGAAAAATGTAAATATCGATATGGTTGAACCATATATTTCAGAACATTTTACAAGAAAAGAAAAACCATCAAAGCCAATCATTTCTATTCACACAAGAGAACCTAGAGATACTGCCAAAATTATAAAAACTTTTTATTTGAAGTTCCCACAATATAGATGGATAACATTTAGAGATATGAGGGGTATTAAACAAGAAGATTTTTCTAAATTTTTGAAAGATTCATACGTTTCAGTTTGGGTTGATAACGAGTCGGCATTTGGAACATATCCTTTAGAGTGTATGATAACGGGGACACCGGTAATTGGTAAGGTGCCTAACTTAAAACCTGAATGGATGAACGAAGAGAATGGTGTTTGGACATACCAATTTAATGAGATTGTTGACATTATTGCTAACTATACACAAAATTGGTTAGAGGATAATATCTCTGATGAACTTTATAATAAAATGTATGAAACAGGTATGAAATATTCACAAAAAGACATGTTTGAAACATCAGTATTAGGTTTGTTTAATGAGTATTTTGAAAAAAGAACAAATTCGTTTTCTGAACAATTAGAAAAAATAAAAGTATCTGAAGAAAAATAAAAAAAATGGAAAAATTTAATGTATCAGTAATATTACCAATAAACTCATCAGCACATAGAGGTTTCGATGATTTATTTGACAGAGCAATAAAATCTTTATCAATACAAAGTTTACCAGTTAATGAACTAGTGATTGTACATTCAGGTGAAGATTCTCTAAAAAACTTTTTATCAAGTTATGATTTTAGTGGACTAACCACAAACATAGTACAAAATGATGGTGATTTTGATTTTTGTACACAAGTTAATTTAGGTGTTGAAAACGCCAAAAGTGAATGGATTAGTGTGTTAGAATTTGATGATGAGTATTCAAGTATTTGGTTTAAAAATGTTAAAAGATTTGCCGATTCTTATCCTGAAGTAGATGCATTCCTTCCTTTGGTTGTCGATACTGACGATAAAGGTATGTTCGTAGGGTTTACAAATGAAGCCACGTTCGCAGCAAGTTTAAATACGGAAATCGGGTATCTAACTAACGATGTTTTACTTTCATACCAAAACTTCCAAACTAGTGGGATGGTTATTAAAAAATCAACATTTAAAGATAATGGAGGATTTAAAGCATCAATGAAACTTACTTTTGTTTATGAACTACTATTAAGACTTACTTATAATTCTACAAAAATAATGACTGTACCAAGAATTGGTTACAAACATATGAACCTTAGAGAAGGATCTATTTTTTGGAATTACAAAAATGGTGAAGAAAAAATTTCAGATAATGAGGTATCTTTTTGGATCGATTCAGCAAAAAAAGAACATTTCTTCACAAATGATAGAAATATAAAATATGTAGCAGAACAACAGTAATAATGTTTCTATCCGATGAAAGCAGTGGGAATACATATGAAACGAATAAGACGGTAAAAAAACAAAAAAGTAATAACTATTTTGATGTCCGTGAAGAAGAGGCTGTTAGAGATTATATCTTAGCAGAAACAAAAGAAGAAAAAGAAAAAATTTATAATGAATATCTTCGTATGCCGTTAGACAAAATGATTGAGTCTATCATACGAAGATATAAATTATATAGAAAAGACATGGAATACATTGATGTCCACCATGATACCCATTCTTTTTTAATGACAAAAGTGGATAAGTTTAAGCCAGCAAAAAATAAAAAGGCGTATTCTTATTTTGGTACAATATGTAAAAATTATTTAATGGGTCAAATTCTAAAAGACCAAAAAGAAACAAACAGAAAAATTTCATACGAGGATATATCGGCAACTTTAGAAAATCGTCCTGATATGGTTTATTATTTAGAGTTTGAAAAAATAGATGCCGAAAGAATAATTGATGTTTTTTTAGTTGACTTAAGAGCTTATGTTTATGAAAACACTTTAGTTGAAAATGAATTTAAATTAGGACAAGCACTGATTGAGTTGTTTGATAATTACGGTAACATTTTTATAGGTAATGATAATAATAAGTTCAATAAAAATATCGTACTCTTATCCTTAAGGGAAATGACTAATATGAACACAAAAGAGATTAGGACGTTTTTAAAGAAATACAAATTACTATATTTACAGACTATAAAAAAAATACATAATCAATAATTAAATATTTATTGTTATGAATAGAACTAGAAAAAAAGAAATCTCACTTAATAAAGATTCGGTATTAGGTTTGATGCAGGAAATTTATAACGAGTTAGTCGAACAACGCTCCACGGCAATTAGGATTCAAAATAAGATGTTAGCCATGCTAAAGGATCCTGAAGATATGACACTTATTGGTCCAGTAATTAAAGAACAACAAAAAATAATTAACGACTAA